CAATTTCTACTATTAGGCCATTTTTTACAGCGTTAATAATTAGAGATTTTAGTTTTGCAGTTATGGTATCATTAGACTGGTTATAGTCATCAATGTATAATTCCATGACTGATATTTTTACATATTCTTTAGCGTCTGTGAATACTTTAGTTATTAGGTTAATTTCAGTGTCAAAAATATCATACCATAATTCTGTCGGGGGGGATAATGCGATACAAAATCCCCCGGACATTTTTACTTGTTTAGCATTTCCTCCGATGGGTGTTGTGTTTGATAACATGGTAGTTGGACTATCATAGCATACTACGGTTTCATTATAATCTAGTTTAAAAGTGGAGTTACTTCCCACAGTGTAGAGATTGTTATTAAATTGTGTATTAAATTTTCCTGCATATCCGATGTTATTTAGGGTATTTTTTATGTATGTATAATTTTTTGTTTGTTTGGTTGTCATTTGAGTGGTTGTTGATAAACCTTGATAGTCGTCAATCATTAGTGCCCTAGATAATAGAGATTGAAATGCGATGGGGTTATTTGTGTAGTCACCATATACCCATAGTCCTATTTCGTCGTGTTGTGAGTCATAGAAGTTTGATGAACCGTAATATATAGCACATTTAGGGTTATTTTTGTCTAGGGATATCCAGTCACAAGCTTTTAGATGAATGAGGAAGTAATCAGTGGTATATATGGGTATACAAGTGTCTAGTGCTAGTATACTTTTTAGGTATTTTGTTCCGTCGTTTGTAAGTTGAAAAGCACCTTTATTGGTACAACCGTAGGGGTACTTACCATTTTTATTACACCAATTTTGTGGTATTAGGATGATTACGTAAACTCCATTTTGTGCTTTATTTTTTATTTCTGTAAATAAGTTATGCCAGTCATCAGAATATAAAGCTACGCTAGAGTATAGTATAATATCTCCAGATTTTGCATAACTTAAAAATCCATATGACTGAGTACGTGTACTACCATAAAGGGAAGTTGTTAATGTACTAGGATATATAGTTGTCATTTTATATAATACGTTATTTTATAATATAAAGGCTATAAAACGTAGCAATAAATGTCAACGTTTGAGATAGACCATGAAATAGATAGGCTTGTGGATAAGTTTGCTGAAGATCTGAAAGCTAGATTAAAGAAGGTTGTAATTCGTAGTGAGAAACAGATGATTAAAGAATATATTGCTAGTCAAAAACAGACTAGTCAAGTTGTAAAAGAATCAAAAAAAACAAAAGCAAAAACAAGTGATGGATATGCCCGAGAGAGAAGGTGCCAATCAAGTCCTAGGGAAAAGAAGAAAACTCAGCCTGTTTATGATTCATCAGGATCTGAATCTTATAGTGGTAGTTGTTCTGAATATAGTGACTAAATTATGTAGTATTTATACTATTGAAGTATAAATACAATCACCCTTTAGATTCCTCCATAGGATTCAGTGTAATCTGGGTTGTAGCGGGCGTGATGGAAGTCCCAATAGTCTTGACAACCAAATTTCCATCCATCGGGTACGACGGGGGCTTTCCAGTAGTATACACATTCTTGCCATGTGTTAGTTTGTGTGGCACCATGGATATAGAGGGCACAGTAGTCATCTGTTAGTTGATCCATGAGTTCACAGAAAGTGTTAAAGTCAGGGATGATGGAAGCATAATTTTTATAGAGTGCTTCGCGGTTTTTGAGGAGGGGTTCTCGAAGTATAAAAATTCCATCAACATTTGTTCTGATTACAGGTTTAACATCCATTGCATATTGGAGGGATAGGATATACATCATTTTCCAATGTCTTCCCTTTTTGTATAGGGCTTGTTGTAGGGGTTTATTAAAGATTTTAGGGTCGTCGGTGCAGTCGTCTAAAATCATGACAGCCCATGGATTAGTGAGATGGTTATGGGCTAATTTTTGTCGTTTGATGAATTCTTTAATTTTTTCTTCATCATATTCATTGAAAACAAATGTGCTAGGCATAATTTGTCTATAGGCATGGTTACTATCTTCTGATCCGCTCATTGCCATCCCCACTGGGAATATATGTTTTTTGGAGTGTAGGAGGGCTTTAATGAGTGTACTTTTTCCAGTATTTCTAACAACATCACAAGATCCCAATAGGAATCTGTGGTTACCATCTAGGGTAAAACCGTAATAATCTCCTTCACCTTTCTTTACTAGGGAGAATGGTGTTAAAAGGTTTTTAATTTTGTTTGTATGTTCCATGAATATAAAATTATTAGAAGGGATGTTGTTGAGGGGTCCACATATGACTACGCGATATTTTGTTATGACACCATCCCCCATGCTATGTTTACAGTTGTATTTTTTGCCAAAAAATCCTAGGGTCCTGGAGATATAAACAATATCATCTACAAGATTTTCATTATCATGGATGATTTCGTAAGTGTTATGTCTTGGGGTATAAATACCAGTAGCATCTATAATTCCTGCTAGAACTCCAAGACGGACATTCCTATTGTTAAATTTAAATTCTTCGGGAATAGATGAGCATACTAAATTTCGTAAATTTATTGTATCATTTTCATTGATATATTCATCATATTTAGAAATAAAATCAAGAAGTGCATCATCCACATCTATGTCAAATTGGTAACCTAGCCATAGTCCTAGAATATATGGATTAATTGAAGTTTGTTGAGTAGGAAAGTTTACTGGGTTTCTAAAGATTCCCCATTTCTTTTTCCATTTATCGTCCATATTTATGTAATCTTGTACAGATATTTCTATGGTATTATTTTGGGGATCCTTAATGTCTTTTAGTACTAGTTTATGTTCTTTGTTTACCACATAGGATTCAGCTTCTTCTACATTGTTTGGTATTACTTCAAACATGTCGCTGTTATTATGGCATAATTCTAGGACAGTTCGTGGGGTATTATCATCTCCCATGACAAGTTGTCCTACTTGTATGTTTTCTACATTACATAGTGTACCATCATACATCATAACTGGTGTACCAGGGGCAAAGCATCCTGGTTTACCTACGACAACAATTTTGCTTCCTCCGTTATAATTTGGGTCATTTGCCTTGGAAGATATGGGTGGTATAATATCAGGGTCTAGTTCTTTGATTTCAACTATACTCATTTTAGAGTGATAAAATGACCGTTTAAATAACTATCAAAATAACATATTTTGATAATATAAAGTTCTATGTCATTTATACTTATAAAGGGATTTAAGAGCACTACTATATGGAAAGCTTTTTTTCTTAATTCTTTAGTAGCAGCATTAGTTATAGTTATAGCTATTAGTGTAAAGAGTTATTTAGATCATTGGACTGTGATTAATTCGGATTATGATCCGTATGATTCTGATTACAAAGCAAAAAGAGAGACAAGTTTTAAGAGTATTATTGTGACTATAATTGTTACATTTTTGGCAAGTATGATAACCTATGTAGGAATGTATTATGCTGTAGGTTTTGGTGGTGGTATGATGGTATCACCAACAGATTAGATTTATATATTAAAGTAAAGGTGGATAACTTGGATCTTGTTTATAATTTGAATGTATTAATAGGGTATCATCCTTTTCTCTATATTTCTTTCGTCTTTCAACTACTTTCCATAATGAAATATTTGTTTCATTATATTTACATGTAGATATGCAATTACATTCTATACGATGTTTAAATAATTTTGGATTTGTAAAGATAGCATTTGGTATATTACATACGGTAGGTACATTAGTAGGATAGACAGGTACACCTGCAACTTTACTAGGTAATCTTCTTAATACAAAGGAGGTGTGAGTAAAAAATGCATTATTTATATATTTTCTTATATTCCTCATTTTTTATAAATGTAGTTATCTTTTTAGAGTAGAATAAGCTGATTTTGGAATTTTAAGTAATTTCTGTGGGGTATTAGATATAAGTGGAAGTGTTTCTTCTTCCTGGTTTTTGCTAGTGTATATGAGGACTCCTAAAGATACTATTAGTCCCGCAAGGAGAGAGTATAGACATACTAACGGTACATTGATTTGGGTTTTATCACCATTTACAATTTTTTGTACCCATATGGGTTTTGTGGTGTATAATACAACAACACATACTATAAATGTAATTGGTATACTGATAAGCGAATTACGCATAGCATTAGTTAAGTGCATATTGTCCTATTTTATACTATAAAAATAAGTATAAAATAAGTATAAAATATAAGAGTGAGGTTATTCATCTTCAAAAGCATGGGATTCCCATTCAACAAGTTCCTTACTTTTAACGTAAATGGATATTTTCCCTAGGGATCCCACGCTAGATCTAAACAATAATGGGAGATTGTTGTTAGCGGGAAAAATTTGCATAGTATTACCTAATCCTGCGAGTTTTGTGATCCTAGTAAGTTGATCAGTGGAGAAAGTAGCTGAATATTCCGTATTTTCATCATCAGAGTCTTCATCGTCTGAGTCTTCGTTTTCTCCAAAAGCTACTTTCCTCCTGAGGATTCCATCAGCGTCAGCTATGAATTCAATATGGAAATTTCTGGCAACAACATGGATATTAGTACTTCCGATGCTAGATAAGTCTTTACACATTTTCTGGAATTCTGCAGAAGGTACAATGACAGGTTTGTTATAACCAGAGGGTGTGTCAATATCTAGATTTTGGATAGTTTGGATTTTAATACTGGAAGTAGTTATTCTGGTATTTTCTTTTGGTATAGTTTTGATACCGAGTTCGTTTGAGTTTTCAGAGTTAATAAAAAGTTGGAGAGAGTCCTTTTTCTTAATAGATTTTAGCATTTTGTGGAAGTGATTTAGATTAAGACCTAAACAAAAAGGGTCGTTTAGTTTAAATTTGTACATGCTAAAATTTTCAGCTAGCATGTCTAGGTCTACTAGGGTTTTACGATGATGATCAAACATACGTAGGGATACTCCGTTTTCAGATACCTTGAAACATCCAGTTTTTAGGTTATTAGCTAGGAGTTCAGCCAACACCTTAACATGGTAGGCCTCTCCGGTTTTGCATTTAAAAGTAATCGTCATTTTTATATCAAAAATTACAACCTTAAACCAGTTAAAGCAAAAAATATATACTTAGAATAAATGGACGATATAGCATATTTAGAAAATCATGACTTTGATTCAAAGGGTAAATTATTAATTTCATCTAAGAGGCCTGTATTTGTATTTGTATATGCCTCGTGGTGCCCATATAGTATGGAAACTATCAAAACTTTTCAAGAGTTTTCTAAGGCTAATGAGGGTGTTGTATTGTGTGCGGCTATACAAGTGGATGGAGAGAGATATTCAGAGAGATTATTAGGTAAAAGGATAAAAAAAATTATGCCTGGAATAAGAGGTTATCCGGAATTTGTATTGTATAGGGATGGTTTATATTCTCAAGATCTTAAAAATCCTGTAGAAATAAAAGATCGTAATATTGATTCAATATATAATATATTTAAGAGTCTTAATAAATAGTTATTTAGTATAAATGTTGCAATTTAATGAACAAGATTTCCTCGTGTATGATATGGATACACGAGATCTTATAATAGATCGTCTAGCAGTATCATATAATACTATTCCACGATTTCTATATTTCACCACAGCACTACCTGAACCTCCAGGTATTTTATCCGGTAATTATACAGTCGTAAATGTGCTTGATGTAATAAAACAAAACTCTGACAGTTTGGAATTTTCTGACTTGTATGATAAAGTTGAAAAATATTTGGATGCTTCTCCACTCCATAGGGGTGGGGAAATGTTGAGGGCTGATGAAGTATATGAACTTTTTATAGTTTATAATACGGCATTGAAAGGTATAGGGAATGATATGATTGGTCATATCTTGATGGTGATTCAAAATAATATAAGTACAATGAGTTTTGATATTTCCATGCCAAATACAGATGATATCTGGAAAAACAGAAAACAAATAGAAAATAGACTAGATTCTGCTATACGAATCTTGACTAAACAAATTCATGAAAATGATGAAGCACAAAGCAAGTTACAACATGCAGTTATTATATCACATACACCATTTGAATTAGAACATACTTCATTTATATTAGAAATGTCTTTAACAGGTATGTCTATTATTGAGATATTTAATCTAATTCATGTTAATAAACATGTTCCTTTTGTGTCGTTGGGTGATTATTATAAGATTTTGAAAGATTTTGAACCCCATGATGACTGGTCTATAAGTTTACCTGATGCAATTGTACTTAAGGTATTACAGTTGAAAGATACTATGGTGAGAGGTGTTGATAAGGTATATATGACTTCCTCATATAATGATAGTATTATTTCTATAGAGGATGGTGTTATGAAAATAAATATGTTTTTGGATACCGCGGCGAGGAATATAAACCAGGATGAATATATACAAATAATTTATTCTATATTTCCAACTCTAAAAGATCTTAGGGTTATAAATAATGTAGAAAATAAGGTAAAAGGTGTATATTATTATCCTAAAACTACACTAAACAAATATGTAATTTCCGATCTTATTATGAATAATCCCCTATTTACCCCTGTTATGGCTGTAGATGAAAGTATTAAAGCAAGTAAAGACAAACAAAGTATCTATATTCACTTTAATAGTTCAAAGACTAAAATTGTGACTATAAATGTTACAGAAAAGGTAGCTGTTCGTGGCGATCCTATGCTTAGGGGTAAGGATATAGTAGAACAGTTTAAACAGGGTACACATTATTTACGAGTAAAAATAACACATGCAGATAATCAGATATTAGCCAATATATTTATGGATCTTTTTTCCAAGTATCTTTCCCTTTATGAGATGGAAAAAGATGATGTTATAAAAGAATACCAAAAATATATACCTAATTTTGGTAAAGAAACACTAGTTAATGAAGAAGATATTTACAGTATACCGAATGGTCTAAATAAAAAACAAAAAATGGATTACTGTAAAAAGAATAAATTATTATACGATGATCTATCAGAAAAATGTATAGATAAACTTACTTTGAAAAATTTAGCTCCTGAGGTATTTACAGAAGGGTATCCTCCCTTATGTAATGATAAACCTACTATTATATCTGATGATCTTATAGAAAAAGCCCGAGAAAAAGGATATAAGGTTATGACTTATCCCAAAAGCGAAGATGAGGGATTTTCGCAAAGAAACTATATTTGCAAAAAAGCAAGTGTGAAGTATCCTGGATTACGAGAGAATCCATTATCTAATAATTCTTTAATACCGTATCTTCCATGTTGTTATAAAAGTGATCATTCAAAAAAGCAGAGTGGTATATATCAATCTTATTACTATGACCAAGAATTACAAAAGAAAGATGATGATGTACGAAATCAGCAAGATTTCATAGTTACTAATAAATTTGTAGCCCGGGATAAGTTAGGTGCGTTACCAAATAATATATTACAAGTTTTACAAATGTTTACATCTTTTAATGATCCAACGAATGTCTTTTATAGAAAAGGTGTTTCTAATAGCAAAAGTAGCCTATTAGAGTGTGTGATAGAAGGTACTTTGGGTTCTACCTTAGATATAGATGATGAAGAAGAGAGATTGATATATCTATATGGAGAAAGGGATAAATTATCATCCCCTGATTTGATAGCGTCGGGAAAGCAAGAAATGTATGATTATACTAATCAAGAGATTAGTGATACTATAAATGATACAGATGTTTACTTGGATCCTAGTTTGTATGTAAGTATATTAGAAAACAGGTATGACTGTAATATCTATGTATTTACTAGGAGACAATGGCAAACTAATGCTACTTTGACTTTGCCTAGATTTACACAATCACTTTATAAAACTAAAAGACGATCAAAGAGTATCTTTATTTATCAGCATATGGGTAGTAAATCTGATCATGCTGCACAATATAGATGTGAATTAATAGTCAAAGGTGAAAAAGATAATTTAGACTATAGTATTCCATACGATTCACCTATATCTAGGGGTATTAAAGATATACAGAATAGACTACATAAATCATATGCTCTAAATAAAAATATTGTAACTGTAAATCCAATACAATTACCAAAGGGTCTAAAATACACTGAACAAGGTATAGATTCATATGGTAAATGTCGTATGTTACGATTAGACTATAAAAATCATAATATTACCCTGCTTACTACACCAATGCAACCTTTTGCTGTAAAAGAAGTAGAAGGATGGATTGTTACTAAAGTTAACTCTGATATTGCATTAAATTTTTTGAACAAATTGGATGCTCGTTTATACGGTCAACGTATAATAGACGGTATGACAGTCGCATATATAGCTAAAATTGATAGTGGTAATATAAAATTGACTATACCCATAGAAGAAGTAGTACCCAGAGATGATTTGGAATTTGTAGAAGGTGTGGGGTATCCTGAAATACAAGAATCTATTATGGATAAATATAACAAAAATAAGAAAATTGCTAGATATCTAGTTGAATATGCAGCATGGATGTATTCTGGATGGATTAATAAACATAATAGGAAAAACTCCCTAGATAGTATAATTTCATTTCAAAAAAGAAAACTTTCTGTAGAGGAAGACTATATATATCCTGATCAAATATCTAAAACTTTTTCACTTAATAGTAGTTTGATAAAGGATGGCAAATTAATAGTTTCTAATGAAGAGACCCTCAAACGTCTTATTTGGTCTTTGCGTTTAAAAAGTCATAATGAAACACTTATATTAGACTACCATAATAAAACTACAATCACAGATTTTTATGAAGATATTACAGACTTTGATCAGTATCAAAATCAAGTAATACTTCACGGTGAAAATTCTATAGAAAAATGGATACGTGATATTCACTCACAAGATAGATTTTTGAGGAATTCACCAGATCAAGGTTCTATTAAACCGTATTTTTTCCATAACAATTTAGTTTCCTCAAATATTTTTCTAGCACAAAATACATCAAGTATAGAAAAAGCAATAACTGTATATAACACATGGATTCAAAGTTCCCATAATCCTGGATATGATGTAGAACCCACAACGACTTCTAATTTCACTCTTTATTCTTTTCGCTCTACGAATAAGATAGTAAAATATAAATATGGTAATGGGGGTCCTAAAATTCTTGGTTATAAGGTTAAGTCCTATCATGACGAAGATGATGAAGATGATGAAGAGGGGGAACTTGTATCTGAATTTACAGCATTATTACCCTTATAATTTTTATATTATAATAATAAATAATTACTTCATATGTTCAACAAAATATGGTTCCTATAAATAATAATATTCCTAATGATTCACACTATCCTATGTCTAATAAACAGGGAATATGGAAAAATAAAAAAGGATATACTGGTGGTAATACAGTAAGTTCAGATGCATGTGTATATAATGATGATTATAATATATACAGAATAAATTGTAAAGATGGTACTAATGGGGATCCACCAGATGGAATAACAGAAAACCAAGGCGGTTTTAGATGTAGTTTACCTCATCAATGCAATCCTGGTGCACCACCACCTATTGCATCTAGTGCAAATTGTTGTTCAGATGATTCTACACCCATATTAGCACAAGGTGGGGGTCCTCAATAGTGTGATCCTCCAAATAATAATAAAGTAAAATGTGCTGTTTCTGGCACAACTAGAACTGGAAATGCAACTGGTCATATTGGTTGGGAAGGAGATGGTCCACAAAACTCAGGATTATATAGGGGTATCCTATCAAATCCAGGATTAGAATCAAAAGAACTTGGTTCTGGTTCAGGAACTGGTAATTGGTCTTCTACACATATTAATTGGGTACCATGCAAATCTTGGGATACTTCTTCTGCATATGGGACAGAGGGTGGTTCTGCTTCTGGTGTTTTATGGAATAATAAGGAATAGGGTGGTCATTATACAACTGGATGGTGGGGAACGTCTCCAGATTGGTCAGGGTATAAGGCAAATGGCAATATGTGTGGTATTAGTGGTAGTCCTCTAAGTACTGATCAGAATAATTTCACTTCTGATTTTGGGGGACTGCTTTATTTCTTCCATAGTATATAGGGTTAAATCCATATGTATGCAATAGCAAGGATCAAAATAGGACAAATTCTGGAGATGGAAAATATAAAAGTTATTCTACTGTAAAAAACTCCCCTGGGAAGTGTTGGTTTTAATCCTAATGATGAAGCCATAATTGGGGGAAATCTTAAACAAGTAGATTGGGCTATATCACTAGTAAAACAACCAAGTATGGCTTCCCAAAGTGGTTCTTCACGAAAACCAGTTGGATCTTGGGGTACTGGAAAGAGTATAAATACAAATGGAATGGTAAAATGTAAGTATTCTATCCCAGAAGATAAGAAAGCTACACAAAATATGTTAGATATGTGGATGTCTATATATGCTCCAGAAGGAAAAATTGTGGAACCCCCTAGTTCTTTAAAACTAGGCGATAGCCCAAATGCTGATGCATATAAACAATTAGCATCTAAGGCTTGTGAACCATGTTCTTCTGCTTATAATGGTACATCTTGTGGTATCTATTGTAAACTTGGAGATGATAAATTACAGGATACAAGTGTTACTGATAAAAAGAATGATAAAAAACATATTAATATGTTTCTTGTTATATTTCTAATTTTTATTTCAACTATACTTTTCATGGTTGGTGTAAAAAATAAAAAATATAAGGTATATTTTATGTTTACAGCTGTAATTTTGTACATATTAACGATAATATTAGTTGTAAGAAAGTAAACAGAATATTATACGAGATAAATTTCTATACTATCGTAGTATAGAAATTCTAAATTTATGTAGTTTAATTTGTTCAAGTTGAGACTGATGAATACCAATCTTGTATACCTGTGGGTACGCAAATGGGATAACTACCAACATCTGTAACAATTTTAGTTGTACCACTAGGGCAATTGCAAAATGATGCATCTGGAGCTTTACCAGATGCAATTGTCCATGTGAACGCCTTGTCTGCTTTGTTCGTAGTGGGTTCTGGACCCATACATATACCTGGGTTAATAGCAGCACAGTCTTTTGTCGCTGCATAGGCTGGGTAGGCACATAGACAGTCCCACCCCATTGTAGGTACACCACTCCATCCAGCCCAAGTGTTAATACCCCCATATGTAGTATCACAAGAGGGTGTTGCATTTTTAGGGGTGCAAACAGATTGTGATTGATATGTATTTTGTCCCTTTGGTACAGAGATTGTTGTACAGCCCATTTCTATTCCATTGTATTGTTCACTACATGTTTCTTGACAGTCAGTATCGTTTACACACGTAGTTAAATCTCTAGTACATGATTTTTTTACTCCTTTACTTATGGTAGATATTTTCACAGGGGCTGGTATGGGTCTATAAGTTATTCCCCAGATGAATATTTCCACAAGTACAATAGATAATATTATAGTTATTATAAATCCTATATTTATCATTTATTATAGGTAACATATAAATGATCATCTCTATAATTATAATCATATTGGGCGTAGCTACGGCATACATTCTATACAAAAGCGTAGTAGAACCCCATGTACTTAGACCCATGTGTCTTGTAGACACAGCAGGGTGTATACAGATAGGGTATTATTCATATAAGAATTCAGTATTGGGACATATGCAACCTGAGGGATACTGGTTTTGGTTTAACGGCGAGTCTGCTTATGTTTTTAATCCCGAGACAACTGGTTTATCGTGTAAGGAGGATAAGGATGGTATAACATATTCTCCAGCATATAAAGTTAATCCAGTCCTAGGTGTCACACGTAGTTTTGAGTGTATACAGACTATAGATGAACTAAAAGAATTCTACACAGGTAAAAATGTGAGGTTTGAGTATCTTTATCATAGGGTACCGATGGATACATTAGGTGTTCAGACTAAGAAGGGTAAATCAGATAAGATCATAAAGAAGTTTGATATATATGATGCACTGAACCTAATGGCTCAGAAAAATATAATAAATATATCTAATATAAAATAGATGAAGTTAAATAAGTATCAAATACTTGGAATAGTTATATTTTTTATACTATTATCAGTTATATTATGGGCTCATTTTCATTCTCAAGGAGGTGGTAATGGTCCTATATATAAAGAAGGTTGTAAAAAAGATTCTGATTGTCCCAGTAATCAAGAATGCAAGTTTGACGCTGACTATAAGATGAGAATGTGCATAAATAAAGATCAGCGTCTATGTACTTTAGATGATTCATCTGATCTACTGGAGTGTGATCTGGATGTAAAAGATAGTTGTAATATGTGTATTAATCAACCACAATGGGCATGTAAACATATACCAAATACAGAAGTAACAATAACAAAAGCGGGTTCTGGTTATACTACAACTTCTGTATCATCTGTAAGCGGTGGTAGTGGAAAGGGAATGACTGTGTCATATACTGCAGACCCAAAAACGGGGGCTGTATCAGATGTAAAAGTAACTAATATGGGTAGTCAGTACAAGATTGGAGATAATTTGACCATAATTGATCCCCAAAAGAAGGGAAAAGACGCAACCCTATCTTTGACTAAACTGGGTAAGGTTTATAAGTGGAAACAAGGTAAAAATACTACTGTGGTACCACCAAATACTGATGATAAAAAGGGATGGTGTTTACCAGATATGGATACAACACAGGTAAAATGTAACCAGTTTACGGGAGATATCATTCTAGTTAAGGATGATATCGGCGGGGGGTATAAGTGGAGTTGTTACTGTCCTAATCCAGACATGTTTAGTAACGAATTAGGAGGGGACTGTAATATAGAACATATATGTGGAAAAGACCAGAATAAAGGGGAGTTGTATGTACTCCGTGATGATGGAAAGGAGTGTACGGCTAATGATCAGTGTACAAATGGGTATTGTTGTCTTCCAGATACAGGGGGTGGAACATGTTCAGATACAGATAAAGTCCCTGATGGGGTAAAAAAGCATTGTTATATAAAGTGGTCAGAACAGCCTAATACAGATCCACGGGATGGTAGGTGTATTTGTAACGATGGTTTGAAATATGTAGGTAACGAACAAGGTGGAAATTTATACTCTAAACTATGCGTAAACGATAGCTGTCAACCAGGGGGGAAAAGGGATGGTGATGTATGTGACTGTGGGGATGGTTATATTGGCTGTCCACAGGATATACACGTAAACCAACAAGGTCGTAAAGATAAATGTAAAGATACACCCATGTGTCTCCCTGACCCATGTAAACCATATGGACATTATGACAGGACGAATCAAATATGTGTCTGTACAAAACCAGATACAGCTCCCATTTTAGATCAAAGTAGTCCTGTGGGGTATTCATGTGTTAAACTATGCGAGAATAATGGACCTTGTGGGACGGGGAGTCTGAAAAGGGGAGACTGTGTAGTTACTGGATCTGGAATAAAGTCAGGAGAAGCATGTGAGAATTGTATTTGTCCATGGTGTAACAGTGGAGATAAAGACTGTGATCCACATACAGATACAAAATTATGTAATGCATTAAAAGTAAAGAGAAATTTAATTAGAGGTGATGATTGTACAAAGCCTGGTAATAATGGTTGTTGTAGTGGTAATTGTAAATACTGTTTTAATCCAACTATATATATAAAACAGTGTGATACATGTGATTAACCGTTTCCACATTTACTACCACATACTTCCCAAGACACAGGCCAGCTACCACACAATGCATTTTTACCAGAAATTTTACCACTAACACAGTCTTTTGCCGATGTATGTTTTCTACTTATTATTGTACAGGAATCACTAACTTCTATAGCATCACTATTAAGTACAAAACCATCTGGATATACAACATCTTGACAATATTGCCCTCCCATATGAAGATTTGTAAATTTTTTACGTTTAGAACTACAATCTTTTTGAGTCGGATTCGGTTGTAATTTTTTTGTACAATCACATTTTATATATTTTGGTTTTGAATTTATATCCAGTGAACACTCTCCGCCATTACATGGATCCCCTTTACAATAGTCATAACATTCTAAACCTGTTAGATTATCTGGATCTATGCATTGACACCAACCATTGTCACATTTTCCATCCAAACCACAATCACTATTTGCACTACATTGACTACCTTTACCGATCGCTGCCCTGTTCATTTTTGTACTTGTACAGTGTCTTTGATCCCACCCTCCACCTAATGTAGTACAATCACAGCCGTAATTACCCTTATCATCATTTTTCCACTTACCACCCCCTGGACATAGTTGACTATTAGTAGCGCATAGTCCTTTATCTGTACCAGCAGGGATGACGAAGCCGTGTTCCTGACAGTCACATTTACAATCAGTATCAGTGCATGTAGCCCCTGGATAGGCATAGTCAGATTCCTTCCAGCACCTATCTACATGACACCTATAGGGATCGTTAGGTAAATTTACATGTGAATATTTATCTGTTGAAGTACCATCACATGCACACTTAAACCATGGATTACCTGTAATAGGGTCAAAAGAATAAGGGTTTATGCTTAGTATACTATCCATTGTATCAATAGGGCATCTACCATCTCCTGGACAGTCACTACCATCTGGACATTTATCACCCGCTTTACAGGTTGTGGTGTTCAGGGTCCACTGTTTCCCCTGTAATTCAGCTGAGGCGTCGCTTGTACCGGTTAGGTTTCCGATAGATACACCGTTAGAATCTGTACACACTAGGGGAGTACGACAATCATCACCCCTATAGAGGTCTGGATATAGACATTCACATTTCCATTCTTGCTGTTTTGTTTCATTATTAGTAGTCCATAACCATTTTCCAGTATAAGCCCCACATTCACTTGGAGATTTATTATTTTTAGGTAAACACCATTTACCCTTTGAAACTTTGATATTATTTAGTTCATATTGTCCGTCTCGTTCTACCTCTGTACACGTGAATGTATCTTCACCACAAGCAGAACATTTTCCTTCTGCATCACAGGGTGTAAGTGTCTCCGTACAAGATCCCTGACCAGTTTGAGCATCTGGAAGGGTTGTTGGTGAGATATTTGGGTAGGGGTCGTAGTTATACTGTGGTTGGTCTTCGGGTTTTATCATCCCATAGAAGGAGAATATAACTAGACATATAATTACAACAACCACAAAAGCAAATATCTTTCTATCAAGATCTTGTTTTAATAAGGTCATATTTATACTATATCATTATTTTTCTATACTAATATAGTATAGAAATAATTGTATATAAGTTTGTTGATTATCTTTAGAAATTTGATAAATGAACTAATTAGGCTTTATATATTGCTTGAACAAGTATAAGGTAAAAGTAAATATTATAGTATTCAGTATTTTCTAATATGTTTGCGACAGTAGTAATATATACTGGATCAACAACGTGTAGACACATTACTACCATACTGAGTTCTGGATTCATTCTCTTTCAATGGGGATTTATCAATAATGCTGTACCAAGGGAGAAACCAGCTGTGAATTGTAGACAGCATATGATTTTCATTAGTAAATATAGGTTCTGTATATATATCCAGAGGCCAAACAAAGTTGAATACCTCTTGTGGATATGTATAAATAGTGATGCTTATAATTATCCTAGTAATAGCTTCAATATATAATATTGTGTTCATAATTGATATTGGTTTTTTTGATGATATATTTATGGTTAATTCAATTGTATAAATTCTTTTATTTTATTCCATGGTATATTTGGGTTTGAATGTGTACCTGTTGTTTGTATGTGTTTAGTTGTGAGTTGTGATAGGTTATATATTGTGGCATAGGGCATAACTTCATCTTCAGAGCTATGAATAAGGAGTGATTTGCCTTTATAACCGTTAAGGTACTTAGCAGTATCAAATTCTTTGAATGGTAGGGCTAGGATTTTCCCTAGTATGCCCTTTGCTACAATGTAAGCACCAGGTAGTGCAGAATCTAGAATGAGAGTGGGTATACTATACCTTCGTGCTGCATAAGTAGCTATAGGAGCTCCCATAGCTTCACCATAAAGAACTATTTGAGTGGGGTGGTGGGATTGTAAGATTAGGGATAACATCATACTAGCATCATCATATAATTGTTGTTCTGTAGGTACTCCATAACTTTTACCAAAACCAGAGTAATCAAAAGCTACAACATTAAATCCCAAATTTACTAAATTTTGTAGTTTATTTAGTCTGTGGGTAACATTACCAGTATTTCCTCCACAAAAGAGGATTAATTTGCTTCCTGTATTCATATTTGATGAGAGGTATGATATATGTTGATACCTATTGAGGGTAAATAAATCTGGTGGATGTTCAAACCACTCCGATCCTGGGCGAAAATATACAAAGCGTTTGATGATAACTATAATTAGAAAGATTATAACTATCCCCGCTATTACGAATTCTATACTCATGTTTTATTATGTATAGAATCTATTACTTTATGTAAGTTGTAATTATATTTGTGTGGCAAAAAAGTTAATACGATTATTTTTGATATGTTTTGATATTGTACTATCTTTTATAGTTTTAATTCCAGAAATTATATATCCTATAAATGTCTCGTGGTCTTTTATTCCCATTCCATTTAGAATCATATATAGTTCTATATTATGTTCTGGAGGTCCACCAGGTGAATATTCATCATCAAAGTCATCATCTCCGTCATCTCCATAATCAAAGTCTTGTTCACTTCTATCATCATCATCCCCAAACTCATCATCATCCCCAAACTCATCACCAAATATGTCAACATCATCATCGTCATCATCATCCCCGTATAATTTTAGTGGAGTAACATCTTCCAATAACTCCCATGACCAGGTTTCAAATGGTTCTCGTTCTTGCCCAGTCATATTTAACCATTGATTTTCTGAAACTATTTTTAATTTCTTATCATCCAGCCCAGCGTTTTTATGTTTCATATTTTCTAGGAAGGTACCCATACCTTCATCTTTTGTACTTAGGTACATTTTTCCATCAATACCCCTATGTTTTTGGTTTTTATAATCTTTTGCATTTTCTGAGGGGTTCCCTTCTATTTCTACCCAAGACCATGATTCATATTTTTCTTTCTCACTGTCAGATAGTTTAGCCCATTTAGGTATAATTGAAAGCATGGCATTTTCTTGTAATTTATCCCATTTCTCTTTGAGAAGTTTCATAACATTTTTATGGGTGGCTTCAGATAGGGGTAAATCATTTTTTACACTTTCATAATTATATTCTGCAAAGAATGTAAATGCATCTTTGGGTAATACAACAATAGTTTCATCAGACTTTTTATAGTCTTGTATAATTTTAAGTTTTTCTTTTATGTAATTTTTATAGAAATCCAGTTTTCCCGATTTGGGAATGGTAACTGGGGTAAATTCTATATTTATCTTTTTGATTGTAATTCCCCGTTCTTTTGAGTTTTTCTTTTCTTCCTCAAAGCGTTTTCTGTCATCTTGTGCAGATTTTATGTATTTTCCTATTTCTGGATCGTTTATTTTCTGTTCCTCGACATATATTCCCATTCCTGCATCTTTTTGGCTTTCATACAAATTTCCATCTAGACCCAATTCTTTTGCTCCTTTTTTATATTGTGCAAGATCCTGTGGGGGCATTGGCCCTATCCATGCTGGTAATTTCGGAGATAATTTTGGTTTGAGTGGGGGTTGGATATGTTTTCCGAGAATAATATTGACAGATAGTTCAACTTCTTGTTTCCCCATAATCTTTTTACGCGAGTTAAATCTGTAGATACCAGTGAGTAGATTAATGATAGCAGACCACATGCAGTTATCATATTTATCTTCTACGATTTTTACACACGAATTATCTTGAGATACCATATTTTCAATAGAAGCAAGGCTAGATTTCATGCTTTCTATATTGTGTTCGCTTGAAAATGCGTATAGATAAACTACCATAACGGCAATTCGTTTCCACAGAGTTTCTATAAGGGTAACTCCAGCATTACTAAAACCACGACAGTTTTGAATAGTAGTTTTTACATATTTAGGTACATCAACCTTTATTTCTTGTGCTGCGCCATATAGTTTTCCACATGGAAGATATATTTTATCTAGAATATTTTCTGCCATGGTTGCGTTAATTTCCTTTCCAGGGGAATGATATGTGGATACGAGATTTACAACTTTACACATATCTACAATTCTCATGAGAATCCAATCTTTTAGGAATTTATCATTTTCTATTCCTGAGATAGCTTCCTTGAGTTTCATTTTAGGTATCTTTTCAGATTTTCTAGCATCATTTATAATTGTTCTGAGTTGTGTTAGATGTTTTCCCACAAAGTTTTCACCTTTACCATCTGATCCTGTACCTAAGATATTGTCAGAATGATCATCCCATAGTAAGATATCATCTTGAGTCCATAGTAGTACATCTTGAAATTCTTTATCATTGAATTTTACGTCTAGGCCTTGTTTTGCATATGATCGAAGTCTGTTAACATAAGAGTTGTTAAAGGCATTTGTATATCTATGATTTACCACATCCGGATGGACAAAATTTTCAAGGGATTTTACTGGACCTGTATTTTTTTCATCAAGATTAAAGGGGTAAGCTTTTCCCATAGAACCTATATCAGGAATAGTTGCTATAAGACTTGTAAGGATGTAATGATTAATAGTTGGATATATTCTTCCATCTACCCTATAGAGGAATGTTGGATCTAATGGGGATAGATGTTGGTATTTATTCTCTTGTCCATCTATTGGAAATGGATAAACCTTTATCTCTTCATTAGACGGGAGTATATATGGTTCATTTTTTCCTATTTGTTTTTCTCCATTAGTATTTAGATCTAGATCTGTAGATTTTATTAATTGCACGTCTTTTTCAGAGGGTATATTTAGTTCATCTATTTTTTCTTGTATAGAGTCAGATAATGTTGCGGAAAGCATACCTTCTAGATAAAGCTCATAAATTTTATTTTTCATTTTATCAACTTCTCTCCAACCTGCTTCAGCAAATTGTTCTTTTCTAGCTTGTTCATATTTTGAGGCTGGTAATTCTGGATATTTTTTTGATAACATATAGTCTGCAAACATATCTAAGACTAAATTTAATCTTTTTCTGAGAAGAAATACACGAAGACCCTCAATATTCTTTTTGCGTACAATTTGAACTAGTTGTGTCTGATTATTTACAGCTAATAAAATTTCATCATCAGAAGGATTACGATTGGGTTTATTTATTAATTCTATAATAAAATTGCGGCTGGGTGCATTTTTTGTAAGTTTAGAACGTCCATCAATCCAAACACGAGTTTGTTTAGGATTTCCCTGGTCATCAACTATAGTACGGTCTTCATAATATCCCATGGCTTCAATAATTTCTTCTGGGTTTTTAGAAATAAATTCAGTGATGTCTTTCCCAGATTTCATTATATCAGTTAGACCAGTATAGGCTAGATATGTATTATATATATCATTTTCCTTTTTCTCTTTGATGGAGAGTTCTTGTTTTCTTTGGTGTCCGTTAATAATATTTTTACGTGTTTGCATAAGGTATTCACCAATTAGATTCCTACCTTTATTGTCCCTACCTACTCCATACAAGTTATTATCATGTATATATTTAATCTTACTATTACCAGTACTTAATAATAGATTTTCTAGATCTTTATTAGAATTAATCCTATCATTGATAGAAGTTTCTAGGGCTTTTTGAATGATATTAACCCTATGTTTTTCTATTTCTATTTCATAGTCTTTCTTTACCTCATTAGGATTAGTGTTAGCTAATGTACTTTTTACTGCACCACTTTGAACTGGGTACATATTAGACCATATAAAATTAGAAACAGATTTGTATCTTTTATCTTCTATTGTCAACCATGAAACAGCATTATTACTTAGCACACCATATGGTTTATCTTTTGGATTGTAAATTTTAATAGTTTTTACCATTGTTTGTTTTACAACAATTTTTTATTTTAGGTTTATATGTTTTTAGTATTTTTATACCGGTTTAAAATTACCTAGTCATTCTGTAAAATGAGTGGCTTATTGTTTTTAAGTACAGAAGATTTTCAACTTGCTAAAGGTAATAAGGGTTCAATCCTATGTACAAGTATACCAGGCTTTTCCCTGGTCCTGTTTTATTCTACACAATGTGAATTTTGTCAGGCTTTAATTCCTATATTTAAGAAACTTCCTGGTACTGTGGGTGGTTGTCAGTTTGGTATGATTAATGTTAGTCATAATAAGCAGTGTGTTATTATGTCTAGGGAAACTATAGCTCCAATTCAGGTTGTACCATACATCATTCTATATATAAATGGCAAGCCATATATGCGTTATCAAGGTCCCCACGATGCAAGGGAAATAGCTAGATTTATTGTAGAAGTTGCTGAAAAAATGCAAACACGACAATCTTTTACAACGAATACAACTACATCAAATGGTGCTAATATTAAAAAGAGTCAAGATGGTAATATTCCAGAGTATACTATAGGCAAACCATTATGTGGACCAGATGATAAAGTATGTTATCTTGATTTTTCTGATGCATATGGTTCTAATCAACAAAATCGTCCCACCCGGGCACATTAAATTAAATTGAAATTTATTTATACATAGGATGGTATAAATAAACATGAGTGGATTTCCATTATACGATAACCTTATTTCTAATTTACCTAAAAAAGATCTTACTGTAAAACAGAAAGAGGCCATGATAGCTGATATACCTAAGTTAGATCATAATGGTAAGGAACTTGTATATACTCTAATCAAATATTATAACAAAATAAACGACGAAACACCTTCTCAATTACCATACAAAGGTCAAAGTGAAGATTCAAATGAGGATGTGGGAGATGATATGAAGAATATCACATGGTGTATTACTGATTTACCACATCCCCTAAGACAACTTTTATATAAATTTATTACAATGCACATTAAAAAGTTAGAAGAAGACTGTAAACGGGATACAAATATATAAGTTTTAAAATTTAAACTATTATGAGTCTTTTTATATCCAAATGATATAAAATGGAGTTTAAAGAAAAATGCAAAAATTTATTTCCTAATTCTTTAAGTATCATTATCAAAAATGGTTTAAAGAAAAATTTAATCAGAAATTTTATTAGAGGTTTATCAGAAAATCTCCCTAATAGTCCAGTAAAGGGGTTGACCCAATTCTCTAGTAGTTGATTTAATCAGAGAGGGTTCTGATTAACTCCCTAATAGTCCAGTAAAGGGGTTGACCCAATTCTCTAGTAGTTGATTTAATCAGAGAGGGTTCTGATTAACTCCCTATTAGCTCTGTAAAGGGGTTGACCCAATTCTCTGTTAAATCCAATTTAATCAGAAATATATGTTACGTAAAGAGAAAATATAATTTAGAGTAATTTTTAAACTATTATAGTTTAAAAATATTGTGAGTTTCTAAATAGGGTTTAAAGAAAATGCAAAATTTATTTTTTCCTTAAAAGAAAAATTAAAAGTACAAAAAACAAAATTATCCCACTAATAATCCAGACATAACCAGTCTTATTTGATCCAGGTTTAGAATTTGAACTGGTAGTGGTTTCCTGAATTTTTTCTGAGTTACACATTCCATAGCATGATTTTCCTCTGTATACTGTTTTTCCATTTTTTGTACCCCCATTTTTATCTTTTCCAGTGGGTATAATTTCATTTACTGGGGTATAGGTACAATTACCCTCCCCGTTACAATAATATCCATACATTTTAGAAATACATTGAAATTGTGTACCTTCACCTCCATTTGAACTTAACACCATATTACCATCTTTATCCAAAATAATAGCCTTTCCTGTACTAGTTTCACTTAAGGTAAAATTATCACTATAAGTAACTAGATCATCTTCTTTTTTATCTACAGCATTTATAGTTAAACTTATACCTGATCCAATCATAGAAGGGTACCATACAACATTATTATTATCGATATTTGACATTAAAGAAGTACCAGGTATCCGAAGCTTAATTTTACTACCAAATAATATAGGAAAGTACTTACTAGAAATACCACTTGATATCACATTTTCATGTTCTATTTCTATATTTGTAGATGAATTAGTATCAAATTTTATTTTATTATTTTTTTGAACTGTATTTTTACATGACATAGTCATATTTGTACCTACCTTTTTCATAGTTAAAATATCTTTGAAGAAAATAACATTTGCCCATCCAGGGGGGAAATTATATTCCCTTGTACTTATAAATGTTGTTATTTCTACACCCTCTCCAAGGGGTTCATATATAGATTGTGGACGTAAACGATATACAGGGTTAAGATATGGATGTTTAGAAGTATCAATAGGTGCACAAACTGTCTTACCTTGTTTTTTCATATTTACAAATATTCCCAAATTACATTTCTGTGATTTCTCGCAATTTTCTATACAATCTCCAAGAGTACCACCTTCCGTACATGTTCCTGTTACAGTATCGTTACAATCTGAAATATCCATATTAGTAAGGGCTGTTTTTGGCCATGTAAGCCAGCCATCTTTATATGGAACAGCCTTTGTTATTTCATACATATTTGCCTTTTATAGATATACTCTATAAAAACAACACGATAATTATGAACATACCACCTAGACATATTTTGGAGGAAGCACTTATGGAAGCAGATAAAAGCGCAATGCGCCAAAAACACGGCGCTGTAATAGTTTACAAAAACCAAGTAATAGCAAGAGGTCATAATTATTCTTTACCTATACAAGCTTGCAACAAAAGAAGTGTACATGCTGAACAAGATGTACTAAAAAAAGCATTTAAAATAATTCGTCAACCTAACCTACCTATATATTTAGTTGTCGTTAGACGACATCTTAAAGATAAAGAAGAATTCAGAAACTCTAAACCATGCCAAAAATGTACAGAATATATAAATAAATGTATACGCAAAGGTATAATACAAATGGTTTACTATTCTTGTGACAAACAAAATCCCTGCTTTTAGTTTAAACGTAATATACTACCCTACAAAAAGAACATGACAAGCAAGTTGAAAAAGCTACCAGTAAATAAAACTGTTGTTTTTTATTCTCCAATTGAGGGAGAAGATGTTTTAGTCAGAACAGGTACCATATCTGAAGGGTCAAGCTTTTTTCATGCCGTATTGCATGGATATTCACGTGAATATATAAGTATGAATAGAACTGACAGAGTAAAATTTGTAAGACGCCTAAGAGCTAGCATGGCTGGTAAAACATCAAAAGATGACTGGGAAGAATTAGGTGGGGGTCTAATTGCCAAAATGCCTTTTCAAGAAGCTTTATCAGAATTATTGAAGGCTGTATATAGTCACCTTGATAAGGCTGGAGAAATTCAAAATAGGGCTACTCGCCGGGTTATAAAATTTCTATCAAATAAAGATCAGAAACAAAATGCATTAGAAGAATATAAAATAATCACAGAATTAATACCTTATAAGGATGGATTCCTAGATATAATTTTACCAAACGCATATAACGCCGAAAATGTCACAGAAATTATGGACTCAGTACATGAAGAAACAATAAACTATATAATGACCGTACCCGAAATGAAACACCTATCAAAGGAGAAAGTTGAATATATACAAGATATGGTTACAGACTTTATATCTGCAGTCCTCAAAGAAGCAGAAAATTCTGCTTATTCTGAATACATAAAAGGACTTGAAACGACCAAAGAAACTGTTGGGGAATTTACAGTTAACTATATTTCAGAAAGACTCAATAGAAATATTTACTTCCTTGATCCAACCCAGAGAGAACCCTTTAACCCCAGCAATTCCACATACAGATCCGATCGTAAAGGTATTATTATCTTAAGGATAAAAGAAAATCATTATGAAGTTGTGGGACGACTACTTTCTGGTAATAAAATACAAAGGGATTTTTCCCCTGATGATTCCCTTATACTATCCATCCAAAATTATGAAAATGAAAATGGTAGTGGTAGTGAAGAATCATTCAACGATTCTTCTTCAGAAGAAGAGGAAGATCCCTATTATGATTCTAGCGATGGGGATAGTGACTAATTTTAAAGACTCAGGATGGTACAATAAAAATAATGGGACATAGATGTTCAAAATGTAATGCACCCTATACTGAAGAACGTGATATTCTAAGACCTCGTTGTCGTATAAAATGTGTAAACTGTCAACAAGGTAATTGTGACAAATCTTGTAATCGGGGAGATTATTTTCATGATTATAGACTGAGACTAATCTAATAGGATTTTTATATCTTGGGGATATAAAAATTATACTAAATACCCCAAACTCTGTTTTTTAAAAAAGGCCGGTTCGAAATCTGGAGTTGGAAAATTCAAACAGGGGATAGGCCTTTCTTTTTCTTATGATGTTCCATATACCACCATACTACACCACTACCTACAAAAATCAAAATAAATAAAATAAGAAGGATAATTGGTAACTTACTCTTACCATGACCAGAATTATCTTTCCCCGGCGGTAGTGGAGGGACAGGGGGTGAAGGGCGTGGTTTGGGGAGGGGGGGGTGGTTTAATACCTGGGGGTGTTTTAGGACTTGAGGACATATTAGCCTTCATATATTGACATTGATTTGTACCTGTACAACTACCTGAAATATTACATGGAGGATTACTTTTTATACCCCCAAGTTGACTTGTACAAGCACCTGTATTTAGTGTTGTAACATTAGATAGGTCTGTAACCATTTTGCTAGTTGTATTGCAAACTCCATGACTATCACCATAACATCCATGCCAGTTTGTACTTGTACTTGGATTATATTTAGACTGGAGAGCAGGTGGTACAGCAGCATCAGTTGGTATATTAACACCTCTATATTGATAATCCATAACCCAAATAGAATTATTACTCTGTTTGGGAGTAGACATATACATATCACTTACAACTACTTGTTTTGGTGCATAACCACATTTTTTAGGATTACCAGCATTGATATTTGTTTGAAACTTAATAGCATTAGCATAATCTGAATTACCACATGGACCACGTTTAGAAGGTTTATTAGTTGTTGTATCGGTAATAGTACCATCTAACCATATTGAACCTATCATGTTGCCACCATTTGTTGTAGTAGGGATAGCGAGGGAATGTATAAGAACCATATTATACAAATCATCCTGTGTAAAATAAGTAGGTATGGGAGTCGTAGCTGAATTACTCGTTACACCAGTAGAACTATCTGGAGACAATACAAGTGGTGTTTTACCATCTTGAAACAAAGTAGTACTGATCTTTAGGGTATAATTATTTGAGTTAGAAATCTTTGTCGGTTTTAGGGTACAATAAACATTAATAGGCTTTGTTACGTCAATACCATTTCCACTTCCCCATTTACCAGCTGTTGAAGATTCCATATTAACATTTTTCCATATACCATCTTGATCAATATTTCCTGCTTTCCTTTTAGCCTTTTTAGCGTTTTCAGAGGTAAATCTACCATGAAGTGTAACCTGCGCAGACTTTGTATTGGCCTCTAACAAGTCAATCTCTGGTATATATCTTGGACCACCATTACCAAAACCTATACCTTGGGCGTCTCCATAAAGGGTACCCCCTAGGGCCCCTGCAGAATCTTCAGGGACAGGTTTCATGGGGGTCATATAGACAGCATGTACAAAACCACAGTCTAGTTGGGACAGATCTACAGTCCATGAAATTGCAATTTCAGCTTCTCCATTAAAGGGAACATTGATATAATTTTTTGTATTACTATCTGCTAATAATAGACGTGAACCCCCAAGACAAGCCCAATTTTTTTGGGATAGTCCACCTATTATACTAGATACACCTGTTGACATTTATTAATACAAAAAAAATACTTTGTTTATAACTTAAATTATATATAGAGTAATGATAAATGGATTTAGCAGACTTTCTACCAAAATATCCTAATATACATAAATTATCAAACGATAATTTGAACCCATACGAGGGTAACTTTGCTCAGAATATATACAAGAAAAAAGAACTATATGACTACAAACTAGATGCTGTTGAAGAAGTACCTAGGGTCCCTGGACAACTCATGAACCATCAAACCATAATACGTAGATTTCTCTCTAGTCATACCCTTTATGACAAACTCCTCCTAGTACATGAAATGGGAACTGGGAAATCTAGTTCAGCTATTGGGGCTATAGAAACCATCAGGGATGAAGGTACCTATAGGGGTGTCCTTGTCCTAGCTAGGGGAGAAGCCCTCCTTAAAAACTTTATAGAAGAAATAGTATTTGTAGCTACAGACGGTAGATACATACCAGAAAACTACGACAAACTAACACGCCTTGAAAAAATCCATAGACGAAAGAAAGCCTTGGGGGCCTTTTACAACTTTGAAACGTTTAAGGTTTTTGCTAAAAAGATTAAAGCTTCTACTGATGCATATTTGCGTGAAAAATATGATAACTATATCATAGTTATAGATGAAGTACATAATATCCGTATCCATGAAAACAAGGCAGATGCAGACACATATGCAAACTTTCTAAGATTCCTAAGGGTAGTTAAGGGCTGTAAAGTATTACTTCTCTCAGGTACACCAATGAAGGATGGAGTAGAAGAGATTAGTTCAGTTATGAATTTACTTCTTCCATCTGAAAAAGCCCTCCCCACGGGGGAAAAATTTCTAGAAGAATATTTTGACGAGGATACAAGTACTATTAAGCCTAGTAAGGTAAAGGAAATAAAATCTATTATGACTGGGAGGGTATCATACTTAAAAGCAATGGAGTCTGCAGTTACCAAGGTATTTATGGGAGAAAAAATGGGGTCTCTAGAACATTTTAAAGTTGTACCTAGTAAAATGTTAGAATTTCAAAGTCGTGTATATATGAAAGCTTACAAATTAGATAAAGAAAGCGAAAAAAAAGGTATTTATACTAATTCTAGACAAGCCACACTTTTTGTATATCCAAATGAAACTTATGCTGGGGATGGGTTTAATAATCCTCAGTACATAAAATCTACAACCTCTAAAATGGGAGGTTTAAAACGTGTAGGGGGAGGTTTAAAATCATTTTCTATGGGTATAGAACTAAGAAGAGCCCTAGATGGTGGATCTGATGATGAAAAAATTAATAAATTAAGAAAGTATAGTTCTATTTATGCTGATTCTATTACCCTGCTACTTAAGGCTAAAAGGGACCGTAAATCAATGTTCATATATAATGAATATATAGAAGGAAGTGGTTTGATTCTATTTACCCTCATCCTAGAACTATTTGGGTTTACCAAAGCTTCTGGTTATGAGAATGAAAATCTTAAGGGTGATAGATATATATCTCTAACAAGTATTACAGCTACAGATGAAAAAATTAAAACCCTTGTAAATAGGTTTAATCAACCTGACAATATGAACGGTGATATCATACGGGTGATAGTGGGCTCACGAAAAATCTCTGAAGGGTTTACATTCAAAAATATACAAGTAGAGGATATTCAAACCCCATGGTATAACTATTCTGAAACCGCTCAGGTTATAGCTAGGGGATACAGACTTGGTAGTCATAATGCACTTTTAAGTGCTGGAATTATACCTACTGTAAGTATTTATCAACGAGTAAATATACCATTAACTGGTCAAACTAACAGCATAGACCTGTTCATGTATGAAACTTCTGAGAAAAAAGATATCTCCATAAAGAGTGTTGAACGCCTTATAAAAGAAGCTTCCTTTGATTGTGCCCTAACATATGAGAGAAATAGGAACTATAATGACGAGGATGATTGTACACGAGATTGTGACTATATGGAATGTAAATATAGATGTGATGGTATACAATCTGATGAATATACTGGAGAACCCTTACCATTAGACGATAATGAATTAGACTATTCAACATATCAACTTTGGTATTCTTCAAAAGTACATAAACAAATTATAAATTCTATAGTTGACATATACAAGACTATTTTCTCCCTAGATTTATCATCAATATATGATAGATTTCCTTCGAATACAAATTTTGAAGTACTTACAGCTTTAAATATTATGATAAATAAAAGTGTACCTATTATAAATAAATATGGATATACTTCTTATCTTAGGGAAAACTCAGATATTTACTTTCTTATAGACACACTTAGTATAAAAGCACGAGTAACTTCTGATTATTATACAGAATATCCAGTAATTAAAGAATTAGCTGTATTTGATGATATCATAAAACCACTTTATTATGAAACCATACCCAATATAATAGGAGAATTATGCAAAATTACTACCCAAGAACAACTCAGAACGTACCTCCTACGTTTACCAAAAGATGTCATACAAATACTAATAGAAGCATGTATTACTTCTAAAGAAACACGAGGTACTGATGCTCCTCCAATGCGTGATCTAATATTAGACTTCTATAAACAATCTTATTATAAATTAGATCAAGATAATATATGGGTTATATTACTAAATAAAGACAATCCCAGATGTTATAAGGTAGGGGAAAATGTACAATCATGGTCAGACTGCTCAGAAGATATAATAAACAAATTGAAAGATATTCGTAAGCAAGAACAAGAGAATCTAGAAAATAATCCATATGGTTATTATGGAAAATATAATCCAGAATTAAACAAATTTTGTATTAAGGAAGTTTCCCCAGATGATATAGGTCAAGATGCTAGAAAGAAAACAACTGGTAAAGTATGTGAAAATTGGACTCCAAAATCTACATTATTTGACTTAGTTGTGCATAAACTCAAACTTCCAGTCCCCTCAGATGATGAAATTAAAGCATACTTTAGAACTCTTTCTAAACAAAAGAAAATTATTACAAACTTATCAGACCGAACTCTTCTCTGGAATACTATACAAAAATATATTACCATTGCAAAGATGTATCCAAAAGTAGATCCCAATATTATTCCTCCTAGAGATAATAGTAAAGATACAAATCCTAAGGATATGAAACATTTAACAACTTCTGAAATGATCAGAATATTATATTGGAGTACCAGACAAAAAGAAGATCTATGTACACACATAAAAGACTGGTTTGAACAACATAATCTACTCATACAAGATGACGAATGTGGAAAAACTGGCAAACATAAAAAATAATGTAATATAATAAAAATGGATTTAACAGGTATCATTGCATTAGTCATAGGAATATTGTTCTTTGTTTGGGCTCTATATGCTCTTATTAAAAATTGGAATGATCTTACACGAGATAAACCTTGGGGGATTGTTGTTCTAGTATTAGCAGTCTTAGGTCTATTAAGTTTCGTAGGTGTACTTGGACTCTTTGATAACAACATATTGTTTATCCCATTAGGCCCCCTTATTGCCTTAATAGCTATTTCTGCAAAACAAGGCGCCAAAAGTATCATGTTCAACTAATCCATATGAACTCTTATGTTCTAATGCTTCACAGCCTTAGAACTCCTTAAAGAAAATTTAGATTTGAAAAAGTGACTCAAAAACAAAAATTATTAAATAGACAATGAATCAACAACTGATTAACACTATTAATACTGCAATCAACAATACAGTATCTAACTATATCTCTATTATTGCCGGCAAACATGGTCTTGACGAGCATGAACTACTTACCCTATGGGACGCCGTATACACTCAACCACCACTACCAAAGACTAAGACTAATCCCAACCCCGAACCTGAGTCAGAGTATGACTCGGAACCTGACTCTAAGCCTGCAACTAAGCCCAAACCTATTGTTTCCCATGGATGTCCATATGTCTTTACTAGGGGAGATAAAGCAGGATCTTGTTGTGGATGTAAGGCTAGAAATGGAATTTACTGCTCTAAACATAAAAAATATGAAAATGATGATGCCCAATCTACTTCTTCTAAAACCTCAAATGCTTCTTCTAAAGCATCAAATGCTTCGTCTAAGAAGGCTCCACAAAACTTGAAGAAAGTTTTTGTAAGACATAGATTCTTAAATGTAATGTGGAATAGGGAAACTAGACTTGTAATAAAAGGAGCTGATGAAAGGGTTATTATAGGTAAAGTTTGTGAGTCTAACACAAAAGTACTTGACCTAACCGATGAAGACATAGAACTATGTGTCAAGATGAACTTCAAATTTGACCCTACGAAAAAGGTAAAAACTCCAGAAGTTAGTGATACTGAAGAGGAAGAGGAGGAAGAACCATCACCCCCAAAAACTAAAACTAAGAGTGTCCCTACGAAAAAAGTAAAAACTCCAGAAGTTAGTGATACTGAAGAGGAAGAGGAGGAAGAACCATCACCCCCAAAAACTAAAACTAAGAGTGTCCCTACGAAAAAAGTAAAAACTCCAGAAGTTAGTGATACTGAAGAGGAAGAGGAGGAAGAACCATCACCCCCAAAAACTAAAACTAAGAGTGTCCCTACGAAAAAAGTAAAAACTCCAGAAGTTAGTGATACTGAAGAGGAAGAGGAGGAAGAAAAACAGGATAAAAATAATATTAATGATACTAAGACTATAAAAAAGTCTATACATGATTCTATATCTGGTCTAAATGTTAATGATAAAGATGTTCAAAAAATACTAAAAGAACTACAACTAAGTGAAGATGGGTTAATGCCAGATACAGAGGACGAGGAAGTGTTAGAGGAGGTGGAAGAGGAGGAAGAGGAGGAATTTTTGGAGGAGGAAGATTAGATACTAAATAATATATATAAATATTAAATTTTGTTATGAAACAATAACAAAATTTCTATAATAAAATGTTAGAAAGTCCAGAGTATCAGCATCAGATAGACTTTTTATCAAATACCCTTATGGGTAAAAGTCTATTATCTTGGGTTTTCTGCGGTGGAAATTACGTAGATGAATACCCAGATTTTTATGAGGTAATATATAACGCATTACCTTTAACAGTAAGTAATATATCACATAAAGGTGATATTATATATATAACTCTGGGTGAATGGTATATTATAATACGTGGAGATGGTAATTGGGTTACAGATTATGATGAAGATCTTTATTACTCTTTATACATCGATACTCCTACTACTACTATATGGTATCATGGTGATCCTACTTTCGTGTTATTCACACAATTACGTACAATGTTACATAAAACATTAACAAGTGTAGGACCAGATATAATGTCGAGGGACATATCATGGAACTGGTTAAATACATTAAAGAAAGACAAAAATTTAACAATAGCTAATTTATTGTCTAATCCTGTACGACTAAGTGGATGTGGATCGCGTATACGCAATGAAATATATTTATATACAAAACTTCTACCATCTAGGAAAATATTTACCCTGTCTAATCCTGAATTAGAACTATTACATGAGGCACTTAGAATAGTACCCAGACTTTTATATAATGACAGGATGGATTGTGTTCAAAAATATCGTAGATATATACCGACACATAGTAAAGTTAAAACTATTTCACAGAAAAAAATATAACAATATGATAAATGAATGATAAAAATCTAAAATAACTAACATAATATTAACCTTAGTTATAATAGGAATTTTGACTTTTGTTTTGTCATTTGGTATGGTGAAATTATTTAAAATCCTTACTAGTGATAACTCACCCCCTCCTCCACCCCATCCAACAAATTGCGAATCTTGTCTCTTTTATCAAATTAGGTCTACTGAACCTCCTCCTGATTGTACTAGCGGGATAAAGGGTGAAAGGAATGCTATAAAAGTAGGTGAACACTGTACAATGGCTAGTCTTAATAAAGAGGATTGTCATACCGCTAGTGGACACCTAGCACATGGTCAATTAGAACCATTAGCATATTGTAAAGATTGTAATAATTGTGACCATGTTGTATGTAAATGTACTAAATATGATTCATGCTGGCAGCGGTGATAATAATATATTATTAAGTAATAATATTATACATAGTATTATTACCTACTTATTATTAATTATGATGTCTGGAAGTGGGGGTGGTCCATTAAATCTAAAGGATATAACTACATATGATGGTGAGAAGGATTTATTTTGGAATTGGCAAAATACTGGTAAGAGACCATTAGCGGGTAAATTTTTTCTAACACCCAAGAACCAGTATGCATGTGATAAATAGGTAAGATATTTATTTTGATTGTCAAAATAAATATCCATATGGGAGGGTAGATTTGTATTATTTATAAAATACTCAAAAATAATACAAATCTTATATAAATGACAGACACTGATATGCAAAATACCATAAACGAACTAACCCGTAAAGTAAATCAGTTTACTAAATCTAGTAAATCTTTACAGCCTACTTTAAAGAGTATTACAGGTGGAAATACAAAACTATATATGTTTATAGGAGTACCTATACTCATAGTTCTAGTGTTGTATTATATGAAACCAAAGTTTCTATCATACTATGACGATTATGGTAATAAAAAGGTTAATACAACTAGACTATTATGTATTTTAATAGTATTAGAAGTAATAACCATATTTTTGTACAAAAAGAAATTCTAAGAACTAGATCCAGAACGAGAGAGGTAGAAATATTTAATGAGCCAGTATATAATTACAACTGTTACTGCACGTAATGCAAAAAGTATATAAGGTGATTTCTGGGTAACTGGTACAAATTTGTTAAAGAGCTTATCAACTTGTGGAAGGGAAAAGATAATTATCAAAATTGCTATAATCAACAGATCTTTACCCTCTTCCGCTAGACTATCCATACTACCTTTATGTTGAGTAAATAGGGTATTTACTATCTGTAGTTCTTGGTCAGATGGTTGATTTTTATCTACAGGTAGTTGTGTAATATGATCACCCATACTCCCCCCCTGAGATCCCTGATTCATACCCCTGGCGGGTCCCATACCGCCTTGAGGATGCATACCTCCATGGGGTCCCTGACCCATACCTCCAGGGGGTCCATGACCCATACCCCCGGGGGGTCCCATACCTCCAGGGGGTCCCTGACCCATACCCCCGGGGGGTCCCATACCCCCTTGAGGATGCATACCTCCAGGGGGTCCTTGACCCGTGTTACCTCTATGTGGCAATTTACTCATTCCACCATTTGGTGAACCTTGACTCATAAGATTTTGATTGTTAGAATTTTGTACATGTTTTGGTTGAGACATTTTTGCTTTACATAATAAGGTTTTAAACCAAACACATTTATATGAATAAATGACACTTTCTCTAAATAAACTAAAAACTCTCCTAGAAGCCAAGAATATAGTTATTCAGAAAGTATATACTATTAAGGATATGTGTGTGTATATACAGTGTATGTGTCTAGGTAGTGATAGTTTTATGATCTATATACCAAGTAAATATGACATATCATGTGATAATGGTGATTATAAGCTAGATTATCTAGATATACCTATAGGAGGTACAGTATCTGATGATTATGCAGATGAACCAGATATAGAAAAATCATATGACGAAATAGAAACTGAATTAGACCCAGAAAGTGGAAATATGGAAAAACATCTAGAAGAGAACTATAATCGTCCAGTTTCACTTAAAGATCTATCAAAGAATGATATGACTGAATTAAAAGAAATTTTTAGACAGTTAAAAAGATTACGTTATTGTATACAAAATTTGAAGTATAAGCTTTGTATACAGTATGATAAATATTTATGTTGTATAAGGAGAGATGATACTTTTGAATGTTTTATTATTTCAACAAATAGGAGTGGTCATATGATTAAAAATAATAATAGATCACTCTTTGTTTCTATAGACTTAGAAACTCTTTATGGGAAATTGGAAAATATCCATGTAGATGTAAAAACTATAAAAGAGGGAATATATACAATCCTAGATAAAAACCAAAGCAAAAATGTAAAAAATCTACATAGAATGTTAGAGCATAAAATTACCTTTACACAGCAAAGTAGTAGTATTACAGCGAGGAAGAATGAATGTGATAATTATATATCTCAGTTGGAGAAAATGCTTCAGGACTTACTCGCGGCCGAGAAAAATGAAGTTTTAGCCATGCAGGAGGTAAATGATAATTATTCACAATATGGAGGTATTAAGGGTTTTCATAGTGATATAGAACGTACACATATTATTTCTAAACATCAGACTGAAATAGGTAGAATAAATGGATTAAAAGAAGAAATAATGAAAAATATTATAAAGATACGTGCAACAAGGGAGAATTTATCTCTCAGGGTTGATAGTATATGTTTTGATAATACAATAATGCTTGACTCTATACTAAAAAATTTTATATCTTTTTCTGAAGTATAAGTAAAGAAATGTATTATAAAAATAAAGATAATGAACCCCTAATTGAGGGTTATGACGACAGTAAAAAAAATGGAGATGATCATAAGAATAAAAACAAGGTTTGTGTGTGGGTAGTTGCTGTACTTATTATTCTTCTTATATGTTATCTTGTATGGGAATTTGTTCTAAAAAATCGGGGACATAGTGAACCAGCCACTTTTGGATATAAATTTTATTAGATTTTTATACTGATATCAGTATAAAAACATTCATCAATGGAGAGAAAAATATTGGCCTAAATAGAAACCTAAAATATTCATAAATATATCACTAGACCTACCATACCACCAGTCTTGATGGGTTAATGCATTTATATTATTTGGACAGTCTCCAAACCCACCCATCCACGAGGGGCGATATTTACCCATAATATGTTCTATCCCTTCCCATGTAACTCCCATACAGAATACTTCTATGGTATATTCTGGATAACTATAACCTAGAAATGCATACCAACCAAGATGAGTCATACTCCATATATCAAGATTATAAAATCCTAACTCTGTCATTAATGGGTCTTTCCATTTTGGGAAAAAACTTCTCAATTTACCATACGAGACTATAAAACTCATAATTATTGTCATCCATCCATATATTTCTTGTAGATCAGTGTAACCTGTATATACTACCATTTTTACTTTATTATCTTTTTCTTTATAAATAACTAAACATGAAAGAATTATGTATTGGATGTATTTGTGCTGGAATTGCTCTTGTTGTAGCTGGTATTAGTCTGGCCCTTGCGAGTAAAAATATAGATGAATCATACTCAAAATTAGAAGAACTCAATGCAGATAAAAAAATTATATACCAGGCTTCACTTAATAAATATAGTCCTGCTAGGTATGTAAGAAGTAGACGTAGACGCTTAGCACGCGGTCAACATTATAATCAAGAATAAAGTCTTTACATTTTCTATAGTATTATACTATAGAAAATGTAAATGGTTCCAACCCGGATTAGATCCTGGTGCATAGGGAATACCTAACATCCTTACAGCCTGGTTCCTTGTAGGAAAATTTATAATCCCTATTCCATAGCATACCTTTTTTGATTTTCTATACATTGTACACAGTCGTGGGTACTATCTAGATTCTTACAGTAATGTTTCCCATCGGAGGTCTTCATTTTATTAAACTGTGTTACAGTAGGGCACTTATATACAGAACAATAATTGGGTTTATTGGGATCTCCAGCCTTACATTCATCAGTTGTCAACCAACTGTCATTTTCTTGACATCCAACCCAATTTCCATGTACCAGGGAATCTGGAGGAGGTCTAGCATGAACATCCAAGTAATACCACTCATCACACCTATTGGAATCTCCAGGAATTCCCGTAGTTCTATTCTTACTGGCACACGCAGAGGGACCAGATATCCTTCCACCAGTTTTTGCTAGATCACATAATACTGCATCACTATTACTAACTATAGCCATAGGTCTTTTACAACATTTATCATCCCATTTGTCCCGAGTGGGATGATAATAATCCAAGTCAGCCTTATATGTACCCGATGGAGATTCTCGTTGGTCCCTACCACATAATTCTTCTCCATCTTGTTTCGCACAAAATCTATCTAAGAGGGAACCAGGACAATCTTCTAAGTTTCCCACCATATGTGTATTACCACATATAAAACAATTCCCCGCACCAGCCCTTCTGGCTCCGTCACAATTAATCTCTAGGACATCTATACGCTTTGTAAAGTCATCATAATATGCTCCCTGTTCAGGAGGTAATTCCTGTGTACAACAATATTGTTGAAAGTCCGCTTTTGTCAAATCAGCCACATTATTCCACTCAAAAATATGATATTGATTCATTTTTGGACGGTCAGTTGGACAGTCTTCAGTATTAAATTTTTCACCACATATTTGTCTATTGTTTGGGAGAGCACATAGAGATGCATAGAGACCAGTAGTACATGATTCGCGAGATAATAGTATATTTCTATTATCTCGAACACAATCTATATAATTTATCAAAATTACTAGTACAGAAGTCTACAGTATCATTATATGTATCGCATACAGTTTGACAGTCCTTTAGGTTGTTATATATATTCCCAATATGTCTACGATTTGGGTTTACATATGCATCTTCACATGTAAAACCTGATAGAGGTTGAAAAGTACATTTATATTTTGTTGTTTTATTATATACTTTATTAACTTTTTTTACAATATTTAGAGTTGTATCTATTTTTGACATTATTACAAGTTCTCCCTGGGAGGAATTGTGCTATAAGGGTCCATCGTTTTCCAAATCTTTTAGTTAAATCTAAAAGAAGATTATCTTCAAATTCTGACCAAGGTTCTTTAGATATATTAGGATCTAGTTGTTGAGTATATCTTTCTCTACATTGTTTACCATTACGATTTGGTAATTTTAGAGCACATGATGCCCAATTATTCGTACCGTACTTATCAACATGTTTTATGATAGTTTGATCTTCTTTTTGTGTAAAAGTAGAGCGAGATGTTTGTCTTATTTTTCTTTTCTTTATTGGAGGGGTTTTCCGATCTAATTCTTGTTTAATTTGATTTTCTAAATTTTTTTCTAAATAGATATATGTTTGTATTTGATCAGTACGCCACTTACAATATTCTTCTAGTTCTTTTTCTTCTTTTTGTAGTTGTAATTGTACTATATGCCAATCATATTCTGATATACCTTGATAATATATATCTTCAAATAGTGTAGAAGATGAATCATTATAGTAATGTGTATAATCAGTATTCATATTTATATTATCACTATTACTTTTATACTATTTTTAGTATAAAAGTCAAAATTACAAATTTAATTTCCCCCGTTGCAAAGAGATTGAACGTAATTCGTAGAACAGTTGTTCGCACCCTTACCATAGGCATTGGTAATATTGAAGAAACCAGAGCAGCTAGGTTGGGTATCCCCATGCTGGAGGGCATTGTAACCAGAAACTGCGTACGCAGGAACTAGGTAAGCTCCGGTAGTGTTAACTGGAGCCGCATATGGGGGTGTCCCCATAAGACCAGCATGAGAGCTGTTGTAAGTAGATAGGGTGGAATAAGCGCACGATGACGATCCCACAGCACTGTTATTATACTCAGACATTTATATCTAGAAAAGATATTATTTTTTATGTTTCTTTTTGAATCTCTTGGATTCTTCTCGGGCAATACGATCTACAAAATCATTATAAAAATTACCAGAATGACCTTTTACCCAACACCATTCTACACCTATATGTATGGATAATTCATCATATTTTTTCCATAAATCCAAATTCTTTTTTCTCTTATATTCCCCAGTGGCACACTTTATCACTAATTGACTATCTGTATATACACGAACCTTCGTATATAATTCTATCTTATATAAAGGATATACAAATAATCTTTCCATAGCCTCTAATACAGCTGTAAGTTCCATACGATTATTTGTTGTATCTTCCTCTCCTCCTTTACCTACAACATCGGGTATTTCAGATATTTCCATATCAAATATGGAGAGGGGTTTTTTTTGATTATCTAGTATACAATAGGCCCATCCCCCAGGGCCTGGATTTCCAGAACATGCACCATCAGTATATATGTCAAATTTAATATTTGTAGTCATGTTTGTTATTACTTATTTCTAATTATGAACACATAAATATTCAATTTGAAATTTAGTTAAAAGTTCGTTACCTAAAATTAACTAATCATGTTATCTGAAGATCATTGTTGGGAAATACTAAAAAGTCATTTTGACAAAAAAGGGTTTGTACACCATCAAACTGAATCATTTGACCATTTTGTAAATATTGGAATAGCTAAGATTATAGCCGAAGAACCTAATATAATTATTATTCCTCAAAAGGATAGTAATGGTATAAGTTCTTGTGACTATATTAAATATACTATAATATTTTCTGATGTATATATACCTAAACCTACAGTAATAGAAGATGATAGGACACTAAGGGGTTTCAATCCAATTGAAGCAAGACAACGGGACATGACGTATGATTCTCCCATTTATGTAAATGTAACAACAATTCTTATACAAGATGAAGATAGCGAACCTATAGTTGAACAAAACAGACGCGTAGTCATTGGACGTATACCTATTATGTTACGAAGTAGTAAATGTTATCTTACCGATATGACCAATGAGGAAAGAATGAAGGCAGGAGAATGCGAACGAGACGAGGGTGGATACTTTATCATAAAGGGTAAAGAACGTGTACTTATCCCTCAAATCAGGGGAGTATATAATATCCCAAAAGTATATAATCAACGCCAAGGTGATAAGTGGCTTTATATAGCTGAAATTCGCAGTATGTCAGAACAAACTGGGCATTCTGCCCTTCTCAAAGCCATGATTGGGTCTGATAAACGTTCTCTAATGTTCTCCCTTCCGTACATAAAAGAAACTATCCCAATGGGTGTTGTTTTCAAAGCAATGGGGTATTCAACAGAAGAAGAACTATTTGATATAATTGGGTTGAACTCTGAAAGGGTTGAGAAATACATAAGGTATATAATGAGGGATTCATGCTTTTGTGAAACTAGAGAAGATGCATTGCTTTACATAGGACAACATTCTATGCATACCCTTAAAGAAAATGAACGTGTTAACTATGCAAATCAAGTAGTAGAAAATGAACTATTTCCCCATATGGGTATCACTTCTACTTCTAAAGAAAAGGGATACTTTTTGGGTTATGTAGTGAATAAGTTATTAAGTACATACCTCGAAATGAGAAAAGAAGATGATCGTGATGATTTTGTAAATAAAAGGGTTGAATCAGCTGGGATATTATGCTATGAACTCTTCAGACAACTTTATAAAAAATATACATCCACTATTATCTCTCAAATTGAAAAGAAAAAACAAGCCCCCGATGCTATGTCTATTATACCCAGATTACCTGTAATTACAAATGGTTTGAAACACTCGTTTTCTGTGGGTAATTGGGGTGTACCAAAAAATAGTTATATTCGTTCAGGGGTATCCCAAATATTATCCAGACTTTCTTATGGTTCTACGATATCTAATCTACGTCGTTTAGCTATTCCTATTGGAAAAGAAAGCAAAAATAGCAAAATCCGTCAAATCCATCCAAGTCAGATTATGTTTATATGCTGTGCAGAATCCCCTGAGGGAGCCTCCATTGGTATAGTACTCAATCTAGCCCTACTCACAAGGATATCTGAAAGATTCACCACTGTCCTGGTGAAAGATGCTATAGAGGGTAATTCCCGTCATATTACCCTCTTAGATGAATTTGATGGACCTAATAATCAGATAAAGATATTCCTTAATGGGATTCTTATTGGTATGACCGAGGAACCCTATGAATTTCTGGAGGAAATCTACAAACTTAGGGAAATCAAACTCCTCCCATGGGATGTCTCCATAAGCTACGATGATGTAGATGAGGAAATATGTATTTGTAGTGATGAGGGAAGACTACTCAGACCCGTCTTTACAGTCAAGGGTCAATCCCTCAGGGCTCGCGTTGAAGATGGTACTGACTGGGATACTCTTGTGGAACGGGGTCTTATTAAATACGTAGATAATAATGAAATAAACGGTGCTGTCGTGGCCTTCCACCAGAATGAACTCAGTAAGTATCACAATGACTACTGTGAAATCTCCCCAACCATGATGATGGGGGTGATGGCTTCTATTATCCCTTTCAGTGCAAATACTCAAGCCCCAAGGGTATGCTACCAGGCTGCTATGGGAAAACAAGCTATGAGCATGTATGCCCTTAATTATAGTATCAGAACTGACACTGTGGGTCATGTTCTCACTTACCCACAGAAACCCCTAGTCACTACACGCCCCGCAACAATGATGGGATTCAGTGATATGCCTTCTGGTATTAATGCTGTTGTAGCAGTCATGTGCTACACTGGGCAAAATCAAGAGGACTCGGTTATTATTAACAAGGGGGCTGTTGATAGGGGGATGTTTTGGGCAACCACCTACAGAACCCATGTAGAGGAAGAAAAGAAACAGGGGAATGTGGTTGATCGCATTGGACTCCCTCCTATTAAAAATAGAAAGATGGACGCAAATTACTCCCTCCTCAACGAACATGGTATCGTTATTGACAAAATGCCCAATGGGGGAAGTGTATATGTAGAAGAGGGTGATGTTATTATTGGTAAAACATTAATTGTTTCTAGTAAAAATGAAGGGGACGAAATTTCAGATAATAGTCTCGTTCTAAAGAAAGGGGAAGGAGGGTATATAGACAAAATTTTCCAGTCCACAACTCCAAATGGCTATAAACTTGTCAAAATCGTAATCAGAAAAGTAAGAATACCAGAAATTGGAGACAAATTTGCCTGCTACCACCCTGATACTGAAATACTTACCGACGAGGGATGGAAAAATATTACAAAATTGACTAATAAAGATACTGTTGCCACACTTGTAAAGGATAATACTCTTAAATATGTACATCCTACAGAAATACAAGAATATAACTATGAGGGTGATATGTATGAAGTCATGAATAATCATGTAAGTCTTTGTGTAACACCAAATCACAGAATGTACGTAAGTAATGAGAGTGCAAAAAATTTTACTATACCACAGGCTACGGATATATATAATAAAGTATCTACATACAAAAAAGGATGTACTATATATGAAGGATACATGTATGGAAATGACTTTGCAGTCTGTCCCATATCACAACATAGTGTCTCTTCACGAATAGCAATACCATATAATAAACATAATAAACTTGAATCAATTCAAGAAGATGAAGATTTAAATTTTTACTTTGTAGTACCTGAGGTAGATGAATTGAGAGATAAACTCATAGATTTAGAAGACTGGTGTGTATTCTTTGGTTTGTGGATATCCTACGGTAATTGTAGTCACAATAAATCTCCCACAGGTAAGGTAAGTAATAGCATGCTTAATATTCATATAATTAATAATGACATGAAATCTGAACTAGAAAGGATTTGTAATGATAATTCTATTCGGTTTATTATTAATAAAGATGGTGGTGATAGACTATTATGGCAAAGTGGAGATATTAGATTAGTCAAATACTTTTTGCCTCTGAGTCTTGGAATTACTGGAAAATATCTGCCAAAATGGTGCTTTGATTTAACTATTCATTATGTCAGAATACTAATAGTAAATATTCTTTTTGTACAAATAGATGGATTATATACTAGCTATAGCCCAAAACTTCTAGATGGGATTCAAATACTATGCCTCCACGCCTGTTGGACTGGTATATTTAAAAATAAGCATACTATATATGTCTCTAAAAAACCTAATATGCATGCATTAGTCAATAAAAAAACCATACAAGATAAATGGGTTCAATATAAAGGTAAAGTTTACTGTTGCACAGTCCCCACCCAACATGGTCTTGTATATGTAAGACGTAATGGTAAAGCTGTTTGGTGTGGTAACAGTAGAGAAGCTCAAAAAGGTACTGTTGGAGCTGTCTATAGTCAAGAAGATATGCCTTGGACACAAGAAGGAATTTCCCCAGATATTATTATCAATCCCCATGCTTTCCCTAGTCGGATGACGATCAATCAACTCTTAGAATCTGTCCTTGGGAAAACATGTAGTCTTGAGGGTACATCCAGTGATTCCACCCCCTTCCTGGAAAATACCACAAATGTATCCCAAATTATCTGCAACAGACTAGGATTACAGAACTTCAAAGGAGATGGAACTGAATCTATATATAGTGGATTCACCGGGGAATATATGGGAGAAGTATTTATAGGTTGTGTATACTACCAACGCCTCAAACATCTCGTATCTGACAAAATACATGGGAGGGCGAGAGGACCTAATGCTACACTCACAAGACAACCTCTAGAAGGTAGAAGTCGTGATGGAGGACTTAGAGTGGGAGAAATGGAAAGGGATGGGATTATAGCTCATGGATCATCTCGGTTTCTCAAAGAAAGATTGTGTGATCAGTCTGACCCATATGAAGTTAATATCTGTGATACATGCCATAAATTCTCTACTACTGCTACTGAATGTAAGACCTGTGGAGGAGACAAGATTTCACGCACTAACCTTCCATATACAAGTAAACTTATTATCCAAGAACTCAACTCTATGATGATAAAAACACAAATCCATACAGATTAAACATATAATAAACTAATAAACTAATAATATAAATTTTCTAAGAAAATTTATATTATATAAATGGTAAGAATAGATTTTAATACTTTTCAACTTCAACAATTAGCAGTTGCAACTAATTTGATTACTCAGGCTGAACACGATATATATCGTGCTAGATGGCTTGCTATTATCGGTCAGGAAGGATGAGATACAGGAGCTGTATGGATAAATAATGGTGACTGACTAAATCCAGCTAATGATGCGAGTTATAAATGAGGCTGGCCTTGAGATTTTAGAGGACATTTATACTGGAATAGTTCCAGCATATCCGCGCCCTGGTGCACCGCATGGAGCCCCTCAAGATGGTGATGCAGCTATTGCAAGAGTATTTGCTTTCATGGCGCAGATGGTTGGTCACGCCTCTGGAGGCCATGCCACTCCATTAGCACATCTATTTACTATACAAAGACAGGGTATTGTTCACAATTGGATTCAACAAAATGGTCCTGGATATTACGAAGAACCATGGGGATTCCTTGGAACATATGATAATCCTGACGGACCTGTACTTCAAATGGATTGTCCAGCAGACGAGGATCCAGGAGATCCAGGGCGTAGAAGACTAATGACAGACACTTGGATTAAAGGTCCTACTCCTGCACACCCTGAGGATTTACCCGTTGCTGGTCACTGGTCTAGTTGCGATTCTGGAGGGTGTACGCCGATGCTAAAACTTTATGATTTATACCCACCGTCCAGTCAATGTGAACTTCAACATTCTAATGTAGATGCTACATGTGGAGATGAGAAAAAAAGTAGTCATAGTAACTGTATGACATTTATGGATCAACATTATCCAAACACCTCGTGTGATATTAATGCTGGGTGCAGAGCACCCAGCCCAACTCCAACTCCATCTCCAACCCCAGGAAAAAAACCAATCATACAATGTAATACCTTAAACAGGGCTGATTGTCAGTTAGCTTCATATTGTCATTGGGATACATCATCATCCCCCCATAGTTGTAAATCTGGAGCCCCGCCACATCCAGCCCCAGCCCCTCTTCATGCATTTAATGCTTTATCTCCATCTCAATGTGTAGCCGCTAACACACGCTGTCACTGGGATAACTCAGCCCACGATGACCGTGGAGGTTGTGTTCCTGGAGCCGCTCTAACCCCAGCCCCAACCCCAGGTCAAGAACCTTGTAAAACACTAAATATGGCTGGATGTATACAGAACCACCCACGCTGTCACTGGCAAGAACGTGGCGCTGGAACTGGTGGAGTGTTCTGTATACCTGGGACTGGACCACCATCTCCTTACAGTGGTCTAACTCAGACTGAGTGTACAGAACAAAAACACTATTGTAATTGGGTAGGAGGAAGAGATCCTCATTGTGCTGATGGAGCAACTCATCGTAATAGATATTGTAAACAACTTGTAGACAATTGTAATTACGTAAATAAATTTGTTAATGCTTACGGTGTCTGTGAGAGTGGTTATTCCTGGAAATGTGCAGGTGATAACACAGGCTGCAATTGTACATGGAAGGATAATAAATGTCAGAATAGTAGTGCAAGATGTCAATGGGATTCAGACGACAAATGTTGTAAAATTTAATACTATACATACTAAGTTTCTATTCTACATAGAATAGAAACTTTATTTTTTATTATCTTGATGTACAATAAATGGTCAAATCTAAGCGCAGAAGTCCAGCTAAGAAAAGCAGGTCGTGCAGAAAATCCCATCAGTATCTTAAGAAGGGTCGGTGTGTAAATTATAAATGTAAATCTGGTCAAGTTCGTGATCAGGTTACTAAGAAATGCCGATCCCTTAAAAGTCGTGGTCGCAAGAGTTCTAAGAGAAAGTCCCGATCCCCCAAGAGGAAGAGCCCCAAGAAGGCTTCCCGTAGCCGTCGTCGTGCCCGTACTCCGTGCAAGTCCGGACAGGTTCGTGATCGCGTAACTAAGCGTTGTCGCGCCAAGAAGAGCCGTGGTCGTAAGAGTTCTAAGAGGAAGTCCCCCAAGAGGAAGTCGCGATCCCAAAAACGTAAGAGTCCCAAGAGGAAGTCCCGTAGCCGTCGTCGTGCCCGTACTCCATGCAAGGAAAACCAGGTTCGGGATCGCGTAACTAAGAAGTGTCGATCTAAGCGTAAGCCAGGCCGCAAGTCCCGCTCCAAGAGGAAGTCCCCCAAGAAGGCTTCCCGTAGCCTTCGCCACAAGCGTTCCCCATGCAAGGAAAACCACGTTCGGGATTCCTTGACAAAGAAGTGCCGTAAATCCAAGAGTCGTGCTTCCCCCAAGAGCAAGAAGCGTAAGGTACCCCTAAAACCATGTAAGTCCCATCAGGTCAGGAACCGTACTACTGGACGATGCCGTAATAGGTCTGGATACAAGGGTGTTGAAGGAACCCCAGGTGCTGGAAAGTGTATTAATCTAGCCACTATGGGAAAGACTGATAAGATCCGTGAAAACTGGGCCAAGCGTAAGGTACCCCCTTATAATGCTAAGGATTGCAAGGGTCAAGAAATGCAGGGTAATGATGGGAATATGTACAAGAGCAAGAAGAATGCAGCAGGTAACTACCAGTGGTTCAAGATAGTTGTAAAGGAAGATTCTGCAGCTCCTACAGCTCCTACAGCTCCTACAGCTCCTGCAGCTTCTGCAGCTTCTGCAGCTCCTGATGCAGATTCTGATGCAGATTCTGATGTGGAAAGTTTGGTTTAAATATTTTAAGATAAATTATTATACATATATATGTATAATAAGCTACTTTATCAATTTATTTATTATTATTCTACAATAAATGACGACAGCTATATATGAATATCCAAAAACCTCATGCAATTGCATGGGAGAAAATATGATAGAACAAGATTGTCTAGATCAAACTACATCATGGCCCGTAAATACTAATTTTTCTGGTTGTAATTTTCCAAACTGTAATCCTGGGGAACTAACATTTAGAAAAGATATGGAACCAAGGCTCCGTCCCGGTTGGTCTATAATCAATCCTCAATGTCTAAAAGACAAACAATCCCGGGATTTTATTTCCATTGGAGGAAATATATCATCTACAGATAGTTTATCCCCCAATCAAACACAAAGTAATACCATTTCTCCCCAATCTATGGCTTTTTATGGATACATAGACCCAATTAGTCCACTTGAAAAATCATCAAATAAAGAGGCATGGATTAGTTCGGATCCACGTCTTTTTGATGCTCAACATGTTCAATATTTGAAACTAGATCGTCCCCCTATAGAGAGTAAAATGAAGTTATCTGATATAGCCCATGATACAAAACTAGATGGGTATGGACAAAATTATCGTACATACAGTGACATTAATGCAGGTCAAATACAATATTATGTAAATAACCAAGACGCCGATCCCTTCTATGAACCCAACTTTACACAATTTGCTAGTGTAGATGGGAAACTATACACTGATCCCATGACCAGTACACGACCTCAGTATTATCGTAATCCTGTATATGGTGATAAACACATTGGAGGTTCAACGAAGGCTGAATATCGTGGGGGATTATCTTTTATTCAAGATACAATGGATCATCGGGAGGATCTCATGTCTCAACAAATGGGTATTTACAATGAAAGAGAATGGACTCAGAGGTGGAATCCTGGGAAAACTACTCTAGAAGCTGGTGGATCTAAACTATTTAATCATCACTAAATTATCTTGATGGTTTAAGATTTTTGCCCAATTTCTTCCACATGTAACAATATCAAATTTTTTAATAGGTAAATTACCTATTTTTTTAAATGTTCTAATAGCTTGCATACATTCTACTCCCCAATTATGATACTTATTTTTTGTTATTGCTACATATCCAAGAACCAATAGATTAATATCTTTATATCCTTTTTTTTCCATTTCTAATTTATAATACCATATATTGAACATATCGTAATATGATATTCCAAACTTATTTCCAGTATAAAAGATTTCCATTTATTATATTCTAAATATAATATCTACAAAACCTTAATTCCATAAGTGTTTTTATAGTTTGATTTCACTATAAAAAACTTTTCTAGATTACTTACAGCTAGATATACCACCAAGCATACGTACACCACCCTTATAGATAGGGGCTTTACGTTGTTGCCAGGCTATAGAGTTAGCCTTTCTCATTAGACGTTCCTGTAGATCCGTTCTGAACTGGAGGGAACCATCCAAAAATGCATTTTGAGCCATCGCCCTAATTTCGGCATTATATTTATTACCAAATTCATCTCCTTCTTTAATTGTTCCATATTGATCAGCAAATGGTTGGTGATCAATTTCGCTTCTAGTTATGTAATTAGGCATCCTTACAGAATCTATATCATCATAATAGAACTTAGTTTGACCAAGTCTTTCGTCTGTATATGCCCTATAGGAGGTACCATATCCTGTATGACGGGGATCATATATATTCGTTTCAGTAGCACGAGTAGGCTCTTCAGGTTTTACCTCTTCATATACACTAGGGTCAATTATTCTTGGATCATAAGCTGTATACATAACATCTCCAGTTTCAGGATCTGAAGTACAATGTACAGGTGGAAATTGCTGATTAAATGAAATACCCATATTATCTACTGCTTGTTCATTAATTTGAGTCTTCTTATAAACTCCAGGTTGTATAATAGAAGTAAATAGACTCTCATTATAGTCTTTCATTCTTGGATCTTGAGTACATGTACCAGCTGGTAAATTGGCAGGTAGTCCAGCCTTAAATAATTGATTTGGATTATAACCACACCCTGCATTTAACCATCCAGCTTCATTTGGTATTACAATAACACCTTCGAGTTTAGATCCTGATTTAATAAACGGATAATCATAAGTATAACCCTTATCATCACTTCTAGTTATAATCTCCATATTAAGTGGAGGTTTATAATTCTCTTTAATTTCATCTTGATTTGGTCCTATTATACCTCCTCCAACTTGATTATCAATTATAGTATTTTGTTCCCCATTTTTAAGATATGGAAGCTGATTATTTTTGTTTTCATTTCCAGGTATAACTGGAGAACGAACAGCAAAAGTCCCTGATGGTGGACAGCAAGTGGATACCTGGTATCCAGATTGATATACATCTATTTGTCCATCTTCATTAATAGCTGAATTAGATACAAGATTATTAGCCCTCCAAAAAGTCATATCTAGAGACTGTGCAGGTACAACAGGTGACATAAGTGTTTTTGGATTAGCTGGTCCAGCTAGGGCTTGGTTATCTGATACATATTCTGGATTATTAAAAACACCCTCTCCCCCAGGAATATTACAACCTATATTGTTACCATCTAATGCTAATTCTGGTGTACAATATCTCTTAGAACTACGAGTATCTAATCCCATATTAATAGGGGGTTTTGGATATGAATGAAGGCTTGGTACCCCTTGGGTATTTTGAGTATGCATTTTTGTAGGAATTTTTTGATTATGAGTTCCCGGAATCATATTGGTATTATTCTTAAAGTTATTTGGACTTATATATGGTTCTTTATTACCCATTCTATTCTTTTGTAAATAGTAGAGAATTATTATAATTAATAAAGAAATTATGAGAAATAAACCACTATGATTAATGTTAAGCACGGTTAATATAAGAAATACAAGAATAACTAGTCTTGTAATAGCATTATACTTATTTTCTAGACTCATATCTTTCATAGGTATAATACTTGCATCACATACTATATTAGGTGGGTTTTCACACCAAAATTTATTTGCCTGACATTTTAACATTTATTATAATATCTTAAAATGAAAAAACTGAATTTATACACAAAATAAGATAACAAATAGATAAATGAAAACGAAATACTGGTTTACTTTAACTGATCTCCATTTAGATAGAATACATATCAAATATGAATTAGATAATATACAAGAACAAGAACACAATCAAGAATCTGAATCAACAACAAAATTATCTGATCTCAATGCAGAGAAAAATACACCTGTGATGGTATCCTTTTTGGACGAGTCTAAACGTCCACATATATGCCATGTCTCTATGATTGACTTTAAGGCTAAAATGGATGTTAATCTCCTCAGATATCATTGTTTTTGGTGCAGAAATCCATTTGATACTAAACCCATAGGATGCCCTATAAAATATGTATCTAATAGTGCTATTAAGAAATATCACTCGTATATAAGTAGAGATACCTACACTATTAACGAAAATATTACACATCGTAAAAAAGAAACCATAAAATCGTCTAATAGAAGCGAATATAATGAAATTGACCCAAATGTAACTTTATCTTCAGGATCATATTATGAAACTGATGGAGTTTTTTGCTCTTTTAACTGTTGTAAAGCTTACATTGCAGATAATAAACATAATAGACTATATGACCACTCTGACTCCCTACTAGTGAAAATGTATAATACTATCATGGATAGTCGGATGGTCATTATTACCCCAGCTCCCCATTGGAGAACCTTAGAACACTATGGGGGTCATCTGAATATTATCCAATTTAGGGAAAGCTTTAACAAGGTTGATTATGAATACCATGGATGTACAAAATCTATACCTAACTTTGCCCCCCTCGGAAACCTCTATGAAGAGAAAATAAAATTTTAATAAATTGATTCATATTAAATGAAAGAAATAAATTCAAGACTCATATGGATTAGTAAAATGATAAAATATTTATCACAAACTAAATCAACACCCTTAACAAGGGAAGAATTAAATAAAGTAAAAATACTATTTATGTCTAAATTACGACCCATATAGAAATAATATCTCTTGATATTATTTCTCTTTTCCTATTATTTAGTAATTCATATTAAACTGAAGGGGGCTTGGACGTTTCCTAGTCCCAAGCACCTTAATTTGGGGATGGGACTGTAGACCATGTTCATTAAAATCACCATATACTGTAGTCCAGGCTGTTAGGGTTTTGTTGTATTCCTCCATCCCTAGGTTGTTCCGTACATCACTTACTATAATTTCTATTGAACGATTTATCATATCTTCCACATAACTTTCAGAATTGGTACCGTTTGGGATAATGTACCTACTATAAATATCCCCTGTCATCGGTCTGTATGCCTGATAGACTTCACTCATGATAGAAGTAATAGTACTGTCAGGTACAATTATAGGTCTGTTCTGGGGATCAACACCCATTAGGAGTTCTGTAATTTTTTTGGACATTTTCCTTACATTCTCCTCACTATAGTACTTCTTTATGCAGTCATTGGACTGCTCGTACCCAACATAGCGCATTTTGTTCTCATCGGCAATATATGTTCCGTACTCCATTTTATCTTAATCAACATATAATATTTAAAACGGTGTAGGTATCCACTTAAATTATAATACGTAGTTAACATTATGGATAATCAATTATGTGTACTTTTATATAGTAATTATTCCCAAGGGTGTAAGCAATTACTTACCGCTCTAGAATCTTGCCCAGTAAATCTTGCTCATACAGTAGGTATGACACTCGTTTGCATAGATAACTCAGATATACGAAAAAAGATCACAAAATCTAATGGTGTAGTAGTAGAAATGGTACCATGTATCCTACTAGCATACCCCCATGGGGGTGTAGAAAAATATGAAGGTCCTAGGGCTTTTGATTGGATAGAAGAAACTGTTCGTATTCATATGCCTCCACCTCCTCCACCTCCTCCACCTCCTCAACCCCAACCTCAACCTCAACCCCATCCTCATCCTCAGTCTCATCCTCAGTCTCAACCCCTTCCTCATCCTCAGTCTCAACCTCAGTCTCAACCCCCTCCTCACCCTCAGTCTCAACCTCAACCCCAACCTTCTCAATCACAAGAAGTAAGACAAAATAGGCGTCCTCTTCCCACCCTCCCACCACATAGTGAAGAAGAAGATAGTGATAGTGATAATGAAATATCACCCCCACCAATGGGTGTACGCAATGGTCCAGGTGGGTATGATATGTCTTCTGATTTTGGTGAAATGCCAGAACAGAAAAGAGAAATACGCTCAAAACCTAAAACTATCGCAAAAAGCCCATCACAGGATAAACCAACTGATTTAATGGCTACTGCTATGGCTATGCAAAAAGAAAGAGAAAATTAAGATGTAAATGTTATAATTGTTTGGTATGTTTCTACAGCAGATACAACAGTACCTGTTTTTTGGTATTCTGATGGAGTACCAGGATTTTTATGTAGTAAAGTTAAGGTAATAGGTAAATCTTCGCATTTATACACACTACTTTCATCTGTAATAGAAGTTCGTTCTATTACAGCATCTAATTTTGTACCCATACGTGCATTATATGCATGACTAGGTATATCATGATCATCCATCAGTGTACGTGTCTGTAGGGATTCCCATTTAAGTTCAGAAAGTAATTTGGGAGTACCTTTAGATTCTTCATCTGTAGGTACAAATGTCATAATATATCTACAAATCCCAGAAAGTAAACAGTATGTTTTAGTCATATACACACTATAATTTTCTACATCTTTTACCTTTATTAGAACAGGTTGATTAAAATAAGAATCAAAATGAGTATATACTTCATCTTTTTCAGGATCAAATGTATTGAGTAATTGTCCATATTGTGCCATGGTTATTTTCTTTTTCTTCTGTTTTATCTTTTTTTAAATGTACATATTATATAAATGACACAAATACCAGCACAAAAATATTTTAATACAGGATATTTATTCCAAGATCTAATTACAAAAATGAGAACTGATCAAGGTCTTATGTCCCAAGAAATTTGTAATGGATGTCTTACCTACCCCAGGATTACTCTTCCACAAGATTATAATGCACAACTTGTTAAAATGGGTATAGGTCCTGGTGTTAAACCTGTAAATCCCATGTATCCTGCTCAACAAACTCCCCTCCCAACATATGGTTTTCCCCCTCTACCAACTGGGACGGGTTGTACAAGGTATGTAGCCCCTGAATAGGTAGGTAGATGATAATTTTATAATAAATGTCTTGTAGTAGTATAGGAAATTGCAGTGATTGTATGATTAAGACAATCACTGGACCTGAAGGAAATACTGCTTATGCCTGCTTTTGGGGGTTATACTGATGATGGAGTTATAGATTCGGATAATCTTTGGTTGCAGTGTCAGGATAGATATGGTCCATATGTACCCTGTTCACCTAATTCTTGCCCCCCTTCCCTTGGAAATTGTGTAAATGGGGTGTGTGAATATCGCCCAGTTACACAAAAATACAGAAATTTTTGTAATGAGTCTTCTCAAGACAGACGTGTAGAAAATAGAAACATAAATCAGTCTACATGTAATGAACCCGTATGTAAAAACATGGATCTTCCAACTGGAAGTACCTGTGTTCCGATAGATCAAAGGGAATTTAATACATCAATTAACACTATTGATAATAAAGTAATCATTAATATTACTATTGATTACGTATGTAATTATAAATGCAGAGCAAATACTTCTTGTACTGGGAATACTATTTGTCGTATTAATAATCAAGCTAGGGGAACAATACAATGTGTCTGTCCAGATAATCACTATGAGAGATGGATTAGTCGTTGACAAGGATTTGAGAAAGAAAGTTGTCGCCCAAACCCATGTGAACAAAATCCAAATCCGTGTGGAAATGATAGGTGTGAATTACGCGCTGTTGCTCTCACTGAAAATGACCCTGAGTATACATGTGTATCACCTCCTCCACCTAGACCTCCACCACCTCCACCTCCACCTTCTCCACAAGAGACAAATAGACCCGCCCCTAGTCCAGGATCACATAGTCCTCCTCGTCGTATCGTTGATCCTCTTGTGTCCCCTACCGTATTAGAAAATTGCCGAAATGAACCAAGCTATGGAAAGTTTCCGTGGGTAGATGTAACTAAATATCCCCAATATCATATTGGATATCCTGAATGGAATAATTATTATCTTCGTTGTGAGGATGTAGCTTGTGAGAGGGCATATCTATATCCTGAAGATGGACACCCGTCTGTTATGCCCTGGGGAATTTCATCTCAGGAATGGTCAACCTTTTATCATCATTGCCCAAGACAAGCTATGCAGGGAAAGCTAAAATATTGTCTAGGAGAGCCAGCTGAATCTCATATTGACCATTGGAATAGTGTTTGTGGAGATGCTAATTAGGCATGGGAAGCCTATCCCTGTTTGAATTTTATTTGATTCACTAGCCATGTTTTATAACACATATGTTATAAAACCTATTATGATTTATGGTACAACTGGACCCTTGGCGGCTGGATTACCATTTTTTAATTGTTGGGGACAAGTCACCTTTGTAGAACTTTTTATAGATAAACTAGCTGGATTTTGGCCTATATTACATCCCATTTGTCCAAAGACCCCAAATAATACCTCATTACAGGCTTTGAGGGATATAGGATCGTTTTGGAATGCTATTTCACACTGTTGTTGGTCGGTAAATCCGCCATATTGAATACATGTATGATCATTACAAGCTTTCTTTACATTCCACTCTTTCCAGTTCATATCGTTACCACTATTAGTACCACCATATAGACAACCATTAAATTGTCCAAATCCACCCCCGGGTACAGCTAGATCAAAATTTCCCTGATCACTGTCTCCACCATTTGTTATCATAACAACAGCCTTATCTACACCACGAGCTCCATTCAGTTCTAATTCATAGCAGTCACCACAATCTGGTGTTTTTCCACTAACAGCTGCATAACCGTATAATACCCCATTATCTATCCATGGTATTTGAGCCTTACACATTGACCCTTTTTCGCCTTGATTAGCACATATATTTGTATCTGGCTTATCCATGCTAGGATCTAGGGTTGGATTATTATAATTTCCATCTGGGGTACAAGAGGTTGTTTGGATACCTTTTCTCCCTGCAGCGCGAGCACATGAGGGTTTGCAGCAGTCCCAGTAATGTGTGAGAAAGTTACCACTGCTGGGCCATGGATTTGTAGTTTTACATTGACTATATCCTCCACCTGATTGTGTTTGACAAGTTTGCATTAGACAACAACAGTCGTTATCATCTTTACAGTTACCACCGTCTGCAGGTTTTATCCCGATTTTTCCTATGACTGTTTGAGAACAGTTACCACTCCATCTTCCAGAACCCATGATGGGTATAGGATATGGTGGGGCGGGTTTGGAAGGTGAAGGTGGTGGGGGTGATGGAAATGAAGGTGGTTTTGGTTGGGGTGGTTTTGGTTGGGGTGGTTTTGGTTGGGGTGGGCCTGGTTGGGGCGGGGGTCCATAGTGGTGATGGGATTGTGGGGAAGAATCAAAGGGGTGGAATTTTATAAGAATAACAATAATAGTTATAAAACTTATAACTGCTATAATAGGTAGTACTTTTGTCATGTTTATTATAATTTATAATAAATATATTATAAATTTTATTAAAGCATAATAAAGATAATAATGACAGAAGGAGAAGGAGGACAATGTGTACCATATCCAACTAATTGGATCAATGATCATAACCCTGACAAATACTTTACAGCATGTGCTCAATATAAAACGGATACTGATTGCTCCAATACTAGATATCCAATCTTGTGTTGGTGGAATGACGAATACCCATATGGATGCTGTAAACAAGATCCTAAAAAACCAGCAAATTGTCATCTTGGAAGAAAGGACTGTATGATAAACTATGAGCATTGTTACTGAGACATGCAGCATTGTAATGCCAAATCTTGTGCTAAAAAATGCACACCGGAACAATGTAAAGGAGCTATATGCTCTACAAATGATCCTTATGCTTGTTTAAATGAAAATAATCATTTGATTGGATGCAAACCGAATTCCGAAGGATGGGATGTTCCTGGGCCTAACCCTTGTACTAGTTGTTGCGATATAAGAAGTTGCATGAATAATTAAGTATGTGATGTTGAGGGCATGTCACCATTGTAGAAATTATAATATATATTATATATTATAATTATGTATTAAATTAAACTATTTCCCACTTAAAATTCCTGGGGTATCTAGAACAATTGCTACTTCCTTAGCATTTTTATTAATAGTGAGTTCAGATAAGTCTACTTTCTTTGCAAACTCCTTAAGACTTATGTCAAGTTTCTTTTTACAAATCCAATAGTAAGTGAGAGCAGCGGCCACAGATTGAGGACGTGACCGGTTTAGTTTAGAGGATCTGTTTTTTACCCTATCATATAGATCTATAACTTCCTCTTTTTGAGCTTGTGTGGCCCTGAACTTGTCCATAATGTCATGGACTAGGTGTTCTGGGGTGATAAATGTAGTATGAATTTGAGAGTCTTTTGGGGCATTTACGTTTACAATTTTGAGTCCCTTGAGGCCGTTTTTCCTGTTGAGACCAAATAGTTTTATAAGGTTTTCAGGGGTTTGGTGTTTCCCAGCAATTTTGTAGGCATGGAAGATACATGCAAACACAATAGCTTTACGGGAGTTACCGCGATAAATTTGACCCCTAGTAACCTGATTATAGATTTCGTCAGCCTTTGATATTATTGTTTCGCTAAAACCCATATTTTCCACGTCTTTATTTATATTACGCTCCTCCACCTTTCGTAGTTGCACTCTATTTGGGTCAGAAGAGTGTCTCCCATCGGTGGGACCATAGTATCTCCATTCTTTTTCATGAGTAATTGTCCTATTTATTTCTTCACCACAGTCTAGACAACTTAAAATACCATTTTCTACAGTTGTATTTTCATGATTACAACATGGTATTGGGTTATTATGTATACTCCCTAGGGTGGGTAGATTGTTATGTAGTGATTCTAGATCTATAGTATTATTATTTTCTTCTTTTGAGTACTCTGATAGAGCTTTGTTAAATAGTTCAAAATCTGTCATGGGCTACTTTACCTATTACAACATTTTTTTAATATAATTCAATTATTTTATGTTAATTCCCCATTGCTTTATTTACCTCCCGAGCGGGGGATTTACCCTCGTGGAGGTGTTCCTTGAGAGCAGATTCTAATTTTATAAGGAAATCATCTTTTTCACTATCATTTTCTGTAACTTCAAATGGATTTGCTATAATACAGTTTCCAGGCTGTGTATCATAAACCTCATCATAGTCATCCAAAATAACAGTATTTTTCGAATTAAATCCCTTTAGTTTAAATTCTTTCCATAATAAACTCAAATCTTTCGTTCCCCCAGATTTGGTTTCATCTTGAGATATATCACAATGATAAGAATAAAAAATCCAGTCTAGTTTACGGTTTGGTTTATTTTGGAGTATGATATCTTGTATGATAAAGGTTGCATATAGTCGACTTGCAGCTGTCCATACTGATACATTATAATTTTCAAATAGGAAGTCTAAAAATTGTTGGAGTCCTGGGCGTTCAAAAACAAGGTAGTGGTCAGTCATATCATGGGTTTTAAATAGCTTCTTTCTTTTCTTGTCTTGTTTAGTAAATTCCTTATAATCTATAGAACTTATTAAAGTTTGATCTAAATCTAATATCACATTCATAGTTTTTTATTATGGGGGGTATTTATTTTTCAGATATTACTTACTTTTATCTCTTTTTGAAAATACGTATTTTATAACAATAAATTGTTATAAAATAATTTACGGCAAATATGAAACAAGCTCAGAGAAAGTAAACACTGCTGAAAAGCTAGGGATGACACCTATTACCGTTCGTACACTTGTAGACGTACCATGCATCTTGACCGTCAGGACGTTTCCCCTGCGGATACCAGCCTCCCATATCACCCCTTCCACTAACGTCCCTTTCCATTTGGCACACGTGAGCATAGCCGATAAGGGGATTGCTGAAGTGTTTCTCACACGATAGAGCACCTAAGTTATCTGCGGCAGGACGACTTAGATATTTGCAATAGGATGCCAAATCTTTTATGGTACAACCCCTTTTTAGGAGATCGCTCTTTATCTGGCTCACACAGTTCCAGCAGTTATCTGGGTTACATCGTGGTGCGCAGCCATCGCTGGGCTGAGGACATACTTCTTTTAGCACTTCAGAGCACTTCGCAGATGTGGGAGGGGACGCCACTGGCGGGGTAGGATAAACGAGTTGATCCGCACAAGTGTTGTTTTTCGCTTTGAATCTCCTATTCAAGAAGCTAGGATCGTCTGGACACTCGCAGTTGCTTTCGGAATTGTAAGCGTTGTTAATTTCTTTTATTAATTCTTTTTATAAAAAGAGATAATATGGGAAAATTTAAAGATGAATTATTATCCCAAAGTAAATCAGGCTGTAATTTTTACAACATAAAAGGGACCACTTGCGATAAAAATGCTGTTTGGAAGGGTCCCGGAGGTGGTAAATCTTCTTTCTATACCACATGGTCATATTATTCTATAATAGTAGCTACAATAGCAGCATTATTATTATCCCCTTATTCCATAGGGTTCCCAGTTTGAAAAATTCCCCATTGATGGCGTATACCCTTCTAGCTATCATTGTGGGGTTTTCAGCTAATAGTATGACTGTTGCTGTGGCATCCCAAGGTCTTTTGGGTTTTGACTGGAACAATCTAGATCCTATCCAAGATGGAGAAGTCCTCGTTACAGAAAAGTGGGTAAAGAAACTTAACAAGGTAAACATAACTGTACACCTTATTCCACTCATACTTTCTATAATTATACTTTTCCTAGTCATAAATGTACCTTGGTCCGGTAGTAAAAGAACCCTAGTAATAGCCTCGTGTTTTGTTCCTATTGTGTTATTTACCATATGGTTATGTATCCCTGTCCCCGTGACACCTGGATCGTCTAAAAAAACTACATTAACCTTAGTGAGGTTAATGTAGTTTATAATAATTCTAGCCCCTTTATAGAAGCATTGCTACCTATCACTATTGTAATTATTTGTATTTTATATGTCTATGCTATGAGAAATAATAAACAGAGTTAATTTTTCGAAAAGATCGATTCGAAAACGGGAGTTTTGAAATTCAAACAGGGATAGACTTTCCATGTATAAGATCTAAAATTATTAAACACTAGTATTTAATAATATTTATTTTTAATTTAGAATGGACCGGCAGAGCTATCGCAGTCTTGATCAGCATCTAGGGGGTTAAAAAGTTGACAATGGGGTTCTGGTTTAGCATTTTTATTCAAACAGAGAGTTGGTGGGGGCCAACATGCTTTCTTTGAGATGAAATTAGAATATCTTTCGGTTGTGGTCCCGCAAAATTTTTGACAATCCTCTAGACTGATGTATTCCCCAGTTCCAGAATTATCAACCTCACACCCATTAGTAGTTCATGTATAATTATCATTACAATTAAATGCACAATCACTTGATGATGAATATATAGTACCAGTTCCAGTATAATTAGGTACACAAACCTTTGACCCTCCTACAATTCTACAACCCCAATTACTATCATCCCCATTATCGTCCTGAGTTCCACAGGGGCAAGCACATACTTTTCTACCTAGATTATCAATACAGCACTTATCATCACTCCAAGTGCATGGGACTTCGATACCTTGGTCACTATGACAAAATTCTACAAGGTCAGGATCGCAACAGCCTTTGGGACAACCTGGATCTTGTACTTTAGAACACCCACAGTCATCATCGGGGTCAGGGGCTGGCGGGGCTGGTGGGGTGCATACACCGGCAGCTTTACATTCTTCTTCGGTATGCCAAAAAGGTTTTTTGTATCCAGCATGCCATTGTTTTTGGCAGGAACCATCTTCTCCACATCTGTATATATGTCTACAGTGTTTTAATCAATGAAATTCACATGCATCTTTTGTATAGAAGCAGTGTTCAGTGTCAATTGTAGGATCACAGTTATTTTGCTTGTATTCACCTGCAGCTTTATGTAAGTTACAATACCAGTTGCTCATTTTATTTGTTAGTAATATAATAATATATAACAAATATTTCTATATACTGGTATAATTTAAAGGGTAAATTACCTTATAAGAAAATGACACATATTTTAGACGTACCATATGTACCACCTACTAGACCATATTCTCAAGCAGAATTATCAGAGAAACGTAAAGAGTTATATAACTCTTTGCGTCTCGGAAATTATATAACCCACCATAAGAAATGTAAACATTTCTATTATGTAAAGAAGGGTGGTCGTAAAGAAAAAGAAATGATAGAGAATAATACCGAAGATCCAGGTAATTGTTCTGTATGTTGGAATCTTCATAAGACTCCACCTTCACATATGAACATGGCTATGGATTTAGTTAATGAGTACCATGATATTATAGGTTCAGATTATAATAAACAAAGTACATATTTATCATACCAGAAACTAGATCTTGAGACTACGTATTATAAGTGGTTATATAGTCATGACCACCAACAGAAAACTCCTCGTGAGGATCCCCCTCCTGTAGAGGAACCATTATAATTTTGAACTTTATAATCTCATTTATATATAATTATTGATTGTATATATAAATGAGTGAATGGATAACATTTAATACTTCTAGTAATGATAGATCTTATTACTATAATACTCTAAACAATACATCCTATTGGGTAAAAACTGTTAAAATGAGTTTAACAAATAATATGGAACCTCCACATGACTGGATAATAGTAGAATCAAGTACTTATCCTGGTAAGTTTTTTTACTACAATAAGGAAACAAACATAACGCAATGGCACTATCCAGGTTCTGAAGGGCAACAATGCAGTATTCGTAGTTTGAAATGGATAAGTAATAGCTGTTATCTAGATTCTGTACTTCATGCATTATTTTGCAATAGTAGTTGGTTTACTACTCAACTCCTGAAGGAGGATTTAAATAACGATACTCGGAATGGCCTATGTAATACAGATTTAGATAAATCTATACGTAGGAGAACTAGGATTCAGAACGAAATGAGGAAAATAGCATCTACAATACAAGGTACAAGTACAGATCCAGTACATAATGTTGTACAATTACGTGAACTCTTTAGAAGATGTCCTACAAGGAGCGCTGATAAGGAGAATTTTTGGAGTACAGATCTCAAAGATGCTATAGAAGTATTAGGATATATGCTTTATCTATTTCCAGTTTCAAGTACGACTCTAACAGAGACTATTACATATGGAACAAACAATGTCAATGATGAATATGGAGACATAGAACTTACACAGGAAAGTGTAGTTAAAGATACTAATGCTAGTGTTTTGAGAGCTGTAAATAGTTTTACTCTGGAGAGTATGCCCTCAGGAGTATCTTTAGCTTCCCTGTTGGAAGTTGTAGATGATAGTGGAGAACTAGATTATAACGAATCCCGGGATGATAGATATAAACCTGATAGCGGTAACGTATATTTACGTAGAATTCAGGTACAAGAAATTATAAGTACACCTATTCTTATTATAGGTCTTAACAGGGTTAACCAAGGAGAAGAACTAATTGATAAAAAAGTTAAAGTTCCTTCTTCAATAAATATAGGAGAGGTTATATATGACCTTCAGTCTGTAGTTGTATATAGACCTATACATTATGTATGTTATTTTACTTGCAAGGGTAATTGGTACTTATATGATGACACTGAGAATAGACGGATAACTAGAATAAATAACCCTATTAAGGATGAAGAAGTTACTACACGTGGTGTTATTTATGTATATGTACCCAGTAATTTTTTTGTAGACTAATTTCTACTAATACATGGACACCAGTTCCATAATCCACTCCCTTTATTTAAAGATGGGGGATGAATCATAATTCCAGATTCATTCATATAATACAATATTTTTGTATCATTACTTCTACAAAGTGGACATGTACCTCCCCGAGAAGACCATTTTCTAAAGCATTCTGTATGGTAAAAATGTCCGCACTGAAGTACAGTTATATTTTTATTTTCTAATGTATGAAAACAAATAATACATTCAATGTCTGCCTTTTTCTGGTGCAAACATGTTTTCTCTTCTTCGTTGGGATCCATACGTTTTATACCATTAACTTATTATATATTTTATACCTATAAAAAGGTATAAAATGAGTAAGAAACAACTTTATTGTGGAAATAATAGAAAAGATCCAATACTAAATACTACCCATCGTATAGGGACTCGTTATGGATGTCTTAAAAAGGGTATTGGAGTTGGATTAAATATGCCTGTGGATCCCTCCTATGCTGGGGAATATGAACCTATACAGAATACTAAACTATATTGTGGTAATAAGACTCGGGTACCCTCTGGATATAATGGATACGATACCCTTGGTGGATGTTTTAGAAAAGGTGTTGGAGTTGGTAAGCGTCAAAAAGCCACAAGTGGATTTATAAGTGACGATGATGATTCCCCAGTTAATAAAAGTATAGGTATAGAACTTATACCTATACTTTTATTAAGTATTGTATTTTTAATTCTATACTTAATTTCCCACTATGCAAAACCTAAGTGGTTAGTAAAGAAGGAAAATAGTAAGACAAAAATAAAATGGGGTATATTTGTAGTTATTTGGTTGAGTTTTTCAATATTAGGTATATTATTATACCATACTGTCACCAGGATTAATTAAAGGTTCAAAATTCACTTCCTTTTTTACCTTTATATATTGCCAGTTTATAAGGGTTGTAGATATCAAATTAGCTAGAATTATAACTAGAAAAAAAGATATACTTGACATTACACCCGCGACAATTAAAATAACATCTATCTCTGAATAAAGTGTAAATAGGTTCACCAGGATGAGACTTGTACGACGAGTATATTCAAGACTTTTTGACTTTGGATATTGAACAGAGTTAATAATCCAGGGGTAAGCAGTGTCATTTATCCAGTTATTAATAAGTTGATGGAAAAAGAAGAGTAGAAGTAAAGCATAGTATGTTAGAGGTTCATTAATAGTTTTTCCCATGAGAATTATTGGTACTCCAAACGAGAAAAAAGTAGAATCTTTATAGAAACCCATATAGTACAGTGCACCACCAAGTATAAGTACATATCCATAACCCGCGGCTATACTTATATGAGGCGATGTTAGTTTAGTTAAACTAAAATGACTTGTCATGTTTATATTTTGTTATATATTTCTGATATTAAATCAAATCTATCAAATTGATAATTTAAAGATATATTTTTTATAATAAAGTTCTCATAGCTCAGTTGGTTAGAGCGCCGGTCTTATGAGCCGGAGGTCGTGGGTTCGAGACCCACTGAGAACAAAAATCCTCTGTGGAGGTCATACCCCAGGGTATGTCATCCAATATTTTAGTTTGATAGATTCACCCTAGATCTAGTCTCCTTTTTATACTATTCAATTTACCACTGGGTATTAGAATAATTATTTAGACATATTTAAAGTCTTATTCCCATTATATATAAAATGATAGTGAAAGACGGTAATTGTCCTAATTCGGCCCCTATTAGTGAGCCGAGTGAGCCTAATAATGAAAATGATATTCAAGATAAGTCTCAAGATAAAGAAGATACGTCTCAAAAGATTCCAGACGTAACTTTTAATGCTTTACTATCAACGTTATTAAATGAACCTAATCCCCCTCCCAAATCTAAACAAAAAAAGAAAAGACTGAGAATGTCTCAGGAAGAGGAGGAGAGTGATGAGGAGGAGAGTGATGAGGAGGAGAGTGATGAGGAGGAGAGTGATGAGGAGGAGAGTGATGAAGAAAGTGAGGGATCATCATACTATAGTGAGGAAGAGGAGGAAGAGGATCCCAAGGTAAAAGCTGTTACAATGCTAATTGAATCTCATCTTAATCTATCTAGGGCTGTTTTGCTCATGATGGAGAAAGATGAATAATTAGACATTTATAAGAAAAGCTATAGCTTATAAATGCTTAACCCAATCGTTTGTATAATACTGTTTACTAGTACTAGTTATTTTCTCTATATGATAGGGTTCCCTGTTATACTAACTACATTCTTGGCTGATAAATATAATAAGTATATTAAAGTTACTAAACTGGTGTCTACTACTCAAAAGGTGAGGTATCTTATTATTTACCACACCCTAAAGCTTATCATACAGACATTATGGCTTGGATTTATACAGTATATGAATACTTCTGTACGTAAAAGGGGGAGGAAGACTTATGTAGTCTCTTATACCATAGAGGGTCGTATGTATAGATTACTCCTTACACCAAAACGGGGTCCACCCCCTGTACTTATGATAGTGTCAAACGAAGATGATGAGGAGGTAACAGATGAAATACTACCTTACATGGGCCCCATGTACGACTGGCATGGAAACCATAACCTTACTCCAGAATTCTTAGGCTATGATGAAGGCTTTACCATTCACCTTTCTAACGGCGAAGAGATAGTGTACGAGGGTCCTCAGAATGTGGAAGTTATAGATTTGAAATTATCTTAAAGTTTCCTAGTATCAAAACAAACATGACTAACTGCAGAGTTCAAGATATTATTATCCTCATGGACGAGTCTGGGAGTATGAACTCCATGGGAGATGAACCCATCCAGACTGTCAATGAGTTTATTATTGATCAGAAGAGGATTAACCAATATGACGGTTCTACTTTATCCTTCTGGAAGTTTAATAGTGAAGTTACTAAAGTAATAGATGATGTACCGCTTACTACGGTGAATCAAATAACTGATTATCAACCAAGTGGACTTACAGCATTAAATGATGCTATCGGCATGGCTGTAACTGCAAAGTTTAATTCCCATAAGAAAGATGATGTTATTTGTATGATAATAACAGATGGGATGGAGAATGCTTCAAAAGAATATACTACAGAACATGTAAAGAGTATCATTGAAGATTTAGAATCTAAACACAGGTGGAAGTTTATATATCTTGGAACAAAACAAAATACCTTTACCGCATGTAATGATATGGGAGTAGATGCTTTAAGATGTCTGTCATACAATCCAACAACACGAGGTGGTTTGCGTAATCTTGCAAGGAATGTAAGTGATAATGTAGCTAATTATAGGTCTGTAACAGCAACAACAATCGATCCAGTAACTCTTAATTTTAATAATCTGACATTAACCAATCATCAGTCTGAACCTATAAATTCTCTTAATCCACTACCACTACCACTACCACTACCAATTCCTGTACTACGACGTTCTTCTAACGTAGATGTAACTCCAGCATTTCTACCACCTACTCCAGATTTGGAACCTAATAATCCTGATAAAATGGTAGACTTTCCTGAATTTGAACTTATATAATTGAATTTTCATTACTAATATTGATACTTATATTGAAAAATATGAATATCTTATCAGATGACGTATGTACTTACATTGCGGGATTCCTAAGTATAACTGATCTTGGAGCAGTTATTCAAAGTAAGCTTAACAAGGCAATACAGGTAGAATTGATTCGGAAAAAGGAGAAAGCCTTATACTTGGTAAGATGGTGGAAACAAAATAGGGTACCACATGTAAATGATATTTTTTGGATACAAAATAATAATGTTTGGTTACTTCCAGGTTTTCAATGGTTCTACAAGAGACTATTGATAGAACAATATCCACGATGTCATATTCGTGGTCAATCAAAGCAGTTATACAAACTCTTGACAAATAAGGGAGTTGTGGACTTACCAGAACCTGATGGCACCCTTAGAAATTTCAGAATCTTGGTAAACAAGAGTGACCCTGATACTCTAAGTTTTGCTGGGTGGTAAGTAAGAGTTTATTTGTGATTACTATTTCTATACTATACATGGTATAGAAATTGATTTTTGGGTGGAAGTATAGGATATAGAAGTAGATAACCAAATATGCCTAAACTTTATTTTCGTTACGGTACTATGAACTCTAGCAAGACTGCTAATTTACTAATGGTAGCCCATAACTATACATCTACTGATCGTAAGGTGATACTAGCAAAACCTAGCTGTGATGTACGCTTTGACCCCCATGAAATTACTTCTAGAGCATTTACAACCTCTTCCCGGGCTGATATCCTCATAACCCCCGATATGGACGTTATAGATTTGGATGTTGTCCCAGGGGCTGTCTGTATGTTGGTTGATGAAGCCCAGTTCCTGAGTAGGGTAAATGTAGACGCCCTTAGGGAGGTAAGTCGTACTATACCAGTTATCTGTTATGGGTTACGTACAGACTACCTCACCAGACTCTTTACGGGTTCAAAGAGGTTGATGGAGGTGGCTGACAATATAGAGGAGATCAAGACGGTGTGTTCCCTATGTGAGAAGAAGGCTGTGGTGAATGCAAAGTATTATATAGATTATACTACAGGGAAGTGTGAGATAATGAGTGATGGTCCTAGTGAGTTAGATCTTGGAGGGGAGGATAAGTATAAGGCTATGTGCTGGGATTGCTACCAAATCGAAATTGAAAAAGAAAGTTAAACACTGTTTGTAACAGACAAACTGATAATGAATTCCAAGACGGTTCCATATAACCCTGAGCTTTTTTGTATGGTAAAGGCTGGTATTAATGTATGTGAAATATGTACTAATGAGGCATGGTACTCAACAAGTATACCTCAGAGGGGTAAATATGATTTACCTGAAATGGAGTTGTTTAGATGTGGTCATGGAATGTGTTCTAATTGTTTAGGTCGTATATCAGTGCATGAATGGTTTTGTCCCTTTTGTCGTGACGGAAGTAAACAATTTCCTAGTAGGATCCCTGGGGAAGTTAATTATGCTAACACTTTTTCGCAATATCTTTATGAGTTTAACAATAATTTGAGTCTCCTAGAGAAGTCTGGACATAAGTTTGTACAGCTCCATAGACAAATTATATATAATGCAAAAAATGAAAAGAAAATAAAAAAGAAAGAACAAGAACAACGAGCAGCTCAACTAGCAAAAGAAAATAAAAAAGAAGAAAAAAAGAAAATGAAAGCAGTATCTAAGGCTCTAGCTGTTTGTACATATTGTATGAAAAGTACCTTTACAAGTACGGCACAATTGAAGATACACATACAGGCAAAACATCCAAATGTGAAAGACATTAGTATATAAATCCCTACAATATATCCCTACTATTTTATAGTGTTCACACTATAAAATACCATAATTACGGTTCACTTTCTCCCCCATGATATAGATCATGTGCATGATTACCTCTATATACAGAATCATATTTTGTTTCTAGTCTATTTTTCTTTATTTCTTGGGAGAAGCAGTTACTAGGTGTAAATACAACAGGCCAATTTAGTACACAACCCATATAATCGGAGTCTGCTTTTACATATGCGCATTTTAGTTCTAGTATGGGTTGAATAATATTCCATACTTTTTCCTTAAAATCATCAGGTTTTATGTCAAAAAATTTTATATAATATCCCTGTTCAATTACATTTTGAGTTTGACCTGGGCATATAACACTAGAATAATTATCAGTTATCTGACATTCTGTGTGTTGAAGTAATTTTGCAAGTTCTAGACGAGAGGTTGATTTGTGGCTAGATATATATAGTTCAATCATTTTAATATGATTTGCCATTCTATAAATCTAGATGTGCATATAAAAAAAATGTGGGAGATACAAGTGCTGTATCCAAGTGTTTTTTTGGAATTTTTTGAGATGTAGTTGTACTTGGATACTTCTTATTTAATACTAATAAACTTAGCCTAGGGGAAACAAAATGCAGGGGATCCGGGGAGTATGTTGTGCTAATAAGCACTTCCAAACGCGGTAATTGAGAAAAAAAAACTGGTAATAATCTATGTCTATTTTTAATATCAAGATAAACCTTTTCTAGATTATGGCAATGTTCCATCCCAGAGAAATCTATATCTACAGCTTTTATGTATAGCTTGCGTAAATATGGGAGTTTTCTCCAGTTTATACGTAATGTACCCCTGGAACCAGTTATATTTGTATTGTATGTAGCATCATCAATAACAAGTATTTCTGTTGGAGATAAAGGAGGTTGTATTGGAGAGGGTGCTATATAACATCTAGAAAATTCTACCCTATGGGGCCAATTAGTAGGTATCCATATGGCAGGGTCATCTATTCCTATTACATTTAAGGATCTTATGCTATTATAATGTTGATTATATAGATAAATAAATTGGGGGTAATTAGTATGAGTATCTAATACAAGTTGTTTAATGTATCCATACCTATCACAAACATATTTTAATCTACGACAAACAAGTCTAAGTTTAGCAGAATCTTTATTTGTATGTATATGGTTTAAGATACATAATAATGTATTATCACACAAATTTAATAATGACATATTATTTATAAAAAATGTCTTTCTGTTAAAATAGTTTTATAGTTGTATTATAAATAAAAGCAAATAATATGTTTGAAAATGATCGTGATTTGGATGTTCATGTTGTAAAAAAGAAAAACATCAGAGAACAATTAAAGCAGAAAAAAACGACAGAGCGTAAAACCAAAGATAAAAACAAGCCATACATACCTAAAGCTGTAGCACAGGTAGAAAAACAAAATGCAGAGGAAGCAGCTTTACGTGCATTTTTTACTATGGTTGTATCTCATGATGGTGTTACGAAGGAAGAAATAAAACAGTTTGTTACTGAACCTACAAGGGGATATGGGAGGGAGACAATAATAAATAATATATTCAATAAATTACCCTCTACATATTATGTATCGTTTGCCCAAGAGTATATTTGTCAGGATAAGAATATGCTTAATAAATTCTGGCAAAATTATCAAACCATACCACGGGTAGTTAATGCTATTAAGGAAAAAGAAAGTCTAGAAAGTTTAGCATATGACCTATTTGAAGATCAGGGAGATGATCAACCACGCCCTCGTCCACAGCCCCGACCCCCAAGGGATCCAGCCCTAGGTCCACCTGTGTTTAAAAAACATGTAAAGACAAGTAAGATAAAATTGGTAGAAGAATCTCCAGGTGGTACTTTACATGAAGTAATCCCTAAAGATAAACCTAAACGTAGAACTATTTTACCTAACATGGGTAGGGAATGTATCGATGAACTTCGTAGTGCCCCTTGGTTAGATGAAAATGTTTCAGGTATGTATATGAATACAAATGAACTTCCACAATATATAAACCCAAAGAAGGATCCTTTTACCGATAGGGAAAATACAGTATGGTATCCAGTCAATGCAGAATGGTATTCAATTATGTGTACATATCCACGTAAACAAAAAGAAAATATAACAGAAATCACTGTAGATTCTGGTATTATATCTGTACAATTAGGATACCTAGTGTCTAATGAAATAATAAGAATAAATGAAGCTATGACAGAACTAGAAGATGAATATAAAAATAATCAAAAACTATCTCTACGTGGAAAAATAGAAAAGTTAATTAATGAACCTCTTTCTGAAAAATTGGTAACTATGGGAAGGAGTGTTCTATCCCACGATCTATTAAGTGTAGCTGAAAATGTTAAATACTATGAGGACGATACTTCATATATGAAGTCAGTCATGGAAGCTATGAAAGAGGGTTCTCGTACAAATAAAGATTTTATCGAAAAAATAGCAAATTTGGCTGTATATGTTAGAGATAATAATACTTCCGTATTTCATGAGAGACTGAAAGAAGGTTATTATACTCCAACAATTTTAGCAAATCTATCTCCAGAAGAAAAATTTCCAGAAGCGTTTAGTACTGGTCAAATGGATGAGAGAAACGATAAGATATTGAAATCTCGAATAAATGATTATATTATGAACCTAGCAGACACTTACTATTTCTCAGTTCATTCAACTGAAAGTCGCCCTACACGCTCTATGGGATATTTTGATCGTTCTTTTATTAATCTTTTAAGAGTTAAAAATCAATGTGTTAATAATGAACTTGTAAAGGACTTACCAGAACATGATATAATTCACTATAAAGATCCAGATACAAATATTGTTTATTGTCTTTCCATTTCAAACATACTTCAACAATTAAGAGAGAATCCTGAAGAAGTGGTTAATCCTTATACTGGAGGTATCTTTCTATTAGAAGATGAATTTTTGAAAGATTTTAAACGATTATATGACCATCCCCGTCTACCAAAAGATGAAGAACCCGATGTAGAAGACGAAGATAATGATAAATCTGAACCTAGAAAACCCATTTCCTTTATAGCTCCAGAACTATGGAGGGAAATGGTTAAATATGTAGAAGAATGTGAAGATGAAATGGAAGGTGGTGCAAAAAAATGCAAGGAAGGTAAGGAAATACAAGAAAGCCTAGTCGAAAGTGATGACGAAAGTGAGGGGGAAAAGAGCGGGGATGGGGATAAATCAAAAAAGGAAGACGAGGGTGACGATTCTCTCCCATCAACCCCATCTTCAACACCCTCAACACCCTCAACACCCTCAACACCCTCAACACCATCGTCTTCATTTTCTGATACTCCCAAGGGTGTAGAACCCAAGGGTGTGGGTGGATCTGTAAAATGTGCTGATTGTAGTAGGGATGCGCAAGATGCAAGTCTAAGAACAATTGTACGTGATGGGAAAGGAAAATATAAAACCTCTAATTTTTGTAGTATAGGTTGTCTAGAAAATCATGATATGGAATCTGGTAGTCAAGATTCTAGTGGGGGGAGAAATGGTACAAAAGAACGTAAAAATAGGAAGAATAAAAATAAATAAATATAATAAAATATCTTATAATTGGAAATTTCAACCTGGAGATAGTTATAAATAATTTAGATTTCTAAATTATTTTATTAAAATAAATGACAGACCCTTTACATTGTGGTTCTATACAGCAAAAAGTCAATAATTGTAGCGATTTAAAATCAAAGAAACAGTGTGAGCCGAGCTCCAAGCGGTACTGGATGAATGTAAATGGCCAGACACATCTATGCGAATGGAATCCCTCAAGGAGGAAGGGGCAAGGGCAATGTGTGTATGGAGATCCGTGTGAATGCGCGTCCGCACCGTTCACACTCAATTGGTTTGGCTTTGAAGCCGGTTCCCCAACTAACTGTGATAAATTGAATGCTGATCAATGCCATTATTTTGAAACTTCGGAAGGTCGAAGTTGCGTGTTGGATATTCTGGGAAAGTGCAAACACCCGCCTGATACCGAACCTATATGCTCCGATATTAATTTAGAAGACGAATTTGCAACTCAAGATGACGGTTGTCCTGATGGGACTAAGGATGATTTCCAGACTATTTGTGAAAAAAAGAATTCAAATTTTACGGGTAGTGCTAGAACAATTTTAGAGTATGGGTGCGGCACTTTTGGTTATGGCTCTGGTAGATATTGTATGTGTTCTTACCCTTCGTAATAAAGTCCTAGTTTATAATAAATGTATTGGTACAAAGGAAAACCTTCTAAAAATATACTTTATTTGGAGTTAATACTGAGACTGAATGATTAGGACTTACTTGTTAGAAATAGTAGAATTATGTCTATTTACACTTAAAACCTTGAAGTAGAGCTGATAAATGGATTATAAGAAAATAAAACTTTTAAGTTATACAGACCTTAAATGTATAGCCCAAGAAATGGAAATACCCATAAGAAGGAGTAAAGAAGCATTATTAGTTGATGTAATAGCAGGTCTCAAGGAATATGAAAAATACAAGCGAACTAAGGTAGATAAATATACCCGCCACTCACAACTCGGTAATCCAGGGAAAGAAGGTACAACATATGTGGTTTCTGATAAACATGGAAACGAATATGCCATGAAAACTTTTAGACGTCAAAAATCATCAGATACACTTAGGAATGAGGCTGAACTACAAAAATTAGCTGCAGAGGGTGATGCTGCCCCCAATGTCATAGATATAGACACTGTCCATAAATGTATAGTCATGGAGAGAATGGATAGACATCTCCTAGATGTTATGAAAAAACAAAAGGGTGTGCTTACCATAACACAACAAAGACAAATAATAGGCCTATATAGGAAACTAGATAATAGTGGAGTATTTCATGGAGATGCCAATCCAATGAACTATATGTATAGAGGAAGGAAACTATATATGATTGATTTTGGAATGGCTAAACCTATCACGTCTTCTCTAGTGAAAAAACTAGGTACAGATACCCCTAATGTACATATAATGTCCCTCGGAATGGTTCTGAAGTTAAAAGAAATGGGTTGTCCCCAAGAGTCATATGATTATATATCAAAGCATGCAACCCTAACACCTGGATTACTTTAATTTTTTATTATTTGTTGATGAGGTAGTAAAAACTTCCAATGTGAAGTCCACGATTTTTAAACAATAATTCGGTTAAATAAAAAAATTACAAATAATAAAACATGACAGATAAAAAAAATACCATTTTGACTGCGAACCTTCTTATGGGGAAGATTGCGGAAAACCATCCTATCGAGTCGAGTATTGCGAGGATTTAACAGACGGAGCCACATGCGTTTATGGACTAGATAGGCATGGCACACCTTATTCCGACATGAAGAAAGGTGAGTCGGGCACACCTGGCATTTATAAAGGATAGTATTACATGTGCAACTGGGACGACACAAATAATAAGTGCTATCTTGATACCCATTGTCCGTGCAGTTACAATGTAGGACCTTTTGACGTCGATGAGTCAGATACAGCGGGACTTGGCGATTGCTCTAAAATTACGGACAGCGTCGTTTGCCCATTATTCTATAAAAAAGAAGATGATAAAATGTATCCTTGTGAGTGGAATAGAGGAGAGTGTGAAAAGGGGAGGAGGGCATGCAAAACGGATACGAGGTTGGCGACCGCATATGCATCAAACACATGCACTTTAGGATGGGGGACATCGGATAGTTGCACAGAGATTTGCCAGGATAAATATGGAACAAAACACATAAAATCAGGCAACATGCTTTGGGAAAAAGATTGCAAATTTACCGGACACTCACGATTCTGTGAGTGCGTTCAGTAAAAAGATAATTCTAGGAAAAGGAAAATGAATTTGATTTATATCATAAATTTATATATGGAAAAAGCAAATATGAGTCAATCTGATAATGAAGAATATGATTACTATAGTCCTAATAATACTATTAGAAATCTATGTGTTATCTGTGGCGTAGATATGGGCCCAGATAACCCACGACAACTCTGCAGAAAAACATATTGTGAAAATGAAGATGAAATTCTCCTAACTCCACCCCTATCACCTCAACAATTTCAAACACCGACCCCCCAAGCTCCAGTAAAACCACAAAATCCAGACTCCCATGTACATAGTGATACTGCCCCTGTAATATCTCTCTCACAACTTGCAGAGGTTGCATATGAAGATATTTCCGAACAAGAGGATGAATTTACACAACAAGATTTAGAACTATTGGACAAAATCATAGATCATGGTCAACGTCTCTTGTGCAATGAAGAATTGAATGGTGTTTGAATTAAAAATATTCACATTATTTACTATATATTTTATATATAGTAAACTTGATTATAAACTGTATCTCTATATATAAATAAGTAACTATGACTACAACTGTTACATGTCTTAAAGTGGATAATATAAGAAAAGAAGGTATAGACAACTTGGAACAGTGGATGAATATTCCAAATAATGTCTATACGGGTCGTCATGGACGAGTCTTTATAGGGAAAAAATCAGAAGGTAATATAAAGGTTTTTACATATCCGGGAAGTAAATGGGCAAATCCATATACCCTAAAGGAGTATCCTAATATTAAGAAGAATCTTTCAATGTATGTAAAATATCTTTTTGAGTATGGATTGATATACCAAATAGAAGAACTTCGTGGTAAAAATCTTGGATGTTATTGTCAACTCCATAGGGCATCAGATGGATCCCCCACATGTCATGCTCAAGTATTAGCAGATCTCCTGGAAAAGTGTAATCATCTAATATCTACTTGAATTTTAGTCATCCTTATGGAATATATAGTTAAATATGAATATCTTCTATCTTCATCATAATCCTACTATATGTGCCTTACTTCATTGTGATAAACATGTTGTAAAGATGATATTAGAAACTTGTCAGTTACTCTGTAGTGCATGGCACATGACTAGCGAACTTTATACTCCTCCATACAAATTAACACATAAAAATCATCCTTCTGCTATATGGTGCAGATATTGTAAAGAAAATTATATATGGTTATGTAAACTTGGAATAGAATTATGCAAAGAATATACATATCGATATAAAAAAACACATAAATGTCAATCATATATCCAAACTCTATCAGAAAATATACCAGAACTCTCAGATAAACCCTTTACGCAGCCAACACAAGCCATGCCTGATATTTACAAATGCAATGATTCTATTTTAGCTTATCAACAGTATTACTTTTTTGAAAAGGCAAATTTATTAACATGGAAAAATAGGGAGGTTCCTGATTTTATATTAGAAATAAAATCCTTTTTTGAGAATTAAGATTTACAAATTATTATACCCTAGGGTATAATAATATTGTCTTAATGACCTAACCAGACTTTAGAAATTGTCTTGTAGTTGCTAGCCTTAGGATAAAAATCTAAACTATAACCCTCCTTAACAAAAGAATTTGTAGGGGTTACATTTCCACCCTTAGTCCAGCCATATTGTAGGGAATTATATGACCTCCCACAACAACCCTGTCCGTGACCTTGATATCCTTCTAGACTTACTAGTCGTGGTTGTAGGGTTTGAGGACAACCTGGTACAAGGCTTCCCTGGGGGTATTTCCATGTATTTTTGAGTGGTTCAAAACAACAAGATGGTTGATTCATTGCTTTTATACATAGGGAGGATTATTTTATTGCATCATAAATATATGTACCTTGAGACATGGGATGTAATTTATTAAGTTCTTGAGCTTGTTCCTGTGTGATTTTGTGTTTATAAAGTGGGGTTTCGTCATGAGCATTTATGACCATAACAGTACTTGTATCTGAATATACATATGGGCTTGTTATATTAGCTTCTATTACACCATAAATTTGTTCTACAGAATTGAGATATAACTTTTTGTATGCCTTTTCTTTTACCCTCATTCTGGCTGTAACACGATCATAAAATGCACCTTCTAGATTACGCCCTAAAAGGAGTAGGGAACATAACATAATTTCTAGATTTAGTTTCTTGGGGACACAAAATTTTGCAATTTCTTGTATACATCCATAAACATCATTAGAAAATACAGTTAGAGCTTCTGATCTATTATTTGTATCATTGTAATCTGGTCTCACTTTACGTGCTGAATCAACTATATTTTTGAGTACATATAGGTTATAAAATGGTGATGATATTTCTTTTTCTATTTTAACCCATTCCCGTAGGAATGTTTCATATGAAGCTTGGATTTTATTTCTGTATTCTTGTTCCTCTAGGGGTAGAATAATAAGAGTTTGAAGTATATCTAGACAATAATGTTCATATTCTGTAAATAATATTGAGTCATAATTTTCGTAAACTCGGAATGTTCTTGATATATAATCGCTACATCCCATCTCCTCATCTTTATCCCAACCACTATCCCAATCTATATTCAGAGGGGAAAAAATATTCTTTGTAATATTTCTTAGAGTTTTAGCATCTTGACTATTTGGATGTGTAGATTTTATCTCGGATGAAACTGTTACCAAGAACAATTTTGGATCAGCTATCCAGTCAAAACGATCACTCATAAAGCCTACATCTGTATGTGCCATACTAGGCCACATGGGTCCATCATCCATATCTTCTATGTAAGAAAATCCATAGTCTATAATTACTGGATAGTAACCATATGTAGGTACACAGAACTGATTATCCTCGTCCAGTATGTATAACATCACCATATCCCCGTCACATTTCCTTACCATGATATTATTACTATGTAAATCATAATGACTAAAACCTTTTTTAGACTGAGCTATAGCTATGGCGAGTAATGTTTGTTTAACTAGACTATACAATACAAATTCTGGAATTTTATCTGCAGCTCGTATATAGTTATACAATTTCATACTATCTTTTATATACTCACACAACAATACCTCCTTCTTTATACCAACCTTATCACCCGGCTCAAAAGGATTACCAGTTTTCCGAGATTGTGGATCTACAGTAGCTTCAATCATACCTACAAAATTACAAAAGTGAGGACAATATGAGAGTAAAGAAGATAAACCATTCATTACTACACACTCATGTTGTATTAAATAATTTATGTATTGTGATACCTTAAATACATATACATTTTTATCTTTATCATCTTTATCATCTTTTGCATGTTTATCCTCAAATAGACCCACAAGTCCTTGTTTACCAGGTTTTTTAAATGTTTCTACATATACAAGCCATTCATACCATGGTTTATATTTATTTATATGGTAATTATCATTGATCATTTCTTTTCTCTCTTTTTTTGTTACTTTAACTTAACAAAACAATCTATCAATATAAATGAACAGATCTGTACGTTTGAGAAAATATCAAAGTGCATATGAATTATGCATCTCCAAAATAGAAAACCTAAACAAATATGAAAACACAAAAAAATCTCCATCACAAAAACTTCACAAACGAAGTCCCCAACAAAAACATCCAAGAAGTCCCCAACGAAGACCCCCAAGAAGTCCCCCAAGAAGATCTAAAACTGAAAAAAAAGAAAAAGAGGAGGTAAAATCACAAACTCCATTAAATCCATATCAATTATTTGTACGGGAACAAAGTCAAAAAAATAAATATAGATCTATGTCACCTAAAACAAGAATGACCCATATAAGTAAAGCTTGGGCAAAAAAAAAAAGGAGTACCTAAAGACAACATATTAGGTGATAAATGTCTACTAATATCTTAGACATAGATAATCTAGACATAGATAATCTAGAAATAACTGATACTAAAAATCCCCTAGAAATAATTTATGATCTCTCTATTGAGGAAGATATACGCCTAGATATATTACGAAATTATGATGGTGATACACTTGAAATTATACTTAGATTATGTAGTATGTATAGGGTTAGTGGTATTAAGGTTTTAAAGTCATTTTTGGAGAAAATCGTAATGGATAAGGATATAAATATTGTCCATAAACTAGAATGTGCCAAGGCACTAGATGATCCTAGAATGTACAACATAATTTGTAGTGTATCCACTACCGATTTACCAAGTCCATGTAGGATTGAATGCATAATTATGCTTATGGAAAGTGATGGGGGTGCATATACTGACAAGGCCCTTAGTTATCTAAAAACATTTGTTGTAGATGACTCTATAGAATGTGATTTTCGTTATAGGAGTATTCTATCCCTAGAGAAAGTAAAAAAGGAATGGGATGAGTCCGACGTAGACGAAGATGAACGCCCCCCCTGGGATTTTTATATCCGAGAGGCACAACATACATTCCTCCTACACGATCCTAATGATATATATTACCGTATACTATCAGCTCAATATATTCTAAGACATTACAGAAACCCAATGACTATAGAACTAAGGGAATCTGCTCAAATCCTATTAGTCCATTTTTCACAGAATACTGACACACCCTACAACTTAAGGGCCGATGCTGCTGATGTCCTCATGCGATTGGGAGATGGAGATTTCACCCTCCTTGGGAGGGACACAATAGAATATCTAGGAAGGGACCCCGTGGAGGGAGATCACACTATATTTGGAAATTCCCAAAACGTGCACACAGAAGAAGTTGAATCGTCTGTAGCCCAAGCCCTAGAATTTTTTACAGAAAATATACGTGTTAAACCACATGTAACCTTTGAATACATAAGAAAAGAAATACTAAAAGACAAAGATGACAAAGATGACAAAGATGATAATTCACCCCTGAGTAGGGTAAAATTATCGTTGAATAGGATAGATATGGATAGGGTATTATATTCTAAATATAATAGTACCCTTGCAAGTATTCTCGTATGGGTTTGGTCATACATAGAAGGTCATGAGCATGAGGAAACTCTTCGTGAACGCCTATGGGAAGAGCTTGTAGATATGTCAGGTACTTGCTCTTCGGGATTTGCCTCCCGACTGATTAATACATTATCCGGTTTTGGAGACCTTACAGTAGGAATATCATGGGAAGATCAAATTGTAGCTAATTTTTCGGGGAGGCTTAATAGCGCTGCGAGAAATATAACTGAAAAAGATTTTACATATCTTGAAGATGTAAGATCCCTAATGAAAATGGAGGATGATGTGACAGATGAAGATCTTGTGGTAGAATTTCAGTCACGGGTACTAGAAGAAATGACAAACATTACGTATGATTATTCAAACCATAGTCACTTTTCTCTTTTTCTCAGAAAAAATCTACCTGGGATTAAAGAAGAAATGTACCAAGAATTTACTTCTCATTTAGACGATACTACATTTGATCTCTATATGAGAAAAGCTATAATGCATTATGAGGGATTCTGATACTATAAAATATGAAAATGTCTAAGTAAAAATACTATTATTAATATACAGACACCAACAGTAATAAATATACTTAATATTATACTATATGCTATACCTTCGGCAAATGGCTTGATTATAGGATTATTTCCGTTTGGGACTGGTTTGGGAGGATCTGTTTTTGTATTTATCATTTTATATATGTATATATAAAATGTCAGTAAAAGATATAATTATAGTATTAGTTCTAATTTCACTAGGAATATATTTATTTTTGCAACACAAAATAACAAACAAAACCCTAGGTATTTTTATAGGGATTATTTTTGTGGTGTGTATTAGTTTATCCATAGCATTATCAAAACCAAAACCAAATTGTCCGCCATTTCCAACTACAGAAATACCACCCTCATGTCCCCTATGTCCAAATACCCCATAACCTACTCCCATAACTGGGGATTTTGTAAAGAAAAATGATACTCCATTTCCTAAAATCCAAGGTAAACCATTTTGTCTCCAATATAGAAATTCTACCAAGGTACCTGTAATGGTATGGCATATGGGTAATCAACCCCCATGTCTTGAGGGAAACAGTAAATGTAAATATGATCAAACTTCTACCTGGACAAAAGATGTGAACGCTAAATTCTATGTTAATGATAAAACTATACCTGCTTCACGATATGTTACTTTACAACCAGGGGATATCCTCCGAGTAGAACCCGCGACAAATTCTAAAGGAGAACCATAATGGTGCTGGTATGATGCTAAGGGTGTAAGTACGTGTGCCGGTACAAGGGCTTGGTTTACACCAGTGGTGAAAAATCCAGATAAAGTAAAAGTAAACGAATTCTTTACTGGATTTGAGTTTAATTTTGCAAATAATGGGGGTGGACCAGACTATGATATAAGTGCTGTTGATGGTATTAATGCAAATATTACAGTAGAATATACTGAAGAATGTAAAGGATTAGAAAGGAAAAAGTCACTCTTAGTGAATATGGATTCATGCCCAAAACAGTTTCAGAGGGATGGTAGTACTGATGGACCAAAATCTTGCGTTTCCCCCAAATATGATTACACCCTACCCCTAGAGGATCTAAATATGACTGGATGTCCCTATGGATCAAATACAAATGGTTGTACACAAGGTAAAGCTACCGGTCAACACTGTACATGTGGTGATGCTTGTGATAAAAAATTAGATTGTCATAAATGGTGGGTAAATCCAGAAAAACCAGGTGTAGCTTGGTCTAATTATGTACAGAAAACATGTAAGGGTGGAAGTGACTCATACTCCTGGGCATATGATGAGAAACTGTACAAGGATTGAGACACAGAATATAGTTGTAATTGTGATCCTGTACCTCCAAATCAAACTGGTGGTATCCCAGTTACAGGGTGTGCACAATCAGGGGATTGTAAACCTACTGGGAATACACGAGATAATCCTCTGAATCCTAATGTGAATTGTGGCCCTCCTAATTCTCCAGCTAAACCTGGGGATCAATTAAATATAGATATCCTTGATATTATGGGATTGGGGAAAATTATAGTCCCCGTTAAGTGTGATCCCTCCAAAAACCAAAAATGCCCAGGGGGTGGTGATTTCCCTAAAAATGGATACTGTCCATCCTGTCCACCTACACCTACACCCCATACACCTACTCCCGGGGAGGATGTCCTGGATGTACAACAGAACAATGTGGTAAAGATGCTCCATATTTTCAGATAGTATCTCCATATGCATGTTCTCCCACTCCCCTGAATAAGAATTGTTGTAATATTACAGAATGTGGTACTGTCAGATGTTCCCCTGGGAGTAGGTGTCCTGATTTGAGTGCTTGTCCCTCAAATGGGTGGTGTAAATAGAATTCATACCCGAATTAAATCTATATACTAAAACCAATTGGTTTTAGTATAGTATTTAGTGTATTAGTACATTTAGTATCTCCTCTTATTCAGAATAGCTTGGGATCTCGCTAGTTTTCCAGATTCATGTGGTGTTAAATTACGCTTCTTAGAAAGTGCATATACACTGTACTTCTTTCACACTCCTTTTCCCTTCTCATCGAAGAATAACCTCCATCATCTGCTTCCAAAAGACAAATTATAATAGCAAAAAATACAGTAAATAAGAAAACCGCGATAATTTCCATCTTTCTTCATTTCACTTTACAAGTGTAAATTCTCCACCCCCACGTCTAAAGTAAATTTCCCCAATCCTAACACTTGGATATTTTATAGACTGTTTCTGGTTTCTTATGTTTACTTTATAATTTTTAAGAGGGTTTGTAGTTGTTTTGTGAATGAGGATGCCCCAGCTGCATGTCTAAGTACATATTTATTCCTTTGTCTCCAGTCTGTGCCTACTGCTTTTTCAGACATGTAGTAAATGTCTCCGTGGTTAAGGGTTAGTTCTATGTTGTACCCCATGGGTACATCATTATAGTAACACATGTAGTTTAGATTCATACTTTTCCCTAGGCGCACACCTATAACTTTTTTCCTTTCTGTATCTCCATGGTATCCAATACCTTTTCTATTTACCCCGTGATATATGTTTCCCTCACATTTTAAACTCCTGGCTTCTTCCCCTATACTAGTGGGAAGTTGTTTCCTCAGGTTAGTAAGAATAGGTACCCAAGACCAGGAGATTGTTGTTCCCCGGGTCTGGGGGAAGTCTTTTTCTTGTAATGTATCTGAGAAATTTAGATTATGGCGTGCTAATTTATTTTGGACTTGTCCACGTCTTTCATTATAGAACTTATCATCCCATTCAAATAATAACATTTCTGTTAAAAGATCCAGGGGATCTACACCTAAGGCCTCAACCCCTTTTCTTACAACTAATAAATATGCCTTTTCATCCCCGTTTTCTATAAAATCATTAAGACAAATAAGCTCTGTCATGTAACCTAGTGCGGTAAAGTATTTTTGTGCCTCAATTAGCTCATTGTGGCTAAATCCCCTTTCGCCCTTATTTCCTATCTTTTGCATCCCCACATGGGATTCTGCAACTTCCCCAAATGTAAGGGTTATTGTACCTTTGAATGGGTTCAGGTATATCCTGTCAATTACATCTATAAAATCTTGGGACATTTCTATATTACCTTTATTTTTCTAAGGGAATAGAGGGATAAATATTGAAAATATGATAGGATACGAGAGTTTGAGAGGGTATAGGGCCTAACAAGGTCTCTCATTTGTTCATATTTTTTATATTTTTTTATTTTCCCATATCTGAGGATGTTAGCTATACGATTAATAAACATTTTTGATTATAAACTATTAACTATTATAGACAACCCCCGTGGTGTTTTCAAATTTATCCTAGGGAATTCAGGACTGTCCCTAGGTCTAGGACACCCCCACACGGTTCTCCAGCACATACTACCCTTAGATTAGGGTTAAACTGTTTTACGTCTTTTATATATCCTGGGTCATTATCAAATAGTATGACACTATTAGGGGAAAGTCCTAGGGCTTTTGCAGTATGTACCATTGTTAGGCCTTTCAACCACCCCCAATTATGCATACTGACACCTGCCCTTTGGGCAGTCTGGATGAATATATCCCTGTCTGGTTTTCCCATAAGCATGAGACTACCCACATTGCTAAAAGTTATCCACCCAATGAGGGACATCCAGTTATATAGATTTGAGGGCATCCACTGGAATGTGTTTAAATTACCTGGATGATACATAGCCCCAGCAGTACTTATACCCGCAGCATACCCATTATCTATACATGCTTGTACTACATTATAGTTATCCCTTCCAGTGGTGAGGGTACCGTCTATATCAAACATACATAATCCTCTAAATCGTGGAGGGGGTGGGGGTATAAGGGAGGTGGGTACTGGTAACTGGGAAGGGTGTTGGGATTGTATAGAGGTTGGATGTGGGGATGATTGTATGGAGGTGGAATGCGGGGATTGTATAGAGGTTGGGGGTGAGGGTGATTGTATAGAGGAGTATGAATGTTGCGATTTAGAATTTATGGGTAGAATTGTAAATCTACCACGTTTCATGAACCATACTATAATGCCTATTAATAATAAAGCTGTAATAAAAATTAACCAACATTTTTTCATTTATATTATGATAATATAAATGCAGTGGATTGCTTTTAAAAGTAGTAAATATAACCATGCATATTATTATAACCAAGAAACTGGAGAGGTACAATGGGAAAAACCAAGATTTTTTCCAAAGATCTTCACAGAGTACCCTCCAATGATAAATATAAAGAGTGAAATTTCTGAGACTACTGGCAATGAATATTTTTTTAACCAGATTACAGGGGAAAGTACATGGAAATCACCCATTCCGAAAAATAATTTTACTGCGGGGATATACCGTGGGCTTAATTTTTGGAAAATTACTGAAACATTTAAGGATGATGTTCAACTATATGGTACTGTGATGAATATGTGTCCCACAGGGATAATGTCTGATAAGGCATTGACAAATGAAGATGAAGATATTGAAGTAAATTTAGGCTTAATTAAATATAATAATGTTGCTGTAGCTATTATTGTTTGGATAGAATATGATGAGTGTATATATATAGATTCTGTATGCTCTTCTAAAATTATTACAAAGTGGGAGAGCAGGGATAGTGATTATCCAAAAGAATGGCATGAAACCATTCAAAGTAATATAGAAGTCACTGATGCATTATCTACCTATATGGGTGCATATTTAGTGTGGGTTATAGTGAGTATTAATACAGGATATGATAGTGTTAGAAAACCTGTAGTATTACAGGATGCAGCACGTCGTGAGGGATATTATGAATCAATGGGATTTAAGGTTACTAAAGACGCTGAACTATTAGGGAAATGTCATGTACATAAGAAAAATATTAAAAAAGACAAACTTATGGTATTTGACGGCGATGAGAAAACCCTATCAAAAAATGTAGAAGAAAATATGGCTAAATTCTTTAAGAAATTTAGCAAAATTAGGGATAAGGATTTTGTAATGGATATAACATCTGTATTTTTTTGGGGTGACGGTCCATGTGGGAGGAAAAAACCATTAACACAAAGTGATGTTGATAAAGCCAATCTTGAATTTGACAAGATGGAAGATGAGGATCCTGATTTTATCAGACCAAGATTATATCCAAAAGGGTGTTACAAGGGACTAGGACTAGCAGATGTAATATCAGATTGGGCTATAGATACTAAAAACCCAAAAATACTTGCAATTACCCAAGGTAAGTTAGGTATGTTTAAGGGAAAATAGAAATTATGATACTAATACCTTAGGTATTAGTATCCGGATAACTAGTATAGGGTGGTCAAATCTAAACACTGAATCCGATAGCAAATTCAAAGGATCATAATTATACTTGGAAAGAGGAGGTTCTAGGGGTATAGGTAGCCAGTCTATACCTTACTAAAACAAAGATGACTCTCAATTTCCTTATACAAAAACCAGCCTTTGCTTGTAAGGGTGTCCATAATCAGTTATATTTTTTTATAACATATTTTATGGACTAGGTAGTATATAATTTTTTAATTGATTTATAATTGTAAATCTTTAGATCTCTACATCTCCAGATTTGGGCTGTTCTTCAATCAACCTCTCTTCTATGTTGTCGTAGCATTCCCTCATAATATCTAGAAAGTAGTAATAAACATTTTTCATAAATTTATGAGTTAAACCAGACATGATAACCTTGCCACTATGAAATACGAGAAACGTATTATACCTGTCTACATTTAATTTATTTTGTTTATCTTTTTCAGGTATAACACTTAGATATTCCTCATATGTTGTCCAGGATTCTACCCATTCCTCAGGGGTATTTACTAGCTTTTTTACCTCCATTGTGCGTATATCCTCTTCTAGGGGTATTTTAATATTTACCCCTGTATAACCAAACGATGTCTCTAATAGACAATGAAACTCCCTCTGAGTACTCATATACCTATTCAACTTTTCCCTATCAACTAGAAATCCAAGGGAAAAGTCTATGTTCCTCATTGAGGGTATAAATAAGGCTTCTAGAGATGTACCCCTATTCAATTCATAAAGGTCACTATTATCCTTAATATACCTCCATATATATTTGATACATTTCTCAGCGTGTTCATTCTCCTTACACCCTGTCATCTGAAAAGTACCGTTTCTACATATTTTAAAATTTACGGGTTTATCCAAAAGGATAACAACCGTTATAGAATTACGAAACCACTTTTTGGCTCCAGGTTTTGGTTTTTTACATTTAAGGTCTACCCCCCTAATATTACCTTCAGATTTTACAGTAATAATAGATCCTTCTGGTAGATCTTTGTTTGGATCTTCTGTATCATTTTTCTTTTTTCTACCTCGTTTTTTTGCTACTATAATATAGTCCGTGATAGGAAGGAACTCAAATACCTTTTTTATATTTATAGTAAGATTAGTAGTCGCAGTAAATGTTTTAGTAGAGACCTTAATATCATCAAACTCTGGAAATTTAAGTGAACTCATATTTCTTACTTAAAGAAAATATTTCTTTAAATATCAATTTAAATATTTTTTGTTTTTACTTTGATTGAGGTATACATTGGGTGACATGGATTTTTTCATTATGACCGTCTGGGTATTGTCTAACTACTATTAAGGGTAGTTTACCCATTTCTAACTCTCGGGTTGCTATTTCTAGGGCATCTGTCATCCCATCTAATGGAATGAATGGTTGGGCACCCATACTTATCTGAGTAGCCCTAGTACCAATAACCCTAACTTTTTCATATTTAGTAAGACTATTTGTGTTATTCATTATTATATTCTTATTTTTATATTTGTAATTTATGTTTATATTCAATTTTGATATATAATAAATGGATTTATTTCAACTTATTATACGTCTTTTAGCTTTTGCTGTTACACTTTACCTACTTTTAGAATTTATAGTAGCATGTAGTGTATGTACTTCTACAGGTATTATACTTATGTTATTAGTCTGTATTATAGTCATTGGATTATTTTTAGGATTCAAACGTTATGATATGACAAAATGTGATAGATGTAAACAAACAGTTCCAAAATCACTGTTTGGAATTACAAAATAATATATGATATTATAAATTATGAGTATACAAACTATAAATTTACCTAACTATCACCAAAATTTAAAAAATGCTAAATCCCATACTGTAACTGCTGGTGCACGTCCACCAAGTGCTCTTGGTGATTTATCAACTGAACCTCCTGTTATTATACCTCCTTTAAACACAAATATTATATTTGATTTGGAATATTATTCTACAGGAACACACCCAGGTCTAAGTGATATTACGCAAGATCAATTACCAAAGAATTTTAACTGGAGAGACTCTGGTAAGGGACTCATTTCTTCACCCGCAAATCAAATGCTCTGTGGTAGCTGCTGGGCTGAAGCTGCAGCCGGTATTATTTCTGATAATTTTATAGTATCTAAACTTGTCACTTGGAAACCCGATCTATCAGCAACTTGGATCCTCATGTGTCATGGACAACTAAAATGTCAAGGCGGGGCACCCGCAAAAGCATTCACTGATATAGCACAATCTCAGAAAGGTATCGTAACTAAACATTGTATAGACTATTCTTGGTGTGCCACAAATCAAAATTGTAATGGTCAAGCAACAAAACACTTTGAATCAAAAAATCTTTCCCAACTTATACCCAGTGGTTGTACTTGTTACTATCCCGGGGACTTTTATAGTTATAAAATTGACCCCAACCCACAAACCATAGCTATTGGAAAACAGAATATAACAAAAGATAATATAGCTATAACTGTCAAACGACATATTATCAAAAAAGGACCTGTCCTAGGCGGGTTTTTAGTATTTAAAAATTTTATGAAAGGAAAACACACAACAGTTAATGGTGGAGTATATTTGGAACATGCAGATTATGATAATATGCAAAATGGAAAATTAATATTCTCTAAAGATATGACAAAAACTAGTAACTATGTGGGATCCCACGCAGTTGCTGTTATTGGATGGGGTGTCCAAAAAGATGTAATAATAGACAATGATGGTACAAAACAACACGTACCATATTGGTACTGTCGTAACTCTTGGACTGAAAAATGGGGTGGAAATGGTGGATACTTTAAAATGGCAATGTATCCATTTAACAAGGCATCACAGTTTGATATGGAAGTTCAAATAAATACTAATTCAGGACTTAAATTAAGTGGTGGACTAGTAGCTATTAGTGTTTCTAAACCACCAGAAAAAATACCCTTCTCTGGACAGCTTATGAATGCACCAAATCATCTTACTCAAAAAGCAGACTTTTATAAATCTGACAGTAAAAATATACCTCCCCCACCTCCGCCACCCCCACCGCCACCTACACCTCAACCGTCTCCACCCCCATCTCCACCTGAGAAAAAGAATAGGAATGGATTTAAACTTAAGGATGGTAAGGTATGGGCTCTTTTTATATCTGGAATAGTAATTTTAATTATATTAATTAGTATGACAGGATATTTAATTGGAAATAAATCATATTCTCATCTTCTTTTTCTTTGGAGTTGTGTATTTTTAGTTTCTATATGTATAGGACTTGTTATAGCCGGAAGAAAAGAAATAAAACATATTTGTGATTAATTTGATTAATCTAAGTAGATAATCTATACTATACAGAAAGTGTATAGTATAATGTCTATCAAAATTTTAATTGATGATCTACCACAGGAAAGATCTGTTGATGACGACCTTGAAATTATTATTGAAAATAAATTCGGTTTGGGGGCACCAAAATATGTATATCCTTATAGGGCTAATGGAGGATACGTATATGTACCTTTTTCCTATGGAATAAAAATACTCCGGGAAAAACCACCAAAACGTGAAACTTTTCACAGTCTAACTCCTGATATAGAATTTTCAGGTACCCTCAGGGAAGAACAAAATAATGTGAGAAAAGAAGCCTTAACTATCCTATCTAAATCAAATAGTATAATCCTTTCTATGCCATGTGGTTTTGGTAAAACTGCATGTGCTATTAATCTTGCTGTAAAAATCAAACTTTGCACTCTAGTTATCGTTAACAAACTTGTGCTTATAAAACAGTGGAAAGAAAGTCTAGAAAAGTTCATTCCAGGGTGTAGTATATGTGTACTCACCCCTAAAGGTATACGGAAGGATTGTGACTTTTACCTTATTAATGCCTCTAATGCAGAGAAAATAGGGCCTGAATATTTATCTAGGGTGGGTCTCGTAATTGTAGATGAGGCACATAATATTATGGCTGAAATGCTTGCTAGATCTATGCAATATATAACACCTCGATATTGTATTGGTCTTACCGCCACCCCATACAGACCAGATGGATTAGATATCCTATTAGATATGTACTTTAGCCCCCAAAAAATTATACGTACCCTCCACAGACCACATACTATCTATAAAGTTTCAACCGGTTTTAAACCCAAAGTAGAAAAAACAAGAGATGGAAGGGTAAATTGGGGTTCTATATTAGATCAACAAGCTATGTCCCCAGAAAGAAATAAACTAATAATTAGGATTATTTTGGATCATCCAGATAGAAACTTTCTCATTTTAGTAAAACGAATAGAACAAGGTAATCTTCTCTCAGATACTCTTTCCCAGGAGGGGGTTTCAGTAACAGATCTATTAGGGTCAAATCAAGAATTTGATCCCGACGCGAGGGTACTTGTAGGAACATGTCAAAAAGTTGGAGTAGGATTTGATCATCCAAAATTAAACGCGCTACTACTTGCAAGTGATATAGAAGAATACTTTATACAATACTTGGGGAGGGTATTCAGATCCCAAGAGGTTGAACCAATTGTATTTGATCTTGTAGATGATAACAGTATACTAAATAAACATTTTAACACTCGCAAAAATACATACAAGTCAGTAGGCGGGGTTATTATGCCATATACTATTCCTCCGGAGGAACAGGTATGATTTTATCTTTTTGGATAAGTTGGTATATATACCAACCCATAGATAAGAATTTTATCAATTCCTCCCTACTATATGTTATATCATTTTCATCTTCACTTTGGTTATCAACTAAAGCTTGTTCCTGAAATTGATATGACATAAAAAATTCACCTATACGAGATAATTGAACTTCTCTTATTTCATTAGATTCTATAGAATCAGCTAGGGATCTTAAAAATTGTTTTAATTTTTCATTAGCTGTTGTATCGGACATATTTTCATGTGTCTATACAAGTCTTTATATATTAAGTATTTTTATACCCATATGGGTATAAAAATTATTCATAATTATTCTCCTATTTCAGTTATCTTCTCATTCTCTTTCTCTTTTTGAGGTATACATGTAGAACAATGGGTCATATATTTTTCAGGTATATCCTTAACACCATTAATCTGTAACGCCTTATACCCATTAGCTGTTGGTAGCGCACGATTACACACACTACATGGTATATATTCTGACATCTTCCTAACTATAAAACCGGCCCTACTAAAACACTCAGAAAAATGACATATGAGGGTAAAATCACCTTCTATATGTGGATAATCATCAACTATAATTACCTGAGTAGGATGAGTTTTATGAATTCTACATAATGATAACCAATTACTGTTCAAATGTGGATAATCTTCTGAAAATCCAGGGAGAAAAGCGATAATCCATCCAGGAAATACCTCATCTGCAAGTTCTTTGACATCTTTTATTGTTTTTACATCCTGAATAAGCCTCGTGAGGATAGATGCATGCTCGGGGGGATCTTTATATTTTGAAAAATTCATTTTATACACAAAAATTATCTCTTTATACTATCTCCCAATCTTTGACATCAGGGATTTTATTTTCTTCTACCCATTTTCTCCTCTCCTCAAAAAAATCCCTACCCTGCAACCAATAAATAAATGGATTTAAGCCATAAGTACACTTACATATATTTAAACCGGTAAAATGTAGTCTAAAAAACTGCATATTTTATTTAAAACATAATTTTTATTTTCTCTTGTATACATATAAAAGATGGGATCAATTTCACTAGAAGCTTCTCTTCGTACATGTAAAGTAGATTCGGGCTGGGCCAATAAGATTGAGTCTGATAGGTTCCTTAATCCCGATAATATGGTATGCCCCATGTGGAACGGCCTAGATACCGCCGGACGCCGGGTATGCCCAGATTCTTTTATGACAAAGCGTGCTGGATGCAACAGCGCTGAAGACCGTGTTATGGTTGAAAATAATGTCACTCGTCCACAATATATGGAATACTTAAATCTAAATGCTGCAGGTATCACCGCCGACGTATATGGTCCATACAAGGATACCGCCGCCTGGAAGGGTAGTGGTTGCCTAAACCAATTTGTTAAGGACAGTAATGCTTACCATGGTCAATTTGGTCTTGTAAACGATTTCACCGGAAATCTCACCGACCGGGAAACTCAACAAGGAAATGCCACCAAACATCCAAGGACTGCATACGCACAAACTATGGCCCAGATGCACCAAAATGAACGCAAGAAACAGGCTGCTGTTGAACGGTACCAATCTCAGCATCGCCGTTGTTACAGTGGATTCTAAATCCTATAATACAAATTATTATATATAATGATATATAATAAATAATGGTACTTACTCAACTAGTACCCTTTGGTTATAAATCTTCAAAATTTATACTTAAACGAACTATATTATCCTTCATTATTTTATATTTTTTTATAATCATATTATGGGTAATATTTGGAAAAAATTCCATACTATCATATGGTCTATTTTTTTCACTCATTATTAGTTATACTCTTGGAATACAAATATCTACATCTTTAGGGGAAAGTGCACTATATGGTGTATTAATAGGTTGTGTTGTAGGTTTTTCTTATATTAGTCTATTAGGAATGAACTCCCAAAAGATAAATAAAGATCATATTATCATAGCATTATATACAATAGCTATTTCTGAACTTACAGCACTAGCTCTTTATAATATATCAAATCATATGTCCTGGTACTACTAATTACTTATTAGACAATATCAAACCCGTAAGTAACAAAAAAAGTAATGTATGTATCAATACACCAAATACACTAGGGCATCCTTTATCATCTGCAGTTAAACCCATTGTCAACTTTGAAGTAATTCTATAAGTTATAGGCGATGATAATACCAAAAAAAGAATAGTTATATATAAAGTCAATATCCACTTATTCTTATCTTTCTCAGTCATATTTTATTATTGTATATTTTATTATTGTATATTTTCTATAATAAGTATAAAATATGACTTATAACACAAAGAATGAAAAAATTCAATTTCTAATATTATTAGTCCTACTTGTTATATTTGCTTTATTAATATCTTATGTTCGTGACAAACTTGGAAATTCCAAATCAAAAAATACAACTACAACTAAGTCATATTCTAATATTGTAGGAGCCCCAGAAACTCATACTTGTAAAGATGGTACCACCTTCACCTGTAACGGAGGCACTCTCGGTTGTGCAGACAACTCAGACATGTACTGTAAAAAACAAACTCCAGTAGGAGCCCCAGAAACTCATACGTGTAAAGATGGTACCACCTTCACCTGTAACGGAGGCACTCTCGGTTGTGCAGACAACTCAGACATGTACTGTAAAAAACAAACTCCAGTAGGAGCCCCAGAAACTCATACGTGTAAAGATGGTACCACCTTCACCTGTAACGGAGGCACTCTCGGTTGTGCAGACAACTCAGACATGTACTGTAAAAAACAAACTCCAGTAGGAGCCCCAGAAACTCATACGTGTAAAGATGGTACCACCTTCACCTGTAACGGAGGCACTCTCGGTTGTGCAGACAACTCAGACATGTACTGTAAAAAACAAACTCCAGTAGGAGCCCCAGAAACTCATACTTGTAAAGATGGTACCACCTTCACCTGTAACGGAGGAACATTCGGTTGTGCAGACAATTCAGACATGTACTGTGGTATAAATATTCAATGGGATAAATGTGTAGAGGATAATAATTGTGAAACAGATCCAGCAATTATAAATCCCCAATGGTATCATCAGGGGGAAATGAAAGATAATAGTGATATAAAAAGGGTAAGGACAAACAATGGCATGACAATCGTAGATAAATGCTCTATAAAGAATACTAATATGATAGCCAATCCAAGGTGTCATATTACACAAGGTAAATTTAATGGGAAAATAGGTCAATGTTTCTATGATGGAAAAAATGTATTACCTTGTGCACCTGCTGGAGGTGCATGTAAGGGTCCAAATACCAAAACACCAGATACAGAACCTACCCCATCGGATATGGGTTTAGGTAGGTGTATTCAGAGAAATGATCATGTTATGTTTGAACCAGCAAAGGATCTTATTCATTATGATCTTTGTCGTTCGCCCTACTAATAATTCTCTGCATGATTTCTGTGGTTGATATAGTTGTTGTATAATCTAGACGTTTAAATTTACCCAATTTCATAGGTACATCATACATTTCATTATATCTGGTATCATCCTCATCATGGGCATGTACAACCATATCTATACCGTGTTCATTCATAAATTCTTCAGTGATAAGAAGAGGTGAAGGTGATATTACCTTATCTACATACCTACAGGCTTGGATAACAGCTGTTCGTTCTTCAAGAGTAAGAGTGGGTGTACGTTTATAGCTTTCTACATCTATATCTGAGTTCACACCAACTATAAGGATATCTCCAAGGGCTTTTGCGCGTTGGAGGAGTTTAACATGACCAAGATGGAAAAGATCACCTACCATATCAGCATATATAACAGTCATTTGTTATATATTTATTTTTTATAAACTTATTGTGAGGAATATACATTTTATTACATATAAAAGTTATCCTATTATAAATCAAATGTCCCTCCACACACCGTGTATACTAACAATACCAAATACCATAAAACATATACTACCTCTTACAACATGTATAGAAGCAGTAGCCGTCTTTACACAGCCCATTAAGGGAGAAGTTATATTTCATCAGTGTATCACACCCTTAAAAAATAAAGGGTGTAAAGTATGTATACGATTATCTGGTATGGAACCAGGTGCCACCCACGCTATCCATATACACGAATATGGAGATGAAAGAAAAGGATGTGAGTCCCTCGGGGGACATTGGAACCCCGAAGGTACCACCCATGGCTCCCTTTTTTTAAATATGGAATCACATGCTGGAGATATGGTAAATAATATTAAAGCGGACTCCCAAGGAGAAGTAGAATTATGTTATACAGATCCACGAATAAACCTACGTGGAGATGTATCAGAATCTATAATAGGTAGAAGTGTAGTAATACATTATGGTATAGATGATCTAGGCCTCGGAGGAAATGAAGAAAGTCTAAAAACTGGTAATGCAGGACATAGATTAGCTTGTGCTGTAATTGGTCACTCAGAGATAAATTGAATTTAGAGTAATAATATGATCAGCTAGAAAAAGAATGGATACATATCATAATATAAATAATCATATTATTACCTTTCTGCAAAAAAATGCAGACAAAAATATAATTAGAAAATGGAAAGTAAAACAAAACGAATTTAAATCAGTCCTAGAAAATGGATATATACCTAGAGATAGCAAATCTAGAGATAGCAAACCCAGTACAACCTATCATCAAGTTATGGAAGAATGGGATAAAGAGTATATATTTAATGATATATTCTGGGAAAATTCAATGCTTATGTCACCTCCCGAATCATACATAGATATAGAACCTCCACTACATGCAAAACGCCTAGATGAATGTCCAGATAATAATATCGTTCTATATAGGAACATGTTTAGTGCATGAGGTCTTTATAAACTTGAATTTTAAGTAGATATATAAAGAATACAAAGTAACTAATCATAATATGGATACCAAAACTAACGAAAGTACTAATGTCTGGCAATCTGTCAAAGGCAAAAATAGCAGCAAAGGAAAAACTATACTAATCAAACTTGGAGCAACCCCGTATGAAGCAACACAAAACTATTATTCCAACAACTATACTAACCAAAAAGAACAAACTAAAGAAAGATTCCGTATACCACCACCGCCTACTAACCTCATTATGACAAAGATGTGCAAATCAGTTTATACTAACATTCGCTGCGCCCATGGTGAAAAGTGCTCCTTTGCACACACGATTGAACAACTAAACCCAAGTAAATGTGCATTTGGAGATGACTGTCGTAAAACTGGAGACGAATGCGGATTCATTCACCCTTTTGAAACCAAAATAGAATACTGTGTACGCATTGGCGTCTCACCAAAAGAACCCGAACCCAAGAGAATTCTTGTACCCCAAATCCAAAAGGAAGAACCCCCTGAAAAGGAATCTGTCAAGGAAGAACCCCCTGAAAAGGAATCTGTCAAGGAAGAACCCCCTGAAAAGGAATCTGTCAAGGAAGAACCCCCTGAAAAGGAACCTGTCAAGGAAGAACCCCCTGAAAAGGAATCTGTCAAGGAAGAACCCCCTGAAAAGGAATCTGTCAAGGAAGAACCCCCTGAAAAGGAATCTGTCAAGGAAGAACTTACAGAAGAACCCATTGAGGTAATTCTCAAAGAAAAACCAAAAAATTCTCCCCCAAAAGAAGTAATCCTTAAAGTCCCTGAGGAATTAGCTGTTCAAGCCTTCACTCTTGCCATGAAAAATGGATACAAAAATATCAAGGTGGAAATTGTCTAAGTCTATGAGACTTGACTAGGACACTTACTAAACATTACTATATTATACATAATATGTATAATATATTATTTAGAAAGATTCTATAGGGACCCCATACACTTGATATCTGAGACTCTCTAGGGGCTGAGAGACCCTCCTTGGACCAGGCCGTCTTAGCTCCCCACGAGGGGACCCCATACACTTGATCTCTGAGACCCTCTAGGGGCCGGGATGGGCATCCTGAGACTAGGCCGTCTTAGGCTCTCTACGAGGGGAACCCACACACTTGACTTTTGAGGTCAACTAAGTAAGGGAAGAAGTAGAACTAACATGAATACTCAAACAATGAACTCTACTATCAATGACTACGTACTGGCCTTCCTTGAGGAGCATGGCTCCGAAGAGATGGTTGATGCATGGAACGAAAAGAAGAACCAAGACGACCTCAAAACTATGATCAAGGACAACGTTAAGACTACTAAGACGACGAAGACCAAGGACCTCAATGCACCAAAGAAGTCAAAGAGTGCTTATCTGTTCTTTTGTGCTGATAAACGCGAAGAGGCAAAGGAACAAGCTGATGATCACAAGCAGATTCTAAGTATTCTTGGAGGGATGTGGTCGGAGTTGAAAGAGAAAGCAGAGGGTGGCGACAAGGAGGCAAAGAAGGATCTTGAGAAGTACAACAAGATGTCTGAAGACGACAAGAAGCGCTACAAGGAAGAAATGGATGATTACGAGCCACCTGCTGACACTGGTAGCGACGATGACAAACCAAAGGGCAAGAAGGGAAAAGGTAAGGCGAAATCTGACAAACCAAAGACGAAGCGTGCAAAGAGTGCATACTTGTTCTTCTGCGCTGATAATAGGGAAGAGGTCAATAAATCTTTCTCTGGAAAGGAGATTCTGACCGAGCTTGGAAGACTGTGGTCTGAACTCAAGGAGACTGACCCTGACGCTCACCAGAAGTATGTGGATTTGGCTGCTGAAGAAAAGGCGAAATTAACAGAGTCTGATTCTGACAAAGCATCTGATAAGGCAACCGATGATGACGATGACGACGATGACAAGCCTAAAAAGTCCAAGAAAACAAAGGCACCTAAAAAGGTCGCACCCCCTCCCTCTGATGACGACAATGAGGATGGTCACGAAGAAAAGGAGGAAGAACCCAAGCCGAAAGATAAGAAAAGCAGTGGGTATAAGGTCTTCTACAAAAGCGTGAAAGATCAAGTCAAGAAGGACAACAAGGGAAAAAGTGTTGCTGAGATGACCAAAATCATCGCCGATATGTGGAAGAAGATGAGTGCAGAGGAGAAGGAGGAGTGGAAGAATAAGGCATAGGTACTTATAATCATCCTAATAAATATAACAATAATAACAAAATATCATAAATAAATTTTATAATATGTAACCTATGAGGTTACACAGTATCTTTACCCACCCTTTCCCTATGACCCAAATATTCTTATCTCACTTGAGGATTGAGAGGCTCTCCACGAGGGACCCTTATACACTTGATCTCTGAGTCCAAGTATGTAAGGAAAAACTAGAACAATCATGAATACAACAATCAATACAAACATGACTTACGACAATGAAAGCTATGATTATTATGATAAGTGGGATTCCTACGGTGATGCCTACGAGGATAAATACTATGGTTATCGCGACTATGACGACTACGATGAATACGACTACGATGACTTGGACGATGTGGACATTTACGCTTCAGAGTTCTCAGCAGAGAGGTATGAAGAACGGAGATATGGCATATGAACGCGAGCGATGCGAGCGCATGTTTACCATATACCTTCTTCTGAATAACAGATCTCTACCACAGGATCTGGCTACTTTAATCAACCCATAAGGTGCAATGCCCTAGGGTTCCTTTATACTGTGTAACCTCAGAGGTTACACAGTATCTTTACACTTGATCTCTGAGACCCTCTAGGGGCTGAGATCCGTCTGTTAATTTTTGCATCGATTATGATTATTTATAAATTATGTTTTTCAATTTTGGCCACAGCGTTATTAGAATTACTATTAATATTAATGGTATAATAAGGAAAATCTGTATCAAATACAGATGATAACCATAATATTGCTCTATTCCAATTAACAATAAAATTATAACTAATATTCCTATTACTTGCAGTACCATCAGTACTACTGAAAAAATATTCATCATTATTGTTATTTTCAAACTGAAAATTAAAAACGGAGCTTTCTTCTGAATTTAGTATGTTATAACCTCCTCTAACAAAATTATTATAGTTTTTTAATATTTTAAACTGTAGTTGGTTATATAACGGATTCCAAATTAATTCTACAAAATTATCTGTATAAATAGATTTGAAATCGCTAATATCAAAATTAATAATAGTATCATTAGTATTAGTATTAGTATTAGTATAAGTATTAGTATATATTCTAAAATCCATTTATTATATTATATTATTTAAAATACTAATAATATTATTTTAAAAAATGGAAGATAAATGGTTTATTTTTGATACGATTGGAAATTTTTTATTTAAAACAACTAACGAAAATCGCGCTAATATTAATAAAATACCAACTAATTTTAATGCTAAATATATTATTAAAAATCCAACAGGATATGATGAAAATAAAGAGCAACATATAAGTTATAATATATCATCCAATAGTGTTATTTTTTCAGAAATTTCATCTTTTGAAAATATTATTAATGAAGAAATTGTTGACTATAAAGAACTTTTTACAGAATTAAAAAATGCATTGGATGAAATAGATTCTTTAAAAAATACTATAAGCATATTAAGTGATAGATTAAATAGTAATGTATCAACATTAAATGGTAGAATAGATATTACTAATGGTAATGTTGATACATTAAGTGATAGATCAGATAATATTACTAATATTATTAATAGTGTTTTTACAAATGTAGAATAAATAAATAAATAAATAAAATATTTTATATTAATAAAATGACATCCGTTCGTCAACGCCTTAACCTCGAAGCCCCAAGTGGCCAAAAACTTTTCCTTACTCAGCTCTCATCTGGAGCTGCTCTTACTGCCGAAGGCATTATGACTATGACCTTACAATCTCTCAAGCTTGTTTCTGGAAGTGACACTGTCAATAACGTAGCTAATAGCATTCTTTCTAATTCCGCTGATATTGTTACAGAAGCTAACGCTCGTGCTGCTGCTGACACTACCCTTCAAAGCAACATTGATACCGAGGCTGCTACTCGTGCCACCGCAATTACTAATGAAGCTACCACCCGTTCTACTGCCGATTCTACTCTCCAAACTAATATTAATAACGAGGCTACTGCTCGTGAGGCAGCCGATACTACTCTCCAAGGTAACATTGATGCGGAAGCGACTTCGCGTGCTTCGGCTGATACTACTCTCCAAAGCAACATTGATGCGGAGGAAACTGCCCGAGTCGCCGCGGTTTCGGCCGAAGCTACCTCTCGTGTCGCTGCTGACACTACCCTCCAAGCCAACATTGATGCAGAGGCTACTGCTCGCGCTGCAGATGTTGCTAGCTTAAGTGCTGATATTACTACTGAAAAGAATCGTGTTGATGCTATCCTCAATCTTTCCCAAACCGATCTTGATACCTTCAAGGAGATTTCTGATGCTTACCAGTCGGCCGACAGCAATCTCCAGACTCTCATTACCAATCTTACCAGCGAATTCAATGCCCTCAAGGCTGTTGTTGATGCTCTTGCTACCAATACCGAAGGTGGTGTTTAAATATGATTTTATATTTATACAAAAATATTTTATATTTATACAAAAATATAAAACTTACATAGGTGGTAATGCTTTACCGCCTTCATCATAATTAACTAAATCATCTTCCTCTAGTATAACAGCATTGCCTGATTCTAATTCTTCTTGCAATGTTCGAATACGATATCCTTTCCACCTGTATCCTTTTTCTGCATCACCCCAAAGTCTTTCAAAATATTCTTTTACTTCATTGGCCCTCCACGAGGGGACCCCATACACTTGATCTCTGAGACCCTCTAGGGGCTGAGAGGCCCTCCTTGGGGCCAGGCCGTCTTAGGCCCTCCACGAGGGGACCCCATACACTTGATCTCTGAGACCCTCTAGGGGATGAGAGGCCCTCCTTGGGGCCAGGCCGTCTTAGGCCCTCCACGAGGGGACCCCATACACTTGACTTTTGAGGTCAACTAGGGCAGGGAAGAAGTAGATTACTAAAATGAACACATACTCAAACAACTATACTAACATGGACGACCATGAGGTTAACTACTATGACTCCGAGGTGGAGTATTCTTACGATGACGATGAACTCGAGTATGACTCTGAGTTCGATAATGACGGTGTGAATGGAAACTGGGAGTCCGCATATGATGCGGGAACCTTCCAGACGCTCATCCCTGAGAAAAAATCGTCTCGTTCGCCTTCTCTCCGAGTCCCTTCTCCGCTGCAGCTGGCAGCCAAGACGTCACAGTTCAACACTATGGAACAAGCTAATTCCTTCCACAAGAAGAAAGCCGAAGACGAAGCCAAAGAGATGGAGAAGCAGTACCAGATGGAGCAGGAGCATCTAGCAAAGCGCAAGTTGGAACAGATGGAGTTGGAGCGTATTGAGCACGAGAAGTTCTTGGAAATGTTTCCTAAGGAGAGTGAAGCTGGAAAGGAGAAGCGTCTCAAGAAGGAAGCTGAGGAGCAGGAACAGAAGGAGAAGGAGGCACGCAAAGCACAAAAGAAGAAGAGCAAGATGATCGAGAAGGCGAAGGCAAAGCAGGCGCAGAAGGAGAAGGACGAGATTGAGGCTGCCAAGTTGAAGCGATCTCAGAAGCGTGCTTCCCGCCGCGCAGAGAAGAAATGTGAGCAGACAATCGTGAAGCCTGAGCCTATCCCTCAGGAACCGGTCAAGATTGTGGACCCCGAGCCCAAGATTGAGATTGAGCCCAAGATTGAGATTGAGCCCAAGATTGAGATTGAGCCCAAGATTGAGATTGAGCCCAAGATTGAGATTGAGCCCAAGAGTGAGAACATTGACGAGGAGGAGATGACTGAATGGCTTACAAAGATTATGGAAAAGACTACCCGCGAGCCTCCCAAGTCTGAACCTGTTCCAGAGCCCAAGCCCGAACCGGAACAGGCTTGGGAAAAGGTAACGTATCGCAAGCCTTCTTCCCAGAAGAAGCCATTGGAAATCAAGATGGGTGCAGCCCCTTATGCAGCACCTTCTCTTCTTCCCAAGACAGAGTCTCCTACTACCGTGTCGTCTGTCCCATCCCTCGCACCCCCCGCAGACTTGACCCGTACCAAGATGTGTACCAGCGTGTATACTAGTAAGCCTTGCTACCACGGAGAGAAGTGTCGCTTTGCCCACAGCATTGAACAGTTGAATCCGAGCAAGTGTGGGTTTGGTAATGACTGCAACAAGATCGAGTGTGGTACAGATTCTTGCTGCAACCGTCGTGGATATAGGATGTGTGTCTTTATCCACCCCGTGGAAACTAAGGAATTATTCTGTGAACGCATCGGTGTCTCCCCTAAACCTGTCCCCACAGAGACTTCTGCAGACAATCTCAAAATGATCCCATCCCAACTTCACATCGCCCCTCCCAAGGTTACTCCTCCCCCTACGAAGTTTGTCACTGCAGAGGTGAAGTGGAATCAGGTTGTGGGTGTAAACAATCCCCTTGGGCCTACTACTCCCTACGGGCAAACTCGCCGGGAATGGCCGCCGATTCCACAGACAACCCCGACAGAGCAAATGTGCAATCCTTGTACTACAGCGCCAGAGATAGTTCCCAAGGTACCAACGAAGCAGAGACTGTGCTCATCGGTACTTAACGGAACAGCATGTCCCCATGCGAAGTGTCGTTTCTCCCACGCCAAGCCTGTCAAACTTGAGAGTCGGTTTGACGAACCTCCCACACCTCCCGCCATCCAACTATCTTCCTCTCCCCCATCTTCCACACCCCCTCCCCCGATTACACCCGCTTCTGAACCTAAACCTGACGAGCTTGTTCTGAGAGTCCCGAAAGAGTTGGCTATGCAAGCGATGACGATTGCTTTGCAGAATGGTCACAAGAATGTGAAGTTAGAGATCATCTAAGGTGGGAGAGGTGTGGTAAGTATGATACGACTGGGATAAGGATAAAAAGCACCCAAATAAAACAAATAAAAACAAAACAAATTAATACCAAAAGTATTAATTTGTAATAGGATAGAATACACTTGATCTCTGAGAAGCCTCCATATACACTTGACTTTTGAGTTCAGATAAGGAAGAGATAAGTAGGATTAACTATGAATTGCTTTATCTGTCTGGAGACTTGTAATACTAAGGTGTGTAATGTATGCACCTGCTACGCCCATACTAAGTGTTGGAAGGAGTACTTGTGTGAGTATATGACTACTCATATTGATCAGACTTGCGACAAGTTATTATGTTTTGGGTGTAGAGATTGTTTGAAGAATGTGAACGACTACGAGCTGCCATACACTGTGAAGTGTCCAGTGTGTAAGACACCAGATGCTACAAATATCAGAATTACGCGAGCGATGATACCAGAGAAAGTCAAGAAGGATTACTACATAGCCAAGATTCAGAAGATGCTTTACCAGACGGAAATGGCTGTTGGACGCAACAATAAAATTCATATCTGCAAGAAGATTTTCAAGGAGGTGGAAGAATCGAAGCATATACTTGTCTATAAAGATTCAAAATTTGAAGTCGCTGTTAAGGAAAAGCTTATTGAATTCTACCATAATGATGAATGGGTGGAAGCCAAATTTATCTATAGAAGATTATTCAATAGTGAGATTGAAAGTGTACCAGAAGTTCCTAAACTTCAAAGACAGAATGCCATTGATGGGGATTTGGAGAGAGAGTATCTTGAAAACGAGATGGGAGATTTACCTTGAATGAGAACAAGTGTAAAGCTAAATTAAAACCAAAAAATTATACCCTAAGGTATAATTTTCATACGAATGGTGTTTATGCGAAACAAAGTTTTTCTTCCTTGGTCATACATTTCCATCCTGATGATAGGAGTTTCGTAATTTCCGAAGAGCTTGAGTTTGGATTAGATTTAACTAGTTCTGGACGTTTTTGAAGACAGTACAACTTGTATCCATTTAAACCTTTCTTGGGTAGTGGTGTTGCATCTACATCTGCATCTACATCTGAATCTACATCTACACATTGAGAATTACAACAGGATTTAGCTTTGCTTTCTTTTGACAGTTCTTCATATTTGCTTACTTGATTATTTGCCTTTGCAGTGTTCCACATGATACTAAGTTCCTTTGTAATATCTGTCATTTTTGCGCTATCTCCAAGTCTCGTTTTAACTTCTGCCCTATGTTCAGAGCAGAAGATAATGTATGCGCTCTTACCCCTTGAAGTAGTTTGTTTCTTGGTTTTTGTGGTAGTAGTATCACATGTGTATTCACTTTTTGCTTTTTCATATCTGGCTTTATCTTCTTCTGCTAACTTATTATATTTGGCTACTTTCTTTGGATTATCCTTAATCTCATTCCAACGCCTACCAAGTTCACGAGTAATTTCAGTAGTTTTTACCCCGTCGCCAAGTTCAGAAACAACATTATCTCTGACATCCTGACAATAGAATAAATATGCACTTTTTCCACGTTTAGGGGCATTCGGGTCTTTGGATGGTTTATCAGAATCCCCTATTACAGATTTGAGACGGTTTTGGTTACTTTTGCTTAGCCAGTCTTTTGGAGTAGTATCACCTTTTTCTAGCATATTGAGTACCATAGTATTTAACTTATTGAGAGTTGTCATATTTTTGTTATGGTAGGGTACCCTATAAACCACTTTATAGAGAGTTCCTACTGAGACTGTAATACACTTGAATTTTGGTATTCAAAGGGGTAGGGAGAGGATAATCTTACTATCTAATATGGATACATACTTGGATCGTGATACTATGGAGTACTTGATTGGCTACTTATCTCATGGAGATAAAGGTACTATGGCTCAGGTGTCCCATTATATGTATGAAGTTACTACCTCAAAGCTGGCATGGCCTGACCGTGATGTAGCATGTGGTGAGATGATAAATGAAATGGTGAACGCCCATTACGATGTTAAGTCTGAGCGTGATACAAATATATGTTTACGTATACATTCCCATAGTAATTTTTTCACCCCTAGGAGGCAATCAGAGAAAAAGGATACCATGGATATATTGATACGTAATGAGTATAGACATATTATACGTCGTCATACTCGACAAATTCGTGGCATGAGTTCTGAAGAGTTTATATCTATTTTGTTTAGGAATGATGATGATAATGATATGTGTAAACTTGCAGCTATGTATATAAATGAGGATGGTATCTTACCTGATGATGAGGAGAATCTCCAGCTTATATATACCTTTGAAACATACTGTATAGATATTAGAAATAGCGTACTTAATTATATCTCAGAATTCCCTTCGTATGCTAAGCCTAGCCAAGAAGTATCTAAGTTCTTGAACGGATTGAAGTCTGCAGTAGTCCTTACTCTGGCCTAGGGCCAGGATGTCTTAGGATCCCCACAAGGGGACTCTATATACTTGATTTTTCGGTTTACATATCTAACATATATGTAAACACTATGCCTAGGAGGTCAAACAATACTACTAATATTGAAGTCCCTACCCATATGATGGATAGGGTCATGGAGGTTATGAACGCTATGACTGTTGAGGATGATACTAACATGGTTGAGGAATCCCCAGCTCCAGCTCCAGCACCGCCTGCTTCAAAGAAGAAGAAGAATGATGATAAATATGAGATTGGTCATATTGTAACAGAGGAAACTCGTGGGGGGAAACATGGATATGTTGTTCATTGGAAAGGGTATTCATCTAGTGAAGATACTTGGGAACCTGAAGAGAATTTAGAGGGATGCGAAGATTACATACAGGAGTGGAGGGAGAGACGTGATCAAGATCAAAATATTGGTGATGATGAACTTCATAAGGTAAGAAAGATTTTGAGTCACAAGGTAACTAGGGGCGTTTGGTCATTCAAGATTCAGTGGGAGAATGGGAAACCCCCCACATGGGAGAATGATGTGGACTGTAACTGTGAAATCCTCATTCGTGAGTATTTGGATGACTTGGGTATCCACACAGTATACATCTTTTGTCGTGTGTCTACAAAGGATCAGGCTAGGGGAACGAGCATTTCCCTAGAGGCTCAGGAAGAGGAGATAAAGAAGGGTCTTGTTGGGGCTGAGTATCGGGGTATGCGTTTTAAGGTGTTTAAGATTAGCGAGTCTGCCTACAAGGGAATCCCCCAAACCTTACGTATGATTGGGGAGGTTTGTAAGAAAGGTGATGCTATTCATATCTGGAGGGTGGATAGGCTTAGTAGGAACATAGATTTGTATCTACATTGGTGTCGGGACTTGGATCAACGTGGTGTGGAACTTAAGTCATATCAGGAGGGTATTACGTATAAGAATAACCGACTCTTGTTTATCCAGAGCATCTTAGACGCTACAAAGGAGGCGGAGTTGTTAGGGTATAGGGTAAAGTTAGCTAACAAGCGTAAGCGTGACCGAGGAGATGAAGCTATAGGAAATCTTCACTATGGTAAGAAGTATAAGGTAATAACTAACCAAGACGGTTCTATTCACCACAAAGAAGTTGTGACAAATGATGAGGAGCAGGACATTATAGACACTATTCGTACGACACGCTTTACAGGGAAGACGACTTACCAGACTTTGGCAGATAGATTTAACCAACAGAATAAGTTGAAGCGGGGTAGAATGTGGTCAAAGGATATGATCAAGACGATAGCACAGAGAAAGTAACAGACATGGTCTCTATTATCTCGCTTACTATGAAAACAAAAAATTTTATACAAAAAAAATGTATAAAATTCATACATATAAATGGCAACAGGACAAGGTAATCGTACTTTTAGTTTTGTTCGGAAGACAAGTACTGATCCTCAAGGAATGGCAGAAAATGCCGGTATTTCTCAATTTAATGCAGACTTTTTAAGGGGTACAGATCTAGGTAGTATGTCTGGAATACTAAATAATGACTCTCTTGTATATAATAGTACTACAAGTTTATGGGAACCTCGTTCGGGGAGTATGTACTCTTTCAGTGTAAAGGGTGATTCTGGTACTACGGAATCTGTTGGAGAAGGTGGTACTTTGACTTTAGCAGGAGGCATTGCACTTTCGTCAGTTGGGAGTACTACAGATACAATAACCTTTAATTTGGATGATACATCTGTTACAGCAGGATCTTACACAAATGCAAACATCACTGTTGATGCACAGGGAAGACTTTTATCAGCAGCAAATGGTTCTGGAGGTTCAGGGGTGACTGAAGTTGGAATGTCTGACGCTGGTAGTGCTGGTTTAACATGGACAACAGATGATGCAACAACAACACCAATATCTTATATATCTGGGGGATTATTAAAACAAGGTTTTGGTGGTACAGGTGTGAATATGGTAAATGGAGGTGATGGAAATATACTTGTTTGTCAAAATACAGGAGATGCTGCTCTAAGTACAATTGAAAGTGGTAGTAATATTACTATTACTCTTGGTGCAAATTCTATAGAGATAGGTGCTTTGGCTGAACAAACTAATAGTACATTTGGATTTTTTCAGATGTATTATGATTCTACAAATGCAGTATTTAAATATTTTAGTAAAAATAATCATCGTGAATGAAAAATCAGATGGATGTTCGGGAAATCACCATGAAGTTACTTGCGAACTTGATCCTGTGTGTATATGGATAGATGATAATAGATGCGTAGAAGAAATCTCTAGTGATCATACTTCTCACGCAACGTGTACCCTTCACCCTTCGTGTACTTGGTGGGAAAACAAATGCTACACAATGCCGTCTTGTAAGGGTAAAACTATTCCTTATAGGTTGTCAAAGGAATTTGGATGTCAGTATTTAGTTATGATACCTTTGCCTACACCCAATGACTTTGCGTTACCTTACGGACCAGAGCAAAATCCAAATTGTCTTGCAATCATAGATTCATTTATCAAGCCGATTAGTGATTCGTATAACCCACAAGACTGTGTTAATGACTTAAGAAAACCAGCAAATTATAACGCCCTTAAAACCGCCTGCAAAGATGATGCTCAATACTTAGATAAGTGGATTAATCTTCGTTGCGGTTATTGGCCAGAAGCTGATGTAAAGCGAAAAGTACAGCAAATGTGCGAAATATACTATAGTACCTTTCCAGATCCACTACACGATAATCTGTGTACAGTTGGAGAAGACCAAACTGCGAGAACTAAGGATCCGGGTTCTTGGAAACAGATAATGCATAAGGGAGAGCCGTACTGGTATGCTTACGAATGCAAAGACTACATAAATTGTACTACACCTTAATTCGAAATTTATTAAAATAAAAATTCCAATCAAAGAAAATTTTTCGTAGCAAGCCACAAGAAATATTATAGATATAATAGAATATAAGTCTATTATATCTTCAATCTTCCCTGTAGTTATTATCATAACTACAGTATATTTCTTCCCCTTCTTCTATTTCCCTAGTGGAGACTATGATACATCTATTTTCGTCTGGTATTTTTATATATGTAGAATTTAGCTTGTCTGGGTCTTTAGGGTCGTTTACGTATCTCCCAAGGTCCCCTGTTGGGCGAGAAGCATCAATATAGAGATCCCTAGCGAGACGTAGCAAATATTGAGTATTTACAACTTTTGGTGTATGACGTATTTCTCCTCCATATTCACATATAACATTATATGGGGGAATTTTTACTTTTGTAAATAGACCCATACCAGAATCTGATAATTTGGATTCGTCAACAACTAAACGCAAGTCTCCTCGTGAACGTGGTATTGTATATTTAATTTGAGGATACTCTTGTAGGATTTTCGTATCTTCTTCTACTCGAGATTCTGTGTTTATGGCATATTCTATGGCATCCCTTCCCATTTCATATCTTTTGCACTTGAGGGCAGATACCCCTAGGCCTTTCCATACTGTATATGATGCCAGGAGATTATCTTTCACAGATATAATTTTGTCATCGTTTATCTTGGTCATAGTAGCCCAGTTAAAGTACATACTAGCCATATTATGACAATTAAGCTTTTGGTATACTAGTCCAGATAGGATAAGTTCTTCTGGGCGTAGCCCCCCGAGATGGAGTTCACTATGAATAGATGCTTGAGAGAACCAATATAAGGCTGTATGTGGTTTTTGTAGGAGATCAGAAATTCTACCAGAGTTCATATATGAACTATATTTTTCTTCTGGACATAGATTATTCATTCCAATATGTTTTTCATATACAAGTAGGGCATTCTGTAATTCTCCCAAACCCACTAATGTTTGAGCTAAATAATAAACCGCTCTATGGTTATTGGGATTATTTTTTATTTCTTCTTCTAATGTGGCTTTATCCCATTCTTTCCTAGCAAGTGTTTTTTCACGCTCATTGGTTCGGTCTTGATATAGTACAATATTTTTTAAGAATTCTATTTTTGGGGGTTTATCCTCATTATCATACTTTAAAAGTTCATGTACAGCACCTGTGTATTTCCATTTGTCTCCTGCTCTAATAAGTTTTATATTTTTAAAGGACATATCGGAGTTATCTTTTTTGCATTCCCATAATTGATTTACAAAAATCCCCTGTATGAGGGGGTGATCTTTGAGGGACTTTATCAATATAGGTACTGGCATGGGAGTCCTTAGAACTTCATTAGCATCTAAGAGAAGTATCCAATCTGTTTCAGGATTCAAAAAAGTATTTACCCAAGAAATAGAAGCGTTTCTACATACTGAAAAATTCACCCATTCTCCGGTTTCCACGAGGAGTTCAATATCTCCATTTTTAAAAATGGGATGATTACGTACTATTTCGAGGGTATCATCTGTGCTTCCAGTATCATAGATAGCGACACGTTTAATACCAACACCACTTAGAGAGTTGAGAGTGAGGTGGATACAGTCGGCTTCATTTTTTACCATTAAAAGTGCAGTTAACATATTGAAGGTTTAATGTTTTATATTTTATTTTGATTTAACTATTTAACTCTTTAACATAGTATATAGAAAGTATGTGGAACGATATACATAATAATTATCCTCATATTAGTGATATTACGTCGGTAGAACATGAATACAGAGTATTTACAGCCTATGACTCTATGAGAGGTAAAAAGATAGTACTAAAAAGTATGTATAAACATATAATTGCCAATACTATACAGAATCATTGGTTATGTACACATTGGAACATATCAGTCCCTAATTTATATATGATGGGTACGTTTTCACAAGATACAGATACTGCGTTTATTGCATATGAATATATACCAGGTACTGATTTATTTACGTATATAACAGAAGAGGGACCAATAGATACAGATACTTCTTTATCTATTGTCAAGTCTATCTATATTATAATAGAAATGTTGATTAAATTAAAGCATGTACATCTTGATATAAAACCGGAAAATTTTATATACAATAAAGATACAAAGGAAGTGTATCTTATAGATTTGGAACTTATGAGGAGAGTAATTGATGATGAATTAAAACAAGTTGATAATATGCTGGGTACACGTTTATACCAGAGTCCAGAGATGATAAAAAAACAATATCATAAGAATACAGATTTATGGGGATTGGGGTTGATAGGGTTTATTCTTTTATTATCCTATAATCCCATACAGATAGGTATAAAAGCAAATGAGATTCAAAAGTATGCTCTTTCTGAATTATCGGGTAAATATAATAATAATATAGTTGATCTAATATATAATCTTCTCGATCCAGATCCCAAGTTAAGAAAATGGACTGGAAAGATATAAGGGTTATTTTAACCTTTAATAGCTTTGTTATATAAACTAGACTTCTTCAATTTGTTGTAATAACTATTCAATGCCTCTAATTTTTTAGTATCACCATTAGTTTGGGTTTTACACTGATTATATAACGCAACAACACCATTCTTTACCTGAGCTGGAAGTTCATTACCATTCCAGGTATTCCACTTACTAACATAATCTTCAGAAAAAGCAATACTAGGTATTGACTCACATTTCAACTCATCACTTGTACGCTCAATTTCATCTATATTTTGTTTGGCTTTATATAAAGCCCAAGCACCAAGACACATACAATGATTTTTTCCCTCTCTTCCTTCAGACCAAAAACCTTGTTCTGTATCTTTAGAAAAACTTTTGGTTTTCTCATTTACTTTAAAACATATCTGATGAACCCCACCACCCAATTCAGAACAAGTTCCATTTAATTGAGAACCTTTATTTGGTTGAGTAGGCTCACATGGCATCAACTTTTCACCATAAACATTAACCTGATTATTCATTGGAAATGAAAACTTCATAGATATAGACTCTTTGCTATTAAATAAACCATAAACTAAAAATATTATACTCAATATTAAAAGAATAAATAAAAAAGGTTTTAATATCTTATTCATTTATATTAAAACTAACATACAAGTTTTAATATAAAATATATGCTTTATTCTAGATATTCAATACGAACAGCCATATCCCCAGCGGTAAGGGATTCATTAACAAGAACACCAACATTCTGAGCACCAGCCACGACAACAAATGGACCCTCATGAGCCATACTGTGGAAAGGCATACCGTGTTCCCCGAGATTCCCGCTGCCGTAGCGACTAATTGCACCCACGAGGGCACTGCATAGTCCCCCACCAGCAGAGTTTACGGTATTTAATTCCATCTCATTTACAAGACGGTCACCGGTAACAGCAGTGGCAGTGGCAGTCCAAGCCTGTGTGGCAATATTAAAGTTTGCACCCCCATCTGATGTAATTGTGGTACCATTATTTGTAACTCTCACTGATAGGATAACAGCCCCTGCTGGAAGAACTAGGAGACCTTGATCTTGGGATGTGAGAGCTGAGGCTTGACCCTCTGTAGTATTGAGGAAAACACCACTTCCCGAGGGAGTTACATTAAAACCCGTTGGGGCATAACCTACAACACTCTTTAGGGCCCCAAGACCGGGGAAAGCAGTAACATTAGCTAGGGAGTTAAGGGTAGCATCACCCCAAGGAGGTCAGTAACTTTAATCTTAGAGACATCAAGTACTTCAACTTGATTAGCTTTATTTGTAACTGTAGTAAAATTAGCGTTTCCATTAACCGGATCGGGTACAGACATTTTATTATATATGTATATAATAAAAATATATTAAATATTTAACTACAAGAGGTATTCAACACGTACGGCAAAATCCCCAGCGGTAAGGGCTGCATTATTAACAAGAACACCAACATTAGCACTACCAGCATGTACATGTACGCCGGGGCGGGTAACACCAGCACCCCCAAGGCCGGCCCCAGCAGCCCCAACATGGTCTAATCCAGACCCAGCGATAACACCACCTGGATTATTAACATCGTCCAAACTGGCGGTGGTAAATAGGGAAGCATCGCTTGGAGTAGCTGCAAAAGCTTCTACACCAACGGTAAAAGTAGCCCCAGTGCCTGCAAGTGTAGTATTATTGTTGGTACCTTGAACATTGAGAATAACAGCCCCAGTGGGGAGGGTAAGAAGCTGAACATCATTAATTGTTGTAGCGGGGGCGAGACCTTCCTTAACATTGAGGAATACTCCAGCGCCAGCAGCGGTGGTACCGAAACCGGTAGGTGCGTAGCCTACAACACTTTGTAGGGTTCCACGTCCGGGGACGTTTAGGACATCTCGGTAGGTTTGAGAAGTAACAGTTTCAGATGTAACTGATGTAAGTTGAGCATCTGAAGCATCAAGCTGCTCGATTTGGCCGGCCCTATTTAGGACCTTTACAAAATTTCCATTTCCATTAACTGGTGTGGGTACAGACATTTATTATAATATAAGAAAAATACTTTTAATTATTTTTTATCTAACCAATTATTAATCCATGGAAGTAATTTTTTCTGAATTACTGGAGTTGTTTTTGCATAATATGGTACAATAAATTTTTTATTTGCAACATATCTATTCCAGTCACCATCTGTTTCAATAATAGATGCAAGTACATTACGTTTCATTTCTGGTACTCGACATAGGTCATTAAAAGCCGCTTTAAAATCATCTGGTTCTACTTTCGCAGCCTTTACCCATTGTAAAATTTTTAGACGTACATTAATAGTTGCATCCTTATAATAAGACCATATAACTCGCTTATGTACTTGGTCATATGTTTCCCATTCAATAGTCCCATTTTCAGCAAATTTGTAAATTACATCATATGGAATAGCTGGTGCTTTCAAAACAACATCTAATGCAGTCTGTGCATAGTTTAATTCTGGTATTTTTGGTATGTTATATGTTTTTCCGTCAAGGAATGGTCCTACCAGGGGAGAATTTAGGTCATACCAACCATAACAGTAGTATTGAACCTGAAGTTGTTCAGAATCTGATATAACTTCTACTCCTTCTGAGTTTACTTTATTTATATTAGATCCAACTACTCTGACCCTAACTTTAGGGTTATTACTGTTATTAACATTAATAGTAACAAATTTTGGATTAGGGGGAGATTTAGGTTCAGCATCGGGAGTAGTCTGGACTGGCTCAGGTTCAGGGACAACTGGTGGTGGGGATTGTTCAGAAGTGTCCACGTCATCATTGACAGAAAGATTACTAAATGAATTATGCATTTAGTAACAAAATGGATATATCTTTAAATAACTAGTAAATTAGTTACCAAGGAGTTCAGAAGCGGATTGAGGAACCATACTGTAAGAAACCGCGACAACAACATTTCCAGCTGTAGGAGCAGAATCTTTAATAGTATAAGTAACAACATTATTTGCAGTACTAAGCCCAATAGAACCTTGACTTCCAAGATATAATTCTGAGTTACCCCATACTACAACACCATTATTTATACTTAATAAATGAACATTATCAAAAATATTGGTAGAAGCAGTCCCGAAGGCTGCAGTTCCTACATCAATACCGGCACTAGAAGATCCAGAGGAGAGGGCAGTGTCATTGTTAATAATTTGAGCTTCCCTGACAACGGCCCCGACGGGAAGTACAAGAATGTTAGGATCTGCTCCTGAAGCAGCTTCCCCTAAATCTTGTTCAAGATTGAATGCAAGAGTAGTTCCTACAGCTGATCCCACAAATGCAGTCGATGAATAACCATAAACAGTTTGCAATGCACCTGCACCTCCTAGGTGACGCCCAACTTGGGCATTTCCACTAACATGAAGTGTAGTTGCATTAATTTCTGAAAAATTACTGTTACCCGCCGTGCGGGTAAAATTTTGATTTCCGTTAATTGGAGCTGGTACAGACATTTTTATATTAATAAGAGAAAAAAATATTATAGTATTTTGTTTAAGCTTTGGATGTTACATTCCAGATAGCAATAAATAGGGCAATAGCTATTTGAATCCAGACGAGTACTACAGTAGTTTTAGCAAAAAGTAGTTTGCTATCACTCATATTATCTACAGTAGCATAATTACCGAGGAGTTTAGCATTAAAAGACATTTGGGTTAGATAAATAAGTCCAATTATACTTATTATGGCTAAGACTAGGGAAATAACATTAAGTGTAAATTGCACAGAGTGTTCCATTTTATATTTTAATAATATAAATGAATTTTTATTTTAACTCTCTACATAGAAAGTAAGAACTACAAAATGCTATCTGTTAATAATGAAAAATATACACTAATAAATAGATTGGGTAATGGTTCGTTTGGAAATGTATTTTCTGTAAATAGGGAGTCGGATAATAAAGTATTTGCAGCTAAATGTTTTATATCTGAATCATTTCAACAAGAGATTGATCTTGGAGCCCTAAGGGAAATTAGTGTACTATCAAAATTACAAGGTAACAGTGAACAAGGCATCATGGATCTTATAGATGTTATAATAGACGGTAATAATATAGCCGTAATTATGCCTAAATATATTATGACACTTACTACAGCTATACATAATAAATTATTAACCAATATACAGCGTAAAATTATTACTAAACGGTTATGTAAAGCTCTTGTATTTCTTAAGGGTAAGGGTATATTACATAGGGATCTCAAACCAGACAATATTCTCCTAGATAATAAATTTTATCCTGTTGTTGCAGATTTTACACTTTCTAAGGTGTTTTCTGGAATATCAAAAGGTGGTACACATACAGGTCAGATAGCCACAGCTACATATAGAGCTCCTGAAGTTGTAGAGCAAAAACCATATGGTTTTCCATCTGATGCATGGTCATTGGGGGTTATTTTGTATGAATTATATACAGGCAAATTATTAACCCTCTCAACAGATCAGGATGCATTAACTTTTTTATCTGAAAATACAAAACACCTTAAAACCAATGCTATTTCTGAAGTTATACAAGGATTATTAGAACCTGATCCATGTAAAAGGTGGACGCCATCTCAAGTTTTAAATAGTCGTTTGTTTAATAAGGATAGTACATCATGTATACAAACGCCAAGAATGTTATCTTTTACACCTAAAAAACTTCCAAAAGTAACAGATCAAAAAATTATAGATTTATGTCAAACATATGAAGTTAAAAAACGTGTAACCTGTTTAGCTGCACAATTATATATTAATACTACTAATTGTTCTCATCTGAGTGCGGTTTTATTGGCATGTAAATTTTATGAAACAGATTTAAAATCATTTTCAAGTATTGATCAATATCCAAAAGATGAGAAATATATTCTAAGTGGAATGAAATATAATCTTTTTTATAATTAGTTTGACTTAAAAATACATTTCCACCTGTAAAATGATACGATCTATACCAACAAGAACAAATCTTCAACCAACAAGTCAACCTGAACCCCCTACACAACCTCAACAACCAAAAAAACAAGAAGCTGAAATGTGGTGCCCCCTTCGAAACAAGAATCAGTCAAAACCTATGACGTCTCATAAATCCCCTCCTCATGGGGTTCAGCAACCTAGTAATGGCAATTTTTCCAATTCACATAGATATCCCTCACAGCAACAAATTCCCCCTCGGATACCTATTAATCCATCTGAAAAAGATGGTGAGGTAAATATGCTTCTTCAACAGTATAAATCACTTAAAATGAATCTTAATAAAGTTCGGGGGAGACTATATAGCCTAGGTGTAAATCCAGAAAACTATATATAGATTTTTATACTATATATAGTATAAAAATCAAACTTTACATAGTCATAAATCTCATTTCAGAGCCTACCATAGGTGATACGGAAGAATGTTGTCCCCTTAGGCATTTTACAACTTCTACGAATAATAATACCAGGGCAATAACTACAATAATTAGTACAATTGTAAAAAGCCAAATAGGCATTCCCATAATTTTCTTGTCATCAGAAGAAAATCCTTCTATTGGTTGACCGAACCAATAAGCTTTAATGAGTTCCCTATTACGAATAGCTTCTTGGAAAATATTTGTTGTTTTATTTTGTGACTTAGACATTTATATTATAAAGATATAATGAATAAACCTTTACAAAAATATGATGATTTATATGTATTTGAATGCCCTAACTGTAACAATTTAGTAACTGTACCAATAGGTGAAGTTAACTGTGGTATTTTTAGACATGCTGTGTATAAAAATACTGGTAAACAGGTTGGTCCTCATTCTAGTCAAGAAAAATGCGAGGCTCTAATAAAAGCGGATAAAGTTTATGGCTGTGGTAAACCTTTTAGAATAAATAATGACATTGTAGAACCATGTGATTATTCTACTTAGAATAATATTTTCATAATAATAAACTATGAAAATAGATCAAGTTGAAACCCTTTGTAATATCCTTACAAAAACATATGATTCTAGAAAACTAGACTTGTATAAACAAGACGATGAAACCATCCTTCTTTTCAAAATATTGAGTGAAAAATTTTATACAAACAGAAAAGGTGTAAAACATGTACTTATGAATCTTATTTATAATCATTATAATACTCCAAAACCAACCCCTATTTATATATTAGGTCCGATATCGCTAAGTTATCACTATTCATCCTTATTTCAAACTACTATTTATGTTTTTGGAGAACATCACAATATACAGGGAAAGTCCTGTCCCCCCAACCCCAATTCTATGTATATTAATAATTTCCTGAGTGAACTATTTTCAACTACAGATGTGTTTATAGATGCTTTTTTAGAATTTCCAGGGTATACAGGGGAACAATATAAAAGTTGGGAAGGTATGCCAGATACTAGTTTGAATCTTAATGTAATGTTTAAAAATTTCGAGAAGTGTTTGGAGGTCCGGCACCGGGATATCCATATATGTGATCTTATGCGTATCCACTATATAGATTTACGAAAATATGGAACCAAAGATTTGAATCCAATTTCCTTAATAATCAGAAAATTAGCTTCAAATATTTATTTGATGGAAAAGGAAGTTAAAGTAGACATACCTACATTTTTAAAAGTTAATAATACAGTATTTGATAAGTTAAATACCTCCAATAAAGAGGAATATATTAATTATTGGAAAAGTCAGATTGATACATCCATGATTAGGAAACAATTAGAAAAGTCATTTCTAGGTGATAATATAAAAGATTTTATTTTGGAAAAGATAGTTCAATGCTGTTTGGATAAAAGAGATAATATAAATAAAGCGATTACAGCTTTAAAAAAGTCTAAGCAGGAGGTTTCATATTATCTTCTATATTTCAAGAGTCTTAAAAATTCACTATCTATTTGTAATTCATTAATTGTTGATGCTTATTCACTATCTAGAATGTTTAGAACATTCCCTGTGGAGAATAATCAACCTTCCAAAGTAAAAAATATAATATATTATGCAGGAGAATCCCATTCCTCATGGGTTAGGGAATTTTTGGAAAGTATAAATTTTAAAAAGAAATTTCATGTGGAAAATACTGATGGTTGTTTAGACTTGCCTAGGAGATATATGCCTTTTTTTAGTTAATATGTACTTACTGTTTCATTTAATGGTTCATATGATACCTTTTCAGGTGTACGCATTCTTAAACCCATATTTTTATTCCATTTTTTTAACTTCTCCAAGTCTACTGTCTTACTTAGAGTACAATCATTATTTTGTATCTCAACCCAATATGGGCTATCTTCATTTTCTTTAAATGCAGCGCTAAAAATAAACCATCCATATTCTATTTTGCAATTAGTTCTTTTTACATATAATTTTTCACCAACTATATCTCGTAATTCATCAATAGATATAGTTGTATTTTTAATATGTGTTTTAGCTGTCTCTTTACAATCTTCTTTCTGACATACTTGCAAACCATAGTATATATTATTTTCTACCATAACAGAATTATGACAAGTAGAAATATCACTAGAACAGATATCGCATTTGGTATTGCTCATAATAAAAGAGACCCTGTGGGGATATAACATTTTTATGTATGGAAAATTTAATGTTTAAATACAACATTTTTTATATTTTTTTCCACTACCACATGGGCATGGGTCATTTCTCTTTTGTTTGGGTTCAATATTTCTCCGAGGCTCTCCACCTCCTTTTTCTTTTAGTATACTTATTACATCTTGTGTTAAGGTGGGAGGTATATTCCCAGGGTCAATAGTATCTGTCAAAGCTAATAATTTTTCTATTTTATCATTACCTATCTGTTCCATACTAATACCATGTTGTCTCAAAAGGGGAGCAATAATATCCTTAAGTTGTGAACGATCCATATTTTATATTGTAAGTCAAACTTTCTTTATATCCTTTATATAAAGAATGAAATGGCAAAAAATACTGAGTATAATCTTAGTTTCTATAGCACTTATTATATGTGTATATCTCATTTGTAACCGTGTTTCAACTGAAAAATTTTCAAAAACAACACATGGTTCTAAGGAACTCCTCAAACAACATGTAGATCAAGTCCATAAAAAATTAAAATCAGCCTCAAATGGACAAATAAAAGGAAAAGGTAAAACTAAACTATATTTAATAGATAATTTTTTAGATGATTCGGAGTGTGATGAGCTTATAAAAGTTTCAGAAACCAAATTAACGAAATCTACCCTTACTAGGTATGATCCTGGGGATCCAAATTTTAGGACTAGTATGACGGCTTATTTTTCCCCAGGTACCCCCATAGAAGACAAAATAGAGGCTAAAATTTGTGAAATGGTGGGTATTCCTTGTTCTTATGCAGAGACATCTCAAATACAGAAATATCAAAAGGGTCAAGAGTTTAAACTTCATCATGATTATTTTGATCCTGAGGCAGATCCAACATTTTTTGCTAAGGGTCAAAGAACATGGACATTTATGGTCTATCTTAGTGATGTAGAGGAGGGTGGTACCACTAAATTTCCTCGGGTAAATACAACTCTCAATCCTAAAAAGGGTCAAGCTGTAGCGTGGTGTAATGTATTTAGTGATGGCAAATTAGATAGTGATACATTACATCAGGGCTCCCCAGTGGATAAAGGTGAAAAATATATAATCACAAAATGGTTCAAGGATAAAAAAGACTGATAAACCTGAAAAGATCGGTTTTAATATCTGGAATTGGAAATTATTTATTGATATATCAATAAATAATGAGTTGTTATAGGGAAAATTATATAACTCTAGGTTCTAGTAATAATATAGGGTACAATGTACCAGTATGTCGGGATGGATCAGAACCTAGATTGGTATCAAGTTCGGAGTCGAAAATTTTTGGTCCAGTAATTTGACCTGGTTTACATATAATGGAAGAAAATTATCCAGAGGTGGCAGATAGGGATCACCATATGGGATGTGTAAAGTTCCTTGAGGGATTACCATATATGTTATCATGTGGGTCGTGTGGGTCGTGTGGGTTCCATCTCTTAAAGAAGGAGAATTCTAAGCCTCAATTAATCACGGAAGCGTGTAATAAATGTCGTGGTTTAAGAAATTTTTTGGTAGATGCACATAATAATATGAATGAGAATACAGGTAAGAAGATATGGACACCCCGGGAAGTTCGTGATCATTATTGTCGTATACCAGCTTGTTTAGATGATAGAAGGGATGGTTGGTTTGATGATACCATCCCTTCTCCTAGTGGGAAGGTATGTATGGACGATGAGTTTATGTCTTAGCGTTTACATGAGGGACACATACCTGCGAGGGTGCTATAAGCACATTTTTCTGAAGGATTTTTTTGAGGAGTGGGTTCTACCATTTTCATAGGTTGTATATAGCTATGAGGCTTTTCTATATCAAAAAGTTCTGGTACAACAGTAGCTGGAAAGGGTGGTTGAATGGTAATAGTGTGACCAAGGTGTGTATTAGCACCATAGTTTTTTGGATTGGAATAACAATTTGGCATGGTTTATTATAAGAATATAAAAATGAAATAAAGAGTCTTTTCATAATATAAAGTATCAAGAATGAATAATATTCACAGCGAGAAAATATATTTAGGCCCTCGCGATGCCTCGTTTAAGGCATTGATTACTAATCTTCTCACAAGAGGTAAACTTAAGCCCAAATATATAGAATTATTAACATCAGAAGAAAATATGAAACAGTATGATGTTGCATTTACTGCTGCATCGGCAAATGACAAAGAAAATTATGAAGTATATGAACAGATTGGAGATCTTGCTGCTAATAAATTTATAGTGGGTTACTCGTATAGGCGTTTTCCTCAGTTATATTGTCCCCTTGGTGTGAAAATCGTGGCCCGTTTAAGGATTAATTATGGATCAAAGAAGTCATTTTCTAATATAGCTATGAATTTGGGTTTTTGGGATTATATAACTTGTGCTGAGGAAGGGATACGGAAGGGTGTAAAATATAGGAATAAAAACCGTGAAGATTTATTAGAGGATTGCTTGGAGTCTTTTTTGGGTTGCACAGAATATTTGTTGGATAAGTCTTATACTATAGGTGTTGGATATGCTATAGTATATGATATAATGAAATCAATTTTTGATGATATATCTATATCATTAAAGTATACAGATCTTTATGACGCTAAGACACGTTTGAAAGAATTAATAGACACATTTCAGTCTGAGTTGGGTACAGTTGTATATATAAATACTAGGGAAGGATTGACTGTTGAGTCAGTAATATATAGGGTTCCTCCGGGAGTAAGTTCAAAGATAATTAAGTCTGGAGATATGCGTCTTCCAAATCCAAGTTGGTTATCTATAGCAACAGGTAATGCTAGTAAGCAGGATAAGGCTGAGCAAATGGCTTCAGAGAGGGCACTTAAAATTCTAAATGATACTGGCTGGGTAAAGAAGATACCAGATGAGTATCACCTGTTTTGCAAATAAATGCAGCATAATTAGATCTGCATTTTTCAGAGCAAAAATACTTATCATGCATTGCAAACCATGTTTTGTTTGACATGAGGGAAATATAACAATTATAACATTGTCTAAATAATACTTGTATTTGATCTTGTTTTGAGTTCATATTTATATATCATATTATGATATATAATTCAAAATTTTATAAAATTGAACATGGTTTTATACATATTCTATTATTTTCTGGATATGTAATCTTATTACTTTTATTACTTTTAATTTTAGATATATTACGTAAACATAGACGTAGTTCATTTATACCTATATCATACAATATACTTGTTAGAATATGTATAAACCCATGTTCAATTGCAAATTTCTGAGCTAGCCCTATTACACTTGCTGGACTTATGGTACCCCATCGTATCTGGGGTGTAGTTTTATCTATTTTATTGCCAACAATCACGCAGTGTTTAATGACCCATGAATATTTTTCATAGAGTTCTAGTATTCTCTCAACTGTGGACAATTCATTTATATCATATACAAACACAAATGTGTCTACATCTTTTACATATTGAGATTGTATTTGTTCAAAGCTTTTATTACCTCCAAATTCCCATAATAATAATTTTATAATCTCTCCGTTTTCTATTTCATTTGGTTTTAATTTGACTGTAAAAGCGTCTACACCTACAGTTGTTTGATATGTCGGTAATTCTAAACCCTTTGGGAGTTTTTCTCCAGATAACACTTTGCATAAAGTTGTTTTTCCTACTGTTTGTTGTCCACACACAACAATTCGGTTATTACCATTACTCATTTATACATATATGTCAGAATATTAAAATGTCAGAATTAACACAAGAGCTTACCCAGGATACTTTTACTTTTGGTAAATATAATGGATTAACAGTTCAGCATGTTTTAAAGGATAGGTCATACTGTTCTTGGGTTATACAACAGGATTGGTTTCAGGAAAATTATCCTTATTTATTTGGAGTTATAAGTGAATATGATCCCAAACCATACTTCCATAAAGGCAATCCCCATAGGGAGGTTGATACCACTACTTTCCTAAGGGATTATCCATATTTTAACCTTGTGGGGGTAGATGACGTGAAGTTACCCCTTACCCCAGCAGAAAAGAAATGTTATAGTTTCTATTTGGGTTTAATAAATAATTTACGAGTACAAGTTTATCTTCGTCTTGAGAATGAGGAAGAAAATCCATGGGATATAAAAGCACCTACCGGGTGGTTAAAAAAGTTTGAGAAAGATGAGGGAATCCCGAGGGATGATTTTAAGAAATTTTTGGAATCATATGAGTTACCAAATATACCTTATATAGTAGAGCGTATCAAAAAAGAGGGTGGAATAGAATACAAAGGTGCAAAATCTTTTTTGATAGCCCGTGAGCGTTCTCGGGAACAGGAAGCGTGGTGGGGAGAGATATTACGTAAAATCCATGGGGATGACATAGCTACACAGTTTAAATATGTAAAGTGTATTTTTGACTTTATTTGTATCCCCAGGGAAACCCTTTTTGAATGTAAATTGGGTTTAAAGGATTTTTCTGAGGAGCAGTATATAAAGTATCGTGTAGCTTTGGATAAGTATCGTATAATATACCTAATAGGAAAAAATGCTATAATAGATACACGTGAAAGAGTTATATATACTACAGATCCATGTATGTATAATACATATATACTAAATATACCTAATCTCACAGTGACCCATTATCTTGATGATATGTTGCATTTATATACAGTAACAGAAATTAACGATATAGAAGAAACTCTACGTACTTTGGATTAGTGGTAATCGTTCACTTACCATCAACATAACATCCCGAAGGTGTTGTAAATCTATAGGTTTATTTATAAAATACTCAACACCAACTTGTCTACATCTTTCCTTTTCATTACTTACAGTAGAAGCGGTTACAACTACAATATGGGGTAATTTCCATCCCCTTTTATTGTATTCATTTATGACTTCATAACCGTTCATTTCAGGCATACGTATGTCTAAAAGTAGGACTTCATATGGTTTAGATTTATTATGGGCATCTATAATCATATCTATGCACTGTTTACCATTATTTGCTATATCTACATCGTTATATCCTATTAGGGAAAGCATACTAACAAGTAAGTTACTGTTGTATATTATATCTTCAGCTATGAGTATTTTCATATCTTTATTAAAATACGAGAAGGGTACCATAGTATCAACTGTGGGACTTTTGCGTCCAAGATAGGATTCTCGTATATTATTTTTAGAGAGGATATGTAGTATACAATTAAATAGTTGTATTTTTGCAACTGGACTTTGTATATTGAGATCAAAATCGTGATTAATATATTCATTTCCAACACCTAATATAGGGAATGCAGGCCTATCAGTTTTTATTTGTTTTGTTAGTTCTATTCCAAATTCTGAAGTATTTATTATACCGAAATCAAGATGTGTTTTTGGATTTAGGAAATATTTGAAAGCTTCTAGGGTAGTTTTACATGATATAACATTTAACCCCCATTCTTTAAGAATATTAACTACATCTTTTTCTACCCCTACTACTAGTGTACATATACCAGACATAGAGTCTATGTCTATTTCATTTATTTCTGTTTGACACGTATAATTTATATGGAAAGAAAATGAAGTACCTTCCCCTAAAGTACTATTGACAACTATATCCCCACCTAATAAGGTCACTAGTTTTTTGGTTATAGCTAAACCTAATCCTGTTCCATTTTTATTACACCCAACTTGCTCAAATGCTTCAAAGATTTTTGAATATTCTTCTTTTGGTATACCGATTCCCGTGTCGGACACGGTTATATATAATTTTTCTATATCAGCTTGGGTTATATTTATTATTATTTTACCCCCTCGAGGTGTAAATTTATTAGCATTTGAAATAAGATTAATTAGAATCTGTATCAGTTTATTTTTATCAGCAACTATAAGTTCTGGTAATAGGGGGTCTATAATAAAATCACATGTCTGATTTTTTTCTTCTATACGCTGACTCATAGAATCCATAACCGAACATGTAAGTTCAGTCAGTCTAAAACATTCAGTTGTGATAGAAACCTTACCACTTGATAACTTTGAATAGTCTAAAATATCATTTATTAACTGTAATAGTTGAAATGAGCACTGAAACATACTACTAATATACTTTTTTTGTGTTTCACTTGTTTCAGTTTTTGATAAAAGTTGTGTATATCCCAAAATACCGTTTAAGGGAGTACGTATTTCATGACTCATATTAGCTAGAAACATTTCCTTGTACTTATTATCCTCATACAATGCTAAGTACACTATATCTATATAGTGTGTCACTATATCTTCTTCATATCCTCCAGGGCGACCGTGTAATATAAAGAGTCCCAAGATCACTTTATTCTTGATGATGGGTATTCTACATTCTTTCTCATCAATTTCTATATTCAAAATAGGTTTAGAAGTTGGGGTGAAAATTTTAGAATTAGGGGAACTATATACAGATTGATAATTATCCCCTGTATAAATATATAGGTCGCCACAAGTAGAATTAGTATTATGAACTATTATATCTACAAGTTCTGGTATATATGGCATTTATAATATACTAGAATATTATTTACCCATCATCCTTCGCATTTCATATTCTAGCATTTTATCAGAACAAATATTTATCTCAGGCATTTTAGACATGCTCTCGCTACGTTTTATGCCCTTCTTTGCTGTACGTTTATGTTTACTTTTTCTACTATGAATCTCTATATGAGGCTGTTCCACCACTATTGGGGGATTCTCTTTAGGACTACCTGAAGAATTACTACTATCTATTTCTTTGTCTTCTATATGTATACATGTGGTATCGCAAAGTGTTTTTATATTTTCCTCATGATCAGTTTGATTTACTTCTATGACATGGGAATATTGATTAGGTACAGACCAACCATTTTTCAATGCGGTTTCAGAAAAGTTATTATGTGTTACCTCCCTAATTAAAGGTGCAGAAGTAAAAATATCTTCATATTTCCTCTCTACCCATTCTAAATATGATGCGGGTAATATCCTATCAGATCTATTTAGACTTAATTGTCTTCTAATATTACCCTCAACACTAGCATACCGAGCAGCAGCTGATTTATGGGCATTACTTGTCTCGTCATATTTTCCAAAACGTATAATAGCCACAACTATTCCGCTAAGAAATCCCAATATTATTTCTATAGTTGACATCCATGGGTTATCTGTTAGTTCAAAAGCAGCAGAAGAAGCTGACAATATACTAGACATGGGTCCTAAAACTATACCTGTAACCATGAGTCTTGTATACATGGTTTCATTATCTCTTGCTTCTTGGACATGCATAAGCTTATATCCATTAGATGACTCCCCTATATTTTTTATTACTTGTTCTATTTGTCCATTCCAGGACATTTTATTATATCTAGTAAAAATATAAGATTAGGTATATATAAAAGACAATTATGCTCAATAAAAATGCAAAATTAGCAGTATTTTTTGTAGTAGTTTTTGTAGCTATACTAGTCGCAGGATCCGTAACCAAAGACCTCCTACAACTTTCTGTAGTCGCAGTCATTGTCACCCTTGGGCTGTACCTCCTCTACCATTTTGGAAAAATACAAAAAGATGGTTTCAGATTTGAAGTTACCCCGGAAAAAAGATGTAGGGGTGGTCCATACATGCATCAGAATGATCCATACTGCAAAAAACTTTTTAGTACAGAAGCCGGATGTGAAGATTATCTAAAATATAACTGTCAACCAGGCCTCTTTCATGGTTTCCCCAAGAGACAAGACTGTTCAGGGTGCAGACAACGAACCCCTATTTCCAACTCCCATTGGAAAAATACAATGTGTGATAAATAATAAGATGAATTAAATTCATTATTATACCCTTGGGTATAATAATAGTAAGAGTAATAATTGTATATAAACTTATTCTATCATTCTTCTGCGTTTAGTGCAGATTGTTGATGATTCACTTTTCTTACTCAATTCTTCTTCTTCACATAAGAATTTTTTATTGGAAGGAAGTTTCATTTTATTTTCTTGTAGTCTGCGTTTGGTATTATTCTGATTTTGTTCAACTAATTCCCTAGCTACTATAGCTATTTGAGAATCGCGTAAGAATTTTTCATGATTCTTCTTCTCAGTCTCCAGTTTGAAAGTCAGTTTCATTAAGCAAAAGAAATTAAGAATTTCTTCATCCCTTTCTTTTTCATGTACAATTGTGTTAAAGATCTTGTTAAACAAGATCTTGTTTTCCGAATATTGTAGTTTATTATATACACCACTAGCTTCATTGAGGGTGTTTTGGTAAGATTTAATAGCTTCTTCTGCTTCATGATTTTTAGATTTTTCACGCAACTTTAAAGAACGAGATGTAATAGTTTTTTTGTCAGCCCATAATTCTTCTAACAGTTCATTTGCCTCTTGTATATCTTTTTGACTTATTTGGGATTGGATATTAATCATGATAATCTATTTTTTCTTGTTCTAGTTTTCCTAAAAAATCAATTTTAGGAAAACTAGAACACATGTTTTATATACAAGGGTCTGTTACAACTTGAACATTATCCCCTGTTGGAGGAGTTACATTGTTATAGTATATGTGATAAGCCACATCTGGTACAGGTTTATTCCGAAGTTTATTTCGCCCATGACCATTCCTTAAGAGGTAGATAACTTTTATAGTTCTATTATTTTTCCTAGCCATTTCATATATAACATCCCTATCAGCCTCCACCCCATTTGTAGCATCTGCAACGATGTGTGGATATATAGCTAGGGACTTTTCTAGGCTTTTAAGGTACTTGTTCTTATTTCCCCCAAGTTCATCCCTAGAAATTATTTTGTATCCCACTTTTTTATACATATCAGCTATATATGACTTCCCCGTACCTGGAGCACCCACGAAGACTATTAAATTTTCAGTAAACAATACAGACTGACATGGGAAGAATTCCTCGGGAGTGTAAAATTGAACATCTGCATCCCTAGCAAATACTATATCTGCATCACTAAAATCCTCTGGTCTTCCAGCAGCATCACCTACATAGAAGGCATACTTTATATCTCCACCCACCATCTCCCTAAATACTTCCCACATTCCAATTTTAGGCTTACGATAATTATCGTCTCCAGTAGAGACAAATGTAAAACATGGTAAACCCAAATCCTTTAGAAAAACTGTAACCCTATCTAGGCGCTTCTTAGCATTCTTACATTTTTGGTTAGTAAATACAGCTAAAATGTATCCTCTTTTGACTAGGGAAGTAAGAATTTCCCTTCTATCGGGGAGGAGGACGATATCATCTGGATCTGCAGAGAATGGATATAGTTTGTACTGATTTGCTGTCAGTGTCCAGTCCAAATCAAATGCCGCTATATATTTAGCTTTGTTATTTTGTATGGGGGGGGGTATACTATACCAAAAGTCTCCAAGTTTTGAACGAGTAAATACAGGGTTTGGGAGGGTATAATGGTTTGGTATAATAATATGTCTTAGAATTTCCCTTCCACGGGGTATATTATTTATACATCTTTCATAGTCTATATTTTTTGGTATTAGTTCGTCTAGATTCATTTTCTATATTACTTATAATATAGAAAATAAAGATTATATATTCAATTGTACTATAATAAATGACAAATAAAGCAAAAAATCTTACCACTGCATCTTTAGTTATTGGATCCCTAGGATTTATCCTCTTTATTTACTGCAAGTTATCGTATTCAAAGGCTAGGGGTGAAAAGTGCCCTGTAAACATGTTATCCAAGATACTTGTCGCTATTGGTGTATTTCTCCTAGCGGGGGCTGTATATGAACTTGCCGACAAAAATGAAAACCCCAAAGATTAAGTAGTTTGATTATTAATCAAATAATCCAAGTCTACTTTGAGATCTATCATTCCAGTCCCCACAGATGATCTTTTACCACAAATTATAGAAGCTGAAACACCCTCAGTAGGTTCTGTTTCCCCACGGGATGCTGCATTTAGAAAATTGTCCATGGTTTCCTCAAACGATGCTCTCCCGAATGGTCCAGACTCATCCTTTTTCATTGTATATCTTGTTATACTTGCAATAGAACCATTATGGGCCATTCTATCTACAAGGAGACATGTATGACACGGGTTGATACCATCCATAATACTCATAAACTCCTCTATTAGGAAAGCACGGGCTGCTTCTATACCTAAAACTTCATATATATCCCATACATTATTTGAACTAGTACGTGTTTCATCAACGGTGGGTAATGATAGTAATTTTTTGAAGTTAACATAGTTGCTGGATATGCTTCTAGAGTTGATACCGTTAGTTTCTGCAAACCATTCATTTTGTTCATCCGTAGTATAAAATATATCTGTAATACCTTGTATACCCCTAATACTCATATTTTCTATAGTGGAAAGGACGCATTCTTCCATATAGACAGAAATTATGTTGTCTTCTGTTATAAAAGACATTTTATCGTCTGGTAGTTGTATACTGGTTGTGTCTACAAATATATCCATCCTCAAGTATCTATCTGGTGAAAAAACACAAAAAAGGTCATCATATTCCTCGTGTATAAACTCCGCTATACTAGACATTGTTATCTTGTATTTATATAGGATCTCTGGATCCATAGTTAGAGATATACAATTATCATATTTGGAAAACTCATCATTATAGAGAATCTTATATGGATCATACCAGACTTCATCCTCCTTATCTAAACATACTTGTATTGTTGTAGTAATATCAGAAAAGGTTAAACCCACTATACACTTTTCGTTTGTAATATCTCTAATATGTTCTATTTCCTGGGGTTTAGCTTTGAAATATATCTTGTTATTAACTATCCTTGGTTTCTTTGTGGCATTAATAAGTTCTTGAAACCTAGGAACACCTGTAGTAACTGTTTTTTCCGAAGCTCCACATTTATGGAATGTATCAGCCATATTCAACCCATTTAATATCTGAAAATTCCGAGTATGCTCTACGGTTAAATCATATACATGATCAGTTGTACCATGCTCAAGATATTCAATCTTCACCACAGGATCCCCAACTACATCTTGTAAATTAAATGATACTGGATATGGATTTTTTAAACAAGCCTGACGTAGGCTAGTATATTTATCTGTATCTGTTAGACCTATATATAGATAAAATTTATGTATAAAAGGGGGTTGTATAACTATCACCCATTTATCCATAACATCTTCGAGACATGATATTTTCCTTACATTAGAAAATATACCATAGTAGGAAAGAAGAATATAAATAGAATAAAGTAAATTACCGTATGATGATATAACCTGTAACTCATCTGTAGGTGTAATTGTACAGCATGACGAAAAATATCCATCCAAAAGACCCCTTGTAAATTCTGTCCTTCCAATAAATGCATATTGGGGTATAGTAATATCATTATCCTCATTCAAATATCCCATACCACCTAAAAACAGACCATATAAAAATCCATCCATCAGAGACTTATCATCTATACTAGTAATATCTAATGGAGGTTGTAATGAAACAGTAACAGGTAAAATATCACCAACATCAATCTTAGATCCATATGTAGCGACCCATTTATTCGTGTCATTAGACCATGTCAAAAATGACTTTGATTGTGTAGCTACAACTGTCCTTCCACTCTGGGTTGTTACTTTCACTAATTTTCCAGTAGGTAAATGTCTTGTTACAGCTTCTATTTTATACCAATTAACATAACCGTCTTCATTTGTAGATGGTATATAGTATACACTATCTTCCAATTCCAAATATTCAGTCCAATTTTTAGGTATATGTTTTATAGAATCGGCATGTTTTAATAATAATCTATCCACCATAACGCCTATAGTCTCTATTACTAAACGATTCTTATAATAGTAAAATAAAGGTGTATCCCAATCAACAGAATTCAATGAAGCTTGTGTTTGTTTCTCACCTATACTTTGTGCACATACCACACCCACACTTTCCCCTGGATGAATAATACTAGAATTATATATATTCTCCAGTTCCCTCCTTAGATCAGCTATTATACCTGGATATACCTTGACATTAACAAGTTGTTTTTTTAACCTCTCTTTGTTAGAATTTACTATATTTGCAGCTATATCTGCGGGTATACCTGTCTGGGGCTTTATAAAGCTTAGTATGTCATTTATTTCAGTATCAGTTAAATAACGTGTCATTGTTAATATCTATATTTTTACTTCTAAATAACCTAATAAAGTCAAATCTATTTAAACAATCAAAAAGAAAAATAAAATCATGTCATACGCTTCATATAAAAATTTAGGCCAGACAAGCCAAGAAAAGGAAGAAATCGAAGAGTCTAGTAAACCAACAGTATCTCTAATTGAAACTGTTACAAGCGAGGAACATCGTAATGAACTTATTAATAAAAACCAAGTTGTAGTAATTGATAACTATACCACGTGGTGTGGACCCTGCAAACTTATTGTCCCTGATTATGAAAGACTAGCCCATTATTTCTCTAATGCCCCATGTGTCCTAGCAAAAGAAGATGTTGAAAAAGAATATGAGGGAGCACCCCCTGTTACCGGTGTACCATGTTTTCACTTTTATGTTAAGGGTAAATATATACCTCGTCTAACTGTAACTGGGGGAAATGTAAAACAGGTAAAAGAGAACCTTGAATCACTCTTTAAAAAAGAGTGATAATAAAATAATATTTTTTGCATTTATATATTTTTATATATAAATGAGTACTTCTGAATACCCAAATGTAAAGCGTGAAGATGCTTTACGTATCATAGAAAAATACCCTGATATGATACCTGTTATAGTAAAAACCGTATTCAAACAACCCCCACTAGATAAACATAAATATCTAGTACCAAAAGATTTAACTGTGGGTCAGTTTATACATGTACTCAGAAGAAGAATAGAATTAGAGTCTGAAAAAGCTCTATTTATTTTTGTTAATGGAGGTAATATACCTCCAACTTCCTCCACTATCTCACAAATTTATGATAAATATAAAGATGATGAAAATCTTTTTCTATATATGGAAATATCTTTAGAAAATACTTTTGGATGTATGAAAAATTAAGAATTTGGGTTGTATTCAAACTGCTTTAACCACTCATCGAAAGTTACCCCATGTGTTATGACTAAATTATTTATCCTCTTTATATTCTCTTCCATGAGATAGAATTCGTGTTTTTTGGATAACCAAAAAATACCAAAACATATAGCATCAGCCATATCATGTTTTCTCTCAAAACTCTCAAACTCTGCTCTCACGAGGGGTAATTCCATATATTTCCGAGCTATCTCTACTACTTTCTCCTTACGACCCTCATAGTCATAACCCCCTATATGGAAAAACTTATGTACTGAATTCGGAGCAATAAGCTCACATTTATCCCTATATTTAGAAAATATTAACTGTTCTACAGCTACAAATCCACCAGGTGGTTGTCGTTCTATTAGTATTTTTTCTACCCGGGTAAATACACATTCATAATAGACAAATACATGTTCCATCCAATCTGTAAATGTCCGAGAGTGTTCTAGGGGACAATCCTTTATTGATACACCATCAGGATGTATATATTCTGTTATATTAATTAAATCAACCCCTATTATTTTATCAAATTTCCAAGTATTGTGGTCACATATAAGAGCCGCTAAACCAAGATGATGCACACCTATATCTATACATAATATTGAACATTTAGAAAAATCATCCTCCGTAAACTGAGAATAGCTCTCATCTACATTCTCTTCCTCTTCCCCAATATCCATAGAGGCCATTTCATCCTCTAGGATTCCATCATCCTCTAGATACCATTCTGTATCTTCATCTGTATCAATTAATTTCATAATTTATAAACTGAATACAAGCTTATAAATCCTATTTTTTATTTCACTCTAGTTTATCATTGAAAAATTTTATTTATATCATAAATAAATGACTAATAAAATAAAATTTTTAACTGGATTTATAATTGTAACTATAATAATATTGATTATTTTCCTACTACATAAACCTCCACCATCTCCAGGACCTTCACCGCCATCTCCAGGACCTTCACCGCCATCTCCAGGACCTTCACCACCCTCTCCAGGACCTTCACCACCCTCTCCAGGACCTTCACCACCCTCTCCAGGACCTTCACCACCCTCTCCAGGACCTTCACCACCCTCTCCAATATGTACAGCTAAAGATTGTAGTAAGTGTGATAAGGATATATGTCCCGTAATTGGTGGTTGTACAATTGGTACTGACGATAAATGCACCTTACTAAAAGAACCAGAAAACTGCAAAGATTATAAATGTATAGGTTGTATTGATAATTGTGATGATGATACATGTTCTAAAAATATTAATCCTTGTAATGTGACAGCTCCTATATGTGGTTATGATAACCCTTGCATATGTGAGTCAAGTTGTGTAAAGACTAATGATTATCCAAAACCATGGTGTTATGTTACAGATAAAAATTGTACTGGTATTAAGGGTGATAAACCTAAAGTATCCGGAAATAAATATTGGATTGAATGTAATAATAATTCATATTATAATGGTTCAGCCTGTGCTGTAGGTCCTAATCTTTTGAATAAAGATGGTATATCTGCAGACTGGAAAAAAGCATACAAGACTGGTTTTAAATGTGTTTCAGAACCTATTGTGACAGGTTCAAAAACTAATACTCCATGGTGTTATACTGATAGTTCTGATACATCATATGATGTATCTAAGCCTAGACCATGGGGATATTGTACTGGGAATATTATGAGTATATTTTCTGAAATAGGGAAAATAGGCCCATCACCAACAACATGCAGTGTTAAAAAACCAGACAATATTGAGGCTTCTAACCAATATAAATATCCTCAAGAATGCACAGGTACAATTCCCGGATGTTTGGGAAATTATACATGCTTATATGATAAAGATAATGATAAATATTCTTTACGGTGTGGGATATGTGATGAGAATTTATTCATAACACTTCAAGATGGTAGTTGTTATCCCATTCCCTTAGCCTTAGCAGGAAATAAACTCGGCAATGTGCAGCCTTCAATTCCTCAAAATATATTGAATGATTATAAGAAAGTATATTTAGATAAATTTTTTAAAGACAATTGTACTGGTAAGGATGCTTTTAATGAAGATATATTCTATGAAGCTTGGCATATTGGAAAATACAATGAAGCAGCAAATTATGTAGGTACTAATTGTAATCCAAATCCATTATTAGATAATGGTGGATATACTTTTGTTTAATATAATAAATAAGGAGCTTAAGAGGCTATGTCGTCGCAGAGACTAAAAAGGTGTGTACAGACTATCCTTATATTTTTAAACTAATTTAGTTTAAAAAATCTAATTAGATTTTTTCCTACTAGAAATTATAGCTGTAATAATACGAAATAATATAAATAATACAAGAATAGCTAGGACTACAAATCCATCTTTTTTCAGTATATCTACTATTTTACCAAAATCTGTAATGCTCATGTCACCTACTTTATAGACAACATTTAATAGCCCATCAATAGGAGACATTACAACATAAGAATAATAATCATATGGTGCTATTTTAGTTTGCCAGTTTTTACATAACGTGCCCCCATCAAAATCTTCTGGTGTTTTTTACCATCTTTAGATTGACCAGAACAATAAGCTGAAATTAACTTAGGACGAACTGTATCACTTGGGGTTGTATCATCACATATACAAGCCTGTGGATAAAGTTAAAGAGCAACTTCAAAAAGTAACTCAAGAAACTCAAACCACCAGCAGATGAATGTTCCACAGATCCCCGATGGGGTAAATGGCCCGTCACAGATAACGAGTCTTGTGTAAGATGTCTAACAAATTTACAAGACACAAAACTATTAAACTGCCCAGAGAGTAATATGGTATCATATTGTAATAAAGCATGGCCTAGGTAATTTACTAATTTTGTTACTAATTATAATATAATTAATAACCTATTATACCTGAAAATATATTATTTATCACAACTGCACATAATGGCACCGATGGGAGAAGTATAACAAGTACATTCTGGACGACCATGGGAATCTAGGACACATCTAGTTTGAAAATCTCCACATAATCCAGTTGGACTGGGTTTAGAGCACATAGGGTCATTTGTTGGATGACCCCAATGAGAATCACATTTGCAAGTACCCTTAAAAGGCATATCCCTAGAACCTGAACATTGTCCATGTCCATGACAAAATTTGGTTCTACAATCAGCTGCGGAAATTTGGCATGGTTCATCCCCTGGTATACAATTAAAAGTTCCTGGGGGATTCTCTTGTATTAAACAATTTTTATTATCCTGTGAACTACCAAGACATACTTCCCTACTAGCTGGTAGTTTAGGATCTATGCTGATTGTAGAACATGTACGTGGACGTCCACACATTTTACTGCTATCTTCCACATATTCATTAATATTCAGGGTACCTAGTACAGGTACTTCTACGTTACAATTATCGTTGTATTTAGTATAACCAAAATCAGGACACGCACCTTTTTGAAGTGTCCCCGGGGGTGTGTATGGTCCTAGATGGTGCAATTATGATAATGGTACTTGTAGTATACCTAAACCAGGTTATCCTTCAAATTTTCATACTAGATTAGATTGTGAAAAAGGGTGTAAACCTTTGAGTGATACTAAATTTGCTTGCACAAAAAATGGTTGTGTACAAAGCGGTGATGGAGAATTTAGAGCAACGCGTCGAGGTGAAGACTTGCATGGTAACGTAACATATTATTCAGAAGAATGTGAATCTAATTGCAAATTTGGTAATCAGATGCACCAATCTTTTTTTGATAATGAATCTAGTCTATGGGATCATAATAATTATGGGTGTGCTCAATATCCATGTACCAAGGAAGAAATTGATGCATTAAAATGGATTAGAATGGATAAACTAAAGGAATGGAATGTGGATATGGGGTCAACACTTTGTAGGCCTGTTTCCGCCCAAGATCTACCAGTAGGTGTGCCTAATTACGATAATCCATTGGATTGCCACAATGCATTCGGTAATGCTGGATGGTATTGTATGGCAAACCCAGGTTTGTCGTATGGATGAGAATAAAAACTTCGGATCTACGTTACAAAGTTGTCACGAAAGTTGTACAAATGATTCAGAAAAATACAGCTGGAATGGAAGTGAATGTGTAAAAGACCCAACTAGTCTCACTGGTTTAGCTACGTGTTTAGATAATCATGCTAGTTATTCTTGTTCTGGTCCACCTTATTATAAATGTGAATTACAAAAGGGTGGAACATATGGTCCTGGGCAACAATTCACATGTGCCAAAAATTGTCACCCACCAGGTCACTGAATTTAATTTATTATCTATAGAAGTTCAAACTGCTTTATAACTAATCTAAGCTTAATTTGCAGTTTGAACTTCTGTAGTATTCATTATTACAGCAAATAAAATCCAAGCTATAAGAGGAGATATAAGTATCCGGGATTTTTCATTTCCCTGAGAATAACACATTAGAGATAACATTATACTTAGAAGTATAACCCATGATGCTTCTTTTTTCATACCTTTACAACCATATACATAAGTCCATAGTCCTAGAGATATAGAAAGTAGAAGATATAATGAATTACATAATGTTTTATTTTGACTATTTTTAATAGCTATTGACCATGAAATACCTAAAAGTATAAATAATATAGCCCATACAATACCAAATACAGCTGCAGGTGGTCTAAATAATACACTTTTTCCTGCATTCTTACCTATTTTACAAAATCCACTTGTAGAGTAGCCTATTATAGCTGGAAGTGATATATATAAAATATCCATTTTTGTCATTTATATTAAGTTAATATAAAATATCCATTTTGTCATTTATATTAACTTAATATAAATGACAAAAACAACAGTATATTTACAAAAATCAACTCGTAGTGGAAAGAAATATATGGTAACAATCATTACTCCAACGTCTAAAAAAACCGTACATTTTGGAGCTGAAGGTTATTCAGATTATACCAAACATAAAGATAAAGAACGCATGAAAAAATATGATGCCAGACATAAACCAAGAGAAAATTGGGGAAAATCAGGGATAAATACAGCTGGATTTTGGTCTAAATGGTTATTATGGTCAAAACCTAGTTTATCCACGGCTAAAACATATACAGCTAATAAGTTTAATATTACTATTAAAAGTGGACCACCCCCAACTACTAAAAAATCTCCCAAACGTAAGTCTCCCAAACGAAAAAGTAAATCTCGTAAAAGATAAAATAAGTTTGTAATAACAAATATAAATGGCCTGTCAAACACAAGATTATTTCAATAGTGATGTCTGTAGAAAGGCTAAACTAGCTACAGATGCAGGAAAAATGGATGCTACTGCATGTATAAATCAATGTATGACTGATATACCCAATGTAAGGGTTTGAGATTATTAGCTTTTTGTACGGGAATGGACAATAGTAATAGTAATATAGAGTATCTGTATACTTTCCACCCGGATCCCGTGGTGTATCCCTGGCAGTTGGGTAATAGGGATTGGGCAACATCAAATATGACCTATCTAAATGCTATAAATCCACCCTCTGCAGATGGTTTATCAGCCTCAGCATGCCTATTTGATGCCGCAAGTGGGGGGAAGGCAAAAAGACATTATAAGAATAGTTATAACTATATGACACGTATAAAAATACCCATTGGGAGTCTGGCTTCCCATGGGAAGTATACAGCTGCTGAAGACTGTTTTTGTACCAATCAGAGTGTCAATGTGGGTTTGGCAGATACTGTGGATGAACCACAGTATAGTGTTTGTGGAAAATCCCACCCTACCTATGTTTTAAATTCCCCCTGGATTTCCTTATCTCAGTCTTGGGTGGATCAGAATATTAAACAGGGTGATTTTCAGACTGTCCATTTGGAGACAAATAATCAGGATTGGTATAATCGCCAATATGGGTTTAAGACTGCAGTAGATAAATTATGTTCAGAGACAGATATTTCTAATTTTGTGAAGTTTAGGGCCAATATGGACCTCCTATTGGATCATTACTTTTTTGGATCCCAAAAAATAGGTGGGTCAGTAGAGAATGTAACTACTACTAATTATTCTAGTCTCCCTAACTTTTGTACAGGGTCAAATCTCTCGGCATCCCAACAGGAAAATTGTGAAATAAATTTCCATCCGGCAGCCCCGGCTACTCCAGCACCCCCTGGATATGTAGGTTGGGGATGTCCGGGGAGTGGAGACTGTGTGCCAGCACCAAATTATGGTACATTTAGTACAACATATAGTACTCTAGAACAGTCTGTGGCAAATACTGGTTGTTTTGCTAAGGGTGTGCAACCTAAATGTGGGTGTTCAGATAGTTGTAATTTAACCCATATGAATAGGTGTTATGATCAATATCAAAAATTATGTAAGGGTAATCCAAATTGTATGGGGTGTATCCAAAGAAACCCCACCCTAGAACCATGTAGTGATTTCTTATTAAAATATGTGTGCAAGTAAACTTGATGTGTTGATTACTATACCCATTTGGGTATAGTAATAATAATATTTTTATATATTAGTCATATTCTTCCTCTAGGAGTTCCTCTTCATCCTCCTCATCTTCATCGTCTTCTAGTAATTCTTCTTCACCTAGTTCTTCTTCGCTTTCAATAACTTCTTCCTCATCTTCCTCTTCCGCTAGTTCATCAACTTCTTCATCTTGAAGTGTTCTATTATGATCTAGATTTTCGGGTGGAATAAAGTCATATTTGTGCTTATTACAAATATTAATATCTTCTTTTGTCAATGGATCAATACTTCCATTTGGATTCTGCTTTCCCATAACCTTCTTCGTTTTCTTGTCAAATACAAAAGAGGTTGAAGGATCCTCGTGATTACCCCATTTGTTACGACGTATAGCTACAGTAGGGGTAATATCAGCTACCTTTTTAAGAATAGCTGACGTTTTTTCTTTGGGGGGAACTTTCTTAGGGGATACTACAGGACTAGTTTCCTGTGATTTATTGGATTCTGTTAATCGAGATATAAGGTCTTTTTTAGGTCCAGAAACTGGCAGATTACGCTGTTTACATAATGCTTTAAGTTCAGCCACACTACACTTTAAGAGTTCTTCCATACTAGGCAGATTTTCTTTTTGAGATTGGGTTGGTGTTGGTGTTGGTGGTTGTGAAGTTGAGGGGTGAGATAATTCACCCTCCCAATCTTTTAGTAGGTCATCTTTATTCAAAGAGTATTTAGTTGCTACTTGATCAATATACGCCATAATTGCTTGGTCAATAGACTTACTTACAGTTTGCTTGATAGACATTGTTAATTCTGTTTTATTCACTTGGGATTGTTCTTAAATCTCAATTTTATTAATGTAAATCAATAAATTCGTGAATATAGTCTTGTGCTGTTTCTAATTTTGACATTTCTTTTTGTGTTTCTTTAATTAAGTCTATATCAGTCTTGTGTTCTTCCCAGATAAGATTGAGATATGTTGATTCTTGGTAAGCCACAACAATCATGACACTTGACACAATACTTAGCATCACCCCCCATGAGGGAGTAAAGAACTCGTACGCTATAGCTACCCATAACATCATTAAAGCCTCCAAGTAGTTTAAGTGTTTTCTGGATTTTTTCTTGTAGTTAAAGTGTACTGTCTTTGTTTTATTAAGGACATCTTGGTATGTTTTTGTAATTGCAATATTCCACTTATTCATTTGATGGAAGTTTTGTAGTAATCCCTTCAACATAACCTTACCCTTCTCTAGGCTTTCCACTTCACTTTCTAGGTCTTCAACTTGAGATTCAAGGTCCATGACCTGTTTTGATAGTTTTCTATTTTCCCCTGTGAGGGTATCGTTCATTAGTATGATATACCGTTCATGGGGAGATGAGTTTTCATTACCAACTATCTGCTCTCGGCGTGCAGAGTCGTTGAGGTATACATGTACACCAGTATTATTTGGGTTAGAGTGTTTAGTCATTGTTAATCTAATATTTGTATACAGATTTATATAATTATTTCAATTATATAAATGGACAATACATATAGAGACCAAGATATCGTAAATAAGCTTGAGGAACAAGCAAAAATAAGAGAAAATCAATCAAAGCTTAGGGCTAAACTAAAAGAAAAGTCACTTAGCAGGTCTTCTAAGGAGGTACGTGCTAAGGCAGTTATGGATAGTACAACAAAAGGTAATGGTAATGGTGACATGGACAATTTTTTAGAGCAAGCTAAGAAGATGGGTATAGATATGGACAAGATCACAAAAGATATTCTATCAAATACAAAGTAAAAACAAAGTTTTACCATATAATAAAACAATGCCTACTTTTGTTAAAAATGCAGCTAATTATAGACAGTTATATAACGCCTGGGATTGGAATATTACAGATAATGCTAACTGGACAACCATGTGGCAGTCTGAAAGTTTAAGGGAAAATTTTGAAATCTTTGAACCTTACTTTGTATCATATGCTGTACAAGGTGGTATGACACCTTGTACAGGGGTAAGATATGGCATACCTACACAATGTCCTATTAAAGGTCCTGTTATTGAACCAAGTCCTCTTAATAATCGTTGTGATGATGGTAGTGTAAATCCTACTGGAATTTGGTAACTATATTATATCCTGCGTGGTATATAACGTAATGTAAATGGTGATAATTTACTTTTTTTATCATTATTGGATTGGTTTTGTATAGGGGGAGGTGGAGATTTAATAGGAGGTGGAGAAGATGAGGATGGAGTATCGTTTTTGTCTGTCATATAGTTATTTATAATATATTTGTTATATTATAAATGTATTTTTACTCTTTGATGCACACAATTGCGTTTGCATATACTGTAGCCCCAAATGCTACACATAAAGTTATAACAAGTCTAGTATCACCTACTGCTATATACAATATCTTATATTATACAATGCGGGGAGGATTGTTTATGTTTGGGTTTTATTAGACTTATTTATCTCATAAAGAATCCCATATAATTTATTATATAATTCTTCTATTGTACCATTATTTTCTATTATATAATCCCAGTTTGTATCAGATATTAGATCCAACTCTGTCTCACTACAATGAGACTCATTACCATTACCTTTTCTATCTGAATCTACGTTAGTTCTAATCAACTTTATACATAACCACCCATCTTTCTTAAGGGCTTCTAGTTCTGTTTTGAAACGTATATCAGACAGAAATACATGTTTATCCTGAGGTAAACTATTCAGAGTCATATTTATCCAAACATGATTATCTATTTTATGAGCCCAATCTGTACCTACCCATTGTAAAAAAGCCCTATCTTTCACTTTGGGGAATCCACATTTGGTTTGGGCATAATGTAGTATATCATATATACCATCAGAAAAAGCAACTTTTACACTTTGGGGAAACATAGTCTTGAGATACTGGACAGCACAGTCTTTACCAGTACCCATTTTACCCCCAAAGGCTATTTTTAATTTTTTGTTATTAGTTGAATCCATTATATATTTGATTTATATACTAAACTCCGATTATATAAATCAAATATATAATGGATTCAACTAAAAATAAAGAAGAAAATTTAACAAACGTAGAACAATTTATAAAATTACATAAGTTAATGCATAATAGATGTCAAATACCACTATCATTTCTAACTAAATGTCTAGAAAAACATGAAAATGACTTAATTGTAGCGTCAAAAAAATGTAGGACACAATGGCTTACTTATCATACATGTCTCTCAAGACCAATAGATTACTATCATAGTGGGCCCTAATACATAGATTTTTATATGTTATTGTACATATAAAATCATTATTTACTTCTGACACATACCATCTACAGAAAAACTGAAAAGTAGGTATAGGAGAGGACTAAACGTTGCAAACATAAGATGAACAACTCGTGAATCTGGATTAGAAGTTGAACATTTTAGAGCCCTGGTAATAGCCCATATCCAAAGTATAAGTTCTATTATTACAATAACACTTATAGCTATATTTACGTTCTTTTTCTCTTCTTGTGTAAGATCATAACAATTCTTTTTTGAATTCTGATTTGCAAGATTTGTCAATGTATAGAGTTCAAGCATTTATTACATAAAATATTATTTTTTATCTTTGAGAATATGAACCTGGGACATATCATTCAAATCATCCTTTGTATACCCCCACTTAAGATACCATTCCTGACCACGTATTTCAGACAGTAGGGACTTCTCTTTATCATCAAGCATACTTGGATGTAAACCAGACTTTAATTGTTCCTCTACATAGGCTACAGCTTCAGAAAATTCTTGGGGATCTGCGGGATTGTCTAGGATTTTGGACTTATCAAAGTCTATATTACCATACATTTTTTCTCCAATCTCGGCATACCTTTTACGCTCCTCTGGGGACATACTATTTAGGGCAGCCCGTGTCATGGGATTATCAAATAGGGTATTAGTCATATTGTTTACGTAGTTATGGGTTATCTTTAGATATTATATCCTGCACGCTTAAGACGTGATTTAGCATTCCTGGCTACCTTTTCATATGTCTTCCTAGAACCCCCTGGGCTTTTCTTACCCAACTGACTCTTGGCACGTATATAAGCTGCTGCCACTCCCTTCATATTTACATCACAGGTACCCTTTGTACAGATTGGAAAACTCTTGTGGGGACCCAAAAAACACTTCTGACCACACTCTTTAAGCATAATAGTTCTAGCATGGGCACCCTGGGCACTATCTCCCCACCCAGTCCACAATACACGACTCTTCCTCCCAGGAGATTGTTTCGTAGACGTCTTTCTCTTGGGGGACTTTCTCTTACTGGATGCCTTCCGGGATCGGGACTTCCTCTTGGGGGACTTTCTCTTACTGGATGCCTTCCGGGATCGGGACTTTCTCTTGGGGGATGATCTAGATTTTGGTCCTGGTTTACGTTTAAGACGACATCTATGTGTACTTAGATCACGTACTTGGTTTTTCTTGCATGGAACTCTACGAGAGCGTGAAACCCTCCTAGATGATCTTCTTGTTGTCATTTTATTATATTTAAAAGATAATAAAATTCTATTTTGGATTATTTAGTTCTTGCGTGGGGGACCACGGCTCTTCTTGGCGCGACAAAGCTTAGTTTCACGATCCCGGACCTGGCCTTCCTTGCAGGGGGTACGGGCACGACGCGATCGGCTCTTCTTCTTGGAGCTCTTATGGGCACGGCTCTTGCGGGAAGAGGCCTTACGGGAGCGGCTCTTAGATTTGGGACCACGGCTCTTCTTGGCGCGACAACGCTTAGTTTCACGATCCCGGACCTGGCCTTCCTTGCAGGGGGTACGGGCACGACGCGATCGGCTCTTCTTCTTGGAGCTCTTACGGGCACGGCTCTTGCGGGAAGAGGCCTTACGGGAGCGGCTCTTAGATTTGGGACCACGGCTCTTCTTGGCGCGACAAAGCTTAGTTTCACGATCCCGGACCTGGCCTTCCTTGCAGGGGGTACGGGCACGACGCGATCGGCTCTTCTTCTTGGAGCTCTTATGGGCACGGCTCTTGCGGGAAGAGGCCTTACGGGAGCGGCTCTTAGATTTGGGACCACGGCTCTTCTTGGCGCGACAAAGCTTAGTTTCACGATCCCGGACCTGGCCTTCCTTGCAGGGGGTACGGGCACGACGCGATCGGCTCTTCTTCTTGGAGCTCTTACGGGCACGGCTCTTAGATTTGGGACCGCGGCTCTTCTTGGCGCGACAAAGCTTAGTTTCACGATCCCGGACCTGGCCTTCCTTGCAGGGGGTACGAGCATGACGCGAGCGGCTCTTACGGGAAGAGGCCTTACGGGAGCGACTCTTCTTGGCAGAGCTGACACTTACACCATGCTCATTTAGCTTAGATTGCAAGCTAGCCTTATTAAGACCAGAAAATTTAATACCATGCTTCTTGGCGAGCGCTTGAAGCTCTTTCAGTGTTTTAGATTTGACCATTTATAGTAGAACAAGAAAAACTTTTGAAAATGAAAAATTATATAAAATCCTGATAAATCTAATAGAATTATGGAAAACGCTTTAATTGTGATAAACCAAATGTTAACCCAACGCGGGTATATTATTCAAGATTCTACAGAAGAAGATCGTATTATAGCTCTAAAACCTTGTGGTAATAAAATAATTACCTTTTTTACTAATACTCCAAAATTTAATGTAAAAAATATACAAATTTATATAGCTGTGATGAATGAAATGGAAATATATCATTCTATCATAGTATATAAAGATGGTATAACAGCTTTTACAAAAAAAGCTATAGACCAATCAACCGAATTAAAGTTTGAATTATTTTCTCAAGAAGATTTACAGTATAATATAACAAAACACTACCTTCAACCAATCTTTATTCTTATGCCTAAAGAAGAAATAGAATCGTTCAAGGCTAATTATGGTACTAAATTTCCTATTATGAAAAAAGATGATCCAATAGCTCGGTTTTATGATTATCAGAAGGGGGATATTGTACGTGTTATACGTTCATCTATTTACGGACAGGGGGAATCAATCACATATAGAATTGTAAAGTAAAAATATTTAAAGAAATACTATACTTACTAAAAAGTCCTTGTTAGCTCAGTTGGTTAGAGCGTACGGCTGTTAACCGTAAGGTCATTGGTTCGATCCCAATACAAGGAGTTTTCATAACCCATTGGGTTATGAAAACTAATAAACTTCTATGTATTTTTAAAAAATAACCTCTACCCTCTATTAACAAGTTTTTAATAAAAGGCCGGTTCGAAATCTGGAGTTAGAAAATTCAAACAGGGTATAGGCTTATCATTCATAAACTCTGTTTTTAAGAAAAATTAATAGCATCCATACTTATCGGATATAAGGTTTGGATCAAGTTTTGTTTTCAAGCCTAAAAGTGACTTATATGTACTATCCCATTTAGAATCGTTAGTATATGGAATTACATTAGATGAATTAATTGCTTCTTGTACAGTAGTATCTGAATTTGGCAAGAACTTGTCAGCAAATTTAAGATTCTTATAAGATATAAATAATTATATTATTTATATCTCAATAATGTAAGATATTTAAGTAGGAGTTAAGTATAACTATTTATCAAAATTCACCAAGTAGTTCTTAAATAGTTATCATTTTGTCAAATGTACCACTTACCACTTGGTGAGCTATAATAAGTACAAGGTTATCACTTGTACTAGCATAGTGTTCCCTTATAGCATCAAATACATCACTCGTAAGATCCTGATCCAAACTAGCCGTACACTCGTCTAGCATTAGAAAAGGAGTATTAAACATTTCTGCGAGGGCGAGTGTATATGATAATACAACCCTAGATAACTCACCTCCACTCAACATACTGAGATCACACTCCATACCCTTATATTCTATAACCACATTAATACAAGGTTTAGTAGTGGCACTCTGTGTCCCCTTTTTAGTAGTTTTAAATGATTCAAGATGTACATGGATAGGTTCATCTGTAAAGAAACAATCAAGATAGTATGTGGCGTGGGTATTTATAGTATCTACTATATTCTGTATAGCTATACTTTCAGCTTCAAGGATACTTGTGTTTAGAGATAGTATTCCGGTATGGGAGTTCATAGCTTCCTGTTTTTCACCTGTTAGGATTTTTATACTCTTGCGGAGAGACTCGTATTTTTTCCATTCCCCTATCATATGGAGATTATTTTTGTGTTCCTTATTTTTTATCTCCAATTTCTTTAGGGTAGTAGTAATTTCATCAATTTCTCCTTGAATATTTTCAGGGGATCTACAGTCTGCATAGGCAGTCTTATGTTTAATGCGGAGTTTATCACATTTACTTTCATAATCACGGATTTTATTTTCTAATAGGGCCTTCTCCTGTTGGAGAGTTTTAAATATCCTCACATTCTCTTTGTGATCCAACAACTCCTTCCTTATATCCTCCTCATTCCTATCACTTACCACCCTTTCCTCATCCTCAAGTTCATCAAAACGGGCTTTTATAGACATATAAGAAGCTGAATATCCTGTATCATTATTAAAATTCCCTACTAACTTATTGAGACTATTTTCCCTCTCGTTTTCCCTAATTTTATATTGGCGTAAATACTCAATATCCTCATCTAATTCCTCGAGGGAAGGCAAAACACTCTCATATTTAGATTGGATTCTGTCAATTTCATTTTTTGCTTCTTCATTCTTTTCCACTTTATTTCTCAAGTATTCTATATTTTGTTGAAGCATATCTAGTTGTCTAGTCTTTTTTTGTATTAAATTACGTAACTCTTCCTCACTGATATCTTCTTCATTATCTCCGCAGCTAGTTACATTAACTATAGTAAGATTGCCCTTTACAAATTTTAGAGACTTATCACAATTTGGGCATATATGTACTCCCACACGATCCAAACTCTCATTTAATTCAGATAATTCCCTCTTCCTATTGGATAGATCATTCTCATATTTTGATATAATAACTTTATCATTCTTCCCCTGGTTAAAAAGGGATTCTAAATCTTCTATTTTTGCCAAATCCCTCCTACATTCTATTTGGTCAGATAATATATCAACAATTTCATCCTTTTTATATTCATTCCATAAACTTTCTCGTAGTGAGGATATATCACTTTCCATTTTTTTCCTTTCCCTATGGTACATATCTCTTAACTTATCCCGTAGGGTAGTATATTCCCTATGTTCTAGGATACCTTGTAATTCAGTATCTAGTTCCTCGCCACGTTGCATATTTGGAGGGTGTATCTTTTCTAGATTAAGTTTAACATTCCAAAGCTTCTCTCCAAGATGGAATATTTCATCCTCATATGTACTTAGAGTATTCTCTAATAGTCGCGAGTCAGTATGCTCCCTAGTAAGATTGTCCTTAGTTTTTGTATTCCTAGAGATAAGAGTGTTTGTGTTCTTATATCGTATCTCTTCATTCTTAATAGCATTTTCCCCTTTATTTTTAAGGGGATATACAACTTCCCCTTCCAATTCCCTAAGCATACATTCCTTAGTTTCAAGTTCAGTTGTTTTCCTGGTTAAGTTAGTATTACATTCTCCCATTTTCACCTTTGCTCGGGATTTTATAGCTTCCATATCTACACCGGAAAATGCAAACTTTTCTATAAAGGCTAGTTTATCTGAGGGACTCATTACAATAAAACTAGAGAGTGCATTCTGTTGTATATAACCACTTGTCTTAAACGTTGTACCTACTAATTCATTAACTACTCCCTGAGCTATAGCATCCTCATATATGCTATCACCTTTTGTTACTACCAATCTATTTGGACGTTTAGTACGACTTATTATATAATCTTTGTAGTACAAATCAACTTTTGTACCACTACTAGAACCACTTGCTTTACTTAATTTATTACCTTCTCCAAATAGGGCAAAATATATACCTCTAAAAATAGAACTTTTACCTTTACCGCTTTGACCTGTAATAAGGACCATGCCCTTATCTCCAAAATCATATGTGGTATCTGTATAACAGAGAAAATTTATTAAGCGTATTTTCATTGTTTTTTCTAATTATAAAAGAACTATATCTTAAATGTCAAATTTATTTATACCTATTTTGGCGTGTAATTTAATAATACTAGCTATTATCATTCTTCAGTTTATAAATCCCCAAGGTGAAACATATCCTGGTCTTCGTATTACTACATATCCAAAGACATTTACAACCAGTGAAGACATAAATATACTACGTAATGTATGTTTAGAAAAAGTTGCTCTAATTAGAAAGAAAACCACAATATTTACACCTTATAATCATCACAATCTTTCAGTATGCGAAAAGGCCATAAAAACAGCTAATAGTATACAACAACTCGCCCTCATATCACTTATTCTTCCACATAGAAATGTAGGATTATATCCCATACGTCCACTACAAACCAAACCATTATTATTCCAATATGAACAAGGGGAAAATGGTTGGTATTGGGGTTATGCTACATTTCCAGATACATATAGTAGTGTGATGTACTATATTATACGTATAGAACTTGGAACACAATCTATACGTGAGAAAATTGGTAATCTACCTTTGGGTTCTACTACTGTTTATAGTATATCTCTTGGTGTAGGTATCAAGGGGAAATGGGTATACACTCCAGAATCTATTATTTGCCCTGGATCCATGACAGCGCGGGGCGAATCATCTTTCAGTTTCCAAAGTAATACAACCACAACTAGTATCACCCTAGAAACTATACAAAATAATGGTCTGCATTTAATATTTAACTCCCAAGACTCTGGAGGAACCCAATTTGGAGCAGATATAACATTTACTGGTCAGTCTGAATTACAGTATAATGCTAAAATGGGATGTGCACCATGTTTAGGTGGAGAAGGTACCCTATATCTTTCTTATCCACAAATGGGGGCTTTTGGAAATCTGTTTATATCAAATACCAAACAAACTGTACAAAATGGTAATGGATGGATGGATCACCAATGGTTAAGCTCTGGCATAGCACACACCCGTATCATACAATTACTTTCTAATATTAGTCGTATTGGAAAAGTAAATACACCACTTGGAAGATATGCATGGATTACCATCCATACAGACACTGGAAAACAATATATGATTGTAGCAAAACCACCCCAAGATCAAGAAATAAAAACTGGTCTAGTATGGACTACAACTGTAAATATATACACGAGTGGTGAAGATCCTATATATAGAAAACCTGGGACCCTATCAGTTCTGGAAACTATAACAATTCAACAGAGTGGTGGTGGAAATGTAATATTTCCCAATAAGATAAAGGTTACAGCGGAGGGAATTACATATATTCTAGATTCTACCCCGTATGGTAATTCAATAACTATAGACCCTACTGGAAACATACATTGGTCTAGCAGTGCAACTCTTACGGGGGAGGATGGTAAAAGTAAGGGGACTGGATTTTTAGAATATAATCAGTTTCAGGATGCGGATACATATAGAAATAAGACTGTTACAATTGCAGGTATTGATCCTAGTATGTGGTCTACTAAGGATATAGATTTTATACAAGTACTGCCAAGTATATTATATCTTTGTATAATACCCGCTATAATAATAGGAATAATAGCCATTTTTATACATGGTATACGTAAACAAAGCCGCTTAAACAGGTAATTACCATTGAGAAAAATCATGTTGACCTATGAGATTTACAATAATGACCGCTTAGCAGTAAGGGGTGACCGTGATACTTTTCAAACAATAATAAAAGGACTTGGGGGTAGATGGAACTCAAGAATGAAGGGTGGTCCTGGTTGGCTTATACCCAAATATCAGGAAAATGCTATTAAAGAAATTATTATGTCTTTACAGGAAGAAGAACCTGAAAGTTCCGTCGGGGATGAAGAGGAAGAGGCAGATGAAGATGTTGACAATATGGTAGATAAACTCCTTAATGATGATGAAAGTGATGAGGAACAAAATCAAGATGAAGATGTTGACAATATGGTAGATAAACTCCTTAATGATGATGAAAGTGATGAGGAACAAAATCAAGATGAAGATGAAGATGTTGACAATATGGTAGATAAACTCCTTAATGATGAAAGTGATGAGGAACAAAATCAAGATGAAGATGATGACAATATGGTAGATAAACTCCTTAATGATGATGAAAGTGTTGAGGGTGATAAAATAAGTACTTCAGAACCTAAAATAGAAAACTTGAAAGAGGAAGGAGAGAAAGGAGAGAAAGACGAGGATGAGGAAGGAAATGAAGGGGAAGGAGATAACGATGAAGATGAAGATGAACACGAAGACGAGGATGAAGATGAGGATGAGGAAGGAAATGAAGGGGAAGGATATAATGATGAAGACGAAGATGATGACGAAAATGAAGAGGACTTTTCCCCTTCTCCTTCCCCTGTTAAAAAACGAAGGGAACCCAGGATGGTTAATAAAGATCCCACCCCTATTAAAAATGAGGAACCTACTCCATCTCCGATAAAGAAAAAGAAGGAAACTAAAGCTAATAGAAAAAAGATTGAAGATCCCATGGGTTATCTAAAATCTTTTGGTGTGAAGCCAAGTAAGTTTAAACAATTATACCAAAATTCAGATTCTGAAAATTTGAGTTCTTCAGAGTGTGAATCTTCTAGTTCTGATGATTTTCCAGAACCTGATACTCCTCCAAAAAGACGACAAACAAGCATTAATCGCGGGAAATATTATAAGAATAAAAAAGATGATGAAAAACAGAATGAACAAACCTATAGAACCCATAAACATAATAATGAACATCACAGGGAACGTAGCTATCACTATACTGATAAAGAAAAGAAAAATAAGGAGAGGGAAAGAAATGAGCACCAAACGCATAGGGAGAGAAGTGATCACCGAAGGGAGAGGGAAAGAAATGAGCACCAAACGCATAGGGAGAGAAGTGATCACCGAAGGGAGAGGGAAAGAAATGAGCACCAAACGCATAGGGAGAGAAGTGATCACCGAAGGGAGAGGGAAAGAAATGAGCACCAAACGCATAGGGAGAGAAGTGATCACCGAAGGGAGAGGGAAAGAAATGAGCACCAAACGCATAGGGAGAGAAGTGATCACCGAAGGGAGAGGGAAAGAAATGAGCACCAAACGCATAGGGAGAGAAGTGATCACCGAAGGGAGAGGGAAAGAAATGAGCACCAAACGCATAGGGAGAGAAGTGATCACCGAAGGGAGAGGGAAAGAAATGAGCACCAAACGCATAGGGAGAGAAGTGATCACCGAAGGGAGAGGGAAAGAAATGAGCACCAAACGCATAGGGAGAGAAGTGATAATCGAAGAGATAGGGAGAGAAGTGATCACCGAAGGGATAAAAGTCCGTGTGTAGTACGTCGAGATGAATATGATAGGAGGCTATGCAGAGATAAATATCACAATGAGTTACAAAGTAAAATTAAATATTTACAACGTCGTATTAACGAGTTAGAGTTTAAAAGTAAAAGATAAGTTATAAATTATGATAGCTTTTCCATCTACATTTAATGTTAAACATAAAAAGTCATTAAACAAACTACAATTAGGTAATGCTTTGCGAGAATTACGCAAGGCTATAGCTCAACACATGTGTGCTTATAATTATGAAAAAGACGATAATGATACAGAGAATAACTATTTTGCTTTGGATTCTTTTTGGAATAATTGGTCTGGAATAGAAGAAACTAATAGAGAAAAAATATTGGAGACAGTGATAGGAGATTTACAAAATTTGGGGTGGTATACCAAAACTAGTTTTGGTGGTACAGCTTTGTTTATATACTCTACACAAGAACCCCCTAAATCATGTTGGCCTGATGGTATGTAAATTTTCTATACATATATATGTATAGAAAATTTAATGATATAGAAAGTATATTTATTCCTCCCCGTCAAAATCAACTTCTTCTAGGGCACTAATGCATACGTTTAGAATACCACGAATAATCTTCTCTTCTGTAGCCTCGTTAATAATAGGAACATCTACAGACTTATTAAGCCCCTTAACGAGTGCCTCATAGAATGTCTTTTTCTTGAGCTGTGAAATAAGAACGTCTTTGCCTTCTTCTAGACCAGCCTTAACAGATTCAACTACAGCATCTTTAGTCATATCTTTTACGGAATCACTCATTTATAATTACTTTCTTTTTTATTTTTATTTTTGAGATTTGTTTACAATGTATATTTGTATTAATTATTTCCACAACACTCAATATGCTTATCATACATACTCTTCACCCAAAACTCTTCACCACAATTACACTTATAACACTCATGATTATACGGATCAATATCATATTCTTCACACTTACCAGGAACCCAATCATCGTAAAATAAATAATTCACCACCAAAGGACTCTCTGGAATCTTATCTTCATAGTATTTACACCACTTTATCAATAATTCCTCACGCTTTGCTTGTGATAAGTTCTGTCGCTTACCTCCAACTTTAAAATTATCCGGATTATATCTAATAAATATCACCGATATTCCCCCCTCCGCATGATATATATTTTTCATACGTCCAATCTCACCTTGCTCACAATAACTCTTATGCTGGTTCTCATCAACTTCTATAAACAACTTATGTGTGCCAAAATCATAACCAATTTCCTTCTCTTCACTATTATTACCACCACAGTCTCTACCAAGACGAATATTATATTCTGTAGGCTCTTTATATTCTGCAGTTAGAATACCTAAAATCCGTTTCTCCTTCAATTTCTGATTCTTTTTATATTCTTTATCAATCTCTCCAGCACAACAAAAATTAACACATTTACCATTAAATAATACATCAATTTTTCCACATTCTTGACACGTTTGCTCCACAAGTATAATATCATTCGCTGTTTTATGTGTAAAACAATGTATAGGACTATTCACCCCATACTCCGCTACATTATTACAATTCTTAATACGACATTTACCACGTGGTCTAATAATCATTCCAGGCTCTTTGTGTTGAGCGCATCTAACTGGAGCATTACAAGGAATACCGTAACACGCTATTTTTTTACATAATTCGTGTTGACACTTAGGAGATTTAACATCCACCATATTGGGTTCGGCACAATCAGCACAGTAAAGTCCCTTGGTTTCTCCTGGCTTATTGAAGACAGGTATTTTCTTTCTACATGTAATACACTTAGGATGCTTAACATCCACCATATTGGGTTCGGCACAATCAGCACAGTAAAGTCCCTTGGTTTCTCCTGGCTTATTGAAGCTAGGTATTTTCGTTTTACATGTAATACACTTAGGATGCTTAACATCCACCATATTGGGTTCGGCACAATCAGCACAGTAAAGTCCCTTGGTTTCTCCTGGCTTATTGAAGCTAGGTATTTTCGTTTTACATGTAATACACTTAGGAGATTTAACATCCACCATATTGGGTTCGGCACAATCAGCACAGTAAAGTCCCTTGGTTTCTCCTGGCTTATTGAAGACAGGTATTTTCGTTTTACATGTAATACACTTAGGAGATTTAACATCCACCATATTGGGTTCGGCACAATCAGCACAGTAAAGTCCCTTGGTTTCTCCTGGCTTATTGAAGACAGGTATTTTCGTTTTACATGTAATACACTTAGGAGATTTAACATCCACCATATTGGGTTCGGCACAATCAGCACAGTAAAGTCCCTTGGTTTCTCCTGGCTTATTGAAGACAGGTCGTTTCTTTCTACATGTAATACACTTAGGATGCTTAACATCCACCATATTGGGTTCGGCACAATCAGCACAGTAAAGTCCCTTGGTTTCTCCTGGCTTATTGAAGACAGGTTGTTTCTTTCTACATGTAATACACTTAGGAGATTTAACATCCACCATATTGGGTTCGGCACAATCAGCACAGTAAAGTCCCTTGGTTTCTCCTGGCTTATTGAAGGCAGGTTGTTTCTTTCTACATGTAATACACTTAGGAGATTTAACATCCACCATATTGGGTTCGGCACAATCAGCACAGTAAAGTCCCTTGGTTTCTCCTGGCTTATTGAAGACAGGTCGTTTCTTTCTACATGTAATACACTTAGGATGCTTAACATCCACCATATTGGGTTCGGCACAATCAGCACAGTAAAGTCCCTTGGTTTCTCCTGGCTTATTGAAGACAGGTTGTTTCTTTCTACATGTAATACACTTAGGATGCTTAACATCCACCATATTGGGTTCGGCACAATCAGCACAGTAAAGTCCCTTGGTTTCTCCTGGCTTATTGAAGCTAGGTATTTTCGTTTTACATGTAATACACTTAGGAGATTTAACATCCACCATATTGGGTTCGGCACAATCAGCACAGTAAAGTCCCTTGGTTTCTCCTGGCTTATTGAAGCTAGGTCGTTTCGTTTTACATGTAATACACTTAGGAGATTTAACATCCACCATATTGGGTTCGGCACAATCAGCACAGTAAAGTCCCTTGGTTTCTCCTGGCTTATTGAAGGCAGGTATTTTCGTTTTACATGTAATACACTTAGGAGATTTAACATCCACCATATTGGGTTCGGCACAATCAGCACAGTAAAGTCCCTTGGTTTCTCCTGGCTTATTGAAGACAGGTATTTTCGTTTTACATGTAATACACTTAGGAGATTTAACATCCACCATATTGGGTTCGGCACAATCAGCACAGTAAAGTCCCTTGGTTTCTCCTGGCTTATTGAAGACAGGTATTTTCGTTTTACATGTAATACACTTAGGAGATTTAACATCCACCATATTGGGTGTAGAATGTTTTTTACAAAATATTCCGAATGTTTCGCCTGGGATATTGTATATTGCTCGTATTCCGCAAATTTGGCATTTGTTTTTGGCGGTAGTTCTTTTTTCAGCACAAGAGAAGCAATACGTATGGTCTTTTCCGTTATAATAGAATCGGTCATTGTTAAGTTTTATAGCGCATCGCGTACATGTTTTAGTTGTTGTCATTTTCGTTATTATTATTTTAGTTGCCATTTTCGTTTTATTAAAATGCCAAGAAGTCTTTAAATCAAAAATATTTTTGATGGAGCAAGTTTATTTATTTGTAATTCATACTTACGACCTTTATGTTTTCTAAACCGGTTACCTTTTTCTGAAAAACAAAATAACCACAAACACAATTACAGTTGAAATACCCAACGTTAAAAGTAAGGTATATACACCTTTGTTTTTGTTATTAGAATAGGAAGATGTTGTATCTGGGTACATATGTTTAATCTTACCAGCTACAAAATTATCCCAGTCTGGTAACATGGATAGTGGTAATGGTCTTAGAAGATCAAGCCACGGATATCTTACCATAGCCCTACGTGTATATCCTGTAGTGGGATCTATTCCACCCCCTGTAATATCTATAGATGTAGCTATATCAAGACGTGTTTTATTTTCATCAGTAGCTTGGGTTTTATTTATATAATCATACTCAAGATGGGGTATATTTGGATAGTTTATAGGATAGAAAAAGTCAGGTTGCATACCCATACAATTATATTCTATATCACAATGATCTACCCCCCTAAGTATATAAAAATATCCACCTAGTCCCCAGTTAGTACCCCATGTATTTTTAACTTCCCAGTACTTTTCTCCGTTATATATACCCCATCCTGTGATTTCTACAGCATGACCGCCTACTTGGGGGCTTTTACCATCCCATTTATAAATGGGATTACCAGATTTATTTGGATTATATGTATAAAAATCGCTATATACTTTCATAGCACTATTAATAGGACCCCATCTATATATTTCTTCTTGTATTTGTAGTTCACTTCCTTCTTTCACATGAGAAGATGTACCATGTAATCCATAGTATGTATTACATTTATAAAAACGCGAGGGTGTACCACTTTCTTCACCTGTAATAGTATCAACACTAAAATCATCACACATATCACCTATAGGACCGGCAACATTAGGACATAAAGGTAAATCTGCTACATCATGGAAATTACCTAATTTTTGGTAATCATTAGCAGATTTAAAACCCGTATCATAAGGTAAACACTCTTCTGTTTGTGTACCTATCTCAAACAGATATCTCCCAGCATCAGAAATAGTATTACCAAAACAGGAATATTTATCTAATTTTAGTATTTCATGCAACAGATCAGTAAAATTATCTGTTGTAATTTCTTTTCCTTTTATGTCACATAGTATTAGTTTCGTAGGTGATAATGTCATATGTAGTTTATTTCGACTCTGTATATTAAATCTATCTGAAAGCACATTTACAGTACTAAATGCCCAACAACTTCCACAACTACCTTGATCTGTTGGTTTACCTATGTAACCATCCCATATTTTTCTACCACTAAATTCGGATGGTACCTGAGGATTTTTTACAATCTTTTTTATTTTATTATAAGGCTGTTCAACGCTTATTATAGTATTAGTTGGATTCTTACTAATAGCAACTTGTAGAGCATTATCAATGTTATTACTCATATTAAGTATGTTTATTTATATGATCTATTTTTCTATTTCTTACTCCTTTTCTGTATATTCTAGTTATTACTGTATAAAAATTTAATATTTTATTGTGACTGATCTTATATTGAAACTTTATATAATAATTAATAATGACATATATTATGAATAATTAAAATATAGCAATTTTAAACTAATTATAGTTTAGAATATAGTATTAAAAATATAGTTGAAAAACATTGCATTTATGGTCCCTCTTCATCATCATCTGAACTATCAGATAATACTCTATTATATGATCTATATACAGGATCACTTCTTATAGTTTTAATTTGATTCGCATACTTTACCACCATGTCATGGCAAAAAATAAGGAATTCTTTTTTATGCATATATATGTTACGATTTATGTCTGCTAATAACATGTCATGAGTTTTTTTTAAGATTGTGGAAATTAATTCTGGAAGTAAAGGTAAATATTGAATGACTCTAGTTACTTTAACTAGCCAAATAAAGATATTTTTATCATAAATTTCTAGTGATTTTGGACAGAAATCACTTAATTTAATTATTTTATAAAAATTTGGATAGTGTTGTGGTATTATATTCCTTTTTCCATTAATATATCTATCAGTAAAAAATACTAGAGGAGCAATTTCATATGGATTTACAAGTTTAATATTCTTAAACCGTTCTTCCTCTTCAAGAAGATATCTTTCTTCCATAACTCTTTGTTGAATATTCCACGCTCTACGATTTAATCTTCTATGTTTTTTAAACAGGGTTCCTATTTTATGTTTTCTGAATATTCTAGAACGAAATTTTTGCATTTCTAGACTATATTTTTTTGCAGTTTTTGGTAACACTACTATATCATGTAGAAGATTACCAATATTATTATATTTTGAATAATCGTAGTCCATGCTACTATGTATTGACATAAGATGTCTAATATATTGTATTGTATAAATGTGGTCCATATTTATGTTTGATTTAGTTATAAATTATATAAAATCAAATTTATTAGGAACCTATAGTAATATAAGAAGCCCTCTGGGGTGTTTCTTGTATATCTGAGAGTGGTTGTCTTACGTACATGCTTTCAGCTGATGAGAGTTGTAAATATAGTTCGGAAACAAACTGTTTTGTCTCTATATTTATATACTTTTTCGGATGAATTTTCATATCTGGATAAAGATCCCTGAGAACGGCTATAATGGGGATTATTAATTGTCGAGCTCCTAGATCCATTGTTTCTCCTTTCCCATCGGGGGACATTTTACTAAACGACCCACCATTTTTTTGACTTACGCATCTAAGTTTTACCTTGTCAGACCCAGGTATTTTTAGTAAGTTTTCTACTATAATACTTGCGAGGGGTGTATATAATCCAGGTATAAGATGATCTGGGGATAAATGTACACGGAAGGTTTCATATATGTTATCATAGGTAATATCATATGGTAAAAGTATTCTATGAGGAAGATTTCTTTCCAAGTCTAGTTCAGTTCTTAATTTTTTGATAAGAATTAGAAGATCTTTTATGTATGTATCATTGTCTATATGGGACATTGTTATAATTGTATCCTCTGAGTCTTTAAAATACCTAAAGACAAAAAATATTGTAAAAATAAAGTAATTATGGAGGATAAGCGTAAACAAGAGAAAAATAAAGTAATTACGGAGGATAAGCGTAAACAAGAGAAAAATAAAATAAAAATCCAATTGAAGGAGCTTGAAGCATGTATAAATAAAGATACTAATGCACTAAAGGGATTGTATGAGCAGCCTGATTGTGAATATGCACGTGTTCAAATCCAACGACATGAAACCCGCATAGAAGAGAAAAAGGTTGAAACTGAGCGGTTAGAAAAAAGATTACAAGATGTAACTAGTGGTAAGCTTGATAATATAATAATAGAAGAAAGAGAAGAATCTAGTAAAATACATGCTGAGAAACTAAAGGCTAAAAGGGCTATAAATTTTGATCTTATTCAAAAGAAGGAAAAAGAGACACAGATTTCTAAACGTCATCATGAATTGACGAGACAATCTGATAGGGATAGTAGATATCTAGAGAAAAGTTCTGGTAAAAGTTATGAACATTTTCTTAGGGCATGTGATACTGTGCCAGAATATATGCGTAAGAATCTGAAGTCAATGCCAAATAACAAGGGTTACATATGGAAAAGTGTGTGGTGTATGGGTGAATTACCAGAGGAGTCAGGGGACGAGGATAATATAACTATATTTGATAAACAGAGAAGTGGGTTGATGGTGATACATGAATGGACATATGATAAATATCGAGTATATAACAAGTCTGGACGAGATAGACGTACACTTGTACATGAATCTAATCGTGTTCGTAGGTAGAATATACACCTATGGATTTAAAGCAACAATTGATTATATGTAAATATGTGCGGAATATTGTGTTTAATATATCAAAATAGTACACCAACTACGGGTGAAAATATACCTCTACACTCTAAGGTAAATGAAGGATACCTTATGTTACAAAATAGGGGACCTGATCAAGGTATTTGGGTATGTGCTGGTAAAAATGTATATGCATTTAGACGATTAAGTATTATGGGTTCAGGTGCGGGAGCAAAACAACCTTTCAGAAATGAGAATGGAGATTATCTTATGTGTAATGGAGAAATATATAACCACGTTGCACTATGTGAAAAATATAATATAGATCAAACAGTTATGGGGGGGAGTGACTGTGAATGTCTATTGCCCCTCTATGAGAAAATAGGTTTTGAGAATATGATTCTTGAACTAAATGGAGATTTTGCTATAGTACTCGTTACCACGGAGGGGTTTGTATATTATGCCCGCGATAGAATCGGTGTACGACCCTTATTTATGGGTACTCAACAAGGCGGTGACTCTATAGCTTTTGCTTCTTATGCAAGAGCTATAGAGTCATGGTGCACAAATGTTGAACATATTTCACCTGGATGGGGTTATAAAAATATGACATCAGGAGAATCTGCACATAATCAATATTTGAACTTATTACCAAGGGCTTTGAGTTCAGATTTGGATGAAACATATAAACATATTAGAGATACATTGATTAGTAGTGTACGGGATAGGTTAATGTCTGATCGTCCAGTGGGTTGTTTATTGAGTGGGGGTTTGGATAGTTCCCTCGTGGCGAGTATACTTTGTAGGTTATTAGGTCCTTGGAATGTACGTACTTATTCTATAGGACAGGTGGGTTCTGAAGATCTAAAGATGGCGAATATCGCGGCTGAATATCTGGGGACTAACCACACGGAGGTTACTTTTAGCCCAGAAGAGGGTTTAGCTTCTATACCTGAAGTTATACGAGACTTGGAATCGTATGATATAACAACCGTGCGTGCAAGTGTGGGTATGTGGTTACTAGCTAAATATATATCTAAACATACTAAGGATATAGTACTACTAAGTGGAGAGGGTTCAGATGAATTATTTTGTGGTTATCTGTATTTCCATAACGCCCCAAGTACTAGGGAATTAGGAGAAGAAAGTCGCCGGTTAGTGAGAAATCTATATAAGTACGATGTCCTTAGGGCTGATAGATGTATATCTTCCCATGGCCTAGAACTTAGGGTGCCATTTCTAGACAGGCGTTTAGTAGATTTATGTCTAAATTTACCTCCCCAGATTCTTAAGCCCAAGGAGCATGAGGGTGTAAGATATGAAAAACATCTCCTTAGGGCAGCTTTTGGGGGTGATCAAAATTATCTACCAGATGAAATACTTTGGAGGAGAAAAGATGGGATGTCAGATGGTATTTCTGGAAATGGGAAGAGATGGTATGAACAAATATCTGACTATGTAGATACTTTAACTGATATACCCCCGATACCAAATGGTTATCCCTCTAAGGAGTCTTGGTACTATAAATGTATTTACGATGGTATATTCAAAGAATACAAACCTGAAATAGAATGGTGGTTACCAAAATGGACAGATCATGACGGGGATCCTTCTGGAAGGTTAATAGAAGCATTTGATGGCGAGTAATATAAATAACATAAGAATTGTATTATTATACCCAAGGGTATAATAATTTACATAATAGCTTTATTTATGCTAAACTATTATATATGGGATTAGTACTATGCATTTTTATAATGAGATAATATTTATGCATACGTACGAGGTTTATATACGATATAACAAGTGGTATTATATAGAGAAAATAGATATAATAATTGTCGTGTAATGTAGTATAATTATTTGAATAGTAATAGCATATACCAAAGATCGTATAATATATATTATAAGTAAAGTATGCTGTTATACATAACAGATTGTGTAAATATGTACCCAAGACACCTATAATTGCTGCTAATATCCCAAGGACATTTATTGGAGTATCCTCATGGATAAAAAATCTGTATATAAGTTCTAGATATAGACATACCTTCAAACAGTTATTTGAAGTTTTATATTTATAAAATATATCAGGTGTTTGGTCTTGTACAGCCCTGCATATAGGACATGTATCAGCTTTAGTTTCAAACCAGCTATTTATGCATTCATCATGGTAAATATGACCACATGACAGTATTTTATCTTTACTATCTTGTATATCTTCTAAACAAATAGCACAGTTATTCATATTTTATCAATCTATTTATATTTATCTACATAAATTCAATTAGTTGGGGAATGCAGATTCATAATATTTCACAATATATTTATTAGCTATAATATCATTCCGACCTTTTTTATCTAATGCATATTTACACATGGGATATATCCAATTCATAGCATCTCTAGAGACATCACCTATTTGTAAGATATATTCATTTGGTTTTTTACATATATCTAGTAACAATTTATAATCTTCCGTACTACCATTCCCCTTTTTAACTTCAATAGGTTGTGGCTCACCTGGGACATTAATAACCTGTGGAGGCTTTGGTTTAGGTTTGGGCTTAGGCTTTGGTTTATCTTTCTTTTTCTCTTTTTTACGAATATCCCCTTCATCGCTCATAATTGTGGCTATATTGGGAGAATTACTCGGGGCTAATTCTGGATTACCCATTAGACGACTATTTAACCAATCCCAGTCTTCATCCGTTGTATCTATAGCCCATTTAAATTTTTTCATTAGGGCTGCTGTATAGATGGCCGACAAATCAGTATCTTCAGATTTGACCCAAGCTACAACCAATCGTGGATCTATATAGTTAGTTAAAGAGGTTGAAATAGCTACATTCATGACATTTGCCTTATTCTCTATAGCAGCCTTCTTTTTCTCTATACGTTCATCAATAGATTTTAAGCTTTTCCCAGCCTTTTTAATTTCTTTCTTTTCTTTTTGTAGTTCTTTGAGTTTATCTTCATCTTTTTTTATGCCCTCTTTGGCTTTTAGAGATACATTACGGGTATGATTTAGGACTTCTGCTACTTTGACATTTGCCTTATTGAAAGTAGCCTTTATTTGGATTTTTGTTTGTTTTGGTTCATTGGGGATGTGTACATCTTTGAGGGCCTCGTACATAATACTAGAAGCTAAACGAGTCCTAAACACTTTAGCCGTAAAACTCCTATCAAATTCCTTAAGGTAAGCATTTATGGATTTTGCAGAAATACTCCCAAATACTTGAGCATCCCCCGACCTCCCCTCTAGGAATGCATTGAAATTATTCCAGATAACTTCTGGGGCCCTAAGCTCCTTATAATAGCGAATACTATCCTTCCCAAGGAAATCAAAAATCACCTTATCAGGTGCTTCTATTTTAACATGATCTACACGAAGGGTACTAGCCCCTACAGTATCAGCTTCATCATCCTTTTTATCACCCCCTACCCTCACACCATGGTGATCAATCATCCAGAGAACAGTACCAAGTTGGCGTTTAATATTATCCTGTGAAGATGCATCTACCATATAACGAATCCTCACAGCCTCTATATGCATATGTAACTTCCTCGCCTTTTCATACTTTTTTAGATCTGACATACCCTTTAATTTACCCTCGGCTGCAAATTGGACATATTTAGTCTTGTTTGTGATTGAATCTGTCCAACTCGCTAGGAAGATTTTGTCATGTTCATAGACAATACCACCCCAATTATGTTCAGGAGGGGGTTTTGGTATAGCATCATTTTTCCCTAAATTTAAGACTACATCCTCTGGATTTATTACTGTCTTGATTTTACCCCTATTTGGGTTAGCACCCCGACCATAGAAAATAGCCTGGGGTTCAACTGTAAAATTACCAACTTTCTCAATTTTCCCATCTAGTACAGCGTAGCCATAGTGATGTATCTTTTCTTGATTACGTATTAATTTTTGCATTTTTTCATCTTGGGTTAAATTTAGTTCTTTTACGGCCTTGATCTTACTAATAAGATCTCCCCACCCTATTTTTGATATATCTCTAAAGATTTTCTTATTTGCAGGTGTAAGATATTTTACAAAGTCTGTCATAAAGTTCTTATTAAACACCTTATCTTTTGTCCACTTATCAACTACCCCTCCACTTTCCTCACTAATAATACGCTTGGCATAAAACCCAGCTACTTCCTCCTCCTTGGGGGTTAACTTATAACTCTTACCATCGTATTTTAAACTAGCCCCCAGTGATTGATATGGTTCATATATATGACCAAAATATGGCCCATTTTGTAGAATACTATCCCATAATACCTTTCCCTTCTTTTTCCCCTGGTCATCTTCATCCCCACTCTGGTCCCACCAATCTTGATCTTCAGCTTCAAATAAATAGGGTTTATCAAATACAAGAGTCTTGTATTTTAACTTGGCATAAGTCAACTTTTTATGTATCTCCTCTATACGTTCTATATTCTTCTTCCCACGACTTGTCATTTTAATACACATGCCATTATTTGGAACATTAACTGTAACAAAAGGCATATCATTTTCAGATGAAAAATAAGGTTCCTCGCTACCTTTGTAAAGTTTAGTTATATATGTGCGTAATTCAGAAGTTGGGACACTTTCCAATTTACCACTTTTTAGATCATAGCAATACTCATTCATTTTATTACTATCTAGTAATAAAATTTTATATAAATAGTACTTTTTGTTTTTACTTTTTGGTCTTTTTAGGTCTCCCCTTCTTGGTAGCCTCATATTGTGTATTTAACTTATCAACCAATCGGGAAATATCACATGCTTCCTGATTACCTTTAATCTTTACTGTTTGACAGGGATCAAATCCCGTCTCCCCATAGGCCGGTTGATACAAGTTCCCCACAACATCTCTGACGGTACCATCATTCTGGATCTTTATATCTTCTGTTAGTTTGATAATACGACGCTGCATATATCCCGATGTAGCCGTTCCCAATGCTGTGTCACTAATAGATTCCCTCCCAGACATAGCATGGAAAAAGAATTCCCTTGGATTTAAACCATGAATAAACGAGTTAGATATAAAACCCCGACTCTCATACTCCATCTCTGGGGTTATATTTTTATACGGATAATGGGGGAGAGACCTCTTTCCATGATTCAGGATCAGGGGAATCCTTTGTCCCTTGAGATTCTGTTGACCAAGGATCCCCGTAATCTGAGCAATGTTAAAAAAGTCACCCTTACTCCCAGAACGTACTGTAGATAGGAAATTATTGTTCTCTTTCAGGGCCTCTTTAGCTATACGGAGACCTATATCCTTAGCCTTACTAAGGCTAGCATTAATCCTTAATTCCCTGATCCCTGGATGATTAGTAGTTGTCTTGATACCCTCAGCCTCAATGTAGCATCTATCTACAGCAGACTGGATATTCTCTTTACTTTCTGTATCACTGACCATGCAGTCCCCCAGACCTATAGTAAAAACATGGAGTAGATTCCAAGCATTTGCAGAAAAGTGGACACAATCCATAAAGTGTGCACATGCATCAGCTCCATACTCCTTATGAATTATCCTTATTAGGGAAGTATGTGTTGTGCCCAATACAGCTTTGTTAAGGGTACCCTCAAGGAGAACTCCCTGTTTGATTATAACCTCGGGTTCCTCCTCTGAACAGTCATTCCTGAATCTATAGTTAAAATCTTTGGGGAGGAACATTGAAAATATACCCTTTCCATTGAAACATTGTACCTTTTTCCCGTTATTTTTGAGGACCCTCCTAACGTGTTGGATCCTGTCTTGGACAGTTTCCATGAGTTCGAGTTTAATCATTATATCAAAAAATCTACCCTTATCTATGGGTTGAATACCATTTGTCATTTTATAAGATCCCAATAGGGAGTCTTGGATAATACCCATCACGGGTTTACTACATTGGGCAGATATTATATTATGTTTAGCAGCACTTAGCATTCTAAGCTCAGCCATAGCCTCTAGGGATTGCGGAATGTGTATATTCACTTCGTCGCCGTCAAAGTCCATATTCATAGCGCTTACTACGCCTAAATTTACTCTGATTGTTTTTCCAGGTTTTACTAGTACTTCCATAGCATTCATACTTCCGCGGTGGAGGGTAGGTTGACGGTTTATAAGTACAATGTCTCCGTCAAGGACGGGGCGTTCCACAATCCATCCATTTTCTAGATTATAAGATCTATTAGCGGGGATAATCTTTTCTTTATCTAAGAGTTTACCATCCCTCTCCACACTATCTCCCGCTTGTACAAGTTCTTTGCCCGTCACTACAGGTATTCTCTCATCTCCACGTATTACTACATCTCCCCCTTTCAGCCTAGTACCCCTCCTGAAACGCGCCAGGTTAATTCGGGTTTTACCATTAGGCTTGAGGAGGGAGTCCACTAGACCCTGATTAACCATATTCTGCAGGAATTGTATATTAAAATCAGTAACCCTTACCGGAACACTCAGAATCCTTGCCATTTCCTCGGGGACAGCCACTTGTCCCATCTTTATAGTAGCATCGGGCCCAGCAACTGTACGCCCTGTTTGATTACAACGTTTCGTAACTACCCTAGGTTTCCCTAGGGACTAGACTGTATCTTAAGCAGACTCAGGTTCCTTAGGCCTTCATTGTCCACCGATAGCCGTGCGGTCGTTGAGGGAGTACCATATCCTGGGTTGGGGGACTTAGGTACTTTACCCGCGGATTATCCATATATCCTAATCGTTGTTACGGTGCCCGAGGTCATTACCCTGGGTATCATTGAGGGTTTCCCCCCCATGAGTCGTAGATTAGGCTTTAGGACGTTCCCGTCATTATAAGCTATCTCGCCCCCTAAGGGACTAGCAGTATCTTTAATACCACTTTTGGGCAAACATTTCACCCATAACGTTGTTTCTAATTTGACCATCCTTTCCGGCTAGACGTTCCTTTATACTCTTTATAGCCCTACCATTGGTACTATGCTTAGCCTTACCCTGACTATTGTTGAAAGTTGTCTGCACCCTAAAGCGGAGGGAGGCTAGACATTTCTGTCTTTTTGTCTCACTTAGTTCCCTTTGGTTAGAACTGCCTTGTTCCTTATAGGGGGCGAGGTGATTATTAGACTTTATTACTTCTATTAGTTGGAGGGATATATCATCATCACATATAATACCATCAGCCTTGACAAAGGGTCTAGAACATATGGGTATAACAGGCATAACTTCCATGATTAAATCCTTAGGGTGAACCAAGTTAGGGTCAAAACCAAGAAGGACAATATCTTCGTCTGGTACAGAATCAAATATCCTTTTGATTTCATCAGTGGTTAGTACAACAGAAGTTTTTACTTTATCTTTGTTTTCATATATATTGTAAATAAAACTATCAGATACACTTAATCTGCACTTGGGCTGTTCACATCCACAATGACAACACATATCAACCTTTTTTATTTTCTCTTGGATTTTCACAAAACGAGTTTCACCTGTGTATCTGTTTAATCCATTTAAATATATTTGATTACGAGTTAGTAATAATCTATAGCACGAGGAACAGAAACATCCTAGATATGCAACGAGGCGTTTATAAAATAAAGGGTGAATAATGGGTTCGTGGAATTCAATATGACCAAAGTGACCTGGACATAATTCAGCATTTTCACCACAAGTTTCACATAGTTTAGAGCTGTCTGTAGTACCTAGGCGTTCATCATAGACTGTACCATAACCATGTTTTTTTGGATTATCTATTTTACATACGGACATATTAAGTACATCTTGGGTGGAGAATATACTAAATATAATAGAAGATATTTCGCGTGTATCGTGTTCCATTTTCTATATTTAGGCTATGACTTTATAAATTAATTCAAATGGATTTGTTATTAATTAATCTTGTTAGATTAATTAATATTAGGGTGATAATATAGTTATTTATTTACATAGGAGGTCCTTTTTTTACTTTATTTTTGATCTTCTTATTTTCTACTGTAATTTCCGTTTTAGTTTTTTCTGGGGAGTTTGGAGAATCTCCAACACAAACATAATCATCCATATCTTCCTCTAGTATAATAGCTTCACCCTCCTCCACATCATCTTGTATGGATCTGATACGATAACCCTTCCATTTATTACCATGTTCCACATCTCCCCATGCCCTGATGAAATAGTCCTTGATATCGTTCTTAGTTGGAAGAGTTTGTCCAGGAACAGATTCTTTGAACCATTCTTTGAACTGGCCGTAGAGTTCGGTAAGGGAAAGTGTTGCTTCATAATCTTCAATTGTACATTCATCACTGAATTGTCTGTATGTGTCATTCTGTTGTCTGTATGCTTCTGTAGCTTCCATAACTTTCTTTGGTTCTGGATAATTATCTGGAACCTTTTGTCGGTGCTGGAGGAGATACCAAGCAAAAGCCTTTGTCAATTTGGGAATTTTCCCTGATAGAGCTTTGTCCATGGGAAATTTTTTCTCCTTATATTGTTCTTCCACATCATGAGAACATTCACGGGGATCAACAAATGTGGACTCAAACGGAATTACCCTAATACGATTCCATGTAGCTTTATCTGCTTGTCTGAGTCGTGGGAGTTTATTACATACTAAAGACAGAGTAAACTGAGGAAATACTTCGTGTGCTGATTTACCAGTCTGAAATAAGTCACGCGCCCAGTAACTATCTCCACCACTGAGTTTTTTCAGTTCTCCAATATTGAGTTGTTCATCTGCATCTGGTTCCTCCATAGTAATATGTCGTACGGGTGGCGCTGCCCTAGAGAGTTCTGGATTAGCTGTTCCACTAGCTACCTTTTTCCCAGTAAAATACTGGGTATTAAATTTTATAGCTAATTGCCCAAGCATTTTCTCAAAAAACATTTGAGTGATAGATTTACCATTATCACCCTCCCCAGTCCATACGTATACTTTCTTTTGGGGATTACCACCCACAAAAATATTTGAGTACACGTTGAGGAAATATTCCCTAATCTGGGGATCTGGGAAAACCTTATTGAGAAAAGTAATTACTTCCTGAACATCTTCATCATGTTCAGTAAATTCAATATATTCAATAGGTGCACACTTAGATATATAATCCTCTGGAATACCAGATCGGAACATATTATTTTTGAGATCGTACACTCCGTTCTTGAATCCAATCAAAAATGGATTTTGATTAAGTTTAGTACAGAAATCTTCAGAGTAAAATTCATCTATAGCTTCCCTCATAACATTATTCTTAAAAGGGGCAGATTTTAGATTACACACCAATTTTTGAGCCACCTTAGCCCTAGCAATTAATAAATCTGCTGTTGGTTTATCTTCAGTTCTGCCAGCTTCAGTGCATAATTTACTCGCAATATCTGCAAATTTATGGGCTATAGTAGATGAAATATGTTTACGTAAATATACACCCTCCTCTATTTCACTCCAATGATGGTTTTTGAACTGATACCATATTTTATTAGAAACTGAAGCGCAAATAAACTCATCCCCGTATTCAGTATGTAGTACTTTTGCAATATCATTATGGGATCCCTCAAGGGCATCTTTTACCTTAGATTCTGCAATTTCCTTTACTAGGGCTTTATATTCTTCTGGGCTATCTACACTTGCAAAGTATCTCAGGGTACCTATTGTTAATTCACCTTTTTTCATTCTATCCCATTCATAGATACATTTATCCTCATCATACGAGGATTCACACCTACTGCTAAAGTCCAACCATTGGTTCATGGCATCATATGAACCATCCCCTATGTTGTAGAGAATCCACCCTACAGTCATCCAGTCATTTCTGTCTTCAGAACGTCTGTTACCAATGAGGGGTAACAGTTTTGCTGAAAATTCTAGGGCATCCTTGACGCTGAGTGTGGTATGTTTAGTACGACGATTATCTTGTTCATCTTCTTCTTTGTGTTTTTGAAGGAGGGGTGATACAAGATTTTTCTTCAGATCTTTTACATCAACATGAGAGCTAACATTCATAGTAAGTATACGAGGCAAATAATAGCTAACTTTATCTCCGACAGATAAAGTACCTTGTTTAGAGTCATAAATCGTGTAATTATTAAAGGCTTCCTGAATAGTTAATATTTTACCCTCGTGGGTTACACATTTTGTAGCAGTATATGGAATCTGATCTTGGGACTTTCGAGATCCATACATCAACCATGGCACCTTACAACAAGCCTTATCAATAGGTTCAGACGAATCCTCAATACCTAAACTGATGAACGTCTGTTTTTCTTTAAGGATATTTTGTACTCTGGGGATGAGTTGGATTTCTTGGGAAACTTTTTGTAGAACTACATGGGGGAAATGGAGATGGAAGCCGTTTTTTAGATAAATTTTGTTACCTTTAGTAATTTCAGTCATGGGTTTTTCTAGGACTACACATAGGAGTGCATCATTACTAACCTTTTCTAAAATTATCTTCAGAACACTTTGATATATATTTACAACTTGCATAAGTTGTTCATCAGTATAAAGGTGTTGGCCTTCTTGTCCAATCCATTCTGGTTTTTTCTCAATCTTGAGATCAACATCAGCTACTACAGGAATATATTCAGGTGTTTTTTCAGCCACACCAACTACAGATTTATCATACGTAGAACAATAAGAATTCCAAAATTCTTCTATCTTATCATGACTATGTATAACAAATTTACCTTTCGGATTAATCATAGATACATGAGTATGTCGAGAATCACCATTTGATTCCTCAACTCTACTAGAACGTAGTATTTTTGAGATACTACGGATGGTATTATTATTTTTACTCTCTGTTGACATTTTTTACTGTCTTAATATATATATACATATAAATTCATTTTTTTAATTTATTTGTAAAAAACAATCTAAAAAAGTAAACTGTACAGGCTAAATGAGTACTGAAAACATGTCCAGTTTAAATCCCCCGGGAGATACAAAAGACAAGGAGTCTGAAAATTCATCATCAGATGATCAATACTCCTCTGACGAGGAAGAAACGGAATTGGGAAATCTTTGTGTTAACAAGAAAACTCCATTGTATGTTATAAATGTCAATGATGAACCAAAATATTACACAAAATCACAAAGAAATGCAAAAAATGCAATGTGGAGACTTGTAAGGCGTGCAAGGTCTAATTGGGAGAACTATAGTACATACATTTGTCAAGATGATGACGAGTTTAAAGTTCATTTAGTTGGATTTCAAAGACTAATTATAGTCTCATATGAAAGAATTTTAGTTACAGTGTCTATTACTAAGCTATACGAGTTATGTGTTGAAGACAAATGTTGTAAGGGAGGAGACACTAGTCAAAGTGAGGATAGTCAGGAGGAATCGTCGGATGATTATGATAACACTTATCATAAAGATTAATTATTACCCAACTTTTTACTAGTAGTAGCCATCCTCCCCCATCTTTCCTTTTTGGGTTTCCAACACCATCTAGAATGGAGACCAGTATCCTTCCATACTTCATATACATATTCTATCTCCCCAACTTGAGATAAATGATGTGATACATCTGTATGTGATCTTATAACACCTAATAATTGTCTTGTGGTAAAATCTAAGTCTATTCTAAAGAGCATAACCTTCATTGGTTATTTATTATAATAACGTATATACCATAATTTTCTCTTTTCTATAGATGTATCTATAGAAAAATAATAATTATTGCATATGTTATACATATACTACATGCAGCTCCTATATATATCTTTATATTTTCTAGACCATAACAAGTATTGATATGTGTTTTTGTATCGTCAGACATTTATTTGTATCTTGGAGTCTTTAATTATCATCACCAAAAATAATAGTATATTTCGCCTTAGTGCATATACAAAAACACCATCCACCATATTTATTATTTATCTAACAGGATGATGCCGGGTGCTTATTTAAGCAAAAAAAACAGGAAGTGAGCCTCCCGAGTGAAAGGGTAAAATAGACGAGTGGTATATATGTGCAAAGAATTCTGGTTATGCTTGTGACCATATAGCTACAACTATGATTGGCTTTGTAGATGCTAAGACTCATGGACCATGTTGGAAGAATGGTAGTTCAAAGTATACACCTTGTCAATGTGATGAAGGAATTGATATCTTTGATACCCACTGTTATTCACGTAATGCATAAAATTAAATTATTCTGTATCTAGATAGAATATTAAATAAAACATTTTGGAAAAAGATTCCAGGAATTGTATCTGACGAGGCTTCTTCTTTAACAAATATCGACCCATAAAAAATAAAATTTTTCATTTCTTTATATACCATTTTAAATGGGGTTTAAAGGATTTTCGTAAAAGGAAATTTTATTAGGAGTTTATCAGAAAATATCCCTAATACGTTTTCCGAATCAACCCCTTTACAGAGCTAATAGAACTCTAAACAGGAATCTTTTCTGTTTAGAGTTCTAATAACATTTTCTTGTTTTAAATCTATTTGTCTAATAGATTTATTAGATTATTGATAAATCCTTATTAAAAAACTGATTAATTCCTTCCTGACCAAATTACTAAAAGGGTTTAAAGAACGCGTTCTTTAACTCTTATAAAAATATGAATTCTTTTTTAGGACCTCAAATTATTTACTCATGGATTTAGTTAGAATAAATTATGATAATTTAGTATAAAGATAATTGCAACAAATGATTGTTATGGAACCAGATCTGCAGTAGCAAATTCTGATAATTCACAAGGTGATTTCAAAAGAGACTCTATTACTTCGCAATGGCAAGGTAAATATAATTCAAATGTACTTTGTACAAGTGGTCCTCATCAAGAAGGTGTTACTCAACCCACAAATCCAAAAACTTCCAAACAAAATACAATTGTGTTATACAGATGGAAAGACTACTGATAAATCTGGGGCAACCTTAGCCCTTGGGGGATATTGTGTACCAAAATCCAAATGGTGTAAACCATCTTCTAAAACATTGTCTAAAGAACAAGCTCAACCCATCTTTAATCAACAACAAAAAACTGCAGGAGGAGCTGTCATAGGTAATATGAATAATTATCAAGGCAGATCAGGAATTAATTGTAAGACAGGTATAACAAATATAAACTTAGGACAATTTCCTCTTTATAATGACGTATTTTGTTATACTACCGACACCCAAGATAAATGGGCTTATTGTGATAATACAGAGTCTCCACCTAGTCCTTCTGGATTTAATGGGAAAGATATAGTTATTGGTGTTGTAGTTTTTTTGGTTATTGTAGTATTAATATATATATTTCTCACGGATATTGAAAAATCGTTAAAATCTTTCATAAATATAAATGCTATCTAAACTTCTTCTCTGGATTTTATCCTTCTCACCAACAACTGAACTTACAAACAACACTAAATATCAGAAAGGTTATATTCCCCCTATTAACCAACATATCATTAGGACACATTTTGATTACGTCTCTGAACTACCAAACTCTCTAGATTGGAGAGAATTTGGTGTCGTAAATCCTGTCAAAGACCAAGCCCAATGCGGAAGCTGTTGGGCATTTAGCGCTGTGGGAGCCCTAGAAAGTCAAGTCATGAAAGCAACCGGTGGTACCTTTTCCCTTTCAGAACAAGAACTCGTAGACTGTCTTCAACCCGGAGATGTTGGCGGAGCTGGAAGTGATTGCTGCTACGGATGTCAAGGTGGACAAATGTTTGCTGTATATGAATACCTTAATGGCACTATGGACGATACAGAGCGTCAATATCCCTATGAGGCTGTAGATCAGCAATGTCAAACCAAGAAAAGCCAAGTACCCCTCCTAGTTACAGGATATGTCGCCCTCCCAGTGGGAGACGAAGAAAGTATGCTAAATGCTCTCTATCACGTGGGTCCCCTCAGTGTGGGGGTGAACGCAAACGATGACTGGCAAATGTATACTGGTGGTGTCTACAATCCCACATCCGATCAGTGCTCCTCTGATCCCATGGAACAAGATCATGGAGTGATTGTTGTTGGATACGGTACAGACAACACTACACAACCCCCACTAGACTACTGGCTTATTAGAAACAGCTGGGGTAAAGATTGGGGCGAGTCTGGATACATGCGCCTCGCGAGGGGAAAGAATGCAAATATGGAAAATGCTTGTGGTGTGGCCGATACTCCAATTTATCCTCTTGTAGAGGTAAAGGATAAATACCACTTAAAAGATCCCCGTTTAGCATTGTACGTCAACTTATGGTAGAACCTTTAGTGGAAGCTGTATCATTACCAATCCCTACAGAACTTCCCACCCTATCAAGAGACGACGACAACTTTTATGGAAGTCTTTATACACTTGATTTCTAAAATCTAAATCCCAAATATCTTCAAACTTAAAATATGGCAATGTTTGAAGATAACACTACTAACTATATCCTCGTACTAACCAATGTCGGAGAAGAGTGTGACGATGAGTCTGCCCTGTGGTATCTATACAAGAAGGCTGTAGAAAAACCATCCCTCATGATAGAAGTACTATGTGTTGGAGGGAAGATTAATGAACAAGACCGCGTTAGACGTGTATATGATTACATCCTAGCTGGTCAAGAAGTTGTAAGTAACTTTGTAGTTGGTGTGGTAAGTGAAGGTCCTAAACACGTACCACATGATAATGATATACTTACAAGAAGAACCCCTAAGAGATCAATTTGTCGTACAATCCTACATATTGGCCCCTTAGAGACAGAAAATCAAGCTATAATGATTCTAAATAAGATAATTGGAGGATATAATTATGTCCTCATGGGAAAGTTTGGAACTACAAATTCAGCACAAGGTGAGACAATGGATGCTGCTAAGTACTTATATACTCATACAGAGAAAAAAACTATCATCCATACCAAAATAGATGGTTATACTACAATACCACTATTTTCTTATCACTCTTCTGTGTTATTTCCTCCTAAAGTACAGTCAGAGATTCTTAGAGTTGGATTTAAGAATACTATTGGTCGTGCACCACCTCATTTACAGATTCTTAATCAATTGGTTCAAAGTGGTGGTGCAAACTATGAAACTACAAAATCTATCCATAATGGAATCGTGAAGGATAAAGGTCCGCTATTTGATAAACTTATACCCACAAAGAAAACTATCAAGGCTGCATACAACTATAATAATAAATATACACCCCTTCAAATAGAAGGTATGTCTAAAATGCTTACTTCCTTTGAATATTTATTTGATTTACCCTCTACAATAATATGGCAATCTTCAGATCCTGCTTTATCTGAATACTCAATTGGAAATGGAAAATTGTCAGAACCATTTAACAAGTTCTACGATACCATGAAAAACTCGCCATTTATTGGTCTCACACTAGCTTATGATTTAGTAGCAGCATGGTATGTTATTTCTAGTTTGTATAATACTGCTACTATTGATAATTATTTTGTCTCAATACCTTGTACTAATGAAGTACATCTAGAATCATTGATATGTGATGTCACCTTGATCAAAATGATCATGGAATAAATGTAAGTGTATGACATGGTACTATATTAACTTTCTATACTATAAAGTATAGAAAATGAGTGAAATTTCTATAGGTAAAAATGCTTTGGATAATTGGAGACTCTTAGAGGAATCTGAACCACAACATTACTTCTTCCATCTTACCCATTTTAGTAGTCCCTATGTTATTCTGAAAAACCCATACAATATGACTCAACAAATAATAGAGTGTGCCGAACTATGTAAGGCAAAAAGTAAATACAAAAACATTCCCCGTGTCAAGGTAGACTATACCCCATGCAGTAATGTGTCAAAAGGGGAAGAGGTCGGGGAAGCCCTATACAAGAGTAATAGAAAAGTAATGAATATAATAGTTTAAATTTTAAGATACAACGCATTTTTTAGGTAAAATATTTTTAACTTGTTGGACTTGTTTGACTTCCTTAACTTTCAGGTATTTCTGATTCATAGGTAGTTCAGAATCTCATTCTGAACTAGTAATAATTTGAGTATGTAAAGGATATTTTGTATATTTTGATGAATGTTTAATAGTAGGTGGAGGAGTATTAGTATATGATTCATGAGATTCAGCACTAGGCCAGTAATATTTTCCAGGAGGAAGTTGTGACATTTATTATGATGTATATCTTTTTTAAATATTCTCAATTTAAAAAATACATATTGTAAATAAAATAGGTGCGTCCATGGCCGAGTGGTCTAAGGCGCCAGATTTAAGACCTGGTGGAGAAATCCGCGTGGGTTCGAACCCCACTGGACGCATTCTATTCAAATACACAGATTTGAATAGGAATATTTCTATCTTGAGAACATATATGTTTATATATTAGCTATATCAATAAGTTCTGAAATAGATTGACGTATAGTCTCCGTTATTAATGGATCATGAGTCATTGTCTTTTCCACTATAATCCATCTTGATATGTATAATTCCATTTCTTCCCCTTGGGTTAACCATTGACGAAGTGTATTGACATATCTAGTTTTATAGAAACATAATTTTCCAATCTAAAGTCATCGTAGGTCAAACTTTCAAGCTCGTTAATATTAGTTAAATTGGGAATAATAATCCTAGGTAATTTATTTAGATTTCTTTCTACCATAGACTTTTTTCTTTGGGGATTTTCTTTTAGTTTTACATCTCCTCTTTATTTCTGCTTTTGACAACTCCCGAGCGGTCTTAGGTGTGGATTTATTAATTCTTTTTCTTGGACGACAGTAGGGATAATTTTTCCATGTAGCCTTATTACGACCACAGGGCACTATTTTGGGTAATTTGCAGACATTAATCCATTCTTCGTTAAACCATCTACTTAATCCACCCGACCTACGGGACTTTTTTTTAGACTTAGATTTCCTCCTTGATTTCCTGTTAGATTTCCTCCTTGATTTCCTCCTTGGTGAACTACTTTTCTTTTTGTAAGATTTTCTCCTGCGAGACTTAGATCTCCTACGGGACTTACGACTTTTCCTGCGGGACTTAGATCTCCTACGGGACTTAGATCTTCTAAGTGGTTTACGACTTTTTTTGGTAGATTTTTTACCGGATACAGTCTTGTATTTACCACCTCTGCTTTTGTAAGTTCTTACCAACCATCCACTACCATACGCACTTGGCCAAACCTTGAATTTGCGTTTTGCTTCTGCTTTTACTTTGCTGTATAAAGCCTTATTGGTCGGTACAGATTTTTTCGTAGATGCATTACTTTGTTTTAAATATGAACCACCCATTTAATTTAAAGACAATATTAAAAATACTTCCTAGACTTCCTCTTGGACTTCTTTTGGGATTTACTTAATTTTTTAAGTTTTATACTTTTTTATCACCCTATTTATAACCTTCGTATCACTCTCAGACCACTTTATATAATCACTAACCATAATACCCTCCGTATCTTGAAGGCTTTTCTGAAGGCTTTTCTGAAGGCTAGTTGGATAGCTAGGGAATATATAGCCTCATCACTCATTCCCTTCGGGGAGTAGCAAAACCCATGTTGGGATTGTCAGAGAATAATTTATTATAATCCACAATTGGTTCATTTTCCACACTTTACTACTTTTCACAGTCATGGGATACACATCCTGATTCATTATATCTTCCATAACCATGAAAAATGTATAGGGTTTATCCACCATAGAATTTCTCAAACCCAGGGGAATATTTGTAAACATATCAGGCTTTAAAATCATAACATTTACATCATAATAATTTACCTCTGGAAACAACTTCATTATATTTTGGAATTTAAATGTCATGGATAATTTTTCTACATTAGGATATGACCCTTAACAACTACATTCTTTCCTCTCCTATCTGTAGCAAAATATACATCTTGTTTAGACGCCCTGTATTTAATTGAGCCCGCTGAGCATTTGTAAATTCTTTAGTTTCAGAAGATGGAATTCCCCTAGATATATGACCGAGCATATACTGATTAGCAAGATCTGGGTATAGTCCAATATCATACGAAACTATTGATCCCCCTAGGGCAAAATCAGTATTTGTCCTACCCATAGTCCTACCCTTAGCTGTATGTTTGTCAAATACATAATTATCTAAACTTATAATTTCGTTTAGAAGATTTGGTTTATACGTACTCAAATATCTTTCTAGGGTGGAGTGGGGAAGTGGAGCATCCCATACGGCCTTATCTTGTAGAACATATAGAAATACACAATGTATAACTGGAAATGTCTGCTCCACCATTTTCATGTCTTTGTACCATTCCATACATATATCTATACTTTTTCTGTCTGCAATTAACTTATTTTTGAGGAGTATATTAAATACTAAAAATCCAGGCCGTGTACTGTTAAAATTTTTTGTCTGTAACTTCTGTGTCTCCATTATTTTATCTAGCCAAAAATATACACTTACATTCCTATTCTCCATACACCATACAAATGCATCTACAACAACCTGTAATTCGCTTCCTTCCTTAGAAGGGAGAATATATTTAACCTTAGGGAGGGGAGGTTGTGGGGGAATATTTGGGGATTTTTATAGAATGCTCGTATATGGGAGTATACCCTAGATTTTGTAGTAAAAGACATACATCTAAAAAGCCATGGTAATTTAATACTTAGCAAGGTGGGATTATCCTTAATATCTTTTAGGGTATTATAGACTAAATATAGAAGTGGTGGAGACCCCAAACCAATATCTTCTAGATAATACGTATTCTATTGTAAAAGTTAGTCATACTAGCTTTTGAGTCTGGAGTAGCCCAATTCATTATATACATATCATTAGCCATGTATTAAGCCTTGTAGGAGATAGCACGGCGTGTATATTTTTGTATAGCTGATTTTGCTATATCAAAGGGGTAACCGTTTAGGGTTTTTACAGCCCTATATTTAGAGGAAGATAGGTTAGTTATAACCCATGATGGGAGGTCTGAAAAATTTTTTTGGATAAGGGATTTCAGTATATCAGAAGTCCTGATGGTCCATCCTTTAGGATTATTATTTATATAGGCAAGAAGGGGGGATATTCCCGAAGATATGATGTCTATATTACATAAGCCCTTGATAAAGGTTCTAAATTTTTCAGTGTTATTGAGAATGGTATATATAGTATATTCAGTAGGTTCGTGGGTTGTAAGTATTGTCATTTATAATGTTCTTATATTATTTTATAATTTGTGAAGTGGAAAATCAATTCCACATTAGATAAATTATCTCATTTTGAGATAATTATGACCACGCTCTTTCTAGGAAAAAAGACTATTATATCTATTTTTAAACAATGATAGTTTAAAAATATAGTTGTTATCTCGGGATTTTACTTCGTCTCTGCAACACCTCCCAAAAACAACTATCGTTCTCTAGATTCCTACATTCTATGCTACTAAAATCTTTAAGAAGAGTATCCTTAATTCTTTTGTTTTGTTCTTTGCTACCGTCGTTCTCTAGGATTATCGTATGCACATTGGATAAGTCTAGATCAGCTTTATGAAGAATATCGTCAAAACACCCTTCACAATCGATCACAAGCACCGTGGGACTATAAGAAGATAACTCTCTGTATGGAATGGTTTCAATAGAATTGAAACCATCTTCTGGAGTATCTTTGGTAACCCATCCTTTCTGGTATAGAGGTGTATCCGAAAAGGCAGGAACAATTCTGAAGTTACATAATGCCCCTCTCATATTTTGAGCTAATTCTTCCCTGTTTTCCTCGTCCGATTCTGAGACTACTAAGGAACCATTATCACCAGCAACTTGACAGGCAATTATACTAGACCTGCCTATATTACCCCCAAGCTCAAGTATTACATCACCTGGCAATATGTACTTATGAATTAGCCCTTGTTCAACATTTTCTTCTTTCCACTGTTCGGGAGTCACTCTCGTGAATTCCTTTCTTATAGCGTGTAAACTAGGCTTATTCCATAGTGACACATCATTGTTTACTATTCTACTTAACTCTAAGTCTTCAATGTCCTTAAAGTCGTACTTCTTGAAGTACTCAGCGTTTCTTACTTTGTCTGAAGCTGCTTGACTGGCGTCGCCACGTGTAACTTTGACATTATTGTACCAGTTTAGTGACTGGATAGCATAGTGATTGAGGTGTATTGGGGAAGCCATTAGTGAAGCCTCTGTCACGAGTGAAGGGAATATTAGAGTGTTTCCTCCATAAAACTGATGATTATGAACCCCAAATCTCTTCAAATTAGATGAACGCACTATGCCCTTTACATAGTAGTCTTGTTTGGACACTTTCGGATCTGTTTCTTTCTCTATTAATTCTAGTACTCTCGACGTCTCTAGACCATTATCTCCGCAGAAAAGATCGGGAGGGATTCGAGTACTCTGCGGGAATAATTTCCTCAAGTAGAAGCCTTTCCTTATGCTTTGGGGTTGCTTAATATGGCCGCTAGAGCCAAACATTTTCCACCTGATAAGGATCTGGGAGACTTCATTAGGTGCTTGGAGAAGAAATCTTTTGATATTGGGATAAGGATCCCTAGCGTAAAGAAATTCATCTAGATCTATGACAGCGACCCATCGAGACTCCAACTTCACGATGTCTAAAAAGTAATCATTATAATGTTCGCATTGCTTGTATTTCTCATTGTCAGTATAGACAGTAACAGGGAGACCCTCTACTTGGCTCTGCCAATCATCAGTACTACCGTTATTAATAAGATAAAAATGTTCTACACCTTGCCTTATGTGGTGTAACAGCCATTCACGTATTGCTACAGCCTCGTTCTTGAATATGGCCACAACGACAAGGTTATACTTGGGTCTACATAGTAGAGGCCTCCACAACCTCTCAATAAAATGGTCAACTTCTTCTCTAGGATATTTCTGTTCCTTCCTGAGCGCCTCGTACACCTTCAATGGCGTGATTTTGATTTGTTCTCTAGTAGAACCGAAGTGTCCTCCATATATAATGTTACAGTAAGATTGATCTAAAAAGTCATTCTCCATGTAGTCTCGACTTCCATACCAAGACCCAAAATCTGGGTATCCTGACGGAACCCACTGGAATTGATCTGTTAATTCAGGATGATTGGCAAACTTATGCCCTTTCTTATCATTATAAAACCACTGTCGAAGATACTTTAACATTTGTTGTCCAGTTTTTGGTTTAAGCCAGCCCCCACCTGCGACCCACGGATTATAGACTGTATCAGGATAACAAGGTAAGCACGCTTGATACCTGTGATCTCCAGGTTGACTTCCTTTAGTGAACTCAATAAACTCGGGAAGATCATTGTAACGCTCGATGATATACGTTAGGAAGGCGTAATCACATGTCCCAATGTTAGGATTATCTTGCACCACTATGTTAGGAGATTCGAACTTGATCTCTTTCCCGCATTTATTGTAAACGGTTACTTTATGATATTCTTTTGCCTTCTTATCTATCCAACTTAGATCTTCACCACAGACAGCTACTACCAACTCTTCTTTGTCACCTTCTTTGGGTTGATAATCTTTGGCTAGGTCAGACCCCTTGCTAGAACGCACATTGTTTGGAAGTACCTTCAGTAATGTCAAATAAACTATGATCGTAACCAATAAAACTCCGCCTAAGACAATAGCTACTTTGTACACAGGTTTTATTTGTAATTTTACCGATAATATGATAATAATGCTTATTATGAGCAATACTGCTATAGAAGATAATACTATGGTGCTTATTTCGTACATTTATATTATCACAAGAAGAAAATATAATGTAACCAACTCTCTCCAGTTAGCACCCTATAGAAATTAATTTCTTCAAGCCACTCTCAAAACCTACTAGCTGTGTCCAACCCAACGCCTTAAGTTTGTCATTGCTAATGTAATAGCGCTTATCATTATAAGGCCTGTCTGGGATAAATTCCAGGTGTTCCTCGAGCTTCACAATCTTTTGATTTACTATCCCCATAATCATTTCAGCAACCTCTAATACTGTATATTCCACACCCTCATCACAACCTATATTGTATATCTCTCCTATTATCCCTTTGTCTAGGATACACTCAAAAGCTCTTACTGTATCAGAAACATACATGAAAGCTCTTCGAGATGATCCATCTCCTTGTACAGGCATCTTCTCCCCGTTAAGAACCTTCTTGATGAAGCACGGTATCAACTTCTCGTGGTGTTGGTTAGGACCGTACACATTATTCCCTCGCGTGACCACCAACGGGATGCCGTAAGAGTGTGCATAGGCACTCGCCATTAATTCAGCACCTGCCTTACTAGCTGCATAGGGGTTAGTAGGACACAAGACAGAGCTCTCGGTCTTCTTGGCATCAAGGGCCTCTCCGTATACCTCATCTGTCGATACGTGTACAAATTTTTGTAGTTTCCCATAGTTCCTAGCACACTCTAGTAACGTCTGAGTACCCAAGATGTTGTCCATTATGAAGGTGGAAGCATCCTTGAAAGAGTTTTGTACATGAGACTGTGCGGCAAAATGGAGTACATGTGTGATACTCCTGCTTTTCAGGATATGAGAGACTAAGTCAGAGTCTCGGATGTTACCATGTATGAACGTATATCTTCCAGAGGTGCGAGCTTCGGGAACAATATGATCATGACTGGCACAATAGTACATTGCGTCTAGATTCACTATATACCAATCAGGTCGATTGAGGATAGCATAGTTAACGAAATTGCTGCCAATGAACCCACATCCCCCGGTAACCAAGATACGAATCTTTGGTGGCTTAGGATACGCACTCAGACACTCTTTGACCGCTAAATGTATAGATTTTATCTGTGGGTACTCTTTTTCGAGTTTACTAGTGTCTAGAAAGTTATTGGAACGACCCGACACAAGGATTTTATCTTGTTCCTCTCTTGAAAAGTTTTGCCAAGAGAATGAAGGATCTACGATCCTTTTGTACATCTCAAGTATCTCATTGTGAGAGATTAAACCCGGATTAGTCATGTTGTACGTACCTGTTTTGGAGTTTTTGATCATGTCAACTACTATTGGTAATATATCAGGAAGTACCGTCATAGAATTGGGTACACTGCAGATCTTCTGGTAAGTTGTGATCTTAGAGATAAAGTCACGTGGGTTGGCCTCGGCTGTTATCGGCATTCTTATACGCAAGTTAAGTACAGTGGAATCCATCTCGTGCATTAAACGGTCTGTAAACCCTTTTACTGTGGAATATCCGCTGCCGAAAAAGTTTGGAGTGTCTGACTCCAAGAATCCTTTCTCCTCAATCCCGAACGGATGATCCTGGTCGTACTCGAAAATACACCCCGTACCGAGATATGTTAAGTGTACATCTAAGTCTTTGCACACCATCGCCATAACTACCGGAGCAAAGAGATTATCTCTAACATTATCCATTAGTTTACCTGGTTGTTCCAGGTAGTCGATGGTAGAGAATACTTTCTCTTCGATAGCGCCGTGAGTGCGACCAATCATGGATACAACATGAGTTGCACTTTTACTTTTAATCTCTTCCCGTAATTTGGCTGTCCCTTGTTCGGGGCGTGTCTCTGCTAACATACACACAATACCTGACTCATGGGCAAGTTTGATAAATTGTTGTCCTATCCAGCCCTTTCCGCCGAATACTAATAGTTTCATTTTAATGTCAGACTTAAGTTCTTTATAACTCTTTCTTCCAGTCAGGGTATATTTCCATCATGTCTTGTTCAGTTATACGCCTAATAGGTCTAATATCAAGTAAACGAAGAACTCTAGGATCTTTTGGATCCTCTGGTCTTAGCCTGAACGCCGCCTTCTTTCTATAACCAGAATTATCAGCGCCAAATTTCTTATCATCCTTTGTATTAATCTGTGGAGAGATGTAGTAAAATGCTAGAGACTTTCGAAATACTCCTTCGGGACACAATATTTTCTCCGGTAATCCATGCCACGATTCTTCAGTCGTCTGGAATACAATAGCGTTATTGAATATTACATCTGATTGAGAAACCTTCTGTTTCATATTGTGGTTCCATAGCTCAGTTGCCCCGTTCCACTTAGTATCCCAATCTTTAGAAAGATACAGAATAATATTAATCCTACGCTGTTTGTCTACCAGTTTTGGATGTTTCTCATAATCTAGGTGCATCATTAGTCTTCCATGACGAGGATGCATGTGCAACCCAGCACCGTGTAAAGTGGGATCGTTCTCTAGATCTTCGATACCAGTAAGCTCTGTCATTTTGTCGATAAACCAAGAAGATGACAATGATTTGAACACATCTTTAATACTGGGAGAGAAACTACCAACTCTATCATTAGCATATTTAACCTCTATTGGGTTCTCATATTTCCACCATGTTTTCTCATTGTATTCTGGAAAATCTTGGTGTACCGATTCTATACAATCTTCGGTAAGGAAATTCTCGATCACTATATGTGGAAACGGTTGATTACTCGTGAACTCTTTCTTCAGTTCTTCTATATTGTTCACCCAATCTCCAAAAATTTTAGATTCGCTCATTTATTATAATACTTATAATAAATTAGTTAATAGTCTCATTTATATTACCTAATTATATATTTTATTTAAACTTACACAAATTTAATATGCATCCATATTAAATTATCCATTTCTACCATCTGTATGGTCACTATAATGCCCATCATTGATATCACCAAGATACCAAATTCGTTTATAGTTATTTCCTACTGGATAACACATAAGTTGATCTTCCATAAAAGATAGGGGATTAGTCTTTTTCCACACTAAATACTTATAATGTTCCAATTTTGCTATATGATTTTGATCAGACCACTGAGAACATTGGGAAAAATTTATTCCATCTAAGGTTATATTAACCTGTGGTAATGTATTTTTACACTCTTTTTTAGTATAATCCTCATGATATTTATTACCCATATGGGAATATCTAACTAGATCCATAGTTATATTATTTTTCATAATATCCACAATCTTGAGGGCATTAAATCCCTTAATAATAGGTAAATCTTGCTGCATAACATTAACAAATTCTGTATCTACCTTCGTCATACAATTAAAAAGTAAAGTTGTTAAACACCCCCTCTCAGGTAATTCCACAAAAGTTACCCGGGGAAGGTACATATGGGCTATTTTCTTTACGTTATTTTTGTAGGTGTTATATAGTTCACATGAAAATTCTTGTGTACACTTCTTGTGTAAGTCTTTATTTATCACCTGACATCCATCAAATCCTATAATAACATGGGAATCCCTAAATAATGGGACCTTTTCTAGACTCCTAATTGTTTGTTCTATAAATTTAGGTGAAGGTATAGCCTTGTGTGGGGCTGTGATGATAATAGTAGTAATACCAGATTTAGTGAAACCTATATTACCTTCATATTCGCCGTAATTTTTATTGTGTATGGGGTCTTGCGCTAGGGATAGTTTTCTACTGTTGACTATGACTTCATTTATGTTATTATGGACTAGGGCTCTAATGTTATTCCACCACCTAGATATGTCTTGTTGTATCCTCATTAGTTCTTGAGGGTTCTTCAGCAACCTCTCCATTTCATCTTTCATAACTTCGATTTTATTTGTGTGTAACCATGGAGGCTCAATATCCATGTAGGGATAAAGACTATTCCATTCAGCATCTGAACAAAGAAGAAAAGGTATTGCACCACACATACTAGCAGTGTAAGGTCTAGGACTCTCTACGTTATAGCTTCCCTTGGGACAGTATACGAATATACTACCGTTGAGAATCTCAGGATTCTCGTGCGACTTAGTGGTACCATGGAAATTAGGTTTGATATTATCTAGTATAGCAAGATCCCTTTTACGATTATTTTTTGACGAGCCAATGAATGACCACACATATTTTTTACCGACCTGTTGCTTCCTAGCATTCTGGTCCCAACAATGATAACCAACAGGGAGTATTCTCACATTATTTGGGTTGTCATAGTGATCAAATCTGTACTGTCTATAGACTAATGGGATCCCAGAGAACAAAGATTCGTAACTCTTGCATTTTCCCCATTCATCTCCCAAAACTAACAGAACTTTAGGTTTTGTTTTATCAATAGCCTCCCTGACTTCATTCTTATTATACTTATCAATGTTGATAGCTAAAACAGAGCTGAGTTTTACAGAGTCTAGGGTTGATGAGATCTTCCTATATTCAGGTAATATTTCAGCTATAAACTCTGCCTCAACATCTGGTCCCCATATCCTCGTCATATCACATGTAAATGCATTTTCACCAGGATGAACCTCCACAAATTGTAGTGTCAGATTATCTTGGTAAATAAGGATATCTAAAATATTTTTTATATCTAAACTTATTAGAGTTGAGTAGTCGTCATTTACCCCAATGGATAAATATAGTGAACCCCCATGCTCAAACATCTGATTACAATACTCTAGTTTATTACTGAATCCAAAACACATGGGGTTGGAAATAGATATGACATCATAAGGATAAGAGTCCCGAAAGGTATAAAAGAAGGTCATTCTCAGACCTCCCCACCCCCCTTTTGATACATGACCCGCCACTAAGTAACACCCCCTTTCTGGGATCCTCACTGGACCACCTGACAGATTTACCCTATAGTCTGAACCAAGGAAGTTTACAACCATATTAGATGTTATAACATGGGGTTGCATATAACCTGTATTCATATCAAGTTCGTAAATTCTATGAGGAGATATGGAGGTTATAACTAGGGTCTTATTCTCGTCCTGAAAAAATAAAAAATTTTTGTGTGTGAGTCCAGGTCCAGGAAGAATATCGTAAAATAGGGGTATTACGTTTCCAGTATTGATATTCCACAAGTAGTTCTTGTAATCGCTCTTAAAGTAGAGTTCTATGGCGTTTTTAGAAGCCGATTGAGGAAATATGTTAAGACTCTTCCTTTTACCAAAAAAATTAGTGTATATGTAGAATTGATCATTCAATATAAAGCCTTTCACTTCCCCCACGTGTGTATCTAACACTTCAGGAGGAAGTTCTATCTCCCTAGGGGAGGATATAATATTTCCAGAGGGGTTTATAATTTTCAAATATAACTTGTCATGTCCCTTCTTTGGCCTTCCATACCCGTGAAATTGTAATTGGCCATTCTGATACACAGGGGAGTATGAAGTATTAAATAGATTATTTCTTGTAGTGTCAATGAGATGACTGTCCATAGTATCTACTTTCAAAAATCGATATAACCGTTTCCTATATACCCAACATCCCAGTAAGACTAATAGTATAATTATAATCACAATTAAAATACAAATCAGTATTTTCACATTTTTCTCATTTATTAATTTTAATATTTTATTTAGACTTACACAAATCTATCACTTCCTCTATATTATCATAACTATCAACATCTTCATGAGGAATCCGTTCCCCTGAAATAAACCATCTTCCCTCACCAAACGGGTAATCTCTCCCTATTTTTTCCCTTTTTTCAGGATGATTAGTCATTGGAAGTATCACACCCCTTCCACTAGACAATACTCCTGCAAAATAACTAAATGACCCACCACATCCTCCAGCTATAAATCCGTCAGAAGATTGAAACATTAGAAAATCATCTAACACCTTATTACAGCTCACTTGTAACTCCACATTTTCAGAACCTTCCTTCCCCAAATAATCCCTCAGACCCATACTATACTGATTACATAATTCGTCTGTTATCTTCATAATCATACTTAAACTGTGATCAGTGCATAAATGTATTACAATTTTACGTATAGTCATATGTTTTCTTAATAAAGTTAAAGCCCTAATGTACCAATTATATTTTAAGAATTCATAACCGGTATGTCTATTATAGGGGGTATCGGAACACCTAATATGGATACGTACAATACCACGTTCTACTTCAACCTTATTTTTTATAACTCTAGGTTTTACACAATGTAGGGCTATTTCAGCACAAGTTAGGGGATAAAATTCCCAAAAAGATACAGACTTTATTTTGTCTAACTTGTAGGATTTTTCAGGTAAAGTAATTTTTACATCTGAATCTAATACAGAAATATATTTTGAAGATTTGCTCCCAAGTGCAAGTCCATAACAATAATGACTAAGTCTATTTCCTAGTGGTATGGGTACAAATGAAAGATCTGTTAACATATATAGCAACTCATATTTATTATATTTTATTAAACACGTAATTGTTATAATTAAAATTATAATTAGTATCAGTATTTTCCATGCTTTCATATTTATTATACCATAGGGTATAATAAAATATTATAATATTACATACTACAAGTTCCCGGGTTTTGCATAATAAATACCCATTATAGATATTTTAATTATTTGGATGCAGAGCTTGATTTATCCAATTAGCTTCAGCCATGGTTCCACCAATTTGAGCTGCGGTGCGGTTTGTATATACCTCATGTTTCCACCACTTTGCATACCATACAATAAAGACTGCTAATGGTATAAGGATGAGGGCAAATAAAAATCCCCACTGTCTACTCTTTTGTTTACACTTTTCTCGTTGATCATCATCTAAACAATCTGAAGGTTTCCTTGGGATAAATGCTTGAGCGGCAAATACTAAGGCTAATATAATTAGAATTACAGCAAATACCCATGCACCGATAAAGGACATATCTGCATCTACTTTACCAACTCCAGCTTGGAAATCTCCCATGTTTTTTGTAGTTGTATTACCCATTTAATTTATAAAAATAATTTATAAATTATTTGTATATATTAAATGACAACTAAAACATGTTCACAAATGGATAAATCTGACTGTATGGCAACAAAAATTTGTCATTATGGTCTAGATGGTAAATGTAGACCATCAATAGCACAATGCCCTGTGGGAGCTTGGATTCCAAGCTATGGGGGATATAATATTCAAGACAATATTCCGAGGCCTAATAATCCTATACTATCACCATCTGGTATAGTTGTAAAACAACCTGGTATGAAAAACATATGTAAAAATGTATACAGTCAGGGTAATTTCTACCTTCCAGATGACTTTGATGAAAAGTATTCTTGGCATGCCCTAGATAAGGATCAATCTGCCCTTACTAACTGTAGATCACGTTGTGAGGGAGGATGCTATACCAATGAGATGAAAATAAATAAGTGTGGTGTACTTCCTACAGAGGATATGTGTAAAGCAAATGAATGTTGTGGTTGGGCTAAGAATTTGGATTCAGGGAAAATGGTTTGTTCCCTGAATCCAACAAATAAAGATTGTTTGCCTAATCAAGAACTAGGTGCTTTCTATGAAGTTGATGAGAAGATTCATGGTGGTATTGGTAAATGTATGAGTAAGGGGGATATAGATAATATGTTACATTTAGGTTCTTGTGTGGGAATAAAAGGAGGTATGATAGATGAAAGTGGTGTCCCTGTTCTTCATTATACTTGTGATCCTCCTGATCCCCAATGGTGGATAGAAAAATGTCCTGCGGGGGATGATGAGGAATGGGTAGATATAAATAGATTTAATTCTTATAATGAATTCGGAAATAATATAGTATACAATCTTGATAAGAGGAACTGGGGAAATTGTACATATGACGATGGGACTGGAATAACTACAGGGCTAATTAAAGATCCAAATGCAGCATGTGATAAAACTACAGGTCTATGTCCTATGAATAATAGGTAGTCAAAAGAGTCTTTAATTCTAATACCTTGAGGTATTAGAATTTAGATTTCATGCTCTATATGACAATCATTATCTGGACATCTCCAATGGTCATAGTGGCAGTATGGTATATCTTTTCCATTACCCTCGCATAGACCATAGTCAAAATAAATATCCATAAGATCCCTCCCCGGTATCCCTATCCTCATCCCTTATTACGTATTGATTTTGGATGTTGTATAGACACTGGTTCTGATTGTGAGGAAAATTATTTTATAAACGAGGTAGAAACTATGGCTTGTAATTTACTTGCAGGGGATACGAACGTTGTTCGGGTGTAAATCTTGACAGTTGTAGCGATAAAAAGTTTCCTATAGATACTAATCCATGGAATTATGATGCGTCCAAGAGCGCTCAGTATGCTGCTGCATGTGCAGCAGCTAAATTTGGAAATTATTATGAGTCAGGTTGGTTGCCTGGTGGCTCAAAATGAACCGGTGTAGACACAAAAACACAATGCAATTATGATTTTGGTATAGTCACATTCGGTGACTGTTGGTCAGTAGAGTATCATTTGACATCCGAAGGGATCAATTGTGATTAAATTTACTCTGTTAATATTATAATATCTATTCCAGACTATTATAATATTCCACAGCATTGGGGTGTGCCACAATCCTATTAAAGTCTATAGCAATTATAGATAATCCCTCCAGGGATTTAACCCTAGAGAGGGCTACATATGCTTGACCAAACTCAAATACTGAAGAAAGGTCAATTTCAGCGTAGTCCAGGGTTATACCCTGACACCTGTGGATAGTAATAGCATATGCAACTTTTAGGGGGATCTGCCTCGCTAGGAGGGTGAGTTTTCCATCTTCCTCCTGTTTCCAGTCTTCTAGGCCTATGGGTATTTCTTGTCCATTGAGGAATCGTACAATGGGAAGATCATCCTCTTGGGTAAATCCCACAATTACACCCCGGCTTCCATTAGCCAGGCCATTTTCCACATCTAGATTTTTCAGGAGTATAACTTGGGCATCCAGGCACAGTTGCAGAGTTTGGGGGACTGATACATTTTTTAGGAATTTTTCAGTTATTACATGTCTACTGGGGGATTTTACATGTGAGGCAAATTGTATGGACATTTCATATTCTCGAAATTCCCTTCTATCCTCAGCTAGTTTGTCAAGCTCCATTTCATTTATAGAGTCTACATCCCTATTTGTAGAATATAACCGGGTTGGTAAAACACCATATTCATTTTCGAGTTTTACCCCTACCCTACTTGCAAGAATTTCTTTTATAGTTTCTGTGATATTACCTATACGTATATCATTTAATGTATTTTTCCAAGTAGTATCAGTTTGTCTTATAATTTCATTCATATATACTATATCCTTTATGTATTCATTCCACTCTTCAGATTCAAAACAAAACTTATCAGACCCCACACAAGGTAGTTGGAGAAAATCTCCTGAAAGGACTATTTGTATACCACCAAACGGTTTAGAACCGTCTCTAAGATATCTACCAATTTGATCAAGTTTTCCAAATAGAATCGGATCGAGCATACTTACTTCATCTATAATGAGGCATTTAATTCCAATCCATTTTTTTTTAACCCATGGTTTAGCTTCTATTGACATAACCATTTGTTCTACAGACCCCCTTCCGTAACCTATACCCAAGTAGGAGTGCATAGTTGAACCACCGATTAGTACAGCGCTAGTACCAGTTGTACTTGTTAAAGCTATACCGCGTTTATTTTGGCTTTTGTTTATATAGTATTTTATTAACTCTGTTTTTCCTACACCACCAGGGCCAGTGATAAATACATTTTTACCACTGGAAAGTAATTTAATAGCAAGTTGTTGTTTTTCTGTAAGTTTCATTTATTTCTGTTATCTATTTAGGTAATATATTAATTAAATCAAAAATATTTTATATATATATAAAATGATTCATAATACAGAATTAGTAGGTTTATTTCTATTAATCCTGATAATAGTTCTAACTATTGTATTTCTTACTCATAAAAATAATAAGAATAAGAATAAGGATGTAAATGAGAGTTTTATGGGTCCAGATAAGGATATAGGGGTTCCATGGAATCGTCAGCCTAAGAAAACAGTTCAGCTAATTAATGACACCCGCGATGACCTTGTTATTGGTTTGAAAAACACATCAAATAAATATGACTGGACTTATAATGAAAAAACCAAACTAGGTGGTAAACATGGAGCAGTAGAAGCTTCAGCCCTAGATCATAACCCAGAATATCCCATAGTGCATCTTAAACAGGGAGAATTTATAATTCTTAATGTCCCCATAAGTGGTGCTGGGGGTCAAGCATGGCGTATAGTCCCCATGAAGAACTGTCACGTTCAGGGAAGCAAAGTAATGTGTAAAGTTGGGGGTAACCCAACAGCTGAAAAAGGGACATATGGTGGAAATCAGCACGGTTTTACTAACTGGGATACTAACTCAGGTTGGGATAAGGAGTGGCCCAGTGGGGGTGGTTACACAATCTGTAAGGATCCCCCCTGTGATACTAAAAATCCTACAGCGGGGACGACAGTATTAGAATGTGGTACTGATATGGTTTGTGATCTGAGTGCTGTGGATGGATATAGCTATGGGGCACATCTAACTGTTACAGCTGGACCAGCACCCCCAGGGAGTTGTAGTGGGGATGGTTGTGGTCAAAGAACAGATATACAATTTCATCCGCAGGGTTGTGAGAATGGGATACGTAATTATGACTCAGATAAGGAAAAAGGTCTTATAGGATGTACTAATACCATGAAAGATGGTATATTTAATCGTCAGATCAAACCTAGTGAATGGCCCCGTCAAACAGCTTCTGGTTTAACAGGCACCTTTCCAGGATTTTGTAATATATATGATGTTTCTGATCCAACCGAGAATGATTGGAAGGCGGGATGTTATGCTCCAAGTAAAAAGTATTGTGCAGATGTTCATAAGGGACAAAATATAAATCCAGCAACTGGAAATTTTTCAACTTATTGTTTCTCCCACGACGATCATAATTCTTCTATGATCTTTAATCCAGATTATAAAATAAGACTTAGATTTACCCAAGGTATAGTAGGTAAACCATTTAATAATCATGGGTGTGATTGGACACCGCCTACAAGTAAGAGCACGCCAGCTACTGAGTGTGTACCAGTAAATCCACCACCTACTAAATATGGTTGTAAACATGATAATGGTATTAATTATTGTGAGGAAGTAGTTGATGGAGAATATAACACTATGGAAGATTGTCAAACCCATTGTAGTAATAATCCCAATCCAAAAGATAAATGGAGATGTGTAAATGGTGTATGTCTAAATGATCCAGTATTTGGTGATTATCAAACAAAGAAAGATTGTGAAGCTCTTTGTCAATTGGGACCAGCCACATGTCCTGATCCAAACTGTTTTTATCAATGTTTAGCTGGTCAAATATGTCCAGATCAAAGTGTATGTCCTGATTATGACACTAATCACTGCTCCCATGGATGCTGCGCAAACCAAGCTTTCCATCGTAAATAAAGTAAAAATGTTTAGGATGGTTTTTATAGTTCAAACTATAAAAACCAAAAGGAAAATAATTTATTTATAGTCTCATCTGGTATCCCTTATTTTTAAGATAACCATTAAAAGCTGTATTTACAAGAAACCTTCTATCTGACTCCTTATCCCATGACAATCTATAGGCTCCGTAATATGTATTTACGAAAATACTTACTAAATTCATGACGTCTCCAGCTTGATTTTTCCAGATATCGGGGTCAAGATTGTTTAACTTAACCATTAAAGAGTAAATGTATAGAGAAATATCTTTATTAAATATATTCTTCCCCAAACGCTTTGTCAATCCACTTACAAAAATATTAAATAGGGAGATGGTATCATATAATGGCAATTTATATCTTAGTGGAAAACGCCTATTTAGACCTTCATTAGCTGCGAAAAAGCATCCTTTCATTTCTCTTTCATATCCAGCTACAATCATGATAGAAAGACCTATATACTTATCTAGGAAGTTAACAATTTCAGTAATAGCCTCTGCACCAAATGAACGCGATCCAGTTTGTATTTCCCCATCTTGACAAGGCATAATTTGATAGGCCTCGTCTATGAATAATATATTTTCTAGACCCTTCATAAGGACCCCAGCGGCCTTTCCAGCTGTTTGACCCACAAATTCCCCTACTAGATCCTTGGGGGATACTACAATAACATCTCCACCCAAGAGAATTCCAGATTGAGCATATACATAACCCATAGTATCAGCCAAACGAGTTTTACCCACCCCAGCTGGTCCTGTAAATACCATGTTTATAAAAGCATCCATAAAAGGCTTGTCACCTTTGCTTAGGATATATAGAGTTTTACACATACTATTACGTATGGCAGCCCTATTATCCCCAGATATACTAAGAATACCACTGTCTATATTATTTACAGCATTAGATAAATTCTTTTTAATAGTAGCGATAGTATCAGGCTTATTTATTTTATTTTTAGCTTTATCCTTAAGGTCTTCTACTTTTACCATCATTGCAGAATTAACTGCTATCATGGGAAACATATTATCTAATTTTTGAGAATCTACAACTCCATATAGTTTCTTTTTCTCATTTTTGTCATGTTCTATGCTTTTTGTAACCTTATTGTATATTTCCGAATATTTTTTATATTTAGCTTTATATAACGCAGTAAGTGTCTTTTGTACATTTTTTAGAAAATCATCTTGTTCTATTAGTTTATTTAATATTTCTGGGGTAATATCATCTTTAGTACTAGGTGGTGTTGTAGAACCTACATTTTCTCGTATTCTAAAAGGAGTCAATTCCACATCAAGATCTAAGATCTCATTTGTTTCAAAATTATACACATTGGGTTTTGGAGCAGGTCGCGGGGGGGTAACGACTACTGTAGGTTGTCTTCGTGGTTGTCTTGGTACTACTGGTGGTTGTCTTGGTTCTACTGGTGGTTGTGTTGGTGCTACAGAGGATTGGGATTTTAAAATAAATTCTTCTAACTCATGTTTATTGGTTGAATTAAATGTAGAATATCTAGGTACACGTAAATCCCTACCTATCTCTTTTAGTTTTGTGATACCAAAAGATTTTAGTTGTGCTTTTGTATATGTTGTCATTTATATATTGAAAATAAAAATGAATTATATACAGGATTTATAAACACAATAATAGAAATTAAATAATGAACTACACACAAACATTTGGGTCTACTAATACACTAATTGGTGTTAGTGGTATTATTGGCGTGGGAAAATCCACCCTAACTAAATCCCTCGGCGAGATTGGTAACTATAACGTCCTCCATGAACCGGTAGAAACTAATGAATACCTATCCAAGTTCTATGAAGACATGTCCAGGTACTCTTTCCCCATGCAAATTTATCTCCTGAATCACCGGTTCAAACAACACCAACAAATGGTCTGGTCCGATGAAAGCACTGTTCAAGACAGAACTATCTATGAGGATGTTATATTTGCTAAAATGCTTAGGGAATCTGGTCATATGGAAGATTTAGATTTTAAAACCTATGTGGGTCTCTTCCAAAACATGTGTAATTTCCTCCACCGCCCAGATGTAATTGTCTACCTTGACGTAGACCCAAAAGTGGCCCTCGCGAGGATCAATCAACGCTCTAGGGGATGTGAGTCTGGTATCCCCCTAGAATATTTGGAATCCCTCAGGGACGGATATGAGGAATGGCTCCAAGATATTGAGGGGAGAATTCCTGTACTACGTTTAGACTGGAATACATACCAAGATCCAAAAGTTATACATAAGAAAATTCAGAAATTAATAAAAGCTAAAAAAGGTCTAATTGTGTAATTAATCATATATAATTAATCATATATATATTCTTTTTCTATAATAGTATTATAGAAAAATAGAATCACAACAAGTTCTCAATAGCCTTGTTATATGCATATACTTTCATTAATCCTAACAGGGGTATTAATAAGGCTCTTTCTTGGTGTTCAGGAATCATAATATTAATTCCTAACCCTAAGAGTAATCCGATACTAGAACCTATTGTATTAATAATAGTAATTTTAGAATATAATTCTCCAATATTATTGTCAATGGAGAGTTTCTCTATACATTTTGCATTAATAGCTCCAAAACCTGTAAATGATAAATTACTTAAAATATTAGATACTCCTGCTATAGGTAGAAAATAAACTGGAACTAATGGTGTTAAGGATATACATAATAAACTACTTTGCTGAATAACGTTTGAATATAATAGGAACGATTTAGAATTTTTATCTGGTTGATTCCCAATTTTAGATAGAAATATTAAACTCCCAATTTGTCCTATTATATCCTTTCCTATATAATTTATTGATCTAATAGATTCTGATTCATAATTAATTGCATATAACATATTATCTGTAACTATGGCTGTTTGGGTAGAAACAAATATGTTAGATACAAAAGACCATCCTACATACTTAGTATATAAAGGATTCTGTTTCCCCAAGGGTAACAATAGTTTATCTATCTTGAACTTCCTATACATATTTATTCTAACTTCTTCCACTTTAAATACAGATAACCAAAATGTAAGGTTCCATGTGTAATTTATTAATATATTTTTATCCCAATAATAAAGAATAGAAAATGTAAAAAAAATGTGTCAATTATAACCCCAAATATACCCACATGCCAGGTATCCAGGGAACCATTGAAGACTCTGCCCAACCACCAACTCCCATGCCAACCCGTCCCACCTTTGAATATATTCAACAATGGAATGGGTTTTGTCCAAAATGCACCGCTAAGGGTGGCTGTGAAAATTTACCCTGTCAAACCCATAACATTAAAATGGGAGGTACATACGAGGGTATAGAAGTCCAATGTAATAATTTTATGGACATGGCCGGAGAGGAAGCCCTAAAGTCTGTACAACATGGTGGTGGCCCCTTTGAGGCTGTAATTGTTCGTGTAGATGATCAAACTGGACAAGGCATAGAATACTGGAAAAATCATAATCATGTTGAACTATGGAATGACCCCACAGCCCACTCTGAAGTTTCTACAATTCGTGCAGTATGCCATGATCTTGCTACGCGTTGGAATACAACTGTATTTGACTTGGGACATATTGTAGACCCCAAGACTAAAAGGACTTCCCACTGTATAATCTTTAGTAGTGCTGAACCCTGTCCCATGTGTTATGCAGCTATTAATTGGGCTCGTATTCCCACACTTATATTTGCAGCTACAAGATATGACGCCGCTCAACAGGGTATAGACTTCTCTGATGCTGCTATATATGAAGACTTAGCACGTCCTATAAAGAAAGACAAAATATTAAAGTCTACCAAGCCTCATGTAAAAACTCCCTAGATGCATTCAACCAGTGGAAACGCATGAAAAAGTTAGACTATTAATAATCTAAAGTCTACACTTATAGGATCATAAATATAACAAAAATGACAGACGTAATGCTTGATATTGAAACCCTTAGTACAGCTTCTAATGCTATTATATTAACAATTGGGGCTGTAAAGTTTAACCGCGATAACACCTTACAATCCCTAGAGGATTGTGATACCTTCTATAGAAGGGTTAACATTAAATCGTGTAGCCTATTGGGGATGCATATGGATCCCCAAACCTTAGAATGGTGGAATACACAAGATGAAAAAACACGATATGAAGCGATGGAAAACCCTGATAGACAGGGAATCCGGGAAGTATTAACTGAATTTAGTAAATGGTTTGGGAGTTCTAAATATATTTGGGGTCATGGGGATGATTTTGACTGTGTTATATTAGGGAATGCCTATACAGCCTGTAAACTCAAAAGTCCTTGGAAATTTTGGAATACACGTGATACACGCACCCTATTTGATCTTGCTAATGTCCATGTGAACGATATCCCAGTTGAGGAAGCTCATCATGCACTACATGACGCCTATAGACAAGTTAAATGTACCAAAATAGCAATTGAAAAACTTGGTTGTACTATATAATATTTTATACCCCCTGGGGGTATAAAATTATTTTACATCTGAGTACCACAATTACAAAATACTTCTGTGCCCCCACCCTCCTCCAAATCACAGTAGTGTCTATATATTTCTGTCCCCTGAATTTTACGCCCACTACCACCAAGTCTTTACATTCTTTACAATTACCAATTTCAAATGTGGGTCTATTTATAAAAAATGGTTGATAGGGGAAACTACAAACATACAAATCAATATATGAGAGAAGATTATTATCTCTATAACTAATATCTCCATACATACAACATGGGCTATAATTAGCTTTTATAGACTCAACTGTATATTTATCTATTTCACTAGAGAATACATGTTCATGAGGGATTTGTAGTTTCCTTATTGCGTGTATAGGAGCTTCTATACCACTACAATATGTACCTATTTGTAAGACCATTTATAAATAAAGAATAGTTATTAAATAAATGATAAACAAATATTATACTCAAACAAAACTTACCCCCGGGGATAAAGATAATCTCCAAGAAATATATAATGCCCTAGAAGATATAACTATCCCTACAACATTCCAAGCTACAGGGGGGCAAGGTCATCAACTAAGAACTGGAACTATATCTCAAAGGGATGCTAGACAAACTTCATTTGGTACTATAAATTTTCAAGGTAAACAAGTACTTAGTTCTAGTACTAAAAAATATCCACATATACTTCCCCTCCTCATAAAATTTATAAAGTCTCATTGTCCACAGTTTGAGTTTAATTCTGTTTATGTGAATAGAAATACAGTTAGTAAGGAGCATTATGACTCTCGGAATGTGGGGGAATCACTCCTCGTGGGTTTAGGTCCATATACACATGGACATACAGTTCTATATTTACCCACTAGAAAGGAAGATGTCTATAAGGAGAAAAAGTGTCACATAAAAACTAACTCTATCATATTTAATGGTTCAGAGATTCGTCATAAATCTGAACCATTTAAGGGTACACGTTATAGTCTTGTTTTCTTCAAATAATTTTCTATACTATAATAGTATAGAAAATAATAAACTCACCTACTTAACTTGTTAGTGCATGATCAACGATCATTTCTATAAGACTTTCTTCCATTTATTATTATTTATATATTATTATTCATTTAATTTTACCTTATTACTATCTCTTATGAGAAATTTAGATTGTACTAAGGTTGTCATTACAGCATAATGATAAGAGGATGGTCTTTCAAATCCACATAATCCTGTAATATCTTGCCACTCCCTTGCAGTTTTAAAGACATTACCTGTTTCTTCAACATGTGTCTTTATAGAACGTCGCAAGTACGCTACATGGGTCTCCTCAGAAAGACGTACAAGTCTTCGAGTGGATGTTGTTTCCCGCGACCATAGTCTACTTTCATTATTTACAGAGTTCCATTTATAAGTAGATATATTTTCTCCACCATCTTCCCCATTTACAAGATTAAAAGCTTTTTTTGGTAATTTTACTTTATTGGTAATCCTCCTACCCTTTGGCATCTTTTCCTTAGACATTTTTATATTAAGAATTGTATCTTTGAAAGATTCCTCGGTAGAACCGAATTTTATACCCCTATCTATAATCTCATTTGTAAAATGATAACCACTAAATACAGCACGAGCTACTTTTAGAGGTGTACAAAGATGAATAGGACCCTTATCACGATTTCTTCCACATAAACGTCCCACAGACTGAATCATTTCTGGGACAGTAGTAGATTTTTGGGGGAGATAATACATATGATTAAGATGTAGGGAATAATCGTTTGAGACAAATGATATACACCTACTTGCTATGTTTCCAGCTATTATTAAAATCCTAGGGTATTTCTCTGGATCCATTCTAAAATATTGAAGGGTTTTATTTATACTCAGATCTGAAGAATACACATTTGCTTTAAAATTACCCACATTTTCACTACACATTATACCTTTTCCATTATATAAAATCAAAACAAATAATCCTGGATATTTTCGTTTTATACTATTATATAGGGTTTCTTGATTATAATTATATATAGTATATTTTAAAAGCATAACTACATTTAAATTTATCTCTGATTTTTTGTCATACCATAATTGCTCTCTAGACATTTTATCTAACCATTTAGGTAGATTACTATCTACCCGTGTCATATGAGAATATCTTGTATTATTATAAGGCGCAACTACCTTATCGTCAAATGTTGTGACTTGTATATCTCGAAATCCCCTATAATCATCAGGAGAGATGAGACGCACTTGACAAGTAGAAGTAAGATTTTCTTCAGACATGATAACATCAAGGGGGGTAGCTGTAATACCAATTACAGCATATGCATTCTTTTTGAGACATGATAAAGATTTCCCAGCTTTACTACAGGTACCATAATCTACATTGTCTATTTCATCTATAATAAGTGTGTAGTCTCCATATGCCCCCACATTTACAATCATATCCTCTAGTGTGCTAAGCTTATTAATAGTACCTATACATACAATAATATATGGAGTTTTTTTAGTAAACGCATTCTCAAGATCACGAGTATTATCAATATCACCCAAAGTACGGATTTTATAGCCTGTGGAAGACTCAAGATCTTGAGTGTAATCTTTACACCTGCAAATAAACTGGGACATGTCATCTAATAGGCGTCGTGTTATTACAATAGGTATATGACCCTCCAGGATGGTCTGAGCGCACATAGATATAGCAAAGTTAGTTTTTCCAGATTGACAATCTGCACTAACTAGGAACTTTTTGTTTTCAGAAAAATTAGTAATAATATCCTTACATTTTGACTTGATAAAGTCTGAAACTATATAATTTTCCATTTCTACTTGTTTTTTTTGGAAAAAATGACATTTATCAAATTTTAAATATCTAGTTACTATAAATGTCTAATCAATATCATTCATGACCCAATATGACCTAGCCCTTCAAAAGAGTATCTGCTCAACATGCGATATGCCTGTGATGCAATACACTATGCCTAAAGCAGTTACCCAATCTCCTCATACCACTAAACTTACCACTAAACCTACCCCTAAACCATCTATATCTATGTCTACAGTTACTTCTTCTGACAATTGTGCCAGTTCTAAAGATAAAAATCATCCGGTGGCAACTTATAAGAACACTCATATCTCTTGTAAAGACAAATTACAAGATGGTAAATGTCAAGTAGATGTTGGAAGCAATGATTAGATGGCTGGTTGCAAACCACTCGTGGAGCAAAATAAGGATATTTATCCAGATGGAAAATGTGACCAACGTGTGTTTGGTGTATGGTATCATACAGGTCCATATAATAAATATCCTTATAATAGCGAATGTAGGACAGGATATAACTTTCAATGTGATAGATGTTGTTTTGAACCATGTGATGATATGAATATGGGTCCATTTAATTATGACCCGGATACTAATACTTGTTGTTGCAAAAACCCAACAGTCTGATCTCCAGTCCCTATACCATGAAAATTTTTTGAGTGTAACATATACAACGGAGATTAGACTGCATGTACGAAAAATAAGTACAGGTGTATATGGCAGCCTAACGAGACTGGTGACTCTGGTTCCTGTGTTAATATACCTACAGGGCAGAAATCACCACCTAATTCACAATTACAAATTTCTGGTGTTTCTAGTATGAATTTTGATCAAAAAGCAGAAGAACTTGTCCATGCCTTTGAAAAGGGTGTGAGGGAAGCTAAGAACGTATATAATTGGATAAAGAAATATATTTGTCCTCATATATAAGAGCAAGGTTTGATGTCCCTAGCTTCTCAAGTAGAAAAGATATTACAGTCTAATAGCAGTACTACAATGAAAGTAGCACATATTGCAGAAGCCTTAGGGAAAATGTGTCTACTATAAATATTGTGTTTTATAATGATAAATGGAAAAGAATATTATAAAACTCTAAGTTCTGTTACAACATGTGGATCTACATAAATTATTATCTTTATAAAAAAAGTTAATATAATAAAGTATGTCCAATCAATATCATTCAGGACCCTGGACCGGATTCAGGACCCAATATGACCTAGCCCTTCAAAAGAGTATCTGCTCCACATGCGATATGCCTGTGATAAAATACAAAAATCCCACCCAACATTTACCAAAGGGACCCAACAAGCCCACGCTGGTAAATAAAAATAATAAAAAGAAGGAAAGTTTTCCTATGAAGATGATTTAAATCCACTACCAAGACATATACCTTGTTCTCCTAATCCAGCTAACTGCCTACAAGGAAATCAATACTGTCGTCAAGTTACTGGGGATCCCAGTTCTATATGCACAAGAGCCCTTGGAGGTACTTGTCAGTGTGGATAAACTATCATTATTAAATCGTTAAATTATTATAAGTCTAACTTATAATAAAACAGAGTAATGATAGTTTATATTATTATACTCGGAATAATAACATCTATAATATCCCTAGTGTTGTTATTTAATTATTGTACACTATCAGACAAGGATAAGTTAATAATATACATATTCTTGGTAATTTCCATGATTATTATAGCCACATATAACTATATCAAACTACGAAATGCAAAAGACGCCATAAAAAACACCGGAGAAAATAAATTACACTGTGGTAGTTTGACTTGTCCTGAACCCCCAATACAAAAATATTCACACATAGAATACACTCCATCTTTTCTTATAAATTTAGTACATATTTTAAGTTCTAACCAACCCATAAAAGACCCAAAATATCTTAAAACAGTAACGAACTTAATTACTCACAAAAATGATAAAGTATTTGGTAATATATGGACTGATAAAAATGGAGATTATTGGATCGCTTTCAGAGGAACACAAATGGTGTACGATATAATAAAAGATGTAGATTATAATCAGTCTGAATATAAAAATAAAATAACACAAACAACTTCATCTATACTTATGGATGTATTTAATAATAAATTAAGGGATTTAGGTTTATCCTCTACCTCACCCCCTAAGATACATACTGGTTTTTCTGAAGTTTATGATACAATAAGGGATAAAATTATATCAACCCTCAAAGACGTGGGGAAAGATAAAAACATATATATTACAGGACATAGTTTAGGGGCTGCAGTAGCAACTATATGTCATCTAGATATAGGCAATAAAGGTTGGAAACCCACAACATATGTATTTGCTCCTCCAAGGGTCGGTAATAATGAATTTGCTACCCTAATAAATAATAGTAATGGTACTCTTACTAATTTAGTAAATACAGCTGATATAATACCAACATTGCCAGTCTCTGTATCCCCTAACTTTAAAAATCCAGATGATCCATTTATCTTTTCAAAATGTGGGAAGACAGTATATTTTACAGATAATTGGAAATCTATATATAATAATCATATCCTCCCCGTCTACATCCAAAACTCAAAAAATCTAAAATCCCTCACTAGTAGTTAATACTCCGCGTCATTTATATTATAAATATAATATAAATGCTCACCTACTCCGTCATAGTTTATTTTTCTAAAGTAGTTTTTCTATCTCCTCCTGTAGGTCACCCAAGTCTGGTGGAGTAAGTTCCTCGTAAGGAATAACTAACTCTTTGTTTCCGTAATTTTGTGGTTGTAACCCGTTAACGTTGATAGGATAAGGCCAGTGAGAAGTTGTGCGTCTGTCGTCAAAATATTTCCTACGTTTAGTCTTCTGGGATTGGATGTTTTTTCTGTCTCCCCGGGGGAGAAAACAAACGTACTGAACAATCCTCTCTTCTCTCGGTGGGGGAAGTTGAGAATTTGTGTAGCCATTGAGAATACCATTGATTCTGTTCTTTACAAACAGAATTAGTTGGACAACAAGTATCTCCAGTCCAAGATACTCCGCCACATTGCCCGTATAATTTATTATTACATGTACTCCATATCAGACAAAGTGTTCCACCACATGTTTTCGCAATAAGTACCAACACCAGAATTAGAACCACAACTATCTACGAGGATCTTTTTAACCACGCTATTAATTTCAGAATTTGCATCTAAATTTACAGGAGTAATTTTAACTATGGGATTTCCCTTATTTATTATAGAAGTCTGGATCCAAGTTAGATATTTTGTCTTGGGTGCTTTTGCGTTATATAGAATATCAATATGACCTGCATATCCCGCTGCATTTACACATTTCCAAGATTGGAAATTGCCAGACTGATAAGGGGGAATACCACACGTAGATGTTGTATCATAATTTTCCTTAAGTGGAGCTGCCTCCCAAGAAGCTGTTCCATCTTTATATAGTTGATATTGTCCCGCTTCTGGTCCCTTCCCACCACATTTAATATCTGGACTCATACATGCTATTTGGGGGAGGGTGGAACACTTTGTCTGATATGGAGTACACCATTGTACATTAGCTCCATAATCTCCCATACCACAATTATCCATAACTATTCCATATACTGTTTCAGAAACCCCATTGATATCTATCTTAAATACCCTCCCACAACCTCCAAACTCTGATATAGAACAATTATTAGCTGCACCGGTAGGATAATTACGGGGATCACAACCTGGTTGAAGAATATTCCCCATCGTACCCGTACCTAAACTACTTGTAGCTCCTGGACTATATTTAGGTCCAAATCCTCTAAAAATACCAGACATCCAAGGAGGAACAGCTATACCTACATATACAGGATTAGGGGAAGAATCATATTGACTACTAAAAGCTGCAAATAATTTATCTACCTGACATGTACATGCTGTTACATTACCCCAGAAATTAGTAGTTGAAACCGTAACTGCTGTATTATAATCTATTGTCTTTGGCTGACTCTGGAAAGATGACGAAAGATTTGGATTATTAATCATCATACATTGACTATAACTTGAACTATTCCCATCCTTCGAGAGAATACAATCTCCAATACTACTGTAATATGCAAATTTTGTACCACAACCTGCTCCACAATCTGTAAGATTATTATATTGTCCTGTACCCTCTTGAGACACACAATTATACTTTCCACATATAGCCTTACAATTCTTTGTACAATCATCAAACGATGAATACTTACCACTACCATCAGGAACACAACCATTCTTGCACGACCATGGAGTACTCTTCGTTATACATTTCTTATAATACTCATTACCCACACAAATATCATCGCCTGAATTAGAACATGATCTATTGATACCGCCATTTGCATCATAACATGCCTCCCCTGTATTAGCAGTCGGATTCTGACAATTACTACCCATACATACTTGACCACCAACACAATCCTTAGAACATTTATTTGTTACACATTTACCATTTAGACATGTCTCACTACTAGAACATTCAGGTGAACATTTAGGGGTCGGACAATTACCACCACTTGGCCAATCTACAAATGGATTAAGTTGTGAGGAACTATCAGCATATGTATCTGTCCACATACATAATTTATCCCCACTACAACTACTCTGATCTTTATATTTATCACAGTAAATAGAAGCTATACCACCTGATGTAACACATGCAGGTGTAGAATGCTTCTTACTCACGGGGGAAGAAGGGGGAGAACATCTTTCACTTGGACTTGGACCTGGACCTGGTGGGGTACCCTTACACCAATCACCACTACAATTTTGTGTACAACGTTCTTTACTTTGATTACACCAATCATTTGCTATTTTTTCTCTACAATTTTCTCCTGGATTTCCACAATAATGGGATGGTGGTGGAGATGGTGGCGGTGGAGTGGGAGCTGTACAATTTTGCATACAGTCACTCTTAGTGTTATGGGTACCACTCTTATCTTGGGAACATGTATAGGTCTTATTATCACACAACCATTTGTCCTGAGATGGGGATGGTGGCGGTGGAGTGGGAGCTGTACAATTTTGCATACAGTCACTCTTAGTGTTATGGGTACCACTCTTATCTTGGGAACATGTATAGGTCTTATTATCACACAACCATTTGTCCTGAGATGGGGATGGTGGCGGTGGAGTGGGAGCTGTACAATTTTGCATACAGTCACTCTTAGTGTTATGGGTACCACTCTTATCTTGGGAACATGTATAGGTCTTATTATCACACAACCATTTGTCCTGAGATGGGGATGGTGGCGGTGGAGTGGGAGCTGTACAATTTTGCATACAGTCACTCTTAGTGTTATGGGTACCACTCTTATCTTGGGAACATGTATAGGTCTTATTATCACATAACCATTTGTCCTGAGATGGGGATGGTGGCGGTGGAGTGGGAGCTGTACAATTTTGCATACAGTCACTCTTAGTGTTATGGGTACCACTCTTATCTTGGGAACATGTATAGGTCTTATTATCACACAACCATTTGTCCTGAGATGGGGATGGTGGCGGTGGAGTGGGAGCTGTACAATTTTGCATACAGTCACTCTTAGTGTTATGGGTACCACTCTTATCTTGGGAACATGTATAGGTCTTATTATCACACAACCATTTGTCCTGAGATGGGGATGGTGGCGGTGGAGTGGGAGCTGTACAATTTTGCATACAGTTACTCTTAGTGTTATAGGTACCACTCTTATCTTGGGAACATGTATAGGTCTTATTATCACACAACCATTTGTCCTGAGATGGGGATGAATGATTAGTGTGATCTAAATTTCTAAAATGTGAAATAAGAACTAATAGTATGATTAATATTAAAATAGTTAGTCCTATCGACAAATACTTTCTGTTTAACATCTTTATATATACAAACTATTTTATTTCTATACTATAATAGTATAGAAATATTCTTTGAACCTCACCTCGAAGTTTATTATTTATATATACATGCTATTTAGTACTTTATCTAGTTCTTTTGTGTCTAAAAGTGTATCTGACTCGGGGAACTTGGGGAACTAGAAACAGTCTATAAAAAGAAGAAATAGATAAATACTATTAAACCATACTAAAGTTTAAAATGTTACTAAAACATTTTATAAAATTATCAGAATCCAAAAATAAAATTTTACAAATTCTTTAGAATCCATTTCCTTTAGATACCTTTTTGGGAAATCTCAAACAACTGGGATTTTCAAAGGAATATATAATTACGACATTTCTATACTATATTAATATATAAACATCTAGAGATCCATTCTTTTAACCTCTTCTCCCCTAGCTCTGCGCTGTTCTAATTCTTCATTTGTCATAAATGTGCTTTTGAACATATTTATCCTATCAATGCTAAATATATATGTATTATATAAATCATCTTCCACACCTGGTACATTAGAAGATGTATATTGAACTAGTGGTGTAACACCACTGTTTGGTATTTTAGTTAGGGTGTTAACCATGTGAGATAAAACACGTTTAGGGGTTCTTATACCATCAAATTCAAGTCTTGTCATAGTGTTTCCAGTATTACTGTTTACCAGAAACCCCATACCTGCAGGGCCTGGTTGACCACCATTATTGACAACATTATCTACAAAATTATCCTTGTTTACTTTAGAAATATTACCACTACAGAGTAAATTTATTATGGTTTGTTTAGTATTGTCATCAATCCCCCTATAATCCATCAAGTGTAAAAAGAATTTTGTCATATCCCTTTGGGGTATATATTCATTACATTCTGCATGTTTGGTACAAAGATCAACTGCGGCCAAATAGGGATTATTCCCTAAATCCGCAACATAACTTCTATCCCAATCATATAGACACGCTGTCATATTACATGTTATAGTAGTTGTAAAATCTTGTTGTTGATCATCATAAACTAATCTATACCTACAACCATTATCCTCTACAAATATATTACCGTGGTGTAGGTCATTATGGGCACATTGATAACCTTCTAGTGCAGCTAGGGCTGATACAACTTGTAATATACATACCCAACCATCAGTAGTAAAATTACCATTTTGTATACGCTGTTGCATCCAATCTCGTAGGGATGTCCCAACAGATCTAGAAGTAGCCATAAGACCATATTTAATGCTATTTCTAACATTAAAAAGTTCTGCTAATATGGCTGAACTAACACCATTAATCTGACGACGTTTGGGGTTAAGTTCTCTAGCATCTGTAATAGAAGGCCTATTAGGCATATGATTACTCATAAAAAATGTATTACGTAGTAGGGCTAAATTACGTTGTTGATCGTTTAAAGTTGACTTAGATAGATTATTAACTAATTGATCAAAAGTACAATCATTTGCACCACCGTAGTATCTAACAAAAAATGGATTAATCATATTACTCAACATAGAGTTTACTACATAATCATATATAAGTGTCTCATAACGTAGTTCATCTGTAGGTCTAATTAATGTTACCCCGGGATCAATAATTGAGTTGATAGTAGGTGATTTGGGGCTAATAAAAATTTTTAGATTCACAGGTGTCGTGATTCTTATATCTTCATAGTTTGTATTTGGTCTCATTCTAACTACCCAAATATCTGAAGGGGATGCTGAATTTGCTCTTTGACCTGCAATAGTCTCTGCACATTCTCCAATATTACATGCAGCGTTGGGGGTCATGATAAGTTCATGACAAGAAGTACCGTTACCCATTGCGTATTTATATTTTGTAAATATAAATACTATTTTTTTTTCTTTTTCTAATTTGGTTTATAGATAATTCCATGTTTTTTGGATATCATATAAGATAAATTAATCATATCTGGATATTCCCTAATAGACCTACACCACTCCAACATTTCAAAATTACCATTAAGACCAGTTTCACAAACATCCTCATCAGTCCAGACATCCCTACCCCCGATTTTGTAAAGTTCCTTAGCACCCTCTAGATTTCCAGATTTAACCATATCACTCAAAAGTACGTCATTATCCAACTTTGTAGGATATTTTTCCCTTAGCCAGTAATATAAACCAGTGTGAGAAGGTATAGATAGTTTAGCCAGGTCATTAATATCCATATGACCCAAGACATACTCAATATTGTCTTTAATAAAGTCCAATTTGTTTTCCAGGATGTATGTACCTATTTTTACATCCACAGGGGAAAATCCGAGGATGTTATCTTTAGACTCTCTCCCTACCTTATTACATTTATCCAATACCCTATAGAGCACGTCAGTATCACTCTTCTCACATCTTTTATAGTTATCCATCAATTTTCCCATAAGGGGGGTCATGCATTTCCCATGTGAGCTATAGTGATCTAGAACTGCTATTGCACATGCCATGCTCCCCTTACTTCCATGAGAAAGTAGATTATCATACTTGTTTACAACCTGTTCCAAGTCTATATTTGATAGCTCATTGTATATCTTCATGTAATCCTCATAGGATGAGTCATAGTTATTGATATAAGTCGTCAATTGATCCATATTCTAATTTTTAACAAGATAAACTTACTTTAAAATCAAATCCATAAACCCCACACCATGCTAAGACCCTAAGCTATAGTGGGACCCTAAGCTATATATACATGCTATTTAGTACTTTATCTAGTTCTTTTGTGTCTAGAAGGATATCTATTATATCTTGGGTTATACATACGGGATATGATATTTTACTAGGGAGATTAAAAGATGTAGAAAAAGGTAGTTGTCCTTCTTCATTTTGATGGGTTACAATAAAGTGTATTTTGTTTACAAGATCAGCTACAGATTTTTGGAGGGAGCGTACACCTTTTTCCTCACGGGACGATACCTTTTGTATAAGGTGGGAAACAGCATCTTTATGGATAGTAACTTGTCCCTTCTGGATACCATTATTAGTTAGAGAATTTGGTAAGAGATAATCAGTAAGTATATTAGCTTTTTCTACATGGGTATAACCAGGTACTTCTATGACCCACCATCTGTCTGCGAGGGCTCTATCTTCGGGAAGTTTATTCATGGAAGCTATGTACCAGAGATGACTGAGATCAATAGTAACCTCCCCTAGAAAATTATCATGATATTCTGTATTTTGTGATTGATCTACAAGGTGAAGGAGGGCGGCACATATATCAGGATGATTACTTATCTTGTCAAGTTCATCCAGGAAGATAACACCATTTTTACTACCAATTTTCTTTAGGCATTTTACAATCTCCCCAGGTTGAGCACCAACATATGTATACTCATGACCCTTTAGGAAGTCTGGTTTGTCAATCCCCCCAAAAGAGATTTGTTCAAATCCTATATTTAGGATATTAGAAATCATACGTGCGATATGGGTTTTACCCACCCCTGGTGGTCCCATAAGGGCTAGATTACTTTTCTTCATTTGTGGATTAGATATTTTAGCACTAATGTAAAGTAATAACTGTTCTTTAACCTTATCCATGCCAAAAAGGGATTCGTCCAATATCTTTTTAGCATTAGTAATGAACTCTGTAGGTGTAGAATTGTCAACATTTATTTTTTCTATCTTATCATGGGGTATATCAATAGCCCATCCCAGCCAATGTTTTAGTTTTGCATGTTCATCACTACTAGGCAAGACTGATTGTAGTTCTTCATATCGTCGGTATATAATAGCTTTATTTTCAGTACTAGTTTGCAGAGATAAAATACGATGTCTCAAATCTAGAGTTGAAATGCTTTGCTTTTTTAATTCTTCCTCTTCTTTATTCATGTGTTCAATTTCGTCAGGAGAGAATGAGCTGAGTTGTTCATAATTATTTTTAAATTCCTTAAACATAGTATTATACATTTCTCTGTGTGCTAACCAGTCATCTGTATTAGGTTCTGTATTTTTATATATTTCATAAATTTGACATAGACGAGCTCTATCCTTAATTGTTAGAGGTGTACTTAAAAGAACTTTTATATCAGGTTCTGTACTTATTAGTTCATTACGTACATCTACAAGTACCTTATGTAAAGCAGGATCTTTATTTTCTAGTTCGCGAAGTTCATTTTCCTCATCATAAGTGTCACTATCACTATCACTCTCTTCCTCACTCTCTTCCTCATCCTCTTCCTCACTCTCTTCCTCATCCTCTTCCTCTTCTTCCTCTTCGCTGTTAGAATTATTCTCAACTTCATTCTCAACTTCATTCTCATCGCTTGATGGTGGTGAACTTGGTGGAGTTACGGGTTTTTTTTCTTCGTCTTCATCACCCATCGTATTTGATCGAGTACGTTTACTTATGTGATTATCGCTTGACCGCGTTATTATGTATGGTCTCTTGTGAAGATTAGACATTTATCCTATTAGAAGAGTTTTTTTAAACAATCATATCATTATATATATTTATAATTTCATCTCCTGATAAATTTCCCCATATCTGGTATATAGAATTACATAATAAACGTTCAGTTGTAATATCTCCAATAACACATATTTCATCATCTTCCTCTAATGGATTACGTGTTAAAAAGTTAAATTTATCCTCGTCAGAAGGTATTATAGTACAATTTTTTAATATAAGTACTGATAATAGATTTCTAAACTGTTTGGGTCTTGATAATAATTGTATATTATATATGAGATTAGAAAGTATATCATCTGTTAGATAGTAGGATGAATATGTATGTCCAAATTTCTTTACATATCTATACCTAAAATCTTGTATGCATTTATCTAGAAAAAGTTCTCTTAGATATTCAGATGTTAAACATAGTCCAGAATCCTGTATCCATTCATTTGATTTAGCACCCCTTATATAGTAACTCCATGGATCATTTATTTCATCCGATGTTGAAAGAGGTAAATAAACTATATTTTTCTTTTTTATTACATATGTATTTATAAGTTCTGGTATAGTATATAATCTCAAAGAAACAGGATCTACATTTTGTACCATTTCACATAAGGGATTACGTAAACCCGGTGTATACCCTTTAATAGACTTTTTGCTAAACGTATATTTATTTTCTGTAAATATATCGAGGGACTGCTTATAAAGCTCCCTATCATTTGCATTTATATTACCTTTAATTTCAGTCTTTAATGGGTTAAGAACTGTCATAGTTAATTCGAGACCACAGAAGGCATAATTATTAATTATTTTTGGTATATCTTCATGGGTGTATCCAAGTTTATTTTTGAGTATATGGTATATGCATTTTTCATGCATATGTACAGCTGTAGTATAATCAACAATAGATATTTTACCAAATGCATTATATCTTTTTTGTTGTATCTCCATCAGTATTATTCTCAAACTCTCAATATCTGAAGCCTTTTCCAGATCTTTAAACATTTCTGAAAATTTCCTACCAATATCCTGTATACGAGAATACTGTTTAGTTTCATTTTCTTCATTTTCTATGTGTACTTTATGTTTAACAGTGTACCATTTTTCTTTTTTAGTATATTTTACTACTTTGGGATATTTTTTTCCCTTAATTATAAGTATAGAATCATCAGATTGTATATCTGGTGGTTCTTCATCACTTTCACTGTCTGAAGAGATATAGTATGAATCTGTTGTAAATGTATTATATAAAATTGTTTGGGTTTGTTGTTTTGGTGTGGGGGGTGTAGTTTTTGGAGCACTTAACAATGCTCCAAAATTTAACTTAATACAAGGGTTAAGCTCGTTGAGTTCATTTAGTACAGCTATTCTTTGCTCTTCTGTTAATGACATTTATTTTGTATAATTACTTATTATATTTATATAAGCAGCAATATTTCAGATTTATAGAGACACGTATGAAACACAAAAATGTCATCTGATAATTCTCTAATTACTTTTAAGGCCATTTCTAACTTCACTACATGTTTAGGAGAAGTCTTTGGTCAGGATCATAGGGCTCTCAAGCTCTATGCACATCTTATTAATAAAACTACTATTTCCCATGAAAAGCCTATTCAAAAACATATTGAGGCATTCAGAGATTTTTGTATAAAAAATCGGGAAGCCATATTTGAGAAGAAAAATAATATGTTTGTTGGAGATAGTAAAATTACATATTCAAACAGGGTCTATATTGATATGAATGCTATCTTTAAGGAGGCAGATATGGAGACTCAGACTGTTATTTGGAAACATCTCCTCACTATTTCAGCCCTCACAGATCCCGCTGGAAAAGCCAGACAAATCCTAAAGGACTCTAAGGATAATGTCCATGAAGCTGACTTCCTTACTGATATTATTGGGAAGGTAGAAAAACATGTGGATCCAAATGCCAATCCCATGGATGCTGTAAATAGTATCATGCAGTCTGGTATCTTTAACGATCTCGTGGGTGGCATGGGTAACGGCTTACAGGACGGTAGCTTGGATCTCGGGAAATTGATGGGTACTGTACAGACGATGGTTAGTAGTCTAAACGAACAGAATGGTGGTGATGATGAAACTACAAAGATGGTAAATAGTATGATGGGTAATTTACAAGGTGTAGTTGAGAGTGCAGAAAAAGGGGAAGATACACCACCCCCTGATATTATGGGTATGTTGGGTCCCATGATGTCTACCCTAGCTGTACAACCACCCACGGGGAATGGAAGTGGTATTGTAAGTGGGGGTTCTATTGAAGAAAAGATTCAGGCTCAAGTAGATGATGCTAAAAAATCTGGTCAGCTTAAGCTCAAAAATGAACCTGCAATAGAAGAAATAGAATAAATAGTATGTAATATTATAGAATTTTATAGGTAAATATCTATAAAATTCCTCCAATGTTTTAAAAATTAATCATGACATGCACACCTATTTCCCCCAAATGGAGCTGGGCCACAAAATGGTGTAGGAAAGCCACATCCAGGAGCTCCAACACAGTTATTAATGGAACGAGATCTACAAGGAGTCCCAACAGGGGCTTCTTTCCAATTTTGGTATTTTGGTTTCTGCTGTTCAAACCTTTCTACATTTTTATATTGTTTATCCCAAACATATGTTTGAGATATGTTGTAATAATTACACCTTTGAACATTTATAATAAGATTGTATTTTATATTTTTTGACTTAATTAACAAGTATTTTTAATAAGTTATAATAAGATAAATGGTAGTACCTTGTAAATCATATCAATATAGAAATCCGACAACTGGACGTTGTCGTAATAAGTCTGGATACAAACCCAGTCGAAGACGTACTTCTACCCGAAAAAGTCGTAGTCGTACTGGTGATGAAGAAATAGGTAAGGGAGGAAGAGTCCTAGTACCATGTAAACCCCATCAGTATAGACATCCAGATACCAATCGTTGTCGTAATAAACCTCCAAGTGGAACACCGTCGCGTAAGTCCCCTCGTAAGTCTTCACGTAAGTCTTCACGTAAGTCCCCTAGGAAATCTTCACGTAAGTCCCCTAGGAAATCTCCTAGTAAGTCTTCGCGTAGTAAACGTACGGGGGATTGTATAAAGAGGTCAGAACTTCCCTTACGTGCGATGCAAAAGAGGGTAGTGAAATTTATGAATAGACATCAAGGTCTTCTTGTGGTTCATGGTACGGGTACGGGGAAAACTTTAACAGCTGTAACCGCATCACAGTGTTACCTAGATAAAGATCCAAGGGGGCATGTTGTATTTATAGGACCAGCCTCATTAACGTCTAATTTTAAGAAGGAATTAAATAAGTATGGAGAAGAAGACCATAGTAAATATGATTTTTATTCTTTTGACACATTTTATAATGCAGAGAAGAATCGTAGAGGTAGTGTAGATTTGTCAAATGCCCTACTTATTATAGATGAGGCACACAATCTTAGAAATCCAACTGGTAAAAAGTCAGAAAAAATAGTAGAAGCAACATTTAGAGCACGTAAGAGGTTGCTTCTTACAGCAACTCCATTTGTGAATAATATGATGGATTTTATCCCTCTGATTAATATGGTCCATGGTAGGAGAATTGTGGGTACATATAAAGAATACCAAAGAGGGGAAGTAACTGAATGGTTGGGGAAAAAGGTTGATGCCCAAAATATAGCTACTTTTAGGTATCTTCTTAAGGATATAGTAGATGTGGAAATAGGACGACAAGACATGGCCGAATTCCCCCAAAAGATAGAACATGTCAAGGATGTACCTATGACTAATGAATATTATCGTAGATATGTACGTATAATCCAAGGTGAAAATTTATATGGTATAGTATTTAGCAAACCACATGTATTTTATAATGGATACAGACGAGCCGTAAATAAAGCCGGTCCAGAGTATTATAGTACAAAGGTTGAGGAAGCTTTACCTATAATATCTCGTGGAAAGTCTATAATATATACAAATTGGATAGAATTTGGAGTAAAGCCAATAGAACGTGCATTAAAACAAGAGGATGTATCATATAGGACTTTTACAGGTGAAACAAGGGTATCTGAGAGACAAGAAATAGTAGATGGTTTTAATAATGATGAATTTGATGCTTTGATATTAACAAAGGCTGGTGGAGAGGGATTGGATTTGAAAGGTGTAAAGAGTGTGATAGTTATGGATCCCACATGGAATGATTCTGGTTTACAACAGATTATAGGTAGGGCGATACGATATAAGTCACATGCTCATTTATCTGAAAGTCAACGTAAGGTAGATATATATTATATGGCTTTGACAGGTCCCAGGGGAGAAAAGACGGACGCTGGATATCCACTGGGAGATGTCTTGTTGTATGATATCATAAAGAAAAAGAATGAAATAAATGCTACATTAACAGCAATTATGCAAGAATTATAAATTGTTATAATAAATGAATGTTATATTTGTCGTATCAACGATCATATTTCTAGCCCTTGGGGTTTTCTTTTCAGTTAGGGATAAAAATAACAAGAAAAAGATGCAAAATAATGTACTTATGTACTCTGTAGTGCCGTCATTAATCTTTGGAACATTTGGTCATTTATTTCTAGCTTCTAAAACACGAGAAGATATGGGATGGGATAATAGCATAGGAGTTATAACTTTACAACGTGAATTGGGATTATTTACTGCTTCTTTATTAGTTATAGCATTAACAAAGAAAGAACCTTGTGTAGGTTTAGGTTGGGGTATTTTCTTGTTAGCAGCAGGTATTAATCATATAATTGTGAATAATAAAGTGGGAGAAGTAGCTATGGTTGATATAGTGTATGGTTTATTTTTAATGGTTGTGTTTAAAGATTAAATATTTTGATATAAAAAATGCATCCACCATTATCAATTTACGAAACCAAAGCTCGCCCAGGGTCTGCTGTTCTTTGGGATTCTCAAAGAGAACAGATGTTAAATAGGTAAATATCTTTAGAATTATATAATTTTTCTGTATATGAGGAATTTTCTTGTTTTTTGCACATGGTTCTAAAGGATATACAAACCTTGCAGCACATTTTCGTGAAGAAGCCGACGAGGAGCTTAAACATTCTAGAATGTTTATGGATTACCAATTACAGCGCGGGGGGAAAGTACGATTTTTATCTTCCCCTGAGGGTAATATTGATCACAAATTAGATCAAGATGGATCTGGTCCTATTGATGCATATATGCTAGCCCTAGAACTTGAAAAAGCAACATATGTTGCTTTGCTTGAAATTGATAACAATTCTAACAATGATCCCCATCTTCAAGATTTTATAGAAAATGTCCTAGAGGAACAGTTGGAAACACAGAAGAAGATAAATGATATTATCAGAAGACTGGAATCTGGAGGACCCACAGCATCTTATATCCATGAAACTCTAGAACTAGGGGGGGTCTCAAAATCTGGCTAGGATTTTGGGAGCACTTATTGACTCACGCGTTGTCAAGGAAAGGTATGTGTGACCGAAACCCATACTACTGGGCGTTGGGTATGACAACTCCTTAATCCCTAAGGGATTAAGGAGCAAATTATATATCATCTATTTCTTCACCCTCATTCTCGCTTTCTTCTCCAAATTGGATGTCATTACCATCATCCTGTCCTGCATGGGCGCTATTTGCATCTAGAAAGTGTTGAGGTATTTCAAAGTGACGGGCTAGTTGTCTAACTTCATCCTCATTATACTTATAACATACATCCATTTTTCCGTCTTGAAAATCCCGACGGCTTACTATAATAACATCCCCTACCTTCATCCAGCATCGTTTACGAAAACGACCTGGTATAATAGCTAAAGTTTCAGTTTGATCTGGTAACATGATTGTGAGACGTCTATCACCAAGCATCTTAGTTATTATAGCGTATTCTTGCATATCATCCTTAAAAATTAGAGCCCTTTTTAGAACTTCTCCAGTACCTTTTTTCTTTTTACCTCCTTTATTTGGCATTTTATTTATCTATATTATTAGTAATATTGTGTTTAAGTAAAAAATAAAATTTTATTATAAATGAGCTGTCCAGATAGTAATTGTTGTCAACAGCAAGTCCCCCCCTCGGGGACATTTTGTGGAAATATATATAATCTCCCCTCTCAAAATATGACATCTTGCTCAGATGTGGGTCAAGCTGACATACGCCCACAACAAGATTCTGTAAAAAATTGGCCTAATATGGCAAAGTTAACTATGCCTATAACTAAGGTTAATCATACATATGCTCACGGTCTTGCCGATCTACAGACCCCCATACCCAAAAGTTTTTCATGGTTGGGTACAAATGAGGTAGAGGATGGATGGCGTAATCAATTAATGTGTGGTTGTTGTTGGTCAATGTCTGTAGCATCTGTGTTATCTGATAGATATGCTATCAAGTATGGTATGGTAAATCCCAAATTGAGTAATACATGGCTTATGATGTGTGCTAATAATCCCATGTCTATAAGTATTTCAGATTTGCAAAATTCGGGTCAGCATAACACTAATAACTTTCAATGTTTATGTGGAGGTAATACATATTTAGCTGGTAAATTTTTAGAAGAAAAAGGTACAAAACTAGAATCCTGTTGGCCCTTTTCCCAGGTTATAAAATTTAATGAAGCATGTAAAAATGAAAATGGTCAAACTCCAGAGTGTCCTACTTCTTGGTCAGATAATGCATGTTATAATTGTACGACTAATGATAGTTCTACTTTATCTTCCACTTTCCGAGCTGAAAAAGATAGTACACAATATATTGTCGCTATAGATAATGATGGTAGTGTCAATACTGAACGTACTACAAGTGCTATACAGAGAGAAATTATGATTGGTCCTGTAACTACGTCTTTTCAAGTACCCAGTACGTTTATGTATTGGTGGTCTAATAATAGTAAAGATGATATATATATCCCAGATACTACTGATAGTGAAGGTGGTCATGCTGTAGCCTTAGTAGGATGGGGGGAGGACATGGTAAATGGTAAAAATATACGTTATTGGATAATGAGAAATAGTTGGGGTTATACTCATGATGGTGTGGGGTGGTGTAAGTTCGCTTTTTCTCTAGACACGCCTAAAGAATATTGGACATTAATAGATACCCCTGGTAAATCGTTGGGTCTTACATGGGAAGGTGGAGTTGTTACTTTTAAGGCTGGAGACTTACCGGAGGGATGGGTAAAAGAAAAAAGTGATGGTAAAAGGAAACCTATAGGTACAGGTCCTAGAGATTTAGATAAATCTAATGGATCTAATGGTATTGATAAAAATACCCTCTTTATTGCCTTTGGTATACTTGCAGTAATTGTGATTATATTAGTCTTAATCCTAAAATAGTTAATTCTGAGATGAATAGGGTTTTATATGTATAGTACATATAAAACTAATTTGTCCCATGGACTTATTATGGTACCATTTCAGCTTTAATAGTTGGATGGAATGAATAATTAGAAAGATTAAAATTTGTACTTGACATGTTATTTATATCTATTATTTCACATATATTTCCACGAATATCCATGATGGGTGGTCTATATGGAAATCGTTTTATTTGTTCTTTCATTTGAGTTGTATGGGATTCATATATATGTACATCTCCCATATTCATAGTCAAATATCGTGGTGTGATACCTGTAAGTTTACCTACTACCATAAGTAATAAAGAACTAGAAGCTATATTATATGGTACACCAAGAAATAAATCCTGACTTCTATTATAACATATCATATCTATATATTTACCATCACCAGAAACATAAAACTGAGTTACTATAGAATGACATGGATAAAGAACACCTTCTTCAGCTTGAGCAGGATTATATGTTGTCATTAATAATCGCCTAGAGTATGGATTAGTTTTAATCTCATCTACGAGTTTTTTTAACTGATCAATACCTTCATTTTCTTTTATATCTATGGGACGACCTTCACTATCTAAGGTATATGGCCTACCAAATGATCTCCATTGGTATCCATACATGGGACCCATAATACCTTCTGCGTAGGGTAAACCATGTTTAGATATGAAATCCTTATTTGTATTACCCTCCCAGATTTTTACCTTCTTATCAGATAATATGGAAGTATCTGTATCTCCCTTCAAAAAGAATAAAAACTCTTCTATTATACCCCTCGTAAACATTTTCTTTGTTGTTAGAAGTGGAAACCCTACACGTAGATCAAATTTTAATGTTTCTCCAAACAAGGAAAAAGTACCTCCATTGCGACCTGATCGTAGTTCACCTTCGTTTAGAATTTTCTCCGCTAGGGAGAGATATTGTCTTTCACCTAAAATAATATTTGGATTGTAAGAAAGAACATAATGGTCAAAATTATCTTTGGGTTCGTGTGATTCTAACACGTAGCTAGTCAAACATTTATCTATATTATTTACATAAGTATCAGCCTGATGTTGTCCATGAATTATAGAGATATATATTTTCGTAATCATTCCGGGAATTTTTAAAGCAGAAGAGTATATTTGGGCTCCCCCAGCCACAAATATTTCCTTTTCATGGGATTTACATTTATAGAATCTCAATACTTCATCCCATGAATGAACTATCCCTATTGGGATATTTTTCCATCCTAGTCCCACAGCCTTGCTAGTTGTAAGATAAGGATTATTAGTTAATACAATTATTTCTCTATTTTCAAGAAGGGGAAGTGTTGACATTGTTGTACTTCCCACTACTAGTATATGTCCATGAGTAATTTTACTAAAAAGTTGTAATTCTTGTTTAATATTCCATGGTAAACGACCATTATTACCAATAGCGCCAGTTTCATCTACACCTAATATTAAATTCATGTCTTTATTTTGTATCCCTACAGCTTTATGTTATTTTTCATTTTTGTTTTCCATATATATAATATTTTACACAACATTGAGGGTTTAGTTTTTGTTTTGTATAAAAAGCAGTTATACCAGCTTCTAGAAAATCATTTTCTAACTCTTCATTTCCAGTGTTTGCTATAATAGGGGTTGTAATTCCCATTTGTCGTAAAATCCTAGTAGCATCTATACCACCCATATTCGGCATTTCACCATCCATAAATATAAGGTCGTAATGGATTATTTTACATTTTTCAATAGCCTCAAGACCGTCATTTGCAATATCACAGGTTACTCCAAGATGTTTTAAACTAAAAACTATCATACTACATATTATTGGATTATCATCTACTATCAGTAATTTCGGTTTGTTATTTTTTTCATAAAACGCTGTATACACTAATCCATCTGTTCCCAACCTATCATCATAACCCCAATGAATATCATCGCATAGTATCTTTACTACAGCATTCCGGTCATCTTGGGAAAGACCCATGAGTACATCTGTCCTGGAACCTTGACCCGACTCCAGAAGCAAATCCTGGAATGAATACATACAAGAATTAGGTAAGTTTTGATTTAAACTGGTCATTTTTATTATAATAGTACAGGAGTTGGGATGGAAAAACAATTAAATTTATATCTATATAGCAATAAGGCTAATGTACCCTTATTGTATCAATATTTACGAGAGTCGTGTAAAGAAAGTATAGATAATACTTTTTCTATAGTTCTCCATATGAGAGATTGTAGAAAGGGTAAAGGCCGTAGACTAATAGCGAGAAAGGCTTTTGTATGGCTTTTTTTAAGTTATCCAGAAAAATTTTCCAAATATATAGATTTAATACCTGAATATGGTAGATGGGATGATTTATTGTGCCTTTTTCCACACAAGTTAGATTTGAACCAAACAGAGTATTATCTTGGTAAAAATTATTGTGTATCCTTTACATATTCAAAAGAAGGTCTTACTACACACAAAAAAGTACAGCAAAAAATAATATTATCTATGGCTAACCAACTAAAAAGAGATTTAGAACAAAAAGATGGATTTATATCCTTATGTGCAAAATGGGCCCCCAGCGAGGGTTGTAAAGACGATAACGCTGTTGATTCTTTAATAGCATGTATAGGTTGTACAAAAACTACATACAGAAAGAAATATTTGACACCTCTAAGACGTCGTATACGGGAAGAACCAAGACCCTTATCTTCAAATCCAGAATCTTTCCTTTTTAAGAGCTCACTTACACCTTATGAATGGCATTTATTAAAACTTTCCCTTAATAAACCCACAAATACTATATGTGTAATAAATAATGGGCGTACTATGAAAGAATGGAAATCTACTCGGGATAACCCAAAAACATTTACACCATATAATATGGCTACCCATGTTGGGCTATTATTGGCTTCAGGATTGGTTAGCCCCCATGTTATATCATTTTCTTTTGAACCACATTTATATAAAGTAAGTACTGAACTATCACTAACAGATCAGATAAAAAATATAGCAACTATGCCATGTGATAGCGGCTGTAATATAGAAAAATTGGTACAGGTTGTGAAAAACGAGTATCCCCGTGATTCCTCCCCACCAAAAAAGATTTTGGTAATCAGTGATAACTTTTGGTTCACAAATACAAAATATACAAATATACAGGTTACAAAAAATTATAAACCTGAAATAATATTATGGAATTTATCTACAGATACATACCATAATCATAAAGATAATGTAGTATATGGATATACTCCAGATATTATTAATGCTATAATCCATGAAGATAGTCTACAACCAATAGATATGTTGCAAAAAATAATTAAAACCTAAGTTTCTATACTATTATAGTATAAAAACAGAATATTTATTTACATAGTAAATTTTACAGCTAATACATTTACATATGTATTAATCTCTTCTCCTATATCATCATCTGCATCTGCCACCCCTTCTTCAGTTTTGATTAATTTACAATCCAATGCTAAAACTGTATTAGGGCATGTAATATTTTCATTATTTGTAAAGGTTACATTTGTAATAAAACTTGCTATATCTAAATCAGAAGTAAATGAATGGATAATATCATTAGTATATAAGTCTACAATTGTACATAAAATTGAAGCATCTTCACTTTCCAATACAACCTCTATCTTAGAAGGAAAAGTAGTACATGGAATAACAGCTACCCTAATATCTCCCCCAAATGATAATTTGATATTAGGATTTATAAGTAATTCTGCAGCTTTATAATTAGGCTTAATAGTATCTAAGGTATCCATAAGTTCTGTTAAAGATGCGCTCCCTTTTTTATCTTCTATTGATACTGTAGCAATTCCATTGGTATTAATACCCGATGATTTCTTTTCATTAGATTTTTTAAGTATATGTGCTTCTACCCTCCTCTTTGGAAGTATAAAAGAACTAGAAGATTTTCCCATTGCGAATGACATTTTTATTTATAAATGTAGGGTTTTAGATCGGCTTAAAACAATAGAATTCAGATGTATAAAAATGTCAAAAGTAACAGAAAATAAACAACTAGTTCATATAGTTTCTGAGGTTGTAGTATTGATTGGTCTAACATTCTACTTTAACCAAAAAAATAAGAAACTCATGACACATATAGAGGATTTAGCACAACGCCTTGAAGATCAAGAAGATCTAATACAAAAACACGAAGACGTAATTAAGAAACTAGTAGAAACTGTAAATAGGCTGTCCCAGGGAACTCCTGTACAATCTCAAGTACCTATGCAAAACCCTAATCAGGGAGGAGCACCCCAAGTACCTATGCAAAACCCTAATCAGGGAGGAGCACCCCAAGTACCTATGCAAAACCCTAATCAGGGAGGAGCACCCCAAGTACCTATGCAAAACCCTAATCAGACAGGATCTCCTCAAGTATCTATGCAAAACCCTAATCAGGGAGGAGCCCAACAGGGATATATGCAAAACCCTAATCAGGGAGGAGCCCAACAGGGATATATGCAAAACCCTAATCAGAGAGGATCTCCTCAAGTATCTATGCAAAACCCTAATCAGGGAGGAGCCCAACAGGGATATATGCAAAACCCTAATCAGGGAGGATCTCCTCAAGTATCTATGCAAAACCCTAATCAGGGAGGAGCCCAACAGGGATATATGCAAAACCCTAATCAGGGAGGAGCACCCCAAGTACCTATGCAAAACCCTAATCAGGGAGGAGCCCAACAGGGATATATGCAAAACCCTAATCAGGGAGGATCTCCTCAAGTATCTATGCAAAACCCTAATCAGGGAGGATCTCCTCAAGTATCTATGCAAAATCCTAATCGGGGAGGAACACAACATGGATATATACAAAGTGGATCCAATCAAACTATGACACAACAGCAGGTGTTTGGACTCCCACCTATTGTAAGACAAAACAATTTAACTAAATCTCATGTTAATAAAATTAACAATAATAGACCCAAAACTCCACCCCTCCAAACAGAATTACCTGATGATATGTTTAATGATAGTGCTATTGTAGAGATAGATGAACAATCAGAAAAATTAGAATCAGAGAGTGATTTAGATGGAGAATTAGAAGAAGAACTTAATGAATTAGAAAATGAAGAAAATAAAGCAGGAGATTTAAAAAAACAATCCGTAGCGAAGAAGAAATAGAAGAAATTAATATTAAAACATGGAATCAAACAAGAACAAAACCAATAAAATCACAGAATATTCTCAACAACTTAGAAACAACACTAAAGTTACACCAAGAGGATATTATGAATATGAATGGTTTCCTCCTATCCCAACTACTATCCCCTTTAGAAGGAGATGTGAACGACGTAACTATATTCCACATCCAACCCCCCTTAGACCAAACTATTATAAATGGAGAAATACATACTATGAACAACTTATTGACATCCATGCTATCGTCTCCGAAATTATCTCAAATAAGTATCCAATAATAAAAAATATTCATAAAGAAACCCTATTTAAGCTTCTTTTTAAATGCTCTTCTAAATATATAACTCCTTGGCTAGAAAAATCCCATGAGTATGATAACTGGGTAACTGGTCGTTATAATAAAATTACAGTAATAGATCTATAGAGACAAAGAATGTTGTAAATAATCATGGGTAAAGCATCTAGAAAATTAAAGGAGGCTGTAAATAAAATCTACAGAGAGCCTGAAGAAGATGAAGAAACTAGTAATAATTCAGCTGAAGATACTCATAATGTATCTACTAAAGTTATAGATATAGCAGAAGAAATACGTTATGCTATATTTAAATATGTTGATGAAGGAGGATATCCGTTATGTGAATATTTAGATTCTCGTACAGTAGAAAATTATGTATCACATGATCTTTTTCCACCAAAATAAGTGGTAATTTTTCTATACCAATTTTGGTATAGAAATAATTGGTATATTTTTAATAATTTAACCTAGTAAACCTAGACATTTTAATACAGCTTTCTGGGTACTAGCAAGATCGCTAATTTTTTCACCATCATCTTCTTGTATTTGCCTAATTAATTCTTCAACATCAGTAACTGGGGTACCTTCATCTGGCTTAGGAGGTTTAGGAGAAGGTTTAGGAGAAGGTTGAGGAGTAGGTTGAGGAGTAGGTTGAGGAGTAGGTTGAGGAGTAGGTTGAGGAGAAGGTTGAGGAGAAGGTTGAGGAGTAGGTTGAGGAGAGGAAGGAGGTTCAGAATCAGAATCAGAATCATCACCACTTGGTGGATCACCTGGTGGAGCTGGGGGTATTGGAGGAGTTGTAGGTCGAGATGGTGGTTGAGGAGTAGGTTGAGGAGTAGGTTGAGGAGAGGAAGGAGGTTCAGAATCAGAATCAGAATCATCACCACTTGGTGGATCACCTGGTGGAGCTGGGGGTATTGGAGGAGTTGTAGGTCGAGATGGTGGTTGAGGAGTAGGTTGAGGAGTAGGTTGAGGAGAGGAAGGAGGTTCAGAATCAGAATCAGAATCATCACCACTTGGTGGATCACCTGGTGGAGCTGGGGGTATTGGAGGGGTTGTAGGTCGAGATGGTGGTTGGGGAGAAGGGACAACTGGAACTGGGGATTCCTTAAGTTTCTTTTCTAGAGCTTTAAGTGCTGCTTGGGTACCAATAATCTTTTTACCTTTCCATGTCATACTTTGAAGATTTCTTTCCTTTGCTATTTTTGGCGGAAGACATACTCCAGCTTCAGCTGCGCATACATTATTTCCTTCACAGAATTTACGCTCGGCGGGATTACACGTTCTATTATTTGCAACAGCACAAAGATATTCAGCCATATGGTCCTTGGTATTAGGTTTACCTTTTGTAACTCCAGCATCATCTAATAGTTTTCTCAATTCAGCTGCCTTCATCTTAATAAGTTGTTCCCGTGTTTGCCCCCCATAACATTTTTCAACTTCCGGAGAACTTGGTGCAGAACTTGGCGGAGAACTTGGTGCAGAACTTGGTGGAGAACTTGGTGAACTTGGTAAAACTGGAGGTGCGACATCCGACGAACGATTTTTACGAATAGCTTTAGCTATATTAGTTTTATTATCACTTTTTTTACATGGAGCTTTTTCACGCTTACATATTTTTAGTAGTTCATCTTTAGTATTATTTTTAACAAGTTGAGGAGTAGTGTCTTGTGATCCAACTCCTACAGCAGGAGCTACAGAAGGGGCTATAGGAGGAGCTAATGCTTCTGCGATTTTTTCACATATTTTTGCGCGAGAAAGTCCATCGGTTTCAATACCACAACTAGCAGCTAATTTCAATATATCAGGTTTTCTGTATTTACTAGATGTTGCACATTTCTTTTTGTCCATATCACAACTCAAACCATCGGCTAAATCAGAAACGGGGACAGGAGCAGGAGCTGGTGCAGGAGCAGGAGCTGGTGCAGGAGCAGGAGCTGGTGCAGGAGCAGGAGCTGGTGCAGGGACAGGAGCTGGTGCAGGGACAGGAGCTGGTGCAGGGACAGGAGCTCCAGTGGCTATTGCTTTAACTATATTCTCACATATTTGTTTGCGAGACCCATTAGTAGAGACACCACATTTTTCTGCCAATTTTACTATATCATCTTTTCTGTATTTACTAGATGTTGCACATTTCTTTTCTTCCATATCACAACTCAAACCATCGGCTAAATCATCATCACTATCAGGGCTAGATCTAGAGGGGGGAGAAGGTGCTTTTTTTGCAGCATCTCGTTTTGCTTTCCTTGCTGTACTTACAATAAGATCTATTAGTTCATCTTTATGAGAAGATTGATATTTACTAGCTCCCTTAACTCCACATTCTTTTGCTATTTTACGTAGAGCAGTGATGCCAAATTCTTTTAATTGAGATTTTTTTGTACAATCAGTCATTTTTATCTTATAACATAAAATAATTTTATAAAAACTATTGTGTTTTTATAACTCTATAAAAAAGTTAAAATAAAATCTTTTTTGTAATCCGTAATTTTATCTCGAGGTTTTCCCCTTTGATTCCCCAATAATCTACTTTTCCCGTCTGTAATAAAGTCAAAATTTTTATGGATATGACCGCATATCCATGTTTCTATTCCTTTTTCTTTTGTAACCATAGTATTTTCAAGATCAGTTGCATATAGAGAATGAAATTTAGTTTTTTTATTTGTACCTTCTAGTACCTTCATAGAAGGTGGATAATGTGTTACCATGACTAATTTGTACCCTTTATTTTTACAGTACTTGGATATATTTTCTATATATACAACATCTTGATGATGTCTCCTCGTATAGTATTCTGTTGTCATATCATGTATTCTTACTATATATTTTGGAATAATACATCGTGGACTACTCCATAATGTACAACCAGCAATACAAACATCTCCTATACGTATACTATCCCTATCAAGTATATATAATCCTGGTATTGTTTCAGCTAAAGATTTTAATCTTTTTTCTAGTACAGATATAGTTAAATATGTAGTTGTACTTTCTTTATCATTTGTATTTGGAATATAATATTCATGGTTTCCAGGTATATATATTACAGCCTGAAAATGTGGAACAAGTTTTTCTAAAAAAGTATGAAGTTGTTTTAGTTTATATAATGACCCTATATCCCCTGCGAGAACTAGGACATCTCCAGTAGGTGTTATATAGTCTAGGGGATCTGGGTTTATATCTGGAGAGGACAAATTTTCCTTATATTCTATATGAAAATCTGATGCTATCTGTATTGTTATCATTCTGATATATATTATAGACAAGAACTTTTTATACTGGTATGTCACCAATATCCACTGTTGGACCTCTCATTTTTCTTTTAGGAATACTTGTGTCTTTAGGTGAACCTCCAGTATTTCCAGCTGAATTACCATTCATACTATTCATCATCCCCATCAAATTTGCCCCAGTTTTCTTCATCATCATCTTTGATATGACAAAGAATGCAGCATTCATAATAATCATAAAGAGAAGGCGTAATTCAACTGGCCATTTTGACCCCGAGGGTACATAACTCTTTTCACCTAGTTCTATAAGGAGTTTTTCGTATGAATGCATACTTATAATCTGTTGTTGAGTAAAACCTTGCATATCAAACCCCATAAAATTACCCAATGCAAATTCACATCCCATAAAACCATAAACCAAGTAGGTTTTATATGTCTCTACAGCAGAATCTAGAGATAGTCTGCGAACAGAGTCATTATATGATTTTTCTAGAGTAGCGAGATCAGTATGTATAGTGTACTCGGGGATATTTGACATGGGATATGATTTGCGGAGAAGGTCAAATTTAAACAGAAGTTCCCTTTTGGCATCTTCTTGTTGTTGTTCATAATGTCCTGATTGGTTAATATCCCGAAGTTCTCGTTTTGGGACATAACCACCCTTTGCTTCTAATTCAGCAAGAGTGGGTGGAGATTCAGAGGGGCCATTTTCTTGAATACTTGGAGAAAGTGGTTTACGCTGTCTACTATATTTATCATATGATTTACCACCTTTGTGATTTGGAGTATTACTAGGAGTATCACCACTTAATAATTCTTTTAAACGCACAGAAAGATTATCATCATCTTTCTCTTCATCTTTCTCTTCATCTTTCTCTTCATCTTCATCTTCATATTTCTTTTTATCATTCTCTTCATCCTTATTATCTCCTAACGAGTTGTATTTATCTTTTTTAGTATGTTTATAATCTTCATCAATAGATATATCGCTTATATCACTATGTATATCAGATGACTTATCACTATAATGATCACCTACTGAAGATTTATCACTATTACTATCATTATCACTCTCCTTATCACTTAATAATCTATCTAACCTACTTTCAAACTTATCATTGCTGCTAGATTGAGATTTATTTGTTGGTGTGGGAGTAGAAGGTTTTTTGTTTGAGGGTGGTGTATATTCAGTCCTATTATTAGTAGGATTTTTATTTGTATATTGTGGAATATATTCCTTATTAATAATGTCCTGTTTGATCTTAGCTTTATTTTCTATCAGCTCTAGATACAATCTTGGCATACGGGGAAATACTTGAGGTTTACTAGTAAGAGAACCACTACGTGGAACTTTTACTACTTGTATGGACTGCTTCTTTGGCATTTTACCCTAATATAAGAGTCACTTTAAGTCTCTTGAATTTTGATATAAACTATACAAAAATAATATAAAAATGAGTAACATAATATCTGTAAACTGGAATATAGGTACACATGTACCTTATACTAAACAATCAGTCTATGAGACTGTAAAGTTAGCTGTGCGTTGTGGGATGTATACTATGCAATTTTTTTTTGGTAGTCCCTATGTCGTGAATTGTTATGAGGAAATATCAGAATCTGAGATAGAACGTATTCATATTATAACAGAGAGATTTCCCATATGTATAGTCACCCATTTTCCCTATGTTGCAAACTTTGCTGGGAAGGGAGGTGTTCTTGCACACAATGTTGATACACCTTTTTCTTTTACTTTGGAGTCTTGGAGTTGTAAATGTGGGTGTGGAGTACCTCAAAATGCTTATATAAAAAATGTTACAAAACGTCTAGAATGGGAACTGAAACAGGTTTCACGTATTGGGGGACTAGGTGTTGTTATACACCCTGGTTCACACCCTAATAGGGACAAAGGACATAGGAGTGTTTCTAGGACTCTTAGTAGTTTAGTTCTAGGAGATAATATTACATCTCTGATATTACTTGAGAATTGTGCAGGAGAGGGTAATAAGCTTTGTAGGAATCCTGAAGAGTTGGCATATGTGATAGATAATATGACCCTCAATAAGGATAAAGTTGGGATATGTATAGATACAGCACATTTATGGGGTGTTGGGGAGTATGATTTACGAGATGTGGATGAAATAGATAGATTTATAGATGATATGGAGAGATATGGTATTATGGATAGGTGGAAACTTTTACATCTTAATGATAGCGGGGTACCGTTTGGATCTCATAAAGATAGACATGCAAGTATAGGTACTGGATATATATGGAATAAAAATGTAACAAGTTTGATATATTTACTGGATAAATGTAATAGATTTGGTATTAATATAGTTATGGAAACGTGCTTAGAAGATATGATTTTTATATCAGAATTGAATTATTTGGTCTAAGAACTTGCAATACAAAACAAAATGGCACAACAAGCAGAACAAATGGAGTTTAATCGCTCCACAGTAGAATCCTTGGGAAATAGGGTGCGTATTACTGATAAAGATGATAATGGTCTTGAACTTTTTTGTTATGTACAATGTAAACCCGAAGACGATATAACCTTACACCAATGTCGTGGTGTAGTATTTAAAGATGATCAACTAGTAATGAGAGCGTTTCCATATACTGTTGAACACCCCCACAATGATATGACCCTGATTGAACGAGATATTCAGCCTATCATGGGAAAATGTACATTTTTTGACTCCCATGAGGGTACACTTATTCGTATATTTAATTATGCAGATAAATGGTACGTATCAACCCATCGGAAGCTAGATGCATTTCGCAGTAAATGGTCATCTAGGGAATCGTTCGGTCAAGCATTCTGTAATGCTCTAAAGGCCGAGGAAAATGCAAATTCAATATTTTCTAAAGAATTAAAGGATGCTAAGTCTACTATGAGTAAAGATGAAGATAAAGATAATATACTAAAATGTTTTCAGTCTACACTAGATCCTAAATTACAATATATGTTTTTGGTTAGGAATAGTTATGATAATCGTGTAGTGTGTAAGGTGCCTATGAGGGATACTGTATATCACGTAGGAACATTCCTCCAGGATGGAACTTTGGATATTGAATGCAAAACTGTTTGTGGTATACCACGCCCTAAGCAACACACATTTCTTAATATTGATCAACTTGTAGATTATGTAAATAAGATTGATATTGCAGAATTACAAGGGATTATATGTTTTGCACCTGGAAATATTCAGTTTAAGGTAATGCATAGTCGTTATCTTGACTTTTTTAGGGCCAGGGGTAATGAGCCTAGTATAAAATATCGGTATCTTCAAGTTAGGATGAATAAGAAGGTAACTGATATGTTATATTATCTATATCCTGATATGGAGAAAACATTTGATGAAATAGAAAATATGCTCTATGAAATAGCTAAAAATATCTATACTTCATATGTCCAGAGATTTATCAAAAAGCGGTTTCTAACTGTACCAACAGAAGAATTTGCTGTAATTAAAGAATGCCATAAATGGCATGAACAAGACAGAGAACAAAACAGAATTAATATTGATAAAATCATTAGTGTTATGAACAAACAAACTCCCACGGCTCTAAATAAAATGATTCGGCGCTATAAAACAGGAGATAAAGAAGAAACAACCGTTAAACACCGTAATAGATCTAATACTGTTGAAGATAATAATAGGGAAGATAGTAAAAATACTATGAAATCACCTTTATTATTGGGTTCTAATAATTCAGGAGAGAATGTAAAAGATATTGAACTTGGAAATTAGAAATACTAAAATAGCAAGATTTGATCTTACATAACCTGCTATTGAATATTGAGTAGAATTCTCATATTTTTTGGATATGAGAATTGTTTCACGGCCACTTTTGGCAAACGTGGTCAAACGCACTTGAAGCTACGCATCCTGGTCCAACTTTATCGCAATATCTGCAACCAGTTCGACAATGTTTAACACCATCGTCGTCGACATAAAAGCCTGTAGTGCAATCTACGTGATCATCAAACGTACAGTTAAGGATAGCCTGTTGATCAAGAGGTCTGCAAGAAGGAAAAATGTCTCCGCACCAAACACATCCCTTTGCTGCGTTGCAATCCTGTTTATTTCCTTTCTTGGTGCATGAGGTAGATCTTGTGTACTGGCCGGGAATTTTACAGCCAAGCATATACGTTTTATACCCAAACGTCGATATTTTTTTAGTACCAGCAGACTCTGCATACAGTTGAGAATCTCCGGTCACATGCTTAGAAAACTTTCTACAGTGCTCATTTTGCGCTTCCTTATCTCCCCAATCGACGGCTTGACCCTTTCCTGTAAAGTACGGATCTGGATTATGATCCCAAGTACACGTATCCTTATCTTCACCACATCATAACGTATCCCAATCTTGGAATTTATTTGCTGTAAAGGTGTTTCCATTACAGGGATTAACCTCCGTGAATCCCGGAGAACAAGTATGGCAGTTATGACAAGTCATCTCGTTCCACCAAACAGCTCCAGGATATTTTTCCGGTTGTAACTCCAGTTTCATGTCCAGAAATCCAGTCTGTTTTACCGGCTTTGGTGTATTGGTTGTCGTTGCAACGTTGCACGCATAGGTTGTTCGTTGTCCTAGTTCCTTCGCAAGGGGGTTGATTAGGCGCCAAACCTTTGTGGTATTCGTGGTCAACGCACGTTCTGCACGAGTCGCATTTCAGAGTTCGACCGTTGAAGTACTGTCCAGGTTTGCAAAATCCGTCTACACAATTGCTGCATGGCAAACAAGATTTATCCCCATATATGTACCCGTTTATTTTACCTTGAAACTCAAATGAACGACCCCCATCTTTACCTGAACAAAGTTCCGATTTCTTCTGCTTCATATCAACGCACATATTATCTAGTGTTGTAGTACCGTTGCATTCCGTGCCCGCTTGTACAGTTTGACCAGGAAGACAATTGGTACACGGCGAACAAGCCCCTTCTTCATAGAAATATCCTTTGTCGCACTCAATCTTTTTGCACACGGTGTCTATTTTACCTCCACAAGAAACCGGAATCCATCCAGGTTCACAAGTTCTGCATTTCTGACACTGGTTCAGACTGTTCACAAATTCTCCGTGTTGGCACTTTTTGATTGGAGTACACGTATTGTCAATCGCAGTTTGACCAGTGCATTCCGTTCTAGACTGCACGATGTGGTCCGCATCACATCTCGTGCAAGGTTGGCATTGGTCCAAATGGATGTTGTAGAAGCTGCCTTTGGCAAAGCTAGGTTCATTGCATATTTTACCGGAAAAACCAGGGGCACACCTACATTCCGCAGGCTTTCCTGGAAGTTCCAGACATAAACCGTGTCCACTGCAATTTTCCAAAGCTGTACAAGATACGGAATCCTTTTTTCCGCAATCCTCTCCTGACCAACAGGGTTTACATTGGCACTCGTGGGTAGTGATTGGGTGCCATTTCCCTTCGTGGTGTATCGTACATACTGATTCCGATTTTGCTCCTGGAGCGCATCCTTTTCCATCTTGTCCAATTCAGCAACACTCTACGTTGAAATCGCACCCCATTTTGTGACATGGTCGTTGATTCACCGGAAGCGTCACTTCATTGCATATACCGTTTCCGTTGCAATCATTTTTACACTTTGACATTTATATTATATAAATACTAAATTTTTTATACTTTAGTATAAAAATGATATTTGGTATAAACCCGTGTATATAAAATAAAAATGACCAATATTCTGTTTATTGGGGATCCCCATTTCCAAATTACTAATATTCCAGAGGTTGACCTCTTTATAGAAAAAATTACTGTATACGCTCAAGAACATAAACCCCAACTTATATGTATTGCTGGAGATGTACTCCACACCCACGAGAAAATCCACACCACTGTACTAAATAAAGCCTATACCCTCGTTAATAACCTTAGAATACACTCTCCTGTATATATCCTTGTAGGTAACCATGACTACATAAATAACAGACAATATCTTACTGATTCCCATTGGATGTGTGGTATGAAAGACTGGGAAGGGGTAACTGTGGTAGATAAAGTTATAAAATTGGTACTAGACGATTATACCTTTGTTTTTGTACCATATGTACCACCGGGACGTTTTATTGAAGCTTTAGATACCATAGAGGGGTGGCAAAATGCTGAATGTATATTTGCTCATCAAGAATTTTGTGGATGCAAAATGGGACCTATTACATCTATAGAAGGAGATAAATGGCCCATAGACTATCCACATGTTGTAAGTGGACATATACATTCTAAACAACAACCTCAAGATAATATATACTATCCAGGAAGCTCCCTTCAAGTAGCCTTTGGGGAATCTGAGAATAATATAGTAGCTATGCTTACATTTACTGATACAGCCTATCCTTACTATTTAAATGAAGTAGATCTTGGTTTACCAAAGAAAAAGATTGTATATATGAAACTAGATGATATAGATACATATAAACCTCCCACTGATAACCCCGAATGTGTTAAGATAACTCTTAAAGGAGATTTTAATGAATTCAAAACACTAAAGAAATCAAAAAAATATAAATCCCTGGTAGATAGTGGTATAAAGGTTGTATTTAAAGCTAATCCTGTAAAAAATCCTACAGTAAAAATTAATACTGAAAAATCTACTGGTACATTCTCTGATATATTGCATACTATAGTAATTAATAAAAAAGACAAATATCTAAATCAGATGTACGAATCTATTGTAAATAATAAAGAAGTAGATTTAGATGATATATTATTTTTGTAATAATATTATACTTTACTATAAATGAGCTATAATTCTCCAAAATTTACTTTAATAGATGATTTACCTGAATTAGAAGAACTAGAAAGTGGTATGAGGGGTGGACATGGCCATCCCCCAGGCATGGGTCATCTTTCAGGTATGAGGGGTGGACCTTCATCTGGTGAAATAAATCGACCATCTATGATTAATACAGGGAAGTATTTAAAAAATAACAAAAGGGAAATATCATCCCTATCTGGTATGGGTCCTGAAGATCCTAGAATGAGGGGTGGGAACCCTGGAATGATGGGTGGGGATGGAGATGGATATGATGTGGGTGGGTTTACCCCAGCTGATAATAATTTTATAACTTATGATATGCCTAGTGGCAGTCCAACATGTATAGATGTTGCTGAGCATATAGCTAACTGTCCTATATGTTCTAAATTTTATAATAATGACAAAACCGTATATTTACTAGCTATTGCAGCACTAGTAATTATCTGTATTTTATTAGCAAACAAATGTTTACATTCAAAATAAGTTAAATTGAAATTTAAGTGTTTTTCATTTTAAATAAAATGAAAAATGTCACAGCTCCAAATAAATGCAGATATAATAACTAGACGATATAATATAGATTTTGAAAAAAATGATAACATTGGTCATAATAACTGGATAATACCAGGTCTTGTTATGACTGGAGTATATCCAGGGTTAGATGGTATAAATTTTACCACACATGAAAAAGCAAAAGACAACATCAACACCATATTAAGTCATGGTATTGACACCTTTATCTGTTTACAAAATGAGATTACAAGTGACCACAAGCTAAAAGAAGAGTTTAATATATTGTTTCCAAATTTTTATCACTATATTAACTACTTTCCAAATAATAATAAACTAATATACTATCATTGGCCTACTTCAAGTTTTAATGATATAAAGAGTATGGCTGGTCCTTTTACTATGAAAATAATGCATATATTAGAACTACTTCTTAGGGGTAGAAAAATATTTATACATTGTACTGGGGAACATGGTCGTAGCGGTGTATATGCAGCTGTTCTCATATATTTATTAGAAAAAGTCACAGTTGTAGAAGCCCTAAGAAGGACATTAGAACGTCATGATAGTAGAAAGAAAAGGGATAAACGTAATTTACCATCTGTACTATCACCATGTAGTATAAAACAGAGGAAGTTTGTATATACTTGGGTAGACATTTATAAGTATCCTTAATTTACTAATTAGTTTCTATACTCATTTGGGTATAGAAAAAAATAAATTGAATTAGATTAGTAAAAAATGTATAAAATATACAGAAATGTCTTTTCAACTTGTACGACATAATAATAATATATATACAAGCGGAGGTATGTCTTCAGAAATCTCTTTTGTAAAATATTGTGCTAACCGGGATGAGAATGTAATATATTCTGGTTGGGATAATAATCTACGAATGGTCTATGATAATATAATAATAGATACCCTAGCTATAATATGTTTCCATGTAAGGGCCAGAGAGTATGAAAAGTGTAATAAAAAAGTATTATATGGCCCAGGTCATCCTTCTGTACCTTATATTACAGAATTATGCGAACTTGTATATTTACCTTCTCAACTAATGTTGTGTTTTGATAATATAGAATCCCTAGTTTCTATGTTAAAACATACATATGATAATGGCATACAAGTATACGCCTTAATATGCATAGATATCAGAGTAATAAATACAAGATCTATTTGTGCTTGTATCAAGTTTGCACAAATACCAAAAGATTATTTAAATCTAATGCAATTCCTACAGACCCAGGATATATTAACAATGGGTATAAAATCAGAAAATATAGTTTACCAGGACGTAAGGAAATATGACATACCCAAAGGAGAACATGATATAAATATTTTTGTAGTACATATGAATTCTAAATCATGCATCGAAAAAGATCTTACATTGGAATGGTCTCAAATGGAGGAAAGATGTATTGATTTTGATAGACTCAAGATTTCCTCTGAACAAACAACACATATAAGTGACATAGAGTTTGGTATAGATATTATAGGGGATATTAACCTATCTGCTCATTGTATAAAACAACATACTATATTAAGCACAAATAAGTATATCTTGTGTAATATTTCTTATGAACTCTGTAGGGAATTTATGCATGTAAATAGGATACCTATCAGAGGCATAGCCTATAATAGTTTATATATGGTAAGCAATCCCTCATTTGAGGTAAATAAAGGATTTTTAGCGTATACAAATATATTTCCAGATATTTCTAATTTTATAGAAATTGATGTCCCAAAAGAAGGTGGAATAGTTTGGTTTAATGATATGAACATGCATAGACATAAATTGTCTGAAAATATAAAAGAATCACTAGGAAAAAACCAAATACTTATGTATATTAACAATATCAATACATTAAGTCATAATAGACTACAATATATCCGTCAAAATATGGTAAATTCAGAAGGAAGATTTAAATCATACCCACGACGGGATTATATAAGTATACACAAATTACAATTAGTCATACAACGTTGTGGTCTTGAAATTTTTACAATAAGCCACAAATAAGCCACAAATAAGATAAAAATAAATTAAATACTATTTCTATACCCATGGTGGGTATAGAAATAATTTATAATATTTAGGGTCCAGGACATCCCATATTCAATTCTGGATAATCTATACGACATTGTTTAGCCTCATTTGTGTTACAATAGTAACAATTACTAGGATATGGGATACATTTGGCTTTATCCCCTTCTTTATGGGGGTCATAAATACATCCTCCAGTCATTCCAGAATATGGAGAGTCCACAGAAAATTTACATCTGGGAAATCCCCACCGTTCTGTACCATAACAATCTTTGGGAAATGTATTTGGAAATAGATTATTCCAAGCATCATAACTATAATCATTCCACGTATGGGCTAATCCTGGACATGCTAAGTTACCATCTCTATCATATTCAGAAAATAAAGCAGGCATATCCGGTGCTGCTGGGTAGATATTGTTTACTATTGACTGACAATGTTCATCCATAGTACAATTACCAGCCTCCATTTCCTCCTTTGTACATGTATATTCATTAATATGAGCTGAAAATGGATCAGAATCACATGACATATTCTCCAAACATTGACGATAAGTTAGTTTAGGCTTCCTCTCGGGACAAGTAGTTGTATCACAACAATTATTACATTGTTCTTCTGAAAAAGGGGTAAAACTACAAACATTTTTTCCTGTATCTAAACATGCATATTTACCCTCTTTAGCAGCATCACATTTTCTAGTATGTAGTTTACATTGTTTTGTATTACAATGTGAACTACAACGTTGACTTAAGTTTGCACTCATTTATTAGAATAAGTTATTATATTTATAATTATAAATGTCACAGCAAACATACATAAATACAAAATGCAATATAGCACCTGGGGTAAATGCAAATTTTGCATCAACCAGTTGTGATTGGGGTATTGGTGGTTTAACACAAGATAAACCATTTCCATCAGTTCAAATTATAGGAGGTGGTATAGCAGGTCTTACTGTAGCTTACGAATTAGTTAGAGCATACCATCAACAACAGGGTAAAAAAATTGGAGACACTATAGACCTTTCTAACTTTGATGTCACAATAAACGAGAAACAACCTTATTTAGGTGGTAAAATTGTAGGATATTTTAATAAAGATAATAATCCAGTGGAGCATTCTACCCGAGTATATGGTGTAGGATATGTCGGTCTTTTTGATATAATTAACAATATTCCAAGTATAAATCAGAGTGGTAACTCATATAATATACCTAACGACCTGGGTGGGGCGAGATCAGTCTTGGATGATCTCACGCCTATGTACATAAATTATGTAAATGGTATAACCTATGAACCAAATTACACAAATATCCCAGGTACCACAGCATATACACAATTTACAGGTCTTATTAAACTCCTTAAGGATGCAGGTATTACTAACTCAGAAATTACCTTTGTTCTAAAGAAATTTCAAACATTTTTTGAGGCAGATTACCCGGGTCGTTTAGATTTAACTGCAGGCTACTCTATTGGACAATATTTGGAGTATCCCAAACTATCAAATAGGGCTCAACAAATTCTAAATTCTTATATTGGTATTATTGTAGCAGCGAGAGTACAATGTGATGCTTATGCTATCATGACATTATTTGAAGGTCTAGGGATGTTTGGGGCCCCAAAGACTAGTCAGGCTATAAAAGATAGTGGTATTAGTGGTCTTAATATGTTTCCTGGACCTAGCAGTATTTACTTTATAGAACCTATGGTCAGATTTTTAGAAAAAAATGGTGTGAAAATTAATCTGGGAAAAACTATATCCCCTACCGATTACCAAAATATGTTGACAGATGATAACATTAATGTTGTAGTCCTATCCACCCCACATATGGTTACAGCAAATTACCTCGGTCCCACAGTATTCCCATCTACTATTTTACATAATGAGTGGTCATGGGGTATACAATACTATGTTACAGATCTTAGCACTATAGAAAAAATTATACCCAAGAGGGATGAACAAAATATATATAACTGCGTCTTAGGGAGCCCATGGCAAATTATCTACGTAATTGAATATTCCCAATCTGGAACTAAAGCTCTGAAGGATAAATACGGTTACGAAACATTTTGGGGTAAAAACGATATGGGATCAAACTCACAGAAACAACCTATTTTAGCAACTATTACTGTTACTTCTTCTAATCAATACATGGCTGGGGTAAAGGTAGGTAAATCAGCACTATATTGTACACCACTAGAAATGCTTGAGGAAGTACTTATTCAAGTAGGTGTACGAGATGAAAATAGTGTCAAAAATATCCTACTTAATACACCTTCTTTTGGTAGTATAACTTATGTAAAGAAAGAAGAAGGTGATAAAAAGGGTCCTGAATACCTTAAGGGGCCAGTACAAAGTAATGGGTATCAGTGGATTTCTGACTATACCCTATACATAGCTATGCCTAATAACCCAACTTATGGCTCAAAAGGGATGTGTAACATAAACAATATGTCTGAAAACCCTGGATGTACAAATATGAATGAGCTCCCCGGGAGGGTGGCTGGGGCCGTGGATAATGCCCTTCTCCACTACATGGGAATAGCAACAAAATCAGAAAAAGAAAATAAAAATCCTATTAGTGGAAATTCAACTGAATACGTCTATAATATACCTTCTGTTTTTGATAATGTACCTGATCAGGTATATTTAGCCGGAGAATACACAAATACTCCAAATCTCCAAATTCCTACCATGGAGAAAGCCTGCGAATCTGGAAAGTTGGCTGCACGTAAAATTATTATGGATTTTGGTATAGCAAGTCTGGAAAGACAAAAGGATTTTGCAGATGGTAAACTGAAAATTGACGGGGAAAGTGGTGAAACTAATTTCATGTCTGCTAGTGTCTTGGTACAGGTAACTGGGTTAAAGAAGCCTACAGAACTTATTCCTTTTATAGATATTTCTACCCTAGATAAGTTACAAATAGCCCTATATACAGGATGGCAAATAGGATATCCTGCATGGGTAAAGCCTATCACTATGATATTTATTTTAATGGTTGTAGCACTTATTGTTGTCCTATTACGTAAAATACGAAAAAAACATAAAAAGAACTAATAAATTAGGGATTACATTCTATCCATAACAGAATTATATTGTCTAATGTCCATATTTCTTATATGTCTATACACGAAATAAAATACAACTATCCCTATTATAAGTCCTAAAATTGTAACCTTCTTTATCCCCAATTTATTTTTCCCCTTTGATATGACTAGTATCATTACTATACCACTAATCATAATTGGTAAAAGACCTAAAAATATTATAGAACTGCTAATTTTATATACCCCACCATATATACCTCTAGCACCATAATGTTCTATTATCTTATAGTGATCCCTTATTAATGATGACTGTCCACTTAGTGAATCTGGTTGTTTATCTGTATATTTGTACAAATAATCCTTAATATTATACCCCATAGACACCCTCGGAATTCCCCTCCACGCCAAATACAGAGAAATTCTATGATCATCATTAAACAACAAAATATTACCAACAGGACTCTCTGATTCAAACTGAACAAGCTCATCGGTTGTTGTAAAAAAAGAACGCTTATACATAACCGTATGCACACCCTGAATCCAGTCAACTGGATGATCCTCCTTATTATTTACCACAAACTGGAAGAAGAAAGGTGTATTACCTTTACAAACACCAGACATTGCTAAACAAGTATCGGACCATTTAGTTAGCTTATTCATATAAGCCTCCACAAGCCTTCTATTTACCATAATATCATCATCAAATGTTATTATGTATGTATTTGGATCTGTTTCCATATCTATAGTTGGTGCTAATTTAGTTATAGGACCAAAATCATATGGAATACGATTCACAATAACCCGATCCCCATACTCAGAAAGAAAATCATCTGGAATGTTATAAGTCTTCCCTTTGAGGGTTTTTTGAGGTATATGTAGATATAATACATCAAGTTTTACACTTTGTGATAGTATGGAATTTATGGGATTCTTTATGTCGTGAATCCTCCCAGGGAGGGTAGTCATTGATCCCACAATACGAAAATTTCTCATTTTATTTATTTAAATATACTCTTTATATATGACTATATATTTCCCAGTTAGTAGGTAGTATAAAAGATTTTTCCTTAGATAGTCTATGTCTTATATTATCCACATTACCCTGAGCGTAGTTCACAACCTCCATCCCAGTTGTAGAAACAAATATTTTCCACATTGTTGCATAAGAAATAAATATAGGTATAATTGTAAGTAGACATTCTTTATCTGTTGGTATTTTACGATGAAGAAGGATATATATACATATTGTAGATATAACTGCTGCTAAGAAGGCCATACGCCATTTTACAGTGGAAATATCATACCTAACACATGTTTCTAATTTACGGAGAGATCGGACTATTGAATCCCCTGAACGAGGCTCCCCCAGGATATAGGAATTACGACGATGTGATTTTTCAGATAAAACTGCAAATACCACCAAGAATACTATAAATATAGAAATATATTTCATAATTTATCATATATACCATCGTCTACTATAAATGATATTTAAATCTATTTCATATAAGATTATATTATATAATTATATAATATAAAATGAACGAAAAACAATCAAAATTAATCAAGGTAATTATACCACATGGTACGCCCCCGCCCTTAGACTATTTATAGCCTATATTTACTATATAAATTATGACTACAAATTCTATACCCCAAATAATTTATCTGGTTATTATTTTAGTACTACTTGTAATATCCTTCAAACGGGTAGTAAAAGAAGACGGTGATATTAATTACACTACAAATAGGGCATACCCTCAAAATGGGGATAGTATCGCTATACTTCTTGGGAGGATACATTGGGCTGCATATAGACCTGGAAGGATCAGTTGGTATCATAGGTACCTTTTCTGGGCTTTTATCCTCTCAATCGTTTTATTTTTCCTCCTAGGGGATAAAATTAACTCACCTTTTATATTTCTACAGGTCCTGATTGTTATATGGATGTTCTTATTATATTTACACTCCTATTTTACATGGCATTCTGATAAATTTTCAAACTATGCTATTACTGAAAATGTAAAACATTTAGAAAAACATTTAAATACAAAAAGAGAAACCCACGTAGAAAATCTAATCCCCCCACTTAAGAGTTATAAATCGTATGAAAAAGCTTGGAATTTCATGTATGATTGACATTTAAACATAATTATAAAACATAAAAATGTTTTATAATACCTTAACACTATGTGCAGTGATTATAATTATAGTATTATTTGTAATCACCCATAAACCATACCATATAGAAAAACTTACACATAATTCTAAGCCCATACGGGTAGTTGCTTCCCTCACCACCAGACCACAACAACCCTACTATTTTTCCAAAGTCTTAGACAATCTCGTTAAACAATTTGACGCCGTCTATTTAGCCATCCCGAGGGTATCATGTAAGGGGATACCATATCCTTCCATAAGTCACCCCGGAGTTACGATCATTGATATTCCGGAGGATTATGGCCCAATTACTAAATACTTTGGGGCCCTACATGAACCCCCTGAGACACTTATAATAGTTCTAGATGATGATATACTTTATCCCCCCACATTTCGAGTGCAATATGAACATGCACATCGGCACTATCCCCGAACCATTCTATCAGGGGCTGGTATTGTATATAAATATGCATGTCCAACCCTCCCATGGTATGCTTCTATATCTGGGAGGAGACCTAATTGGCCCCATATAGTTCCAAGCTACTTAGGATGTAATCTCACAAATACGGTTGCTGGATATAGTGGAGTGGCTTTCAAAAGAAATCTTATAAAAAAGGATGAATTATTGAAACATACACTAGAATGGTCCCAAATTAGGGAGTGTTTTATAAATGATGATATAGTAATAAGTGCCTACTTTGCTAAGAAAAGAATACCAAGATTGTGTATAGACGTAACTCCAGGCAAATGCCCCAAAGACAAGGATACAGAAAGTCTAAGTATATCTGACACTTCCATACAAAAATCACAATACAAGGCTTTTACTCATATGAAAGATTGTTTTACGAAGGATCCCATAAGGTGGGATGTTTTATGTGTTACAGATATAGTTATACTTATCATAATTATCACAATCATACTTAAATATACCCGAAAATAGATAAAATGCATTTAGTAGTAAGAGAAAATCTATCTGTGGTTGCATAGTTGATAGCATGGATAGTCCATGAATTGGGAATGGAGTGGACGACGACTCCTGCAAGTACAAGTGCAGCCACCTGGTTCAAATAATAAGTTGTTTAAATAAAACAATATATCATAGAAATGTATGAAACATATGATACTCTGGTATTATCTGGGGCCAGTTCCAAGTGTTTTTCAATCCTTGGGGCTGTTCAATATGCCCAAGATAATTTCCTCTTAAAAAAAGTAAATACGTATATAGGTACATCTGCAGGGGCCATGTTATCTTATTTATTATGTATAGGTTATACACCCCTCGAGATCATGGTATATATATGTACTAATCAACTATTGGATAGAATGCAGAATTTTAATATTGTGGCAATGATTCAGGGAAGGGGAGCTATATCCTACCATTATCTCCAGGAACACCTTGAAAAGCTTACAATTTCCAAGATAGGATATCTTCCCACAATGGAAGATCTGCACGTCAATTATGGAAAGACTTTTATAGCAGTGACCCACAATATAACCGACGATTGTACTGAATATCTAAAATGGGAGACACACCCCCATTTACCCTGTATTACGGCTATTAGGATGTCTTCAAATCTTCCCCTAGTATTTGAGAATTTTAAGTATGGTCATAGTTACTATGTTGATGGGGGTATATCTGATAATTTTGCTATACAGGTAGCTGATAATATGGATGGCGTTAAGAAGGTTCTTGGATTTAACCTGTCTGCAAACAGCATAAAAAATATGGATATGGATTCTGATACCCTAGAGTTTATATACAAGCTGATTTTTGTCCCGATAAATCAGGGTGTGCAGTATAAGATAAACCAGGTGAATAAGGATAAGTGTACAGTGGTAAATATTACTAGTAGTACCCATAAATTTTTTGACTTTAACATAAATACGAAGGATAAGATGGAGATGTTTGTGCATGGGTATAAGCAGATGGAAACCTTCAACGAAACTAAGTCTGACGAGGACTCTGAAGAAGTAGGGGATAATATAGTAAGCGGTGGTGAAGACAATGAGGAAGATAAGGAGGATAAGGAGTGACAGCTATGGTGGCCTGGTGTGGGTGTATAAAATTGAAGTTTATAGGACTTTTTTGATAGAGTAAGACAATAAGGATGTCATACCAACAACAACAGATAATTACTACTATGACAGGTATGATCCCTAAGAGATCATATTTTCAGATAGTCTCTGATCTCCATATTGATACTAGTATGGATACGTCAACTATTGACTGGCGTACAATGTTTACTAAGAATGCAGATAGATTGATAATAGTTGGAGATGTGGGGAGACTAGAGAACTATGATAACTACAAGATCTTTATGGAGTCCATATGCAAAGAATACAAGGATGTTTACCTTGTGGCTGGGAATCATGAGTACTACTCCCGCACTGTACCTTATGCCTTCCTCAACACTGATCTCCACAAACTTGATAGGGAGATCCCAAACCTTACAGTGCTGGATAACTCGTATGTTGACCTCCCTGGGAACATTAGACTCTATGGGACTGTGTTGTGGTCCCAAGTGTCATCTAGGGAAGCTACACGAAAGATCCTCCCCATGACGTCTGTTAGTGGGGAAATTACAGGTACCAATACATGGATGAACATGAAGCATTTTAATGACCTCTATATGCTGGAGAACAACATAGCTTTGGCTAATCGGGACAAAAAGAGGTTGATTGTGGTTAGTCATTATGCACCATGTTATGAGGGTTGTTTGAGGGATGATCACCTTGTAAGTTCTGATAGATTTTGGTATGCAAATAAATTAGATAACATGTTAACCAGGGACAATATGTATGTCTGGATATATGGTCATACTCATGTGAACAGTGACAGGCTTACAGCAGGTGATACCCGCGTGGTAAGCAACCAGTATAGGGGGAAGGATTATAATCCTAAAAAAGTCCTAAGTATAAAACATGTGTATACTACTTAAAGTAACTTTGACCTTGACTTAATATATAAATATATTAAGTCTACACAATAGTCTCAAATTAGGTTGATTTTACTTGTTTCATGAGGCGTTTTGCCTTATCCCTGAGATCGGCTCTATTATCTAATTTTTGTTTCATTAGTTCCTTAATCTGGTCGTTAGGTTGTATCCCTGAAATTTCATTTTCTGGTACATACCCCCAATTAAACACGTATGTGGTGGGTTGTCTTGCTACAGTTTCCAGATTAAGATGTTGATAATGTTTATTTATAATCCACATTAATACTTTCTCATTTGAGTTGAAATCACCCCCTACCAAATCACTTGTAAAGTTAGGCTGTAGGTACCAGAAATAGAACTTGTTAATTTTATATTTAGCATCAACAATGCTATTCCAAAATACACCAAACGCGGAGTTAGCATTTACATGTCTCCGAATGGCGACATTTAGAAGGTCTTTCCAGACTTCCTTGGGATGTTTTACCCATAGTTTGTAATAAGATGATATAAACTTGTAATACAAGTCTACGAGGGGGGTGCCTTCCTTCCATTTCTTATTTTTTATAAGTAGGTAGGGTTTGTACATAAGAATCTCCATAAACTGCACCATGAAAAATGTATATATATCAGAACACTGACTAGGAATAGTAGTAAGTATACCAGCAGCTCGCCTACTTGGAAACTGAAACATAGAACCTGGGGGCATACCATCTACATATGAGTTACCATAGTCAATTACTAAATATAGTTTCTTTGCTGGGATTAGAACATAATTTTTTGCGTCTAAGTAGTACTTAAAAAGAACATTATCTATTTCAGGTACTTGACTGCCTAAATCCTCATTATATATCTTGAATAGTTTGAGAAAGTTTTTATTATTTATGAAATTATACACCATAATATTATCCGTATGTAAGTCATAATGGGTAAATTGTTTTTCATTCCAACCATATGATAGGGCCATAACAACCTGCATTATACCGTCAAGCATATCTTCTGCCTGACCGGGATATTTTAATAAGGGAGTCTTGTTTTCCCTCCTTAGGGTGTTAGAATTTTCTACATTTTCAAGTAAAAGATAACTATAATTATTAGTCTCTGATGGTGGTCCTCCCAAATCACATAATTTATTTTCTACATCTGATGTATTACACATAAACCCCCCATAGGTTAAAATAAAGTTTGGGATTAACATTCTGAGTTCGTTTACTATGGTAGAAGCCCAAAATTCATGCGTAAATTCTTTTTGTTTATCAGTGTCAGGGTTAGTAATACACGGAGTTATATCTGTGCTATTATCTTGCATACACCACTGACAGTATTGTGGTTGAGATGCAAAAATACTATTTATACAATTCTTATCTCCAGCACAAGCCATAAGTTGATTATTTATAGCTGGATCACAGGGTGAACTAATCCTCATAATTTTCATAACCATATTTACGTCTGGAAATTTTATATTTGTAAGTGTATTTGTACCTGAGGCTGATTTTTCCCCTATTTGATTAAAAACATAGTCCATCCACTCTGTAATTTGTTTGGTTTCGCGGGGGATTTTGGTGATGTCACTTTGAGTTATAATGAGTAAATTTTTAATAGTTTTTACCAAAAGTTGTTGTACAAATTGACCCCTAAAATACATGTATTTTGTATTAATATTTCCATACCTGTTAAGGGAGTCAAGTTTATGAAGTTCTGAAGATATCTGAATATCCCTAATATCACTATTCCCCAACTGTGCCTCATCTATATAATTTAATACTATACTCACAATATATCTAAATCTACCCATAACATAGGGATCACAGGCTGTCTTTTGATCAAAACAATTATTGGCTTTTACAATTGGTAAAAGCTGTTCTGCTGCCTGTTGGTTAATATTCCCACTAAGTCTATTATATTCAATGTATAAATAGAGATTTTCTATACTGGGATCAGCCACTATTTCAGGAAGTGATTTAGAAAGAATAGGTTTCACCCAAGCTAAAAATCCAGACTGATCAACACTGTTATTTATAAAATTAAGTGATGAAGGATCTTTGTAATAATTCCTATAATTATACCTCATAGCATCAGTAAAAGCTTTTAATTCTTGAGCACCTGTGGGGACCACAAAATCATCGGAAAAAATAGAAAGCATAAATGAGGTAGAAAATAACCCAAAAACAACTTTTTTACCGCCATGGTCATATGTCCACCTATTGTTCCTATCAACTATCTGTATAGTCGCCCAGTACTTATTATTGCGATACATAAAGTTTGCTGAAATGTTAACTCCCACGGTGTCCCTAATGTGTAAAAGATATCCAGCATTATTTTTAACTAGTTGAATCATATTTTCTAGATTATCATGGGTAAATACCACTAGACGTATAATACCCCCGTCGTTCCAGTTAAAAACCCCATTACCACTCATATTGGGTGACTTCATAACTTGGGACAAAATCTGATTAGTCTGATTAGTAAGGTGAGTGTGGAAATGCCAAGTATCTGACCCAAAATTACCATTAAAAAATGCTACAAGATTTGGTACATAGGGTGTTTGAATCTGAAGATATGTAAACATATCCCTTAACAATCTCTCATCATAAAATATAGCATATGTAGGTATATGCTCCTCAGTTGAAAACAATAAGTGGTTATAATAATACTGAGGAACTGTACCAGTAATATTATAGTTTAAACCAGAAGGTCCTGTATAATTCCCCTGAATAGCAAAAGATGCAGAATTCTTGGGGACAACAAGCTGATTTTGTTCATCCGAAACTAAAATAGCATTATCAGGCTCCTTGATAGCACAAAGCCCACAATCAAAACATTTAAACTTACCACCCTTAGCTAGGGCGCGAAGTTTCATAAGTTGTGTCCAGTCTCCGGGACTATAACTTGAGAAAACAAAACTGCTAATGGAAGGTAATACTGCAATTTGGAAATTGTTAACTGATTTGTTTGATACATAAATATAATCATCAAGTTTTCCATCTTGCTTATATATTTTCTCGGCATCTAGAAATAATTTTCGTAAATCTGTCATTTATAATATAAATAGTTTTTATAAAGTAATTATATTGTAATGATAAATGAATTACAAGATAAACCCATGCATAGCCTGTCATAAAAAATATGCAGATACTGAAATAAACATAAATGACCTAAATAATTGTTTCTCTGAAACTGTGAGTGCGTTTACTCAATATCCTACTAATAATATAGTTTATAATGACCAAGAGACTAATGAACTCTGGAATACCTGTATGCAGGGAAAAATGAAACAATTAGGAAGGGCCCCTTGCAACTTTCAACTCCAACCTGCTCCTGTCTTTGTACAAACACCTCACTACTTACCCCAACTTTTACAGGCCAATCCTGCTGCTACAAAAGATCAACTTCTCAAAGCTTGTAAAGATAAATGTTCAGGTATGAACAAGCTTGATTGCCAACTATCATGCCAAACAGACTATGATGCTCTTATAGAACTTCCAAAACCTAAACCCCAACCTAAACCCCAACCTCGTCCACACCCCCGTCCCTCACCTAAACCTACTCCAACCCTACCTATTCAAAATGTACAAACAAAAGATGATCCAGTAAAGAATCAGTTTAATTATATGCTACTTGGATGGGCAATTATATTTGTAATTGCCCTATTTGTAATAATTAGATTAACAAGACAGTAGAATAAAAATCTTATTATCTATAATAAATAATAAGATGCTAAAAACAAATTTTGGAGAAAAATGTAATACAGGTCAATTTTGTCAATCGGCAGATCTAAGAAGTAGACACGTTCCATGTCCAAAAAGCGGTACATGTCCAAAATGTCTACCTGGTAATATTCCCACCCTGCCATGCCATGTAATAAGAGAAAGGATGGAAGAACTATAGAACTTACAGATGTAGGGGTCATTCATGTTGTGTATTTCCAGACATGTGTGGTAGTCCACAAGATTTCTATTGTAAAAATGGTAGCTGTACACAACTCTTAGGAACTTGCCATGCTACCCTGAGGGAATTATGTCCCTACAATCCAGACACTTGTCATGATTGTATTGAAAAAATAAGGATAAATTACTAGCAAGTAATTGTACTATGCAAAACTTGCAGGGTTGGTGTGGGGGGTACTGTAAAAGTGATGAATCTGTAAAACCAGAAGGATACCCATGCTGTGCATGTGCTACTGGTTGGGAAGGACCAAATTGTGATGGAAAGATTTGTCCTGGGAAGTGTTTGAATAGGGGTGAATGTCTAAACGGAGAATGTAGTTGTCCTTATGTAGCACAATTTAGAGGTGTTACATTAGGGTGGACTGGAAATAAATGTCAGAAAGCCATAAATCCATGTGATCAGAACCCATGTGGAGCTAATACCATATGCAAGACATATATAGACCCAGAAGACGGACTTACAAAATGGGAATGTCAGTGTAAACGGGGATGGACCAAATCTGCATCTGACTTACAAGATATATATACACCCTGTACCCTAGAACTCCCACCAGAATGTGAGGCTTCTCAGGTTAATTGTGAAATTGGTACAGATTGTTTAAGTCCCACGTCAAGTGTCCCAGGGGTAGATTGTTCTAATGCATGTTATGTGATACCAGAAACAAGAAATTGGCATGCAAATTGTGCTAATCATCCGGGAATGGAATTATCAGGAACAGGGCCAAGTTATGATGATAAAACTAGGGGGTGTACATGTAAACGGGATTATCATGATCCAGTACATGCCCCGTTATTAAAATTTGATGGTCATATGAAAGGTAATTGGAAAGATTTATGGGAAATGGGGGTTGTAAGGATGGTTGTCCCCCATTTTATGCTAATAAACACTAATAAAAGTAAGAATAATTATACTCTATAGAGTATAATTATTAAATAGTAAGGTGAATTAAAGCTTATAATTATTTTGTTCTATACCATTTTTATCCCCTTTCTCTCCACTTTGCTTTACATTTAGTACATTGACAATAAACACTAGTGCCCTCATCACAGCTTCTATCCTGTTTTGTGTATGAGAAAACACGTTTACTACCACAAATTTTCCCAGTGATGGGATCAATAGCTCTACATTCAAAAACACCCTCTTCTACTTCAAATGGGTTTGTAATAAACTCATTCTGCTCTTGGATCCCAATAGCCATTTCCTCCCATGTGGGATGTTCCCAGGGATCGGGGGGTATTTTATATATATCACTTATCGGGACACCTTCTATTATATCCCCGACAATCTGATAGATATAGGAATTATATGTCTCACTATTACTTGCTGTTTTTTCATGTATATATTTTTCAATTTGCGTCACCTTTTTTTTATCTTTTAGTACAATTTCTAGAGCTTTTTTACCACTAATTCTGTCACACATTATTTTATTTTTTTATTTTGGTTTTTATGTTGAAATTCAATAAAATATGAAAAAGATATGGACTGACCATACAGAAGATCTTATAAAGGCATGGGGTGAAAAAGCGAGTGTTTATAGAATTCTTCATAGTAGATCATCATCTAAATATAGATTTTGGTCTTATATAATCACTGTACCTTGTATTGCTCTGTCAACAGTAGCAGGCTCTCTTCAATTTATGGTAGCTGGTGGTCAAAGTCAAGGTGGAAGTGGTGAGGTGGGTGTTGTGGGATTTCAAGATCAATATTTAACCTTAATTGTAGGTATAATGAATTTATTTATTGCATTTATGACTTCCCTCAATCAGTTTCTAAAATTACAAGAAAAAGCAGAATCCCATAGGGTAGCTAGTATGGCATTTGGAACATATTATAGATTAATAAGTTATGAACTTGCATTTGATAGGGATTCTAGACAACCAGCAGATGAATTTACCCTCACTGCAAAAAAACAATACGATAATCTCCTCGAAAACGCACCAGAAATATCTGGAACCATATTAAATAATTTTAAGAATGAAATAAAAACCAAAGATGTAAATTGCGCCCTCCCTGAAATATGTAATGGTCTAAGTGGGATCAAAGTATGTCGTGCATATTCTATTATGGAAGAAGTTGAACGAAGACGGGCTATTTCTGAAGCTGGAATAGAACTTGGAGAAATACAAGTTGTTAATTCCGAGAATCAAGCGAATGTAGAAACTGCACAAATATAATTATTGTATTATTTTCTAATTACATAATTAATTAGAAAATATTTATTTTAGTTTAGATTAGATTATTTTACTTTCATAATTTCAGTTATAGGGTATATTAAGTTATTATTTAGTTTATTATTAACTTCTAATGTAATTTTTCTAACATGTATACCATAACCAAACATTGTAGGCAACATCATACCAATATTAATTATTCCACTAGGAATAATCAGTTCATCTAATGTAATGATTATCTGTGGATTATAATTACTTCCAAAAATAGTAGTTCCCGTATCCTTAAGATTTTTGGGAATATTCAATTTAGTTATGGGAACCTCTAAAAATGCATTAGTTCCCAAAAATTCAATGGTATCAGGTAAATTTAAATCTCCATGAAATGACATATATTCAAAGGCAGATTTCCCTATATATTTTAAATTCTTAGACCATTTAATATTACTAAATTGAAAATTTATAAATGTTTGACCTCCTATGTATACTACACTATCTGGTAAATTAAGACTGTCCCATGCACGAGGTTGTTCATCTTCTTCATTTGCATCTGGTCCTAAATATAGATGAATATTACTATATAAATGGGTTACATCTACTGGTATATTTAGTTCTCTCAAAAATCTCATTATGATTCTCATAAAAGGAGGAAAAAACCTTGTGAAAATTATTCAAATAAAATTCAAACAATGGTAGATAAAAAAGTAAAAGAGAATATTAATGATTTAAATTTGAAAAATTTGAAAAAATTGATTTTAAAAAATGAAGAAACAATTAATCAAACATATAACATGGACACGTTCAAAGACCTTTATGAGTTTCTTCAATTGTATGAAGAAAATAATATTATAACTTGGTTAAAAGAACCATGGGTTGGTAAAGATAAACAAGAATCTCTATTAAGATTATTTGCTGGAGTTGGATTAATAGACAAAATAAAGTCATACGATATTTGTAAAGGTAATTACAATGAAAAAACTATAACAAAACATACTACAATAAAAGATGTATTTTACAATCATGAAGATAACCTTATCAAACTAAAAGATAAAGGAGATAAAAGTGATTTAACTATGATTTATAGAGAAAATAATAAAAAAATACTTGTTACAAGTTCTAAAAATAAAAAAAATGAGAAAAATGAAGGAATCGGTAAATATGATATTAGAGATATACATAGTATTTTTAGTAGTAAGTATAATGGTTATGAAATAATTTATTGTGTCTGTACTAAAAATAAAGAACGTTTTATGAAAAAGGTTAAAAATAGTGAAAAATGTAATGAAGATATTAAAGAAATTCTTCTAAAAGAAGATACTATTATAATTGACTGGAATGACCTTAATGAAGCATTTCATAAATTTAAATCTATATATGGTAATAAATCCTTAGATAGTATTATTAATTCTAATAAAAGTCCATTAATTTTAAAAATGCACCAACATCTTGGTGTCTTGAAAACACTTAGAATGAAGAATTGTGAAAAGAAAAAAATTCTGTGGGGTCATATTCAAAGAAGTGGGAAAAGTTATATTATTGGAGGTTGTATCATTGAGGATAGTATAGATAAAGATGAATGTAATTATTTAGTAATTACAACAGCACCAAATGAAACAATAGAACAACAAAGAAAAGTATTTGACTGTATTCAATTAACAGGTTTTAATATTATCGTATTAAATGGAAAAAATAAAAAACCTGTTTTAACCAAAAAAAATATTATTATTTGTTCTAAACAATTCTTACAGACTAAAATTGATAAAGGACATGATAAAACTAAACATAGTGAGGAAAAAACAAAAAGTATTGCTTGGTTAAAGAAAATGTCTTTTAATATGAGATTCATTGATGAAAGTCATAATGGAGGAACAACAGAATTAGCAAAGAAAACATTAGAATTTTATGGAAAACAAGCATTCACAGTTCAAATTACAGCAACATATTCTAAACCAATAAATGATTATAATATTCCAAAGGATTGTTGGATTTTATGGGATTTAGAAGATATAAAACTTTGTAAAAATATTACAAATGAAGGTAGCATAATTAGATTAGTAGAAAAACACGGTGATTGTATTCAAAATATCATTTCAAAATATTCCCAAGATAGTATAATTAGTGAATATTCAAAATATCCAGAATTGTGGTTATTAACAGATGAAATTAATCCAGATGTTGTATCTGAAATAATAAATGATACACAAGATAATAATTATGGATGGTCATCCGATGCTTGTTTCCTTCTTAAACAAGCTATAAAAAAAGACAAAGAAACACATAATTCTAAAATAGTAATAAAGGAAGAGTTTCAAAATGAAGGAGAAAATTTAAAATTATGGTATAGAGTTTTTGGAAAAAAAAATAAATTTGGAATTCCTGATAAAGATTATCCAGATGATATTGTATTTATGAAAAGGATTGAAAAAATATGTAAAGACCCAACAATAGATTCGCGATTTATTGGAGAAGGAGATTTTCATAATGAACCTATGATAATTATGGCATTCTTACCTCAAAATAATATTGATAAAATTTCAAAAGCAACAATAAAACTTTTGGAAAGAAATAATGTTATTCCAGAGTATGAAATAATTACTATAAATAGTAAAACAACTAATAACCCTAAACAAAGTATAGAAGATGCTCGTATCAAAGCAAGAAATAGTGGAAAAAAAGGAGTCTTGGTATTAAGTGGAAAACAATGTAGTCTTGGGGTATCAATTGATAATTGTGACATTGTATTATTACTAAATAATAGCATGGGATTTGATATGATTTATCAGATGATGTTTCGTTGTATGACAGAAGGGAAAAATAAAAAATGTGGTTTTGTGGTAGATTTAAATATTCATAGGGTAATTGAAACTTCTGTAATCAATTATGCTTCATTGATAAAACCAGATATTCATCCAAGAGACGCTACTAAATTCATTCTACAAGAAAGACTTATTAATTTAAATGGTGATCATTGGATGCCTTCTTTCGTAAAAGATGATTCTAAAATTACTGCTTTATGTGAAAATGTATATGAATTATATTCGTCTAATACTGAAAATGCACTTAATCATTTCCTAAATCGTCTTCGTTTTAAGGAAATATTACTTACAAAAGAAGAACAAAAAATATTTAATGCTATATTTAGCAATACAACACCTACGAAAAAACAAAAAGAATTAATAGATAAACTTGTGGAGGAAGAGGAAGAGGAAGATGAGGAAGAAGACAAAATTAAAAAAGGTATTGAAAAAACAAAAGTTGATAATGAAGACATAGATACATCATCAGAAACAAGTAATGAAGATGAAAAACAAGAAAAACAAATAAACTATATGGATATTCTAAAACATATTATTCCTCTTATATGTCTATTAACAATTCATGATAATGAAACATCATTTGTAGAAATGTTTGAATTAATTGAAAATAATGAATATGTGTATACGATCTTAATTGACCAAACTAAAAGTTGGTGGGGTAAATCAATTGATTCAAAAATAATAAAAAAATTTATAAACGTGTATATGAAGTATATGAAAGATGATAAAGAAACTAATCAGATTATTAGAACCGTCAAAGAACTATTTGTGAAAAATATTAAAAATAATAGAGAACTATCCATGTTGATTGACAAGTATTTAATTCCACAAGAACTTGAAAAGAAAAGTAATGCCGAAGTCAGTACTCCCTTTAAGTTAAGACAAGAGATGTTGGATAAAATACCTATTGAATTCTGGGAAGGAGGTATTGACTATGATTCTGGAGAACTATACCTACCTAAAGTGTTTGAACCTTGTGCAGGAAAAGGGGGATTTGTAATTGATATTATTGATAGATTTATGAATGGTCTTGAAGAAGTTATTCCTGATGAAAAAGAAAGATATAGAACAATTGTAGAAGAATGTTTGTATTTTAGTGATATTAATCCTACAAATATCTTTATCTGTAAATTATTAATTGACCCTTATAATGAGTATAAATTGAATTATAATGAGGGTAATACATTAGAATTAGATATAAAAGAAAAATGGGATATTGACGGTTTTGATGCTTTTATTGGAAATCCACCCTATAACTCATCAGGAGATACAGGAACTGGTAATACTATTTGGCAAGATTTTACAAAAGTATCGTTAAATAAACTTCTTAAAAAAAATGGTTTTCTATTATATGTCCATCCTCCAGGTTGGAGAAAACCAAACACAAAAAAGGGAAAATTTTATGGATTATATAAATTAATGACACAAGAAAATCAAATGCTATATTTATCAATTCACGGTATTAAAGATGGACAAAAAACTTTCAATTGTGGAACCAGATATGACTGGTATGTTATTCAACATACATCTAATTATACTACAACTATTGTTAATGATGAAAAAAATAATAACATTGTTATTGATATGAATAATTTTGATTGGTTACCAAATTATAATATTGATACTATTCAAAGTATTTTAGCTAAAGAAAATGAAGAAAAATGTCCAATAATATACAATCGTTCAAATTATGGGTCTGATAAGAAATATACACAAAAAGATAAAACTAATGAATTCAAATATCCTATAATTCATACTATACCAAAAACGGGTATTAGGTATATTTATTCTAACTGTAATGATAAAGGTCATTTTGGAATATCAAAGGTAATATTTGGACAATCTAATTGTCAAAATCCATATATAGATATGACAGGTAAATATGGAATGTCTGAACATAGTATGGCGATAAAGGTTTCATCAAGTGAAGAATCAAAAAATATAGAAAAATGTTTAAAAAGTGAAAATTTTAATAATAAAGTTTTAAATAGTTGTTTATGGAGTAATTTTATGATTGATTGGAGATTATTCACTTATTTCAAAAAAGATTTCTGGAAAGAATTTATCTAAATATAATTTAAATTATTAATTAAATATAAAAATAATACTATTTATTAAATTTTTTTTATTATAACATATAGATATTATAATAAAATGCCTACTCATAAAAGTAGAGTGATTATAAATTATCAGCAGTTAAATACTATTTATCCCATTCTAAAATCAAGTGCAAACTTGTAAAATATTCGGTTGTTCTGAAAGAAGTTTGATGAGATGGGTAGATAAATATAATTCTACTAATAATATTACACGAAAGAAAAGAGATTATACATCATATAAAATTACTAATAGTCATATTTCATTTATAAAGCAACAACTCAAAGACGATAAAACTATAACAATGGATGAATTATTAACTAAATTAAAAACTAAATATCCTGACTTATCACTATCAAGAGTTCATTTAGGTAGAGTTGTAAGAGATATTAATATTACACTAAAACAAACACGATTGCAAAAGAAAAAAGGATTAACATATGATGAATTAGTTAAGAATGTAAAATATGTATTAGATGAAATACCAATACATATTTATAAAATCTAATAAAAGGAGCATATGATAGAAGTGAAAAATATGTAAAAAGACCATCAACAAGAAAGCGAAAACCTAAAAAATATTTGGATTAGGTCGGCGTTTTAAATGTTCAAAGGTGTAATAAATCATTTAAACTACCACAATCAAAGGGTAGTGTAGGTTCGGGACCCTATATACTTGAATTTAGAAGATGTGTGGCTTCAAAGAATGCAGGAAGATGGATAATATGATGAATATGACTACTATGAACATTGATACTATTCCACGGGACCTCATAGAGGTCATATGGGACCACATGTCACATGGTGACAGGTTTATCCTACGCAGTGTCAACAAGGCCTTCTCTAGGGACCGCATGGATGGTGAAGAGGAACTCAGGAAGTCCCTACGGGGTTGTAGGCCAAATAGGGCGACAAGCTATTATTGAGCTCCTGGTTTACCCTAATACAGACGACTACAGAAATATCATCAACTAACATTACGTTTGCAAAGCCCCCCAATCACATTCTTAGGTACTGGGTTCTTACGAGTATGTATAGACCTATGTATATATATCTAAATAATGGTTATGATCACGAGGGGGGTATTTTGGAGAAGCTCTTGGGATATATCAAAAAGTTTAACCTCATGGGGAGAAATAAGTTTGGCATCTGTGTGGATATACGTATCTCAGACTTTGAGAGTGCAAAGAAGGCTGTAGATATATTCTCACCTTTTGCTAAAATAGTTCGTTTTAACTATTGTCCGGTTCACTATACTCCGGGAGGTGAATATAATATACCCTGGGGTGTTACAAGTATAGTTGATGGAGATGCTTGGGATCATGAGGATTTTTGGAATTATCCTGATGTTACCCATATAGGTGTTCTCAATATCCCAGAAACTGTGACAGTTATAGGGGCAGATGCCTTTTGTGAATGTAAGATAGATGAATTGAATCTCCCAAATTCAATCAGGGTTATATCTTATCGTGGATTTTCTTGTGCAAGTCTTAAGGGAAAGCTAATACTACCGAAAAATATAGAAGTTATAGAAAGTATGGCATTTGCATGTAACCCAGAGCTTATACCACCTTCTGCACACGAATACCCATCATCATTTGTTACTATGGGAACAGATGTATTTAGGGAATGTGTAGGGTGGAATACAGATGACGCTTAGGGAGGGAGTAAAAAGACTAGAATATTTTAGAAATCATATGGTACCATATGATTTCTATTCCATAACATAAAAAATTTATAGATTATGAAGGCATCCCACGGTATTTGAACCAAAGATAGTTTAATTTACACGTAGAATATAAAATTCTAGATAATATAAATTTAAACACGAACAACCTAAGATAAATCAAAATAAAATGACAGAACTTGTAATAGATATAAGAGAGAAGGAATTAATATCTGAACTTGAGGGTTTGGGTACATGTCATATAGTGGAGCAGTTACCCATCGGAGATATACTATATAGGGATCCTGATTCTAAGGAGACAATGTATGTGATGGAGAGAAAGACAGTGAACGATTTGAAAGCTAGTATATGTGATGGGAGGGCGAGGGAACAAAAGGCTAGATTGATGGGTACAACTCCACGGGAGAGAATTTGTTATCTAGTGGAGGGTAATATGGATGTTCCCACTCTGGATGAAGATGTGGGTGGGGTTCCCATGTCCACCCTAGTGGGATCTATGATTAATACTCAGTTACGTGATGGAATTCATGTGTATAAGACTCTGAGTATTAGGGAGACTGCAAATTATGTGACTCGTCTTTTGGACAAGATAATTAAGGATGGAAATATGTACTGGTCTGGGGAAACGAATAAGAAAGAATATGCATCTACCCTAAATAAGGTAAAGAAAGCAAATATGACTCCCTTGGTATGGTATAGTCATATCCTTTTATCAATTCCGGGGGTAACTGAGAATATTGTGGGGTCTATTCAGGAGGTATATGGGACGATGAATAGTTTAGTAAGTGCCTATGGACAGACCCCAGAGCATTTGAGAGTTAAATTATTAAGTGATTTTAAGTATACTATAAAGGAGGGTAAGGAAAGGAGAGTTGGGGATAAGGTGTCTGGGAGAATATGTGAATTTTTCACAAAATAATAATGGGAAATTATATTATGATTAGTTTCTATATTAATTTAATATAGAAACAAAATTAATTGGACCAGTTAAAAGGATCTTTAACTAATTCTGCTATTAAATATTGTATAGCTCCAGATTGATCATCATTACTATTATTATGGGCTTGGGAAATAGTAAATTCATTACCTCCACAAAAATCAAATGTTAGACTCCAATTTGGGTCTGAATAATAAGTTGTATCATTTTTGTAAGGTTCCCATGCTGTAAGTTTCCCTGGGGGGAAGTATGCATGTCCAGAATTAAATCCATATGTTGCTCCAAGGTGTCCATAACATGGTATCATTCCATATGTATCGTAACTATTTGGATTATCATATATTCCAAACCAGTCTGGGCCCATAACACCAGAATTGTATGTCATATCTTGACTCCATGCATTAGCTCCTAGACACCATGGTGCACGAATTCTATTATTGTATAAACTATCAAGATTTGAACCATTATAATTAGTAAAATTTTCAGTAAATATTTTTTGTAATTTTTTATCACCAATAATTGGATTGTCTGCAGTTGGAGAAAGTATATTCATATAAATTTCTGCCATATCACTACATTTACCCCAACCATTACCACAGCTTAAACCAGATGAAGAATCCCAATCTACAAAACCATATTCTTTAGTATTACCGTTATTATCTATAGGTAGAACACGTTTATAAACAGGGGCATTAATTCCTGTATTAATATCAGTTTGTTGTGTAGTAATAGGAGTATCTTCAACAATACCAGGATGTACAACATCTCCCAATGTTACAGTTTTTTCAAATGAATAATATTTGTTTTCCTTTTCATCTTTTGAGAAATATTTATCTCCATTATTCCCTATAGTACCCGCGAAATTTATCATATTTCTAATTTCCCTAGGCAATAATTGATTTAGATCAATTTGGGTCCAATCAAGTTTCTTTTTGTTGTCATACAAAAGCCATAATAATATACCTAAAAATGTATATGCGGAGGATGAATACTGAGCAACGGGATAATTTGATATCTCCCCTTCACTATTAGTATCTATAGAACCCCCGAGGGACTTAGTTATTGGAGTATATTTTTTACTAATATCTGAAACATCAGATAATGTAGAAATATATGGGAGTATTTTTGGTTTTTGTTGATGTCTAATTATCTTTGAAACCCTCGGACGGAATATTGGTTCATAATTCTCTTGGGAAATGGGAGTCCATAAGGGATTCCAATCAAAACCAATAATTTCTGAAACAAATTGTACAGGGCCAATAGCACTGGTCCTGGATGCTAATTGTGCAGCTGTATCAATACCCCAAATAGAATCTGAATCAGGTATACCAGAACGCATCATAGAAACATCAAATATTGATAAATTTTGAAGTATATTTTGGTAATCATTAGGTTGAATTATGGGACACTCACAACTTTCACCTGTTCTAAAAGGTACAGTATTAGGGTCTTTTTCTGCTTGTTTTGTAAATGTATAATCAGAATACCACGCCCAGTCACAAATAAAGTCTGGACAAAATGGACTTGCACATTTACCTCCATAAGTTTTATGATCTAGGGCAACAGGGCATATTTTAGAACATGTATTATCACAAAAAATTCCCGTTTGGGAACAGTTTGTCATTAATCCTCCATTATCACAACAAAATAACCATTCTTGTATTTTTTGAGTATGGGGGGTTCCGCTAGTTGGAACTTGTGTATTAGATGGTTGAGTTAAAGTCTCTGTAAAATTTGAGTTTTCAAAACCATTTGTTAGTTTAAATAAATCAGAATATGTAACAGCTGGGGGGGCCCCAGGTTGATTAAGATTACCAGCATACCATGTGATAAATTTTTGCACATCACTATTTGGATTATGTTTTCTCCAAACTTTATAGAGTTGACTAACAACCATCATACATGTTAGGGGTTTTGTACCTGAACCAAAATAAAAATTAGGTTCAGAAGTTTTATAAGAAGTATTATTAGTTCCTGATCCTCCATAGTTACGCCATACTTTAACTGAACCCCTATTACCTGGAGTATTCTTAATATATATACCTAGACCAAAATTACTAGTTGGGGAAAGATTATTAGGGGGTGTTGTTCCACCTTTTCCAGTAGAAACATATTTTTGCAAAGCTATTTCCATTTTGGTTTGTAAATAATCCATAAAAGATCTTATTTTTGGATCCTGTTGATTATTGACGGGCGGACCCTGTACTTTGGGACAGCTACCACAAATATTGTCATTACAGCAGTTATCATTATTACAGTCTTTATCATAATTACATTTTGTTAATTTAGGTGACAAAATTAGATATAATACTATTACCAGTCCTATTATAGATATAAAAATTATAACTTTCTTATTCATATTTATTAATAAATTATTAATAATTATTAATAATTATTATGCATATTATTTCTACCTGAAATAATATTGTAACTGATAAATAGATGAATAGTATACATAGTAAATATATTGGTTGGGCACTTGCAGCAGTCTTAATAGCATTTATTGTTTATTTAATATATAATCAAATTGAAGAATATGAACTTCAACATGACCCTAAACTCCATGAACTTAAGGGTATTTTCCACGAATTCTTTGAACATAAAGGAAAAAAAGGAAAAAAGTGGGAACATCCACTCACAAAATTAAACAATTTAAATCCCATGAAAAATATTAAACTTCTAAAAGGTGGAAAAAGCTATACAATAAACAAAGAAAAAGTATATCTTTGTCTCAAAGATGAAAAAGAACAATATTATAATCTGAATATGCTTATTTATGTAACTGCACATGAACTAGCCCATGTTCTATGCGACAGTATTGGTCATACTGACGAATTCCATGCCATTTTTGAAGCACTCCTCGTAGAGTTAACTGACCTAGGAATTTATGATCCAAAACAGGAAATCCTACTTGATTATTGTGCACATGGGGTAGACGATAATGATGAATAGTCCTGCAGACTTAAAGAATAATCCCATACAATGAAAATGTCTAATACACAAGAAACCCCTCAACCGGTAGTAAACCATCCAGAATGGGAAAAGGAAAACTCTCTTACTACTCCCGAAGATAGAGACAGAGAAGCTGCATGGAGACCAGAACAAGGTGCACCAGCTCTTACAGAAACAGAAGTTAATGAAGCCCTCAAGGGCCTTAATAATACGGCATTTACCGAAAAATTTCCCCGTGTGGACAGGACATATGCTGATCCACCACCACCTATGCAAAATATTGGACTTATTTCCTTTACCCCAGCTAAGGGCGCTACCCCTAATAAAAATGGTGTTTACGGATTTGCAAAACTACGAGGTAATTATGCTACCCCGATTGAAGCTAATCAACGAGCAGAATTCCTCATACGTAATGTTGACTCATATCATCAAGTATATCATACATATGTAGGTCGTCCATTTCCACTTACTGTGTCATCTGATTATTCAGCAGAAACAGCTGAAATTGACATACGAAAGGAAACCACCGAATCTGTGAGCGCCTCTGTAAAAGAAAAGAAAGATAATGAACAGAAAACTGTCAATGATATTAAAAATCGCGAGGAGGAACTCAGGGCTGATGTAGCTAAGGATGAAGTTGATCCATACGATGAATACATTACCCTAAAGGTAAAGAAAGCCCAACTTTCATGGACATACCTAGAACATATTAAGAAAATGGAAGAAATCAGGGGAATTATATGTAAGACTAGGAATCAACTAAATGAACTAGATGATAAACATCCCGAATTCAAGGATAAATATTATGAAAAGTACATGAATGCTCGAAAGGAGGCTGGACTTACGGATACCCCAAAGGAACTAGAAGATAATTTTGTAAAACATATGGTAGAAGACAAACCACTACCAGGGATTGACGGCGTATTTACCCTAGTACCAGAAGAGATAGACTTGTAAATTAAATAATTCTAAATTTTATAACCAATAATAGGTTATAAAAATACATATCAATATTACAGGTAGTTCCTGGAAAATGTCTAGCACACCATGCATTGCCAGCTGGACCATTCAGATGTCCAGCTGGAAAAATACCACCACACACCCCACTAAGTGGTGGAGGAACCTGTCTCCAATTTGGACCGTAAACATGTTCCATTTATCTTCTGTTTTTATTTTTTCTTTTCTTTTTTCTAATTTATACAATATATCTCTATTTATTTCAGAAGAAGTCCTATTTAATTTCTTCATTTTTCTATCAGTGTACGTATTTATCTCCTTTTTACGTTCAGATTTTATATTCTGAATTCTCTCCTTAGAAATCACGTCACTATAATGAGTCATTTATTTATAGGGCTTAAAGAAAATTTTCTTTAAGCCCTATTTATTTTTTCCCGGGGCATGTTTTACAGCCAAACATAAATTTCCACGCAAGCCATATACTTATCAAGGTAAGAATTACCCCAACTACTATCATGACTGTTTTTTTACCACCACTCATTTGACTACCAGCTCCACTAGAACCAGCACCTGCAAATGCTAGGGGAACAGCCATACATGCTCCGCAAAATTCCTCTTTTGTATCTTCCTGTTTATCTTTTTCAGGAGTTGTATATAATTCTTTTGTCATTTATTTTAACCTAGAAAATAAATGACACATAATATTACCGATGTACCAATTTGTGTAGGTCTCGCCACAATAATAGTAATAATATTTTCCCTCTACTTTACCACCCTAGTGAAGACACTCCCATGTGGTTCTGGAGTCATGGACAGATTCTATAGCAACTTTGTACATACGACTATTCCCCATATGATTGGAAATCTTATAGGTCTATACGCCCTCGCAAGGGTTGAGAAAAATATGGGAACCAAGAAATTTGCTATCCTCGTAGCATATCTCCTTATATTCAACACCCTCGCTGAATCCCTTCTCCATACTCTAGTACCTTCAACACCATGTTCCATAGGATTCTCTGGAATCCTCTTTGGGATCCTCACATGGGAACTTGTCACCCATAAGGGGATAGACAAAACCATATTAGCCTCTATTCTCCTTATAACTGTATTCCCCACTATAGTTAAGGGAGATAAAGTTTCTCTAGGAGGACATCTTATAGGATCACTCAGTGGAGTTATAGGGGCATTGTTATATACAAAGTTTTCCTAGATGTTCCTAGTATTATTATTCATATATATGAATAATAAGATTATGGAACGGAGGGCTAATCAACCTAAAGAAGCTATCGACGATGAGGTTGAAGATAGTGAGGACGAGGAATAAAGAGTATTTCAGAGTTTTAATATTTTATACAAAATATTAAATCTTATATTAATATTCTATGTGAGTTATGATAAACCATTTACGGAAGTAAAAAGCTCTTAAAGTATATGGTAGGATTGCATGATAACATGCAAGTCTAGCACCTAATAACTGTCGTCGTTTATCTTTTTCTGGTAAAATTTCCATAACTTCTTTCATATATCCAACTATCTTACCTTCAGGATTTTTATACTTAAAATATGAGGTTTTACCCGGACGAACATATATACATTTTTCCCAACCATTAGGTGGAAGTAAGTAATTATTTATAGTCATAGATATATTTGGATAGTAAATTCCAGAATCTAATATTTTTGCTTGAGACCACACATATCTTGAGCTATGGTCTTTAGTAGGACCTTTAAAATGTTTATCAAAACAAAAGGAATGTTTTTGATTGATTACTTTCGACCAGTTTTTCTTCTTTTTATCATATATTGTTTTATATTGTATTTCACATTTTATGTCTGTTGCAAGATTTGGGTCTTGAATGCTGCTAGATGTTTCATTATTGAGTATAAAGTTGTTTCTAGCAATTAGCGCCTCTTTTTCAGTCTCAAACGTCCCTATATACCCTGTATACCCTGTATTACTACCTTTTCTTTTACAATATGCCCTGTATTTTCCTGCGGGAGTTTTAATTATACCAACTATTCGTTCTTTTTTACTTGGTATGTCCTTGATTTTATCTATAGAATCAAGTTTTTGAAGTTTAACACGAAAGTATTTAGAAAATAGGTCTGGAGACCACGATGTTGGGTCCTCATGTTCTAATGAAGACCGACCCCTAACTTTATCATAATTTGAACTATTTAAAAATGTACAAACCCACCGTAAATTACCTTCAACATGATGTTTTATTGGTTCAATTGCATCAAGAGACATTCTATAAATATATTCAGATCCTGTAGCATTATTACCTCTCAAAGGAATTCCTGATATAGCACATATTGCCTGCTGTTGTTTTAATAATTCAAAAATATAACATCTAAACTTCTCTTTTGTACCAAAATGTTCCCGACAAACTTCATCTCTGTCCCAAATTCCTTTCATACAACCGTATAGTAGATTGGTCTTTTGTCCTAGTCTATTTTTTTCAGACTCAGCAACCTCTTCTTGAATTTTTTTAACCTCAGAAATAACATATTCTTTAGCTTTTTCACTACTACCCATTTTCTTAATTGATTTACTAATTTTTCTTAGTTTCCCATTTACATCTCTGATTCTTAATACCCATGCTCCATTGTCCAAGTGCGGTGTCCGTTCTTTATTCCATGTATATCTTCTTCTTTCTGTATTTCCATCCATATTTCTTTGAGATTTCCTCTCGTTCTCTATTGTCTCCCTAATTTTATCATGATTAATAGGTGTATTTATCTCTCTTACTATTTCAGAACGAAGATCTCCGTCAAATAATTCAACAGCATTTGTATGAGTATTAATCCCAAATGGAATAAATCTTAAATTGTATTCATATGGTTTATCAGGAATAAAATGTGGTAGTTGATGATTCTTACGGTCCAAAGATAATTTCCATAATGAATGGGCGTTAAGTTTAAGACCATTAGGAGTATATCCACCAGCATCATCGATTGCATTGTGATTAAATAACCCTCTATCGTTTGCAATGTTAAATAATATCTCAGCTATATCATAGTATAATTTGTCGTCTATTAATTTTTTAAGATAATTTATATATTCTTCAGTCCATAATTCTTGTTCAGAACGTCTGTCATGCATAATTTTTGAGAAAGGTTTTGTAATATCCATCACTATAAGGTTTCTAATCATTTTTGACATAAAACGTCGTATTTTTCTGGTATAAATAGGTTTAGTATCTTCTCGTTCCTCAAAATCGCTATCATCGCTATCATCGCTGTCTGGAGTCGTAGGAATACTTACTTCAGAAATATCTTCCTCATTAGGATTTTCCTCAGTGGGATCTTGGTCCGGGGGAATATTTTCAATAGGTGGGTGTCCAACCTTGTTAGAAATATGTTTTTTAGTCTTTTCATGCATACGTATGGAGGCCTTACATAGTTTTTTATTACATAAGTTACACATAGTATACTTAGTATCAATTGATGTATAATCGTTATTCGTTGTCATTCTATTTCTACTTAAAGGAATACATCTTTTTAAACCATATTTTAAAAATTAAACTGGTTTCAGTTTAAAATATTTCTATATTACTAATATAGAAATAAGTATGGGGGATTATTTCCCCATATAAATTATTACGATTATTATTTAGTTCATTTTCTTATATGCATTCTCTAGTTCATTTAGTTCCCTAAGCCAAATATCTTTCTCGTGGGTCTTCTTGAGAATCTTAATCTGTTTGTCAAGTTCTTTCATGTGTTCATTTAGTTTATCAACCTTTTCTTGGGTGAAAGTACGGATGTGCATCCCCAAGAGATAGTCGTAGGTTCCATTTACTTTATCATATCCTTGACGGGTAAGCTGTTCCTGGATTTTACTTTCCTGAATATTCATAATATTTATATTATCATTCATAATATCCATGATAAAACGTATCTTATTATTGACCACAAGGTATGTACTCTCCAATTCCTTAAGTTTGTGAGCTTTTCGACGTACATAGTAGTCCATTCTTACCTTACAAAACTCATCAACAACCTCATCTATACTGTTGTACTTATGGATTTTCCCATCTTTGGTAAAGAGAACAATATTTGAAGTATACAAATATGAAGCAAGCTTTAAAAATGAAGTAGGATTAATCGGTGCTTCCAGAATAAAATTAACCCTCCTCGTTGTTGAATAATTTTTCACACTTTTTAGTTTCTTTTCGCTTACAAGGGTTTCACATTGTTCCTTAAATTTATCTGTCCATACTCCTATTGGTAATTCAGTTACTTCCCATTTTGTTTTTGTTATATTCTTTATAACCCCATGGGTTATATATTTTCCATTAACAGTCTTGTCATGTACAATTTTACCTTCAAAACCCTTATACCATGGATGAATATCAGGTAAGAGACTAATTAGGGAACCATCTTCATCATCTGGATCCTCAATAATTACTTCGCCATCATTCTCAATCCAAACACGCACACACTCTATTATTTCTAAGGGGTCATAACAAGGTACTGCACAGCTCCATCCTGTACCTATTCCAATGCTACCGTTTACAAGGATCATTGGTATGATAGGGACATAGTAGAATGGTTGTACAAAATCGCCGTCATCATTAACTTGGTCTAGGAGTGGGTCATCTTCCCCGCGATAGATGTATTCTGTAAGGGCACCAAGTTTGGTATAGATATACCTTGAACTTGCCGCATCATGTCCCCCAGCCAAACGGGTTCCAAATCCACCGTCTGGATAGAGAAGTGGTATATTATTAGAACCTACAAAATCTTGAGCCATATTTACTATTGTTTCCTGGAGATTCTGTTCACCATGATGATAGTTAGAGTGTTCGGCTGTATAACCGCTTAACTGAGCAACTTTTAGGGATTGTCCTCCGTAACGTAAACCCCTTTTACGTACTGCATATAGAATTTTCCTTTGTGATTCCTTCAGACCATCTACTATGTTGGGGAGACTCCTTGCACAATCCCCATGGGAGAACTTTATCATCTCAACATTTAGAAAATCCGATACTGTCATTTTGCTCATTTCAGACTGGTCATCTAGGGACCATGCTCCATCTATGACTCCTGGGGTATATGTAGACAACCATTCTTTTCTATCATTAGCGTTATTTTTGTGAAATACTTTATTCATTTCAGTGTTTACATTATCGCTATGTAAGTATTCTATCATTTTCTTACCAAAAGTATCTGGTACATCTGATTCTTTTGTAGTACCCAGGCCCTTATAGTATTTTGCATTTACCTTCTCCCCATGGGATGTTTTGTCTCTTACATAACCCTTGAATCTATTTTCATCATAAAATAGTTGTGTCTTCTTACCAGGAAGATAAACTCTGGCTATTGGAGTTCTCATGCTTGTAATATAAGGTATTTTACGTTGTATTAAACTAGGAAATAGTACATGAAACAGATTCAATAATAATCCTTCTATATGAAAACCATCTTCATCTTCATCAGATATACATATAACACGTCCATAATTCAGACTAGAATAATTCGTTTCTTTAGTATAATCAACACCATGTTTAAGTCCAAGAGTTTGGATAATAGAAGTAATAACCTTATTTCCCGCAATAGATGTAGTTGTAGCATTTCTTACATTTAGGATTTTCCCTGTTAGTGGAAGGATTCCATTCCAGTTCCGTCCTTTTTTCCCATAGACTCCGATATTAATACCAGCAACTACATAAGTCTTAGCTGAAAGTCCCTCGCAAATAAATAGTGAACAATCACTACTATGTTTTCCCCCTGCATTATTAGCATTGTCAAGACCTGGTACGGTAGCTACAGTACGACGTTTACCCTCAGATTTTTTGAGGGCGACCATCTCCTTACCACGTATAATATCTTCAATACTTGTTATCGAGGACCATTTGAGTATAGACTTTAACTGAGCAGGTTTAACATCTGCTAATATTTGAGGGGATTCAAGCTTATTTTTGTCTTGACCATCAAATTCTGGTCGTGAAACAGTGCATACTACAAATATCCTAAAGAATTGACGTACATCAGTAATATTAATCTTTGGTCCTGTTTTTGTTTTTGTTTTACCTTTCCCATTTACCTTATCTACAATAGGGCGAAATAATGCCTCAGTCCAAGCATCAACATGTTGACCTCCAAGACGAGTATAAACACCATTTACAAACGACACAGAACCCCCACTCCCAGTGACAGAATGGATTAATACCCTACTACCATGGACGTGTGTTATCTCAAGATATTCTCCGTCTATTGGAGGTGGATTATATAACTTTGCATATTTAACTAATGTATTACTTGGAACTCTTACATTATTAAAATACACTTTAACATTTGGGCATAACATAGCAGAATCCATTACATATCTTGTATACATACTCAAGATATCAGGAGTATATCCACCCTTAAGACTAAAACGTTTAAAGTCTGGAGTCCATGTAATTTTTGTATAACCATGTTTTTTATTTACACTTGTAATAATGGGATCCTCAACTTTACGCATATTATCAGTCCAAGTTTGGATTAATTTCAGTTTCTGTTCAGGATCATATCCTTCAACAATAAATTTTTGAGAGAAAATATTAGTAGCTTTACCTCCTATTCCGTTTCGCCCGGCTATAAGTCGTTCTTCTTCATCATTATAGTTTGAACCAGTAAGAAGCATACCAAAAATCATAGTATGATTATAGCATCCTTCAGTAGGGTGAATTTCAATAGGTACAATGGCTCCGTCGTTACATATTGATGTTTCACCACTTTCAGGGTCTATATTGACATATATACTAGTGCACGGTGTAGGGGTATTACGACTTCTTTCTACATTATCTGTAGCATTACTTAGAATCTCTATAAAAATCCTAAGTATTGCTGGAGACGTAGAGATTGTTTTCTCCTCACAAGAAAACTCGGGGGTACCCACAAATTCTAAAGTATTACGTAGTCTAACAGAACCTACATACATATCTGGACGATCCAAACAGTGTGTAATAGGATCTTTTTTCTCATATTTTGTTTTTGGCATAATTTACTTTTTATCTTATCTTGTTGTGTATAAATTCAAATATAAAGTTAACATTATGTCTCAACAAACATGATTATTTTAAATAAAGAATTATGGGAATCAGACAGAATATTGAAATTAAGATCATCTGAAAATTGGGATGGTAATGATGTATCTATAATTTTAGATTGTGCCCTTTCAGAATTAAAAGTTACCCTAGAAGAGTGTGATTCTTCAAAACGAGCAATTCTTATTATAGACTGTAACAAGGGTATGGTGCCGCCCTTATATCAAATCAGCAAGATAGCTCTATTTTTTGTCAAGATGAAACCCCTTATAAAAAAATACCTAAATTTTACCATTATATACTCAAAGAAAGATGACTATAAAATATGGCTAGATACAGTTCTAAAATTATATGTACCAGCGAGACCCATACATATAGCTAAGAATAAGGATGATGTGAAATCTTTAATCTCTACAAGGGGTAATATATCTGATAATGAAGATGATAGTGAAGATGATGATATAAAAGGTATTGTACAAAATGGAATTTAACTAAACATGTAAATTAGGAATATTGTGTAATAATTAAATTATATATATTATATATAATTGAGTAAATCTCCCGCTTGTCCAAAAACATCATTGTGTGCTTGTCCTACTGTAAAATGTATGGTAAGTAGAAAATGTATGGGTATAACTAAATGTAGTGAAAAGTCAACCAAGCGTAAATCCCCCAAGAGGAAGTCCCAATCCCGTAAACCCTGTAAATCCAACCAGGTAAGGAATCGCCCTACTGGACTGTGTAGGAATAAGGTTAAATCCAAGCGTAGATCCCCCAAGAGGAAGTCCCGATCCCGTAAACCCTGTAAATCCAACCAGGTAAGGAATCGCCCTACTGGACGGTGTAGGAATAAGGTTAAATCCAAGCGTAGATCCCCCAAGAGGAAGTCCCGATCCCGTAAACCCTGTAAATCCAACCAGGTAAGGAATCGCTCTACTGGACGGTGTAGGAATAAGGTTAAATCCAAGCGTAGATCCCCCAAGAGGAAGTCCCTATCCCGTAAACCCTGTAAATCCAACCAGGTAAGGAATCGCTCTACTGGACGGTGTAGGAATAAGGTTAAATCCAAGCGTAGATCCTCCAAGAGATAATTTTAGGGGTGTAGAGATTGTATATTTACTGATAATCCATTTGCCCCTCAAACAAGGACTTACTGTAATTAGAGGAGGATAATTTTACAATATAGTTATAAATTAATACTATAATAGTATTAATTTATAATATTCTAACCATGATGACTACGTTTTCTCAATATATGGATCCCAAACCCTAGTAGGGCTATTATAACCACCCCCAACCCAGCAGCTTCTATAATTTGTTTATTATTTGAACTGTTGTAGTCGTAGTTAGGTATATCCCCGCCTTCAGCCTGCCTCTTTTGAGCAGAATACCTAGAAACTACATTTGCTATTAGGGAAATAGCTAAAATAACCATAATCCCAATATAAATTCTTATGGTAGTTGTAGAAGCTGGATCTGTGGGAGATGATGAAGATATCTTGTGATATACTAAAGTAAATATAACTACAATTAGAGCTACAATAATTAATAACATATACGGCCACATCTTTCCAAAGTGAAAGGTTAATATCTGTGCCAAATTATCTAAGCGTTCATTAGACTTTTCATCGGTAATAATATTTCTATTTTCACGATATGTATACATTGTAGTTAATACAACTACACCCACAATAAATAGAATCAAACCAATCTGGAGGATTTTAGTTTTATCATCATTGTCCGCCATTTATAGTATAGTTACATTTTTCTATTAAACATAGATAACATTTTACTCACCCAATCCCGAGAACCCAAAGTTAAATATAAACGTTTTAGCTCTGGATATTTTGACACGTCATCACGAGTTACTGTAACCTTTGTTTCATCCTTATTTACCAAATGAGAATATTTAGCTTTAACCTCCTTTGGATTACATGCTATTGTATATGATTCTTCTCCTAGATGAGCAATATACATATGGATACCCTCAGTATACCAGTCTTTTTTCAATAGGGCAAGTTTTGCATCCCCAGGTATATTCAAACTTACAGAATCGGGAATTTCCTTAGTCTTTTTTTGCATATCCCCCACAGGAATATGTTGGTATCCCTCACATTTACCAGTCTTAAACAGACGAAATATAGTTTTACCCAAAACCATTTCCCCAATTTTTTGACCCGTACTCTCAGTACACTCACTTTTTTCACCAGTACAATAATTCTGAAAACAATGATCCCCCCCATCACAGTCACCTGTAGTACTACATTTCTTTTTTGAGTAGTCAAGTCCAAATCTATCACAGTAATTTTTTGTCATATAACACATACCATTATCCTGGTTATAGTAAAAAGGTGGTACATCAGTAATCCCTGGGGAACTTTCACTATCCTTACACCCCGGAGGATATTTACCATCTGTAGCCTTACATCTAGACTGAGGTTCTTCACACCATTGACGAAGTAAGAAGTTACCTACAATGCACCTCCCAGCCGTCTGACATTTACCATCTTTACATGTACTAGCACCATCGCAGTTATCGTCTGTAGTACAGCTACATGTACCGTCATTACATGTACTATGTGTACCCTGCTGACAATTAGTACTTCCCCCAGTAGTACGGCATGTACCTTTTCCGTCTTTGGTAGAACTATCCCATATACAGCTATTATTAGAGGGACAATCCTTATCTGTATCACAATCTTTTCCAGAATCACAAGTACCAGCATCCTCATGCCACTCAGTATATTCTTTAGCTTTTGCATCCTTTGGAGTTACACATGTATTTTCATCACAAGTATAGGGTAACTCCTGCCGGGATAAACACAACTCCTTATCTACAACATGACACCTACCAGCCTCCACGTCGGTAGGTTGATATCCACAAAATTTACCCTTATTCCCATCTTGTATACAGTTTGGTAAACCATGTGACCTAGCACAGTCTTTATCAGTTGTACACTTAATGTCACTGATTTTACTTGGTGGGTTCCAGTATCTCAGAGAGTCGTTTTTCTTCCACTTTATACATCCTGTTTTATTATCAGCGTCTTTACAGACTTCAAATATAATATCAGGATCCTGACATTTCTTTTTATTAACTGCATCCTTGGCGAAGGCGAAAGATAAAGCAATATCTACACCCGTAGCTATTCCATAATCTGTTGATGTCATTATTTATTATAGATTACTTTTCTTGGTATTTTTTATTCTTAAAAGAAAAAATACCAAGAAAAGTAATCCCACAAGTGCTAAAATAACCAGGGGGAGGTGCATATCTATCCACCTAGAAACAACAGTATTACCACCCCCTAAATCACTACTTAATCTCTGTCCTATTTTTTGGAGATGACTTGGTTGTATAATTGTACCTGACCCCGGAGGTGGAAAATGTATAGGCTGTCCCAGGGAATTAAAAGATAGACTATTTATATATCTAGCAGCATATCTTACATATTCTTTCATATAATAATCCTTTTTCATAGTTACAAGTATAGAATCATCTGCATAATACTCCACAGGCCACTGTGTAGAATATGTAATATTCCCATAGGGATCCTTAAACGAGTTAAGCCCTACTAACATATTTTTTCTAAAAGCTTCATTATAACTTATATTGTAAGCCTTAATAGTATCAGAATTCAAGGCCTCACTCATGTTACATGGATCTATAGCATCAAATATACTCCCCAGTAACTGGAGGGCCATTAATACCTCCCCTAATACAGGTACAAGATCTAATATACCATCAGCCAAGAATTCTATAGCCTTAAAAATAGTACCCACGGCATACACTGTACCATCCATAACTGTTATGGAGGCTTCAGCTACCATAGTTGTCATCATACTTGCCATATTTACAGCTACCTCACTTAACCCCTCTTCAGCCACCAAATCTGCTGAAAATTTTGCAGAAAATTCTGTATAACTTTCAATCATCTTGGGTATTAATGTCTTAAAAGTCAGTTTGTAAAGCGCCACATCCCCCGTAATTTTAGCCATCATTGATAAGGCCTCAGGGGTTATCATATTTTGTATAAAATTCTCAACTCCCTTCTCTACATCACTCCCAAATTCCCCTATATCTATGCCTCCGCCATCCCTAGAATTATCATTAAGACTTTTGAGACTGTTACAGTATTGGTTATAATATGTTATAGTGCTATCAGGGAGCTTGTCAATATAATCATCAGGTTTTTTACAATAGTCACCTATTGATACAATAAGATTAGCCATTTTTTTTATCTATATAATTATAAAAATTGTATATATAAACACAAAATGAGCGAATTTGATTTTGGAGAAGCTATTGAAGCCATAGCTGGAAAAGATGGAGAAGTTGGAGCTGAAGCGGGCCTTATTGGTAGTATGGAAGCAGCAGCCTCACAAGCTGACGCTGATGCTGCTTTTAAAAATTTTACGGAAAGTACTGGGGGTAAAAGTTTTGATAGTCTAGATGAGGGTGGGGATTTTTGGGGTAAATTTACCACCCCCCATCTGGATATTACGGAAAATCCAGATGGGGGGTGGGATATAAAAGACCCTGAATCTGGTAAAACTTTCAACACCCAAACATTAAAAGATGACCTACTCGGTACTATAGAAGATGAAGTAAAACCCCCAGATTTGGCCAAGGCCTTTTCTGACATTGGGGTACCAGACAGTGCTATGGATACTTCAGACTTCAAAAATATGGATGCAAATGCAAAAAGCAGCTTTGAGGAAACAAACGCCGCTAAAGACGCTAAAAGCGTGAATGAATCCGCTTCCACTGGGGAAAATATAGAAAAAAATGTAGGGGACCCAAAAGGTGAAACAGACGAAGAAGCAACAGAAGATATGAAAGAGAAGCTGGATAAAGCCGGTAAGACAGAAAAAATGGATGACGTTATTGAAAAGGTAAAGTCTGGAGCAAAAAATCTTGGTAAATGGATTCTCTATACCGGTCTTGCGGGGGCAGCGGGGTTTGGAGCCCTAGAGTTCTATAAAAGTGTAAAGCAACACCAAAATGCTATGAATGGTTGTTGGCTTATCAAGATGTCCACTGGGGAAAAATGTAAAATCAGGGCCTTATCTTGTGGTGAAGGGGAAATGGACCAAAATAATGGACAAGATTTCCAAGAGTGTCAGATGTGTCCAGATGTTACTACATGTAAAGATCTACAAGTTTTTAATCCATGTTTAGTCGGGAACAAAGCCAAAGATAGCAAACAGTCTTTTCCAGGTACTTATAAAGAAGGCGCTGACCCATCCAAAGCATGTAGTAATTGTGCTTCATGTGTAAGCAGTAAATCTTGCAATAAAGAGGTATGTTCTAAAACGTGTAATACTTCAAGTTTTGTATTACCAACTGGTTACAGTCTAAAATGTGTATCTGTAAATTTTTGGGGTGCATTTGACGATATTGTAGATGGTGGATTAGGTACTATTGATAATTTATTTAAGCAGATTATTAAGGTTATGATTTGGATTGTAGTGGCTATTGTTGCTATTATAATCGTCTACTATATTATTAAGTTTATCTTGGGAAGAATGGGAGGTGGATCCCACAGTGGAGCCCAACAAGTGGATATTAATGTACATAATATTCCCACAAGTTCATTTGGGATGTGTGGAAAAAAACATGTTTAATGTAAAATTAATTTCTATAATCTAGAAAGTTGAAAAATAATAGAAAATGAATCAATCCTTATATATTACAACTGAAACTAATCCCCAAGATTCTGGGGGCGACTATTCTATCTTTAATGAAACTAGAGTTATAGCAAAATACTGACAAGATAAATTTACGAGAGTTATTTTTAGTAGAGGTGGATTAGCTTTATCTAATATATCTATTCTTATATGTATGCTATATTTTAGCTATACTGCACATCCAACCTCGGAAGATGTTATACATTCATGTGATTTTACTAATTCAAGTGGTCTTTTTGACATGCCAAAAAGCATGGCCTGGACTATTAAATACACAGAAAAGTGCTACAAATCAAAGAATAGCTACTATTTGTCTTGTGGGGATACCCATATTTTTATGGGTAACTTTATACTACACAAAATATCTTTCTATTGTAGTCAGAGCCCATGGAACAAGCACAAATACGGGTATTTTTTGTACACTTTTTGGTTTATGTGTGTTTATGGGCTTTATTATGAGGGCCTCATACTGTTTCCACGATCTAAACTATCCATTAGCTTTCTGTGTCCATTCTGAAGATAAAGCCTTTAGAACTCTAAACAACGTACTTATCCAACTTGGATTAATGATCTTTTCTACTATCCTGGTGGTGCTTGTATCTCACTATACTACATCAGATGATATACGTATAGTATGGCGTGAAAGGATAAACTATGTTAGGGGATTTTTACCAGTAGTAATGGGGAAGTCTGTTACAATTGATGATAATTCTTAAGAAGTTTACTAATAGGAAGATAACTAAATATAATTATATTTAGTTAGTATAAATGTCTGAAACAACATTACTAGCCGTATGGGTTGTTATAGCAGTACTTATATTATTACTGGGTGTGGTTAATTCCCTATCTGTAGCAAACTTGGAAAAACGTGTAGAAGCCCTAGATAGTACTAAGGATCCCTCTGTCCTAAGTACCCTCCGGGATAATTGGGATATAGTAATTAGTGTTATAATTGCTGTTGTACTATTATGCACCCTCTTATTTAAGAATATGAGAAATTGGTATGGACATCATTCTGCCTTAGGTACTATAATTTTTGTATTAACATTGGGTATTGCTGTAGCCTTGCCAATTGTTAACCGAAAAATTCTAAAGAAAAATTCTAAAAAACAATAATACCTTGGATAATTATTTTATACCCTAGGGTATAAAATAAAATAAATTTAATATTTTAAATAATATACATATCAAATTTAACGATAATAATGCAAACACATATTAAATCAAGATCTCAACATCCTTTGTATCCCAAACGATTTACTGTGCCTGATGATAAAATTTCCTGGTCTGTGGAGTATGATGAATATACTCCAATTGACTATACTTCCCCGAGGGTTCTTGAAAATCCTGTTTGGGCCCATCCAAATGATCCCTCAAGTATACTAAATTTCGAAGAAACAATAAGTTATACTACAAATGACAAACTTATTTTAGATTCTAATAATTTTCCAATAAATCCTATTGGTCGTACTGGTATGAAAGGTAGGGGATTATTAGGAAAATGGGGACCAAATTTTGCTGCTGATCCTATTGTTACTCGTTGGAGACCAGATACAACTGAAAATATTCCAGAATTTATAGGAATAAAAAGAAAAGACACTGGTGAATGGGCAATTCCAGGTGGAATGGTAGATCCTGGAGAAAGTGTTTCTCAAACATTATTGAGAGAATTTAAAGAAGAAGCTCAAAATTGTGAAAATTCCCATGAAATAAAAAATGATTAACGACTTATTTTCCCCACAAAATGAGGAACTTGTCCACCGTGGCTATGTTGATGATCCACGTAATACTGATAATGCTTGGATGGAAACCACTGCAGTACATTATCATTGCTCTGATATCTTGGGGGCGACCATAAATATCGGTGCTGGGGATGATGCTGCAGATGTAAAATGGATTCCGATGTTAAGTAAAACTAAACTGTATGCTTCTCATAAAGATTTTATTATTCAGTCTTTAGCAAATATGCTACCAAGAGATGGACCTTATTAAATAATTTTATAAATAAATATGTAAGTAATGATACTTTATTTTTTATACCCCATGGTATAAAAAATGACTTACTTTGAAGCTCTTTTATATTGAAATAGGAGATATGATAAAAATAATATAACTACTACAAGTAATATCCAAATACCAACTTTTCTAGAAAATTGATGTACTTTATATTTTCGATTATTACAGTATACATACCGGTTTTTTATATTGGTATGAAAGGTAGACTTAATGTAATTAGAAATAATTGTAAAACAAATCATTGTATATGTGAAAGTGAATGTAAACAGGGTAAAGGGGATATTTCTCCTTGGTGTTATGTAAAAGACCCTTCTTGTCTAGATATTAATGGAAATTTACCTACAAAATCAACAGATTCTTCTAAATATTGGGGTAGATGTAATCAATAAAAAAAATAACCATATAGATAAAGAAATAAAATGACTTGTGAATGTAATACTTGTGGTAAATGCCAAGGATATGGTTGGAAAGTAATTGAAGATAGACAAGTTGCGTCAAACTTATATAATTCTGGACTTCTCACAGAATCCTCAAATCTTGGAACTCGTGTACAAAGGAAGTGGCCCTGGGATAAAACATATGTAAAGGGTTGTCAACAAACAAAGGAACATTATGCCCCTGTTTACGGTTTCAGGACCCCTTACGATCAAGCTCTTCAAAAAGTTATATGTGGTAACGTATGCAATGGATCTGGTTGTGGTGTAAGGGAGGATTATGCTTCTACTCTACAGGATAATGATAATTACCAATCTCAAATTCTTTTTGGGGGTCCTGGTCAATGTAACTAGATAAAAATACAGAGACTGATCCAAAATATTCACAGACTCATCAGCATTACTTTCTTCATCAGTATCATAACTGTTTTGTTCCGACACATTGTCATTTAGTGTTTCTGTGGCAGAAACGGGCATGACGTTCTCGGTGGAAGTATTGGAGAATAGTTTAGCAATCATTTTAGTTTGTAATCTTAAAATATTTTTGAATTCCAATTTTAAAAATAGTATAAAAATAAAAATATGGAAATTCTAGAGCAAATCAGAGAAATTTGTATTGAAACTGATAATAAGTGGTTATTTTCACATAGCTTCCCAAGAGTTGCTTTAAATGATTTACTATTGGCAGAAAAATGCGAAGTAGAATCTATAAGAAATGAAGCAATATCTAAATTAGGTATAAAAAATATATCATATATTTATGACTATAATACGGGTCAATATGTAAAAAGTAAATGGATTATACCAGAAAAAAAAGAAGGTAAAATTCCTGGTTTTATGTTAATAAAATGTACTGGTAGCGATGTAGATAGTAATTTATTTACACATGGTATAGAATTTGTTTGTGTAAGACCTGAGTATAGGAAAAAAGGAATATTAAAAAATATGTTAAATAAACTCCCAAAAGATTGGAATATTTGGTTGGAAGCAAGTAATAAAGAGATAGAAAATATTAAAGATATATGGAAAAAATGTGGATTTGAATATCATGAGACAATAGGTAATAGTATAATATATAAAAAAATACAGAAGTTTTAAAGGTTTAATATTTTATACAATATTAAAACTCTGAAATACTCTTTATTCCTCGTCCTCACTATTTTATACCCTAGGGTATAAAATAGAAAATTTAATAGTCTATGGGTAACTTTACAATAGTAAGAAGTATGGTAATGGGTGGATGACCACTTGTTAGATTATCCCTATATCTAGTAAAAATATAAGAATCCTTAAATCTACTACCATACTTACTATCATTAGATGCTTTTCTCATTTGATACCAACTCTCATCTGGTATACTACCAGTTTGAGAACTTACAGAATATACTGAATATTCTACAGCATAAGTAGTAGCAAAATTAGTCATTAAACGTGAATCTACAACTCCTATAATAGTATCTAGCTGTTTATATGCATTATTTGAAGGTAGGGTAAATAAAAATTTCATTATTGGGGTCTACTACCTGGTATTTTGAGATGGACAATATTTGTATTTGTAGAACGAACATCTGGTACTATTTCTGGTTTATTTAATTCTGTTAGACGACGATATAAATCTTTTATATTACTCTCTTCGTTGGGAGTAAAATGCTCCCCTTTTCCACATTTTGTTGATATTAGCCATATAATGACCACTAGACATATAACTAGAGAAATTAAAAGTAATGTATTCAAATGACTCATTTATACATAGACTTTATCTTTTTTTATCTAAAGATTTGGTTTATATGATTAGGATACTCACATCACACCAAGGTCTACTACATGTAGTGTTCGTCATGTCCCAGTTCCTTTGTCTAGTATCCTGTCTTTCAAAAATTCTATTATTTTGAAAGACAAATCTTATATTGTTATAATATAAAATGTCGAATCCTTATTTTTATAATGCCATGGTAACAGATCCAAATTGTATCACAGATCCTATGACAGGAAATATTCTTGTACCACAACAGTTTAAATCATTGTCAACTTCAGAATGCCAAGAACAATGTGGACAATGGGTTAAAGTAAATTGTCCTAATACAGATCCTGGAGAAAAACCTTGTAAAAGCGCATGTACATCATCTCCAGGCCCGCCTACGGATCTTGATGGGGGAAAAGTATATCAAAAATATTGTTCCCATATTAGTGTAGGAGAGGGAAATGAACAACTCTTAAATGTTTGTTGTAATACCTATTGTAATCAAGATCCAGAATGTACAGGGGATTGTGTTAACTCCTCCAGTGGAGGAGGTTCCCCTATTCAGGGATGTAATCCATGTACAAACGTAACATCAGACGAACTATCTGATTGTTGTGGTGCCTCTCAGGAACAAGTTTGTATGAAGATGTACAACCAAAATTGTCCTCCTGGTTGTTATTACAATCAAGCAACAGGAGAATGTATGGGGGGAAGTTCGGGTCTAACCCCAACAAAACCAGGTTGTTACAGTTTTGACGGATCTAATTATTTTAAGATGGATGAAAATAATCATTTGCATTGTAATTCACCTAATATATGGATTGGTCCTAGTCCTCCCACTCCATCTCCTTCACCTCCTCCAGATCCTCCCACTCCACCTCCTAAACCCGTTCCCACTCCAACACCCGCCCCTAAACTTGATGTTCCAAATGATTGGACAAAGAAGTTTTATGATGAATTAGTTTCTTTAATGAAGTCTCAGTTGAATGGTTTATTAAATCAGTCTCAATTAGAGTGTGTTATAAATAAGGCGGCAAAACAGTACAAACCCCCACAATTACATGTAAACGATGAGAATGCCCCAGCAGGTGTTCAACAATTTCTTGAGACTACTATAAAACAATGTATGTCTTCCACACCATCAGATCCAGGCAAGCCTAATTTTATTTCTTCTGAAGATGATAAAGGAAAGGGTAAGGATAGTGATGGTGGTAAGAAAAACTACCATAATGTGTTGATTATATCTCTTGTTACTGTAGGTGTTCTCCTTATTTTGGCAGGTGCATATTCTTTATCTCGACATAAAAAATCAACTGTACACATGTCAGCCTTCTATTAGTATTTATAAATTTGAAAATTCATGATATAAAGTAATATTAGAATTAGAACATAAATATGTCTCAAGTATACACTGAAATCTATACTGAAAAGTCCTTCGTCGTGAGGGGTGATACTAAGTCCCACAAGGAATCCCTCAAACTACTAAAGGGTAAGTGGAATGCATCCCTTACAGACAAGTCCTCTGGAGAAAGGTTTGGTGGATGGATTTACCCAATAGGTAAAAAAGAGTCTGTTGATAAGTGGATTGAAGAGGGTTGTCAACAACTTGTAACCACAGATAATCCACCCTTACCACATCAACAAGTCCATCATACAATAGAAATAAGCTCACCTAATAAACATGAATCTATTCCACTTATACCTTCTCATCAGACATTTTCTCAAATACAAGTCAAGATTGACCTTTTAGAGAAACGTGTCAAGGAACTAGAACTAATGATAGGGAAAAATTCAGATACTGACTCTTCCTCTGTAGAGGAAGAGACTGCAGATGACGGAGAACAAGTCATAGCCCCACGACGACTCCTCCTCTCCAAGTAAACTAAAACACTCTAAAACAAATACTATATAATATTTAAACTGATATCAGTTTAAATATCCAAAATGTGTTGTGTTAGTTATATTGTGAATGTATTGTTTGTGGTTTCTATAGCTTTTGCGAAATCTGTGAAAATTATGGATTTGTTTTCTTTTTTGAGCATTCATTTATAATTATTATTATGAAACATTGTGTGGTTTTCTAAGATGCGAGATACCCTTAATTAGAGCTACAATTATATATATTATTAATATTAATAATAGTACAATCCATAAGACTAGAATAGGCATAAGATTTATCTTTAATCCAGCTTTGTAAAAAACTGCATCTGTAGCTTTAACTGGTGCTAATAATATAGGTAGCAGACCCCTGTGGGGGTGAATATAAGGTTCTTTTTGGGATTTATTTTTATTGAGTATAGCCCTAGCTGCATAACGTCCATTTGTACAAGCCATTTCCATGGATACCATGGGGGTATCTGTTTTGGTCATGACAGAACCAAAAAAGAAATTGTCTACTGGGGTCTGGGTACTGGGCATGTAATCCCAACAATAGGGATTTATACTTAGTTTGTATTGTCCTCGTTTATTGTATATTTTCCCCTCTTCATTATTTCCCCAATCTGGCCAAATATCATAACCTAGAAATGTGTCAAACGCAGATTTTCCAGTTTCTGTTTTGAGGGTCTTAAAAAGATTACTTCTCTTAAGTTGTTCTATAGTCTCATCCACTGCTTCTTCTAAGGAGCACTCCCTGAGGGTTTTTCCCTTGAGACCAGGGACTAGGTCAAGACATGATGCCTGTACAATTTCCCTAGCTGGGGAACAATTTAATTTGTATCTATCTTTCCAACTGGCAGAAAAATTTTCAATGACGACAGCCCAGGGTTGTTCAGTAGCACATCCTGTACCTATTTCAGGCATAAATTTTTCTGAAAAATATAGAACCATACCAAAGTACATTTCGTTTCCATATATATGGAGGGAAGCTGCTTTACGAAACATTTCAATAGAAAGGAGATTCTTATTTGTATTTATCAACTTTGAGGCAGCTGTTTGGTCTAAACACATAACATAGTCATCCCCCACGACCTGGTCTCCATTTTGCGTTATGAGACTGGTTATGCGTTTGAGGGAGGGGTCGTAGTTTATACTCTTGATGGGTGTATTTGTGTGGACTTTGACACCCTCCCCCCTGAGGAAATCTACCCATGGATTGAATAAGACTTCAGAATAAGGTCCATTAGTTACATAGATAGTGCAACCACTAAACCCATTGAGTATACTTTTGTTACCATAAGTTATGGCCCATCCTCGTATTATGCAGTATAGTGTAACTTTCCTCGCTTCCATACCAATAATGGGTCCAGTAAATTCGTCACAAAAGTCCCTAGTAGCTTTATCTTGGGGGTTAATATAGTCATAGAAAGTAATATCATTTTCCTTAAGTCGTTCGTCAGACATAAGGAATGCATGGAGAAGTTTATAGATAAGGGTATTGTAACTCTTATCACTAGGGAATTTTGATCTATCTAGGGGTCCCCCACCAGCTACTTGGCGCCCACTAACATTTTTTATTTCGTGACTGTATTTGGGTAGTTCTACGAGGTTGTCACTTACAGCCCCACCCCCGGGAAGGGGTATCCTATGGGTTATATCAAGGAAGTTATAGTAGAAATTGGACCATATACGCCATGCATAGGGAACGTAACATTTATCAGTTTTTACACTTTTAGCCTGACCTCCAAATGTATCTGTAGCTTCATAAATTTCAATCTGATAGTTTTTTCCATTTTTAAGTAAGTCAAAAGCACAAGAAAGACCAGAAATTCCGGCACCAATAATTATTATTTTAGGCATTTATTATGATAGAAATTTATATACAAACATAATTTTTTATCTAACAATAATCATTATCTACAGGACAAAATAAAACTATATCCAATCGTATAGTTTTCTTGTACTCATTTAATGTATTTGAATCTAAGAGGGATTTCTGTAATTATATAGTAAATATAAAGCATGGGAATCAAACATTTTTTTCGCTGGTTTAATAGCCAGTTTTCTGAGTCTATCTATCCCTTGAAGGATGGTGATACTATACACGACGTAAACGATGGTGTAGAAGTAGATAATTTTATGCTTGATATGAATGGTATTTTTCATAACAGTGCACAAAAGATCTACCAATACGGTAACCACGCCCCTCAGCGTCGCCTTTTGGGAGGATCCCAACGTCCCCCTAGGGGAAGGGCAGCTGAAAAGGCCGTATATAAGGCCGTATATAAGGATGTATGTAATACTATTGACACTCTCTTTAGGGTTGTTAAACCAAAAAAGAGACTTGTACTATGTGTAGATGGTCCAGCACCCCTGAGTAAGCAGAATCAGCAACGTCAAAGGCGTTTTAGGAGCGCCCACGAACAGGCCCAGGGGGGACATGGGGTTGGGTTTGATAGTAACTGTATAACCCCAGGAACGATATTCATGGATCATCTCACCAAATACATAGATTGGTGGATACGTGGACAAATGACCTATGATCCAACCTATAAGGATATAGAAATTATATTCTCAAATGAAAAGGTCCCAGGGGAGGGTGAGCACCACCTTATTAATTATATAAGACATCATGGTAATCGTGAGGAGTCATGGTGTGTGAGTGCCCTAGACGCCGATCTAATTATGCTTTCCCTAGCAACACACCTTGAGAATATTTATATCCTTAGGGAGGACTTGTACGACCCTTCAGTTGAGTACCTATTTGTAGATATAGGTGAAATACACTTATCCTTATCTGAACAATTGAGATGGAGCGAGGATGATAAATTGTTTAATTATGAATGGGCTATAAACGACTTTGTCTTTATGTGTTTCATGGTGGGTAATGACTTCCTTCCCCATATTCCATCTATAGAAATTATTGAGGATGGTATAGAGTTATTTCTAGATGTGTATAGGAGGGTTATGGAGATACAGGGGGCTCATCTGACCCATGATATGGGTAAGGATGGTATACGTATAAATATGGTTACCCTTTTACCATTTTTGGCAGAATTGGGAAGCTATGAAAAAGAAAATATGGAGAAAAAGTTAGAACACAAGAAACGCTATTTCCAGGATAAATTAGTGGAGGAACATTCACGACAAATCAACCTTGGGGAAGCTGAGGATTTTAGAAGTAAGTGGGTAGTTGATATTGATTCTTACAATAAGGCATATATGACTACAAACTTCCCAGAGAGTGCTAAAGATGAGGATATATGTCATACATATATAGAAGGTATGCAATGGGTTCTATCATATTATACCCGAGGTGTTCCTAATTGGAAGTGGTATTTTCCACATCATTATGCTCCCCCAGCCTCAGTTTTGGTGAAGCATATACATAACTATGTACAACCTATATATGGTAAAACACACCCCACTACTCCTTTTCAGCAACTTTTGTGTGTCCTTCCACCACGGAGTGCTGGATTGATACCACAACCTCTGTCTAGGTTACTCCTGGATTCACAATCCCCATTGGCAAAATATACTCCTCGGGGGGAACTAGAAATAGATTTGAGTGGTAAGCGTAGGGAGTGGGAGGGTATAGTTATTCTACCAATGGTGGATATAGAGGTTGTTGTGGCTGAGTATAATAAACTTATCCACATGGTGGATAAGCGGGATGCACGACGTAATATTTATGGTAAGGCTTTTGTGTACAAACATAACCCCGAGAATGGTTCTGCATTTACATCTTACTATGGAGATATACCAGTGTGTACATGCAATTCAACACCCCTAGTTGTGTAAATATATACATACTTAACCTATAAGATTTCTATATATAACTACTATATAGAAATTTTTAATTAATTACATGCAGCCTGACATGCAGCTAATGTAGTATATGTACCAATAGTTCCTGTAGGGGAAGCTTGACAATGTGGATTTTGACCTCCAGTACAATTAAAACCACATTCAGTAACAATACATAATTGTGATTCTTGTGTTTGGGGGCAACGTCTCCCACCCACTGTAGGTCGTTTTAATATAGTCCTAGTACGAGTTTGGTTTCCCGTACCACATATTGGTTGACTACATGGAGACCATTGTCCCCATTCGCTTACTTCACAATCGATTATGTCAGAACAATATCTTGTTTCTTCATTTGGCATAAATGGGCAGTAACCATCAAGTTGTCTTGAACGCGTCTGCATACCATCAACACACGGAGACCATGCATTCCAACCACCAATTATACATGGTGGTGGTTGTGGTCTTGGAGCTATGCATGGTTGGGTATTACACATTATATGATCTTCTAGTCTAGGACATTCCATACCACCATTAGAAGGTTTTCTAAGTATATCTCTAATTAACATCTGCTGACCACCTCCACATGGTTGACTGCAATCTCCAACTTGTCGCCATTCCCCAACTTCACAATCTACAGGTTTGGGTGTTGGAGTGGGAACTGGAGTAGGTGTTGGAATTATAGTTGTAGTATCTTGTTTATTACAATCTCCATGAGTACATACTCGAGTTTCTGAAACAGGAGGACAATGTTTACCTAAAAGTTTACTTTTAGAGTGTATTGTATTTGTTCTAGATTGTTTACAATCTTTACCACAACTACTCCAAGTACCATAAGTGTATGAACAGTTTTTACTTGTTAGAGCTACTACTAAAATTATAATTCCTAGTACAATAGCTATTACAATCAAATATGATCCTGAATTCATTTATACTAACTATTTATTTTATTTGTATAGAGTTTTTCGTGAATACAGAATTATCTTTTTGGTCCCTATTTATTACATCTGGGTCATAATACTCTGGACGCATTAAAATACATGTATTATCTTTATTAGTAAGTACCTTCCCAGGATTCTTTTTAGATTCCGAAATCATTTTCTCTATAAATGTCTTGGGATAAACTTTTTTCTCATCTAGAACGAGAATAACTGTATCACATTCTTTTTCTTTTAGGAGGGAGGGTACTATACAACTTTTATACTCTTTACTCATAGGATGAATATTCATAACATCCGTCACCCATGATGGTAGTTTCTGTTTTTCTGGTTCATGTAAAAATAAAGAAATCCTATCAACTTTCACAGACTGATTAAGAATTGAGTCTACCATAGGTTTCATACTATCTATAATTTCTGGATCAGTAGTTAATGCTAAAATAACCTGTGATTTACAGTCTACTCTGGGTAAATTTGGATAGTTATTTATATATGAATATGTGTCTCCGCCATTTTTATTGTTTAGGGAACTGCACAGTAACCATATTGCAATAGTGGCTATACACATGACAATAATTATACCAATATATTTTGACATTTATTTATATACTATCTAGACTTTTTATACTATTTAGTATAAAAAATTTATCTATAACCATAAAGGTATAGAAGATATTACATCTCCTTTCGTATCTTTATATACTGTCCACTTCTGACCACTCTGTGCATTATAACATCTTTGTTTTGTAATAGTATTTAATGGAGATATTAGTATAGGAGTTCTACACATGGGACAAGATGATTTGTAATATAAAGCAGTTATAATACAATTGAGGTGAAAGTTATGGTTACATATTGTTGTATAATTGGAAGTTATAGGTGTTATACAGTCTAAACATATAGCGCAAACAGTCATTTAGATTTATTTGATTATCCATTTTCTTAAATAGAATGGATAATCAAATTTAGAATATACTTAGCACTCTCCATATTTATTGATCAAACGATCAACATGGCTATCTTTGATAAATTTATACATCTCTACATCAGTTTTTGGACACGTTGCATACATTGCATATTGACCATTTCTAAGTCTTACAATACAAATATCATCTTTTTTCACACTAACTCTTTTATTAGTAGCTACGCAGTAAAATTCTTGCTGTTTAAGTGGAGAATGAAGCTTAGCAGGCATTTTTATATATATACAATATATAAAAATCTTTATGTTTTCTTTATAATACAGTTATATCTTGTAGGTATATATACATAAATGGATTAGACCCATTTGCATCTTTATATAAATTCTCTAAACGTCAAACTTATTCTATAATCTCCTATACCCTTTCTTTTTGGTACTCAATGCTTATGAGTTTACTAAAATAATTCATATAACTAGACATCCATTAGACGTAATACCTTCTATTATGCAAAAATGGGCTGAAAGGGGTAAAGTATGGTTGCATGTAGAAGAAGAAGGATTATTGGGGAAAAATCCTTCCATATCATTGTCCAATGTCATGAAATATTGGTTGATGCGGAATCATATGCTTGAAATGTATACTACCACAAGGATAAAAGCAGAAGACATATTCAATGATAATAGTGTTATTTTAGATCAATTTGACTTAAAATTAGTTAATCCTATCTATGGAAAAATAGCAAGTTCTAATACTAAATTAAAGTTTACTTGGGATGATTTGGAAAAACACAATAAAATTTTAACTCACCAGATAAAACAACTTGCTATAAAGTATGGTTATGATTATTAATCAGATCTTCTATTATTAAAATAATTTATTTTAATATACTTACTTTTACTTCGCCTTATCTCTAAATTTTTTGTAAGCTATCCCCCCTCCCACCAGGAGGAGGATGAGAATAACGATGACAATCCATATTGGAAATTTCCCCCCACCTTTATTGAATTCTTGACGGGCTTGAGATTGACTTTTCTCAACAGAACTAGATAGAGTCTCATTATAAGTAGATTGATAAAAATCTTTTGGTGAAACAGAAGCGCCTTGTGTATATTCTTTATTTATCCATAGTACGTCTAATCCTGATAGACGTAAATTTTGACTGGTACCTTGATTGTTTAAGGTGAGTTTCGGAGGGAAGAAATAAAGCATAATACTTTGAGGATCAAAGTCGGAGCTGTTTATAGAATCTAATTTATAATGATTAATGATATTTGTGTCGGTAGTTGCTTTATCCCATCCTTGTGTTGATAATGCCCAAGTATATACTTCTGGTTTATTCCATTCTATATCCTTTCCCCGAGGATTTTGATGTTCATGTATCATACCGAGGACATGTCCAAATTCATGCATAACTGTTGCTACATTGAACCATCCAAGGTTCATAGTTGGACCAGATGCTTTTTTACAGTCTGTACCTACCAGGGACCAAGCACCACCAGAGTCATCAAATGATATTAGTACATGGGGATCTCCACTATCAGTGTCCCCACCCTTAGGTTTTTTATATCCAGTATGATCATGATCAAATATAAAATCAAGACCAGAAATGGGGGCAATACGTTCATTGACAATTTTCTCAATTAGTTTTGGAATGGGGATATTTGGGTTATCAAAAACATATTGTTGGAGGGGGTCAATAACACCTTGAGAATGATTATGGATTTCTTCTATGGTAGATCTGCGTATTTTGGGGTCAGATTCGGCGAAAGCGACTTTTATTTGTGTTCTTTGAGGCCAAAGTTTTTTAGCAAAGAAAGCAGCACTTAGTGCTTGGAGGTGCTCAGGGCTTTTAGCATTTTGGGCAATTTCATTTATTTCTTGTTGTTGTTGAGGTAGTATTTTCTGTATACACGAATAAACATTTGACTCATTTTGGGTTATAGACATCTTTTATGTTATATAAAAAAAGTTTATAATATAAATGGCATTATCATATTCAGCAATAAATAGTTATGGACGTGTTACATTACCATCTGTAGAATCATGGGGTACAAACATGTCTATATTAAAAGACCCTCCAAAATCTATTTACACAAGGAAGATAGATAAAGTAGGACAAGATAGTTCTATAACCAGTATGGTGGATGATGCTGGGGATAGGGTAAATGAGGCGATCAAAGTTTTCGCCCGTGGTGTTAATCCTAGTGTAAGTGTTTCTTATAATAATATAGGTAATAACGGTGGACAAGGTATGGCTGGTAGTCTTACCGGTCTTAACAATAACTTATCGATGTCTAATGTTCAGGCTAGGTTACCGTATCCTGTCATGAAGGATGGGGACTTTCGTCCTCCATTAAGGGCCCCACAGGATGAACAGGCATTGAGTAGGCGTTCTCGTGCTTGGACTTCTCAGTATACAGCACCTGGGTTCGCAGATTTTACTCGTAAACTTAGATGTGCTACAGATGCTGAACATACAAAAGAGGTTAAGAATAATATGTTACAGGGTAATGTACGCCCTACTGCATATTATAAAATAAATACACCGGCAGAAAAACCATTTGAGGTAAAGTATGTAATTCAACCTACTGTGAACACAAGTGCTAGTTCAGGAGTGCGCACTCTTGACTATTCTACACAAAATGTATCTGTACCTACTCATGGTTTGGTGAATGACACAAATAATATATCAGCCTCTGCTAATTTTAGTAATGAAAGTGCTGGAGTTGGTATGGGTGTGGATGCGGGAAATGTGGATATGTCTAGATATATGCAAGAGAGGGATTTAGGTAGTGGTTCTACAAATCTTAAGGCTGTGGGGGGTTCTGTGTCTGCCATAGATGATGTAGTGGATTTATCATATTTACCTACTAAGGATATCCATACTACAAGTCATACTGCGGCTTTATCTGGAGATGGTAATGGTACGGTTGATCCAATGGGAGATATGTCTAATATGCCTATTCAGGATTCTATCCATTCTAATGTTACAGCGCCATTTTCCCATAGTGGTAATGGTACAGTTGATCCAATGGGAGATATGTCTAATATGCCCCTACAGGAGGCTTTCCACCTAGATGTTGCAGCTCCTATTTCTCAAGATGGAGATGGTACTAAGTACATTCATGATCCCTTAGAGCTAGAAAGGGTGTTGCCAATGCATCATGCAGTGACTAATCATGGGGATACTCGCAATCATGTAAGAGTTTCCCATGACAAAGAATTAGAATTAGAAAGGAATATACCTGTACATGGATGGCAGGCTCAGCATGCTACAGGGCATGGTCCAGATGACATGAATAGTTCTAGGGAGGCTAGATTAATTCCAAAGATAAGTCCGGGAGGTTTTAGTGGTAGTGTAGGTAAGCCCTTATTGGACCGTATGGGTACGATTCCGAATCATGAGACTTATGGAACTGAAAGATATTTAATGTCTAGATCTATAAATCAAGGTGTGCAAGGAAGATTTAATATATAGATAAATATATATGTATGTATAATAAATGATGACACAAGAAGAAAATATAGAAGTGGGGATACAAAAATTTGAGGAACTATGTCAGGATTTTTCAGATTTCCCAGAAATAGATAACATAAATATAGAAATGTTAGCTAAACTTCTTAATGACCCAAATATGTGGAAAAGTGGATCTGATATGAAGGCTATTATGTGTTTTTTCCATAATATTATATCTGATAATACTGATGAAAAACACACTGATGGTATATATTTAAATAAAGACATCAAGAAGTGGATACATAAGTTAGCTAAATTAGGGGTAAGTAGTGTAGAGGGTTTTGTATATAATGTACAAATTATTGACCCAAATATTAATGTTATCCTTAAAGTACCACGAAAGAGGGATGGAATACCAGATATATTACGTGAATACTATATAGGTACGAAATATATTAATACGCTTAGATATATAATACCTAATTTTATGTATACTTTGGGATCTTTCTATTGTGATAGTCCTAATTATACCGGTAAAATTTCTGTGAACAATATGTGTTCTAGTAATATTAAAGATAATTCACCATATGTAGTATATGAAAAAATACCAGGAAATAGTATGAAACATATGATTTCTAACAAAATGTTAGACTATTCTGAATGGTTAGATATTTTTTCTCAATTACTTATAGCGTTAGAAGTTGCTCAAAGAAAGTTAAACTATTCACACTTTGATCTTCATACAGGTAATGTTATGGTTAGAGAGGTGAAAGAAGGTTTAACTTACAGTGTAAATTTAGATGGGGAAACAATTACTTTTAAAAATAAGAAGTATGTTCCAGTTGTTATAGATTTTGGAATGTCAACTGTGACTGATCATAGCACTCAGGAGACAATAGGTTCATATTATTTTGAACGTTATGGTATGATGCATTTTATGGTACCTGCATTTGACATGTATAAATTTATGTATTTTTCAGCTCTGAATTCTGATGGAGATATGTTTGACAAGATTTGTAAACTTTTTGAGTTTTTTCCTGATGATCCTTATAATATATCTAAGTCTAAAATTATAGGACTGGGTAAAGTTACAGCAGTATATGGTAGGGGAATAACTTTTAGTCCAAATGCTTGGTATACACCATTAATGATGTTTAAATATATTAATAATTATGGTGCACAAGTTTCTAAACGTAGTACAAGTTATATTGTCAATTATGATAGTTCCCTATATAATTATTATAACATATTAAATATGTCTGACTATGCTACGAAGATTGTTAAAGATATGCTAGAAGTGTGTCTCCCTATGGGAGAAACAACTAGTTTTATCAAATTAAATATATGGATGACCATTTTAGAGAAGTATAATAACGCTAATATAAAAATGGATACCCTCTCAGAAGCTGTAAAAATTATGAAGGATAGGTTGAAATCTGAAGATAAAGAAAAAGATAATTTTATAAGGATAGACAATGCTATCTTGAGTAAGGTTTTTAGTGTAGGAGTACCGAGTCAAAATGAGTTTGATAAACATGTGAAAAAAATTTTAAATATAACCCTAGATATGGCGAAAAATCGAGACAAACCGACTACAAAAGCAGTTATTTCAAAAATAAACCATTTTACCTCATTTTTTGAAAGTGTTTCAAAGTATCTATTATTGTACTATACTATATTAGAGCTTGATATACAAAATTCATACAATGAATGGGTAAATAATTTCATGGATTCAAAACAGAAGAAGTTTTATAGTGATAACATAGTAAAGTATCGGGATACAGTTAGGTGGACAAAATCTCTTAAAATATATATAAAATAAATTTTTATATTTTCTAAATTTTATACTTTTTAGTATAAAAATGCAGGCGGACCAAGAGAGGTATATACTAGAGTATAACTATATACCAAAAGTGAATTCAATATACTCTAACGAGGGAGGTTCTATAAATGCATATTTAGATAAGTGGAATAGTGGGTTAAAAATGAAAATAGGTATGTACCTATTTTATAATAAAAAACAAAAGAAAATCCATAGGGGATCTAGAATAAAAGTAGTTACTGCTGAGGGTTTTGTATATAATGCTACTATAAATGATACACAAGTAGTAGTAAAAATACAGCAGGATATTACAGACTATGTGTCAAATATGTCTGCACTACGTGAATATTTTATAGGGGTAGTAGCTATAAATAATCTTAGATATATTATACCTACATTTGTATATACTTTAGACTATATATCACCTTATATTATATATGAAAAAATTCCAGGTAAAAATATGCATGATGCTATAAAAGATGGTACTATATCTACATATGACGAGTGGTTATATTTATTTTATCAGATACTTATATCATTAGAAATAGCCCAGAGGAAGATAGAGTTTACTCATTTTGATCTTCACACAGGAAATATTATGTTAAGACCTACCCAGGGGGATTTTTCTTATCAGGTTAACATTGATATGTATACATACACCATCAACGCTAAATATGGATACATACCTATATTAATTGATTTTGGTATGTCAAGCATTGTAAATCCTGAAGATAAGAGGGCAGTGGGAGAATTTGGTTTAGAAAAATATGGTATACTAAATTTTATGGTACAAGGATATGATATGTATAAATTATTAGTGTATTCAGCACGAGACTTTAAAGATGCAAAAAGGATGGATATAGCTGAAAAGATTTATAATTTATTTAATTTTTATGAAGATAATGACCCTTATTCTATTTCTACAAAAAAATCAGATGGTATTAAACTAGCAAGTAAAGAATTTTGTGCTAATGTAACTTATAATAGTATTGCTGCTGCATATACTCCGTATGAGTTATTAAGATGGTTAGATATAAAAGATAATACATGGCTAAATATTACAGATAGGAATACTTCTATTATAATTCAGGAATTTCAAAAAAAACCCGAGGAAAAATGTTTAGAGAATTATGGAGTAATATACAGTTACATAATGTACAAATATATAGAATACTATACAAAATTAAAAAATCCCATGCAGTATACTAACCAATATATGATAGAAATAGATAAAACACTTCTAAATAAAGTATTTAAAATACCTATACCAGACATGCATAAGATGAAAAATGCCATGGATACTATCTTGACTATAAAAATCACGAATCCTAATCCTGATATAAAAAATAAAGTCACCCACAATCTACATAAATATACATTCTTTTTTGAAAAAATTAAACCATATATGATTTATTATTATACCATAAAAGAACTTAATCTGAAAGAAGACTACTCCGGGTGGTTAGAAAAGTTTGAGAATAGTGAACAGTTTAAAATTTATACTAGGAATATACGTTTTTACCATATTTCTACGCGTTGGGGAAAAACACTTTTGGCTTCTAAAATTGAATATATTAGTTAAGCATAATTAAAGGATAAAAAGAACAAATAATAATGAGTGAGAATTATGATCATATACCTACTGTCCCTCATCCCGAGGTAATGAATATTGTATTGTATAGGCACCAATTAGCAAGTATCTATAGGATGGAAAAATTTGAGAAGGATAAGACTATTACATATGACAATAATCCAAATAAAAAGAAGGAAATATCTTTTGGTTTACTTACTGACCCAGCAGGATATGGTAAAACATCATCTATAATAGGTCTTATTATACGAAACAAAATGTCATGGGATATGGATGATATATATACTATAAGTCGTTACACTTCAGAATTTGGTGGTACAGTTAATACTATAATTACAACAGAATACTACAGAATAGATTGTACTATAGTACTAGTATCACCATCTCTTATTTGCCAATGGGAACAAGAATTGTCTGAAACAGAACTAAATATAGGTATTATTACAACTAAACGTCAAATAGAGACATTAGACGTTAACGAACAAGATGTAATACTGATAAATATACCCATGTTCAATAAATTTATAGATTCTTATCATGAATATGCTTGGAAACGCTTTATTTTTGACGAGCCGGGTCATACTAGGGTACCGGGGATGAGAAATGTTGTGGCGGGTTTTACATGGTATGTGACTGCTACCCCATCTGCTATATATAGTGAACATCATTGTTGTCATGGAAGTATGATAAAGGATACACTATGTAAGGGTCAATCAGACTATAATTTCACGGAAAATATTAAGGAATACTGTATTCAAAATGATCTTGGGTTTATACGTGAATCTTTTACTATGCCAGAAACTAGATATGAATATCATGTATGTAAACAAGTTATAGCAAGGTGTATTTTTGGTATGGTAAATAATAATATCAGTGAAATGATAGAAGCCGGAAATATAGAAGGTGCAGTAACAGCCCTAGGAGGGACACAGACTGATAATATTATAGATCTCGTAAAACAAAGAAAACAAGCAGAAATAGACGAGGCTAGGTATAAAATTCGTTATCATGAAATGCGTAATAATATTGATGCCCTGACTGAATGGACTATGCGTAAAACAAGACTTGAAAACCAATTAGCTGAAATCGATGCACGTTTTAATAACGCCCTAAATGATAATTGTCCTATTTGCATAGAATCAATAAAAAGACCTGTATTAGCAGCTTGTTGTCAGAATATTTTTTGTGGGGACTGTATTATGCAATGTTTACGACATAGATCTAGCTGTCCTATGTGTAGGGATCATCATATTAGTAATAAACTTGTATATATTAATACTGGAAATAATGAACGCCCTGAAAGTCCTAGTAATAATTCTACAAATGGTCCACTTACAAAGATGGAACAAACTATAAAACTTATAAAGGATAAGCCAGATGGAAAATTTTTAGTCTTTTCTGGTTATGACCAAACATTTACTACTATTACAGATAGTCTCAGGGAAAATAATATCTCATATGTACTTATTAAGGGTAGTGCTAAAATAAGAGAAAGAAACCTTAATGCATACAAAAATGGTCAAGATCGTGTTATTTTGCTAAATAGCAGGGTAAATAGCGCTGGATTAAATTTACAAGAAACTACAGATATTATTATGTACTATGAAATGTCTTCACATTTTACACATCAAATTGTAGGAAGAGCTGAACGTATTGGAAGAAGAGATCCTCTTACTGTACATACTTTAGTTTAATACACTTACTTTACTTGAAATTATTATATATAGTTATATATAATAAATGAACTGTCCAAAAATAAAATATGGAACAAATCAAAAATGTCCACGGGGAAAAACGGGTTTATACTACACAAGGTCATATTCTACAAGCCACAAAAGATAATCCCCAAGTAGAAAATAAACCCCAAGTAGAAAATACACCTAAAACTTCAGAAGGGTATAAATCATGTGCTTGTAAACACTTTTAAATTATATACATGGTATATGTGCATTCTTATTATGCTGAATAATCTTGTTTCTGACCAAGATTACTTTTTCCTTCATTTCAGTCATGTCTTTGCGTTCAGCACGTTTAAGGGCCTTATATAGATAATCCCTAGTATTAAATCTATACGTTACACAAGCTTTAGATATTTTATATATTCCTGCTATATCACTATCACACACCAAGGGTACACCACAGCTCAATGATAGGGGTATTATACCTGATAACTGCTTAGTATGATAAGAACTGTTCTTTTTAGCTATAACTAAAGTATAAGAAACCTTACGTAATAGGGACATCATTTTATCTGCAGGGGTATCTATGTATACTTTAATTAATCCAGAATCTTGATATGGTTTGAACTCGTCTGATATCTCCCAATAATTTATCACATGGAAACACACCCCTCTTCCACCTAATTTATTCCCATTTTTATCAATATGTTTCAACACCCCTAAGAGGGTTTTAAGATCTTTATTATCAGGATTAGTTAAACCTGCCACTAGTAAGTCTAGTTTTTTACTAAATGGTTTTAATTTACGTTCTTTAAATACATTTAAATAGTGGGGTACTTTTACTTTTTTGAATACAGGGCTAATAGATATCTCCCCACATACATCAAACCAATCACTCTCCCTCACTTCATCCACATGGTGAAAAAGAACTAAGGTGTCATCAGGGGGTAATTCCATATCTTCATATTCCACACCGGTTAGAAAAATATACTTATCACATTGTTTTACAATACGATCTTCTAATTTTCTATAGGGGTATTTGGATCTCCCTGTAACGAGGGAATCTATATATGTCCACTTTACACGCTTTTGGTGTCTGAAGAGATGTTTATAGTATGGTACAAACGATGATTTATATTTAGGAGTATATATACATATAGTATCCACACCAGGTCTAAGTAACATAGTTACAACACCACCTATAATTTCTGTATGTTTATCTGTAAGTTGTATAAGACCGACAGTAATCATTTATTCTTAATAAATATAATTTGTAAGATTTAAAGGTGGGAATTATCATTTATAAATGTCCCAGCCTTCTAGACCCGATTCAATCCCTGGATATGAACATCCTGGAGAACAAATATATACATCAAGAAATACTGGAGTCTACAAAACTTTCTCTGATGGAAAAAAGAGTAGAAATAAAGATGAAGTTTTTGGTACTACTAGTATAGATAAAAATTCACAGTATATGAAAGCATCCCTACGGGGAGAGGATGAAAATCAAGAAGAAAAATGCCCAACATGTAAAGGAGAGGTTGTATATACATGTTTTTGTTGCTATAATGATAAAACATGTGCTAACGGACATGTATGGTATACAACACGCGATGGCAAAATCAAAAATGGTAATCCCCATAAAGGTTAATACTAATTCTGTCATTAACATAACCCAAATGAATACTATTATTTTAGTCTTTTATACTATCTTTTCTAGTATAAAAGATGGTAACAACGTGTGGTTCAAGAACCCGGGAAGTATTTGATATAATCTTCCAAGTAATTTTTATTTTTACTTTCCTTACTGTGTTCTTCTTTGTATATGTTACAAAAATAGAAAAAGAAGAAACCGCCTCGCAAATGAATTTTTTAGTAGATGATATTTTACCACCTAGTCAGGTTGATAGTTTAATACCACAAGGATTAAACAAAAAAGATGCAATGAAAGCTCAAGTTCTAATAAGTTGGGCTATAGATACTGCTGAAGAACAAACAAGGGTTAATATGAAGTCTGATATTAAAGATATTAATGACACAAATAATAAGACACGGAAAAAAGCTTTCAAATATCTTACTTTTGCGCTTTCCGGGCTAGTAATTATAGTTATAGCATTTCTTCTCGTGGGTCATTGTAAACTAGGTCTATTAGACCATGTACGAGACGCCCTTTGGGTAGTATTATTTGTAGCCCTCACAGAACTTACATTCCTCCAGGTGATAGCCAAAAACTATATTAGTGCAGATCCCGGAAAAGTAAAAGAAGAAATGTCAGCGGCAATAGATAATTGGGTAACTAAGGAAAATAAGAAAAAGTAAATTGTAAACTATTTAGAGTTTATAAATTTGATTTTTCTAAATAACTATCTAAAAAAATAGTAACTAACAAAAAACAATCAACCAAAATGTCTAATAGCGATAACACTCAACTTACGCCCACTTTGGGTTATGATACTAGCAGAATGATCTTCTCCGCGCCTATTTCCGGTAATATACCTGATAGTAAGCTCAAGATTGAATTTAAGAGGATTAACATCCTTACTAAGAACGAAGATGGTACTGTTGGCGAACTCGTTCTGCCAACAAATAGACTGTTCTCTTTTGGAGTCAGTGAAAATACTAGCCCGGAAACTGGTAAAGTTAATGGATATACTTTCCCCCTCTGTCTCTGGAATAAGGATGGGCCCACTGACGAAGAAAAGACTTGGACTGATACCTTCTCTGAAATTGTCTCCAAGTGCATTGAACACCTTATTAATGTTAAAGACGATATTGATATGTATGATCTTACAGAGGCCGACCTTAAGAAGGCTAAGGGGGGTCTTGATCCCCTCTATTGGAAAAAGGAAAAACATACAAATTCTCAGGGAAAAACTGTCTTGAGGGTTGTTCCTGGTACTGGACCCACCCTCTACACCAAGTTGATCTTTTCCAAAAAGAGCAACAAGTTTCTCTCCATGTTTTTTGACACAAACAATGAACCCATCAATGCCCTAGATCTCATGGGTAAATACTGCTTTACTAATGCTGCGGTCAAGATTGAATCTATCTTTATCGGTAGCAAAATCTCTCTTCAGGTAAAGTTGTATGAGGCTGTAATTGAACCTACTAATACTGGAATGAAACCCCTCATATCCCGTCCCAGGGCTCAGTCTAAAGTTCTAGAACACAAGGCTAACACTGGAGCTAGTTCTAAACCCATGCTGGACTTTACTCAGGAAGGAGAAGGGGAGGATGATGATGATGATGATGATGACAATAACAGTCTTGTAGACGACGACGAGGAGGATTCACCCCCAGCCCCTACTCCAGTGGAAACAGAAAAACCAAAAGCTAAACGCACAGTAAGACGTGTAACTGCTAAAAAGTAAATTGACTAAGTAATGAGTACTAAATATTATATTTAATATTATTACCCAATGGGTAATAATATATTCTCCCATTTCTAGTATCCTGGTGGAAGACTGCAACTATCCCCAATCTCACAACGCCAATTGTTTCCTATCAAACTAGGATTTCCATTACAAATATGTTGACACCCCACCAGTCACGTTCCCACCTATTTGCACATACTCACCTTGCTTGTTCCCTAGTTAAATTTTGCGATGATATATATACATCATCGCAATTATATGCCTTGAAACGAGATCCAGCTATACAAGAATCAATACCACCACTATATTTTTCTACTGTATTACGAGACTTATCATCATACTGAAATAATTTTGCTTGGGCCACGTCGAAATTACTCCTTTCCCCTAAATCACAAATGCAAGGCATAGAAAACGTTGCATTACATCCTTGACTTGGACAATGACCTTGTTCTGATAGGGTTTCATATGAAGGCATTACCTTCATTGAATTATTTTCTCTATATTGAGCTGACATTTATTATTACGTAATAATAATTTTATTATTACGTAATAAATGGTAAATAAACCTTATTATCAACGTCAATGGCCAAGTCCTGATAAAGATTGTCAGTATGGTTTAATTCAAAATTTAGATGGTCAAGGACCAGCCTCGTGTGATAAAATAGTACCCACCGGGGGGTGATGATAATTGTAAATTATATAAAGGATATTACTATGATGGTGATACCCCATCATTTCAACCTTGTACTAAGAATATTATTGCTAGTAGTTGTCGCGATGCATTAGTCAGTCCAGACAAATGTAGACCAATCCAACTCCAAAACTATTTAGATACAGATAAAGATTTCAACATGAATCAAGGGTGGACATCTGAAAAACCCCTGGAGATAAAAGAACTGCACTACCCTCCAAATATTGGCCTGTAAATCCAAAAATAACACCAGACATCATAGGCCCATCTAATCATAAAGTGGATGATTGGAATAACTTCTGTGGAAACAATTGGGGAAATAATTGGGCAATGAGATGTACCCAGAAAAATGGAGCCGTTTTGCCCAAATGTCAAACTATCCACGGAAAACAAGACTGTGAATCAACTACAGGTTGTAAATGGTATGGAGATAAACAGTGTGTACCTCAAACATGTGCTGATATGATCCAAAATGAACTTGTTTGTGACTCAACTCTATGTAATTGGAAATCATATTCACCAAATAAATATACTCATGGACCCAGTGGGGACCCTCCAAGGGATATAGTGCTTAATTATGTATAATCCTTCGGAGTAATACCTATTAGGGCCCCAGCTACAACATAACCATGTCCAAAAGGTTTTCCAAATGGTGAGTGTTCATTTACAGTTCACCTAAGAAAATCAGGGGTTATATACTGAGTTGTGTCTGATGCATCCAAATCTAATATCTGAACCTTCTTACCCCTCGTTACCTGTTTTCTAAGCTCCTGAAATGCTGGAGTTCTCACTAGAAGTTCATAATACAGAGATACATATACCTTCTTTCGGGAAGTTATATAATCCATTTTCTCATAACCTGTACTTTCATCTCCAAATAGTGCAAATGTAGCTCGTAGATATTTGTAATGATTATGACCCCGGTCATCTACAAACACAACCTCGTTTGTTTTAGTACCCCGGGGGTGTCTATGACCCTTAGTCTCAGAAAAACCCTCCCTTCTCCATCTGAACCACTCAGGGGTAAGATTCCCTTGGGAGTCAATTTGTGGTTTCTTCATGTCTGGAAAGACTTTAGAATATTGCCAATAGTTCTCAAACGGTAAGGCCTCTAGTTGTCCAATCATGGGTCATATATCCCTCGTAATTGGACCTAAATACATGGGAGATACAGCTTTCATGGGATACACCCCAGCCTTATTCATAGAACCACTAGTTACATTTACATTAAAATATCCATGGGGAGCCTCGGGCCAAGGTTTTCCCCTTCCACCTAGACGAGCTATAATAACATCCCCTTCAACGGCTAGATTATCAACCACAAGTTGGGCTATATCTTGATTACCTTTTTGTTTATCAAGAACAAACTTGCTCATGATTAAAAAAATTATTTTGTATCATAGCTTAATTTTTCTAACCATAATGGGTCCCTAGTAGTACAAAAATTATCTATTATAGTATAATCAGTTGACATTTATTATATCATTTTAATGATATAATAAAAATTTAAATTTATGATTTACATGTTCTAGTATCGCATACTTTATTTTTGCAATTTGAATTAGCCGAAGTAATATCCTCATAACACCCCATTGAAATGGGTGTTGTTGAGTTGTATAGCACACGTACGGAGATCTTAGACTGTCACATTGTTCAATGGGAGCACCAGTCGTTTTATTAATACATACGTCGACAGGACACTGCAACGGATGATAGGGACAACATTTCTTTAACGGTTTCTTTAACTCTTCGTTTTCTTCATAGAGACTATCAACATGATTCTGTTCAATTCTCAACAACTCAAAGTATTTCAAGTATTGTTTTTTATATTCTTCTTCTGAACTTTTCAAACTAATATAACTTTTGACTAAATCTTTCCCCATTTCTTTACACTCTACGCATTCGCAAGTCCAGCAGTCATGATCGCAATGATTAAACATGTTTTCGTCAACATCTCTACCTGTATTATATTCATTACTCATTTGTTTAATAGGAAGAAAAAGTCTTGAATTTTAAATTATTTAGTAGTAAGTCCTTTTTGTTTAGCCCACTTATCGCTTAGAAAAATAAAAGTGTCAATCCAGGACCAAATGATTTTTTTGTCATCTTCATCTAGACGTCCAGAAACCCATAGTTTCTTAAAGTGATTTATGTTTTGTTTTCCCAAACTACTAAATATATCGTGTTTTAGGAAAAAGTCTTCATCACGGGCGGTTACCATCATCCTATGGTGACCTTTATTTTTATTAATAGTATGTGTGAATGATTCTATAGCATCAGCTATTACTATTTGACTAGATATGAATAGTCTAACTACAACAAATTCTCCTTCTTCTGGGAACTGAGCTATTAACTCATCAAAAAAGGTAACTAATTGTGTTTTAAATTCCTGTAAAATTTCTAATTCAGACATCTTTACAAATAGTAATTACTTCTTTAAGCGTACCAAAACAACTAAATTCTTCTTTATTATATTTTGACGCTGTAATTTTTACTATTAAAGTGTCTCCCTGTTTAATAGTTATATCTCCTTTAACAAATGTTTTATTTTCTTTTTTATATTCGTATTCTGTCAATAAAGATTTTGGAATTAATACCCTTTGTTGTGGGTGTATAGTAACAAAAATACCATCACTAAAGATCATACAAACTGTTCCTATATGGGATGTACCAGGTTGAGGGTTAAGAATGTCAGCTAGAAATTCTACTGTAAATATATTATTACATGTAGATCTTGATATTTCGTGGTCTATAATCTTTGTAATAGACTTAATATTCGTTATATATCCATAATCCTTTGTACATTTAGAATCCTTAGTGGTAAGAATAAGCTTAGTATATAAATGATCCATAATATTACCGTCTAAATATTTAGACTCTAGAGATATACGTTTCTTTATATTGGCAGTAGACATGGTTGCTTTTTTGTTCTATTTTGATTTTTAAATTCAATAAAATCAAAAGTAGTTTAATTATGAAAAGAACATTTACAATATCTACCATGACCATGACTATAGAATTCAAAACATGGATAACTTAAAATATACAAAAAATTACTATACATCTGTGTATAGTAATAATATCTATTTACTTTGCTTTTTTATAGAGAAAAATCCCTAATAATAGTATACCTGCAGTAATCGCAACCCCAAGGGCAATATCATTATCTTTTCCTTTATAATTCTCTTTGGTTTTATCCTCTAAGGGATCAACATTAACATCTGTACGTTCCCCCTCTCCAGGGGTTCTAAATGTATATGGATTAAAATAATTCTTAGATAAAAAATTACATAAAGAATTACAGTCTGTATTAGACTGCTTTTGTTGATTACAATCGTTTACACAACATTTGAGGATATCTTGGGATTTGGATTTTAGACAATCAGGATTTGGCATATTACCTAAACTTGGACCACAACCATGTTTAGCTGCACATGTATTATATACATTATTTATTCCAAACTGAGAATTGTTGAAAAGTCTACATGTATCTCTACATAGAAATAGGCTTTTGTCACACTGTCTATGACATTCATTAAATACAGGTGCTATATTCTTACACCTTTCCTTACACCAATCATGGGTAGGTTGACAATCTTTAACACAACAATCAACAATCTGACTGTTTGTAGCTCCGGGACTTGAACACTTTGAGAAAATGTTATAGTTCATCATTACTTACTTTATATATGTTGACATAAAATACTCTTTAGACACAATATTAATACCTAAATCCTTAGCTTTCTTTATTTTACCAGTAGGCTTGATGTCCTCTTCAGTGGGGACTATTAGTATGTCAGTATTTCGAGAAACACTTGTAGTTACAGATCCTCCTCCCTCACATATTAGTGTTTCTAAAGTCTTATCCCTAAACCCCGTAAATACCACAACCTTACCCATAATCCTACCTTCACCTCCAGATTTTCTTGTGGGTGGTCGTTGTGGTTGTGGTGTACTGTCAATAACCCCCCGAATATACTTTTTCATGGCATTGGCAAACGATATAGCTTCGTTCATGTTATCCATGATCTGCTTTGTAGTCTTTTCTGAATAACCATCCACCTCCATTATTTTACCTTTAATTTCACGAGTAGATAGGGTGGTATAGATAAATAACAAGTTAGGTATAGATTCAAACAATACTTTAAGCTTCCGTTCTCCTATTCCATGTCCAAAAATACCACATGACCCGAGTAATAGGTGGATTGGTACTCCACCCTCCCTATTGAGGGATGAATGAATATTTGTATATATCCTTTCCGCACCCCTCTTACCAAACCCAGGAACCTTTTCCAAATCCTCCTGCGTGGCATTTATGATGTTCAGTATACTATCAAACCCAGACAAGTATAACTTTTCTACCGTCTTTTCAGCAAGGTGCTTTACACCTAGTTTTGAGAAAAAGTATGCTATACGCTTGATATCTGCTTCTGCATTTTGACCTGTTGGATCCATAATATCTACTTGTGATTCATTCCAGACGTACACCTTGTTATGGGGTAGTTGTGGTCCCCCAGGGGAAGGTTTCAAGACTTCCAAAATATCTGGTATAATCTCTCCACCTTTAGTGATCTTCAAGACTGAACCAGGTCCAATTTTGTTATCTACTATAAATTTAGCATTAAAACCAGAAGTATGGGTGACCATGGTATCAAATAATCTAACTTCATTGAACACTATTGTGGGTTTATATTTTCCATGTTTGCTAATGTTCCATTCTACTTGTTTTACGATTACGTTTGTGATGTTTTCTTCAGATCTTATTTTGAATGCAAAAGCATATTTTGGATTACCACTAATGTTACGTTTGTATGGATAATTCCGGTGGATTACAATCCCATCCATGTCGTAATCACAATTATTTTTCATATCTTTAAGGATTTCCACCAGGGAAGACTCAACAAGTCTGTTTCTGGAAACAATCATATTATCTACAACATTGAAACCATAATCACTCAATCTTTCTAATTGTTCAGAAGGTATATATTGTGATGGTTTTACCATTTCATATGCTACAAAATCTATATCACTAATGGCCTCACGTAAAGTCTTTGCACCAACAACTCCAGATACAAGATTTCTAGGATTTGCAAATTTAACCTTATATTTTGATTCAAATATATCACGTTTCATAATTAATTCACCCCTTACTATGAACTTGGTATCCTTCTTTACCAAACTAACTGGTATTTGTAGTCTCGTCAGTCCATGTATATAAGGAAATAGATAAGATATATCTGCACCTATAACTCCATCTCCACGAGTATATAACTTGTGTTCACCATTCTCAGACACAAAAAGACAACTTACACCATCCAATTTACACCCTATACTATACATATTATCATCACCCTCATACTGTTTAGAAATCCATGTCTGTATATCCTTATCATTTACATATTTATCCATAGAACCCATCCATACTGGTAACTTGGCCCTATTTTCACCCTTTCGTAATTTAGCACCCACAGGAATCTTTAATGTAGGATCTCTTTGATACAGGGTTTCCTTAAGCATGTCATACTGCTCATCGGTTAATCCTGTTTCTTCACCAGTATTATAGTATAAATCGTCAACATATGACTTTATACTACACAACACCTCAATGTTCTCCTCGTATAGGTACTTAGTAAAGTTACTCTTAGATACAGCTTTGTTGATAATCTTATCCATTTTATGTTTACTTTCTTCTTATTATATCATCCTCTTAATATCAAATTCATATGACAATACATAGACTACCCATACCCCATATGAGGGTGTTTTAGAATTGATTAATAAAGATGGATACCAACTACAATACAGAACAACAATGAACTGTCTTAACATAATTGATAACTATGCTGGTATCAAGAACGTTACTGGGTACGTCCTAATACTGTACAACATGGGTAGGGTAGTATATACTACTGACTACCTTATGAATGCTGTAGTATATGCTTACTATAGCACAACTGACTACCTTATGAATTACCTCCGCGATCTAACTACTGTAAGTCTCATCCTGTTCGTCTATGTCGCAATCCACGTGAGGGATTGAATGGTTAGGGGTGTTACAATGTTGGGGGATGTCACGTCTCAAGTAGGGGATGGGATAGCTAGGGGTGTTTGTGGTGGATATGAATATATGGTGGTTGGGTATGAATATACCTTGGATGTGTCGTGTGAGATTCTGAATGTTTTAGTCTCAATTGTACAGACATTCCACCTACCAATAATTATAGTCTTGGTAATTATGATAGTGGTACTTATTAAAACCATAATGTCTGTACAAAGGGAGTTGGAAGTTGTTAGTGCCAGGTCAAAAACTTATGCTCAAAGGTTAAACAATAAACCTACTATCCCCATAACATTATTTGACATCTCCAGGGTCTTAGAGAAGGATGAGAGAAGCGCGAGAAAAATTACAATAATAAAAAAGATTGTAGAGGATTATCAAGTTGGTAAACGTTATGAATTTTAGGGAGAGAAACTAGAATACTAAATACTATTTTAATATTATTACCCACGGGTAATAATATTTAATTTGAACTACTGTCTAAAGAGAACATATTAGTTAACTTACATCCTGACATTTATAAATAATATAAAAAATTATTATATTATTTATAAATGTTGTGGGAAAGTAGAATTTTTTTTGATGAAGAGGGTATAGATAGTGATTTTGAAGATGAAGGAAATAGTAGTTTAAGTTCCTCTACATGTGAAGAAATAAATTTAGATATGCTTCATGATTTGGATTTGTTATATTTTGAGTCTCAAATGATGAGAAATAATATATATTTATTTGAGTATACATATGGTCAGATTGAGAAGAGGCATCATCATGTTACTCATTCATGTCCTCCAATATTGGAGAATGAAAATAAGGACATTATAATAGTATAAAAACAAATTCATTAGAATATAGTAATGTCAAAATTGCATAAATTAACTAATAACGTATGTCTATGTTGTACAGAAGAAATAGAACATGGAAAGTCTGTTTTCCTACATAAAACTAGAAGACAGTCTCATATTTTATGCATTGACTGTGCACATGGTTATATTGGTCCCATAGTAGAGAAAGCAACAGATAATCTTCGAAATGGGATATTTTTAACTAATATGAGTACCATAACTTGTCCTGGATCTTATCATGGGGAGAAACGTAATCAGTGTTCATGTAAAATAAGATTAGAAAATTTAAAAGTACCAGAGGATACTGATTTATATACTGGGATTTTCAGATTCTTATATGCTTTACGTACCCCTAATGCTGAAATTTGTAAAAATAAGAAATGTGGGAATGTTGTAGATCTAGGAGAATGGGGGGAAACTATTGTAAAATGTACAGAATGTAATACCCAATGGTGTAGATCTTGTGGTGTTTGTCCATATCATGAGGGTATGACATGTCTAGAGTATGAACTAAGGGAGGATAAAAGCCAAAACGCCTTATATCTCAAGGAGATGAATAAAAAAGGAGAATTAAAGTTATGTCCATCTTGTGGGGTACCATCATGTAGGGTTACAACTGATGATGGTAGAAAATTGGGATGTAACAAGATGATTTGTGGTACTTGTGGTGTTAAATGGTGTTGGTTATGTGGTGCTAGTAATATAGATTATGATCATTTTAATAGTTTAGGTAAAAATCCATGTTCTAATAAATTATGGGTATAATTTTATATATTTTCTATATATAAAATACATTATGAAAGACGTCAAGGAACATCATTTTTTTAGTGCCTTTATTGTTGTTATTGGTATAGTTTTGTTGGTAAATAGCATTAGCATTGATAATGCTGTTAAGAATACCTGTGCTTCTGATAAGCTTCGTCATAGTGTCAGAACTATGCTAGTTATTTCTGTTGTTTTTATAGTCTCGGGATTAGCAGTTGTAGCTTGCTGTCGTGGACAAAAAGAGTGCACTGCTTTTGGATCCCTAGCAAAGGAATCATACCTTATATTCCTCCTTCTCCTAGGAGTTATTCTTGTTGTACTTGCAAGTATTATCAAGTCAGAAGCGACCAAAGTTCAGAATTGCAGTGTTGCAGGGGGACATGCAAATATGTCCTTAGTACTAGGTATCTTTATGATTTTAATTCCAGGATTCATTTTTGCTAGCCCCATGATTATGCATCATGCAAATAAATTGAGAGGAGCTACATCTGGGTTTTCTATGTGAGGGGGAAATAGGGCATAATTTAATTATGCCGTTTCTAATTGTCTATAGACCTAAAAATGGTATTCTGTTTTTAATATGACGACTATAATATAAATTTTTATTATAGTTTGATAATATATAGACTAATAAAACGATCAATAAAGATAAATGTCTTTTTTGCAAGTTAATTATAATAAGATGGCTCACCCCCATAAAACTAAAAAAACTGCTCCTAGTGGTGCTTTACAATCTACCCAAGATGATGAAGATGACTCCAAAGATATGAAGAAAGCTAGAGATATATACTTGGTGGGTATAATAGCTGGTACTATTACTAGTATGGCTTTTTTACCACAAGTTATAAAATCAATCAAAGAACATTCAGCTACTCATCTAACATGGATTACCCTTTGTATGGCTATACTTGGACAGTGTATGTGGTTTACATATGGACTTTTAAGTAAAGATAATGTAGTAAGAACATTTGCTATGATTTCTTTGACTATGTATTTATTTTTAGTAATAAGTAAGGTGACATTTCCATTAAAGGATGCAAAATGCCCTCCGTGTGGAGTGCCTATTCCTAATTATTAATTAAAATATTTTTATATCCTAGGGTATAAAAATAAAGTTTTATAATTAAGGACAATATTGGGGTGAATTGTCGTAACACATAAGTGTCCCCGCTGGACACTGGAAAACATTACCATTTGCACATACATGATCCACCATCTGCCCTGGTTGTGGAGGTTGAGGTGCATTAGGACAGAATGATGGTGAATTAAACTTACAATTTTCATCATCAAATGTACATTGGAATAGGCTTCCATCAGCACATTGTTGCCATACCATCTTACGTTTGTGGTGTACAACACATGGTGGTTGAAAATCAATAGTTGGATTAGGTATATAACAGTCATCATGACGATTACGATATCCTGCCTCCCTCTCGGCTACTATGGGTTCTGAAGAAGTTGCTATACCCCTAAAATATCGGGGATATGGAAATACATCATAATCAGTAGTTACAGACATTGCCTCTTTTTGAGTAGCAAAGTATGGTTTCCATCCTTTTTTACGTTTTATTTGTTCTCTAATATTATCTATATTTGACATGTTTATTTCCATAGTAGTAGGACCCTCTCCCATACCTATAAGAGTACCCGATTCTTCAAAAGAAGGAGGAGGAGGGGATGTAATAATAGGGTTTGGAGGAATTATAGATTGAGGATCATCTTTATCATTTCCAGATTGTGATTGATTATCATCAGTGTCATTTCCATCTCCAAGATTAGGGTCATTTCCATCCCCAGCATTAGGGTCATTTCCATCCCCAGCATTAGGATCAACGGGGTCAAAATTTTCTTGAAAAGTAACTTTTTTACATTTTTTACTACAGCTTATTTTACTATCATATTTTCCAGTGATAGATTTTTCACATCCTTTTTCAGTGCAATTATATCTTTGCCATACTTTGAATTGTACAGCTAATACCACGAGAATAATTATAGAAATCACGACAAATATAGTAAATGCGTTCATCATTTATTATATTACTATTTTATACTACGATTAATTTTAGGAAAAATCATATGTAGATGTAGAACTTCCTGATATTTTTAGTGTAGTGGAAGTTTGAGAACCCCTGCCATGTTTTACAAAATTACTTTCAGTTGTAGAATATGATTTTTTCTCTTCTTCATTGGAAGATGTTTGTTCCTCTTCTTCTTCTTTAGGAACATGTACTTCTTGCATAGAAACTAGAGTTTGTGATGGCCTAACTGCAAAAGACATTTATATCTGTGTATATGTTACTTTAAGTAGTTTATTTAAATATCTGAGGATTGTTAGAATAGAATGTGCCCAATCTGGTACCTTTTAATTGTGATAAAGTGCCATTATTTTTCATAGTCTTAAAAATACCCATGAGTACATCCATAGCTATTTGAGGTTTTGCTAGGAGTCTAGTCATTACAGGATCATTATCAATATCCTTAGGCTCAACACCATAAACTGGAACTGGTTGCATATAAGCATTACATTGTACATCACTTTTCCATTGACTAATTAAAGGTGAAGATGCTACATTTGGATCAAAAGGTTGAAATTCTAAATGACCACCAATCATTTTTACGAGGTACTTACGAGTTGCTGTATTTCTAACAAGTGTATCTCCAGCAGTAAGATCAAGACAAGGTAAGCGTGTACCACATGGTCCTACATCATTAGGCCATGATTTAACCTGATTAGCAGCTGCTAGATCACAGAATTTATCCCATCCCTGTGCACAATATTCAGACATAAAAAGTTGACATGGCCTACTATGTTGCCCTAATTCATTTGCTCCACTTCCATGGAGGAATCTTTGGTCTAGGGTATTGTTTACACAATAAGTTAGAGGATTATCCACTTCACTCACAGCATTACTCCCAAAATTGTCTATTTTAGAATAGTTATAACTCATTTATTATATTACTATTATTTTATATATACCATTTTCAAAAAAAATTGAAACCTAAAGCCTTGTTTGTAAATATAAACAAACAAGCAAGAAATGACTTTAGTTAAAGAACGTTTTTTATTATCACCAGAAACTATCCGTGAACTCCATGATATGAAAGCCAATTTTGGTTTTAATGGTGTCGGAGAAGTTGTATTTCGCCGTACATATTCTCGTGATAATGAGGATTGGGGAGATGTAGTAATTCGTGTTATCCAGGGTGTAATGTCCATCCGTAAGGATCATTTTACTAAAAATAGACTAGATTGGGATGATGATGAATGGCAATCTTATGCGAGATCAATGGCCATATCTATGTTTAATATGGAATGGCTTCCCCCCGGGAGGGGTCTATGGATGATGGGGACTGATTTTGCCTATGAACGTGGAAATATGGCTCTGACAAACTGCAGCGCTACTGATACCCAAGGCGATCTCGTCCATAGTGCAGAATGGGCTATGGATTGCCTCATGAATGGTGTGGGTGTCGGATTTACTACCTATTGGAGGGGTAATGCTACCCCTCCAAATAAGGAAGACAGGGAGATTTTCCAAGTTCCAGATTCCCGGGAGGGATGGGTAGAAAGTCTTATAAAGATGCTTTGTGCCTATATTTCAAGTCGTAGATACCCCCCAAATAAATTTCCACAGTTTGACTATTCCAAGGTACGACCCGCTGGGGAGCCCATAAAGGGATTTGGAGGCCTCGCGAGTGGTCCAGCCCCCCTCCAGAAGCTCCACATGCGCCTTGAGGGTTATCTAGACGCCTTCTGTAAGGGGCGCCTCCAGTGTTCTGGGAAGACCTGGAAAGAGCTCCCTAAGGAGAACGGGGAGGGTACTGAATGGAGGGAGGTAGATGTTGAGGTAGATAAAGAATATGGACATACACGTCTAATTACTGATATATTTAATGCTATTGGAGCATGTGTTGTGGCTGGTAATGTGAGAAGAAGTGCAGAGATCTGCCTTGGATCTGTAGATGATCCAGATTTTATCCACCTGAAAAACTATGAGATGCATCCAGAACGATCTGAGGTTGGGTGGATGTCTAATAATTCTGTAGTCCTCGGGGCTGATCAAGACTATGAGGATTTTACCCACATCCCTGATATGGCTAGGAGAATTAGGGATAATGGGGAGCCTGGCTTAATTAACCTCTATAATATCCAAAAATATGGTAGATATGGGAAGGAAATGCCTGATACTGCAACCCTAACTAATCCCTGCGCAGAAATTGCCCTATCAGCAGCCCGGGATAAAGATGGCAACATCACTGGGGGTGGAGAGACTTGTAATTTAGCTGAGGTGTTTCCACCCCGTTGTGCAGATAAGGATGTGTTCTATCAGGCCCTTCGTTATGCAACTTACTATTCTAGTACTGTAGCCCTGCTCCCCAGTCACCGACCAGAGACAAACGCAATTGTAGCTAAGAACAGGCGTATTGGGATTAGTATTTCTGGTATCGCCCAGTGGGCTAGTGGGGAGGTACCAGAGGGTTGGGGAGATATGAATTATACTAAAATGACAACACAGTTGAGGAATGCCTATAAGGTAGTCCGTCAGGAGAATACAGCCCTAGCTGAGCGGGCTGGTGTACCTGCCTCTATACGTGTGACAACAGTAAAGCCGAGTGGTAGTATCTCCCTCCTAGCCGGGGTGACCCCAGGGGTGCATTATCCAGTGAGTAGGTATGCTATAAGGAGGATGAGGATAGGTGAAGATTCTCCCCTGGTCCCAGCCCTCAAGGAGGCGGGGATACCCAATGAGAAGGATACATATTCTGATAATACCCTAGTGTTTGAGTTTGTTATAGATCATGGAAATGTACGATCAGTGGAGGAAGTATCACCATGGGAACAATTAGCCCTCGCGGCTATGTTACAAAGAGTATACGTCGATAATAGTGTTTCTAACACCATTTATTTTGACAAGGAGAAAGATGGTCCTGATGTGGAGAAAATGTTGGCTATGTATATCCCTGTTCTCAAGACTATTTCCATGTTACCCCACGCGGGACATGGATATGCCCAAGCTCCGTACGAGCCCATCACCCGGGAGAAATACCTAGTACTAAGGGACTCATATAAACTTCCAGATTTCTCTAAAATGGGGGGAGCTGTGCCTAGTGGGAGTGTATTTTGTAGTGGGGATACATGCGAGTTTGTCCCACCCTCAAAAATCCAAAAAACAGAAAAATAAATAATTTTTGTATTAGATCTCTATATAAAATATATATAGAGATAATTTTTTTATTATATTATAAATGAATTCAAAAAGTTTTCTTAAATCTATAGGTGTTTCGTCTACCGAGACTGAAAGAGCTAATAAGAGAAAAAAGAAATTAGGACCAGTATTGCCATCAAATATATCTTTTATAGATGCAGTGCAGATTAGTGCTTATAGAGAACAAAGACATAAACAACTACGTTCACAGGTAAATAACAGCAATTTATCTTTTGTTTCTGATACTAATCAAGTACATAAGTATAATGTTTCACCAGTTACAGGTGGTAAACTTAATATTTATCCAGTTGCTCCTATAGAATTATTAGAACCTGATATAAGTACAAATGTAGATATTGAGAAGAAAAATTTACTGGTATATTATTTTGAGACACTTTATCCTCTAACTCGTTCAAGTGGAAAATGGAGAAAGATGGATCTTAAATCTCTACAGGAATATTATGATAATATGCAATTTTGGTATATTTTTAATACAGCGTGGACATCGTCGCCAATGCCTGTTACGTTAAGTGATAGTGTTTATAAGAACTGGGAAAAATGTACATTTTTCCAAGCTAATACTGTTGTACAATCTGCAATTACTTCATGGGGGTTAGGTGTAAGAGGAAATAATGGTACACAGGATGGTGTAAAATCGTCTTTTACATATATAGGTAAAGATGGTAACTCCAAGACTATTAATACAGTTTCAACAGATAGGGATTATTGGGATGTTGCATGTGGTACAAAAATGGAGGTCACCTCATGGGGGTGGAATCCATATCCATTTGGAATTTATGCCCAGGGGCCATTTACGGGGACTGGGAATTTTTTGCAGATACCTAAACAGGGTTTGGGTGGTGCTATTGTTGGTACAAGTCATTGGGATATTATTTTTCAATGTAAAGCTGATGATGCAAAGGATAGTGATGTTTGGACATCTATATTTAATCATGAATTACATGATGGGAATGTAGTACTAGGTTCTCCAGCATCTTTGGTATATAATGACAAGTATATTAACGTTACACCATGGGTTGTGGTTCATGATTTACGCACTGATACATATCAATGGTCAGGTATTTTAGGGGTTGATCTAGGTGGATATACACCTATTCTCATTGCATATTTTTTATGGTATGTAGGGGGGTATGGGGGTATTGGGGGTGTGTCTCCGTTTGATAAAACGTGGACAAATAAAAATTATCGTTATACTCCATTGTATGTTATAACTACAGATGGAAAATTAGCATTTCCCGAAGATCAAAGTATTCCATCATCTGCTGGTTTACCTGGAGGATTTAATCGTAATTCAGATGAGTTCTGGATACAATTTCGTAAATTCTTCAGTTTAATTCAGGCATGGGATACTGATTGGACTAAAGAGAAGTGGCGTCATCCAGTGTTGAAATCTTGGGATGGTACGGAATGGTTTGATACTGTAGGTCCAAGTGTTGTTAATACTTCGGATTCTTTAATGTATGCATATGCTACGGGTAATTTTAATATTGTCAAGTGGAGTACATGGTTAGATATCAATACAAATCCACCACCTACACTTATGGGTACAGCATTAGGAGCTATTAATCCATCATTGAGTAAATTTAGTAAAAATCCAGCAAAGTGGTCTTATTATCAGACTCCTGACGGTCAGGTTATGAAAAGTAAGACAGGTTTAGAGGAAGGATTTCCAGTGGGTGTAATGACAAGTGTGGGTGGTGGTTATAATTTTGTTATTCGTTCACAGATGCCTAATGTTAATTATGATATCTGTACAGAATTTGCAGATTTTCGTGTTTCCACTCCTGGTCAATTAGCTACTGGATTGGGTGATCAAAGTAAATGGAAGGAGTTGTTTACTATATATGCTCAAAATTACATGTTTACTGCAGATCCAGATGATACAAGTACATCACATTCATTTACAGGTGAGTTTGGTATTAGATTACCTGATACAGACTTATTAACATCTAATCCCAATATAGAAGACTGGAGAATAGATAATAATGTTGCATCTGGAAAAACATTTTTTGGTTTTGATGTTTTAAGTGGTATGTGGGATTCAAACCCATATATATCTGGAATGTCTAATAATACTGCTATAATGTTAAACCAAGACACAGGATCGGCACCTTCTGGTGGTTCAACTGTTAATATATTTGCTTCTGGAACTTGTACTAATACAGTGGGACCGAATCTTATACCACCTGCATCATTTGGTATTGATGATATTGCTGGTGGTATGGGTGCTACTACTGCAGTTACTACATCTAAATACTCTAAAAGCAAAGGTTGTAAACCTTATTCATATAATTCATATTCACCAATTACAAATGCTCCTTCCGGTACTAAATATTTTCCCTCTGCGGGAGATAGTTTTGCTAAGGGTGTTGTGGGGATGCAGGCTAACGGAAGTGGTGCACAGCTTGGTTCGTCTCAAACAAGATGGATTATGAGTAGTAAGGGTATTGCATGGGATTATAGTGCCCCTTTGAGTAATCGTTTACAGTTATTGAGGGGAGCTGGAAATCTTCAGAAAATAAATAATTCTATCAGGAATATATTTATAACATCTCTTGTATTTATTATTGTTGTGGGTGTAATATCTATTGTATTATTTTTGAGAAGTGATAAGGTATCATATAAGACGCGTTATAGTTTATTTTCGTCACTTGCTATAACTGGTGTTATTGGGATTATTTTACTTTTAACAGCTGTTATCAAGGGAGTGGCTAATAGAAAAGCTGAAAGTTACTTGAGTGATGATGTAGTTAATGATGAAGCTCATAGACTTCGTACTTATTTTGCGTTAGTGTATCCCATGGTACCAGTATCAAGGTGGAATAGTATGTCTTTGGATGAACTGCGTACTTTCTTTTGTTCGCTCCACTGGTGGTATAAGGGTGATGGATTGCCCTCCCCATTGGACTATATAAATACTAAATATTGGACAGAAACTGTCCCGTTTGGTAAGGGTAGTTCATGGAAGTCTTTCTGTATGAGAAAGAATTGTGTAGTAAATGTATCTCCCTCAGCCTATAACGAGACAGATGGTAAAATATGTGTGGGATATGATAAATCTATAGTTTCAACGACACAGAATGAATCTCCAAGTGCTATTATTTGGAATGGTAGACAGTTACAGTCTCTTGGAGCTCAATCACAACAAACAACATTTTTTCATCCTTCAAATAACTATCATATTGATACCTATAATAACTTTCCAACTGTAAACGATACAGGTCTTGAGGAATGGCAAAAAGTAAAATATGTTGAAGTTTCATCTCAGTGGGGGCCGTTTCCAGATGGTATCTATTATGATTGGGCTCCAGGAACAGGAGTATGGCTATCACTAGATAAACATGCTGTGGGTTATACTGGTTTGGATCTTATTAGGAGGATGGGTAATGAAGCAATGCAAAATAATGTTGATCTTGTTCCTATATATCAAGAGGCATGGCAAAAGACTGGTTTAAGTACGATGTCAATTTCAACTAATAATAAATTAACTTTACCAAAAATTTTCTGGCCTGATGCTTATGCTGGATTTGGTTGGTATGGAAGTGTAATTATGTCTAAATCTCAGAATAATCAAATAGCAGCTTTGGCAAAAACAGTTAATCTTCCAGCATCCCAGGGTACTTATGTGTGGTCTGTACGAGATAATGTATACGGAACAGCAGATGGGGATTTATATAAACAACTTGCTACCTATGTAAAACCTCAATATTTAGCGGAGGGATCAGATGGTAAATGGTTATGGACGAATACAAAACCATCTGACCCCAGTTACATAGAAAATTATCCCCTCCCACTTCCTTATTTTACAACTTTTCAGGGTGATGGTAAAGGTCTTCCCAAAATAAACCCACTAGCCATTAGAATTCCTTGGGAATATCAGCTTTTTAATATATGTCAAATGATGAGAATATTATGTATTGACCTATTATTCCTAGACGAGTCTGTTGTTGATGCAAGCAGCCCCCAAGGTTTAGAATATGTGGATTGGTTGAAAGCTAATAAGAAAAATCCGTTAAAACAGGCACGTACGTGGGAGGTTGCTATTAATAAATGTATTAAACTTATGTCTACTCCTAATGCTCATCCTCTTTTCTTAAATTATCCACGTATATATAGTCAAAATGGAAGTGGGGATGGCCCTCAATTTATTCTTGTGAATGAGCCTCAGGCTGATTTATTGACAGTACAAGTTGGTGCTTTGGATGATAGTAAATATTCACAGACAGTTTCTACAAATGGGGGTGTTACATATGTATCTCAAACTGAAATACCTCAAAATAGTTATGCAAATTTAGAAATAGATCATTGGCTTCCCATGCTTGGACGTCCTATGGGTTATAAAGCTTGTGTACGTATTCAGCATTGGTGTGGTAATAAGGGTTTAGCATTAGATATTGAGATTATTAATATATCTCAACAGATATCTGGAAATCTAATAAGTAATATGCCTACAGATAGTTTATATGAAGTATGGAAAAAGGGTGGTGAGGAACGCCTGAGTGTCAGGGATCCATTTGCTAATGATTCCCATGTTTATTCTAATGATGGTCCTGTTCATAATTTAAGACAAAAATATCATCCATGGTCACCTAAGCATGAAGATGCTAAATGGACAGCCCCCCCATGGATAGAATATTATCCTAATGTTGACATGTCACAACAATATTCTAATATATATGGTTGGCCTGCTGAAAATCTAATGAATTTTATGACTACAAATAGACTTTCTTATTGTCCTGCAAATGCACAACAGGTTACCCTATCTGGTAGTTACCCTGAATACAATAAGATAATATTTGAAAATATGGTAAAGGATAGGACAATATTACAAGTATAATATATAATTTTGTATTATATAGTTTCAAAACTATAAAAACTATATAATATAAATGAGAAACGAATATAAATTTCTTATAGGATCAGCATTTGTAATTGCTGTTACTGTTATATTATATTTTTTATTAAAAAATAAAGATGATAGTAGTTGTAAGTCTAAAAAATCTAAAAATACTTGTATAGGAGATGGATGTACATGGGATAATGGGAAATGTAAAGATAAACCCCCTATACCACCACCCCCTACACCACCCCCTACACCACCCCCTACACCACCCCCTGCGCCTCCAATTTCTCAAAGTAAAGAACGAATAGCAAGAAATAATTATTACTCTTATGCCCTGACAGTTTTAAAAGGAGGTGTAATACCAAGTATGAGTTGTACAAATTGTGGACCTGGGGGAAATATGACTGTAAATGGTCAAATATTTTCACTAGTGGGGGATCCTGATTTGGATAATGGTTCTCCCTTATATCAAGTAAATTACGGTCCCTGGAAAGGACAAACATATGTAGATTTTGATTCTTCTTCTGGTTTAATGTGTGGTAATTCATGGGGTCAGCCTAGTAAACAAGCAGAAATAATTTATAATATTCTTTCATGGTATGCACCAAATCCAGTTGTGGAGGATCCAACTATACGCGAGGCATTTATTAATGATTTATATTATGTAAATGGTTATGTTCCAACATATTCTTCATGGCAGGCTTATTGTCAGTTGCAAGCTCCAGTGTGTTATGGAAATCAATATATGTGGCCTGGTACTCCTATGATTTATGTTGGTGGATTTATGGGTTTGCCATACGGAAACAACATAGCGTGGGGTCATTTCGGTCAGACATATGGATATACATCCCTATCCCAATATTTTTCTGGACAGATTAATGGATTTAATGGTATGTTAACCGGTGTAGATGTTGTTTTTGTTGTAGCTCAAAATTCGGGTGTATTAGGTCAGGATGCATGTGGTAGTGCTATGGGTTCCTTGACATTTCAATTATCACAACCTAACACCTATGGTGTTATTAATACTGAGAATGATCTGAAAAATGCGATTGAGGGTGCTATAACATATGCATATAAATATGCAGATAAAACTGATTATCTTGCATATCCTGGTATGACGATGACTATAGGTTACTTCTATATAGGAAATGATAATAAACCATATAGTGGTTCACGTACAATGTCTGTGATTGATGGAACCCTCCAAGTACCTACTACGCAATATACATTTACAAATCCAGGCGGTCAAACTGAATATCTTGGTGCAGAAGTTGGTAGGGAACCTGCATATTACTATGGTAGCGGTACTAAACCAATTACCGCTTCTTTAACAGTAAATGCAATAAGTAAGGCCTGGCGTTATAGTAATCCTAACGGTACAGCTGAACAATTTATGTCATGGTATAGGGGTACGGGATTGATAAATGGTATTTATTCATCTTATGGAGCAGTGAATATGAGTGGTCTTTTACAGATGGCTACTCAGTCATACTATAATGAAACACTACAAAAATATACTGATAATAGGGATCCACAAAATATAGGTACACCAACATTTACAACTTCCACAAAAACAATTCAAGACTGGTATAGTACTATATATACAAACGACCAAGAGTCAGCATGTTCATGGAAAGGTTTAAGTCAAGAACAAGAAAAATGTAATACAAATATGTGCTATGAGGGCACGAATCAAGGAATATGTTCATGTATTACTATTACAAATATAGGTGACATTTTCATGAACAATCTAACTCCTATCTCAATGATTAATATGAGAGGTGGGGTACCTGACGCTGATACTATAGCTACTTCTCCAAAAGGTTTAGTACCTTCTACAGGTGCCCAACAATTAGATTATATTGATCAGGTAATAGGGCGTACTACACCTATTGGTCCTATGAATTATTCTCGTGGTCTTGTGGGATTTAATTGGGTACCTGGGTGGAATAGTAATAATTCACCAATTACCCCAGGGATTTCTAATGGTTATAATCCACCTGCACAATATTCTTCGTCTGGATTTACCCTATTAGGTACTATACTTTGGATTCTAGATCCAAATGGACCTAAAAGTAAAGATGTAGCTGTAGATTGGTCAAAAATAGATATCAACAAATCATTTCTCCCCAAAGCCCTTCAGAATAATAATAATTATGCGGGTACATCGGGTAATGGCGGTTCTGTATATTTTGTAACTAAAGGTGGACAACCACAAAAAGGAATTTTACCAGGTTGTAATATAGCAAATGAATTTAGACAAGATTGTATTGGTCCAGGTGGATCCGATGCAAAGACATGTTTAGCTAGTGGGAATGGATGTTGTTATCAGCCTAACATAGTTGTAGTTGATGGTAAACATACACCATGGTGTTTTAAAAAGCAACAATAATTATTTCTCTAATTAAATATTAAATGACAGACATTGTACCTGATTTACCGGAAATAAAAACAGGGGAAGTTTATGCACGTTTAACAGAGCAAGCTTTCAATTGTAGGGGAAATAATATAGCTACAGATCTTACATGGTATTTCCAAAGTCTAAAAAAGCTTGGTAAGGGGGATTTATTTATAGTTGGTGGAAATTGGGTTATGCAGGATTTAACTGCACCAGCATATATTGGAGGTGAATATTCAATGCCTTTAGATTTATGGATTGCTGCTATGAAACGAGGTGCAAAAGTTGCATTATTAACATCTTACTATTACACTGGTAATCCCGACGACTGTGATAATACAGCACCTGGTGCATTAGATCATAGTAATTGGGGTGATACTGGTATCACCCCATGTGAAGATTGTGGTAGTTCAAATTATACTACATGTCATGTAGCATGCTGTAGTATTAAAAAACTAAAAGCTGCCGGAGGTAGTAATTTTATAGATTTACGTAATACAGGTCCAAATCAGGGACCCACTTCACACTCTAAATTTTCAGCTTTTTACTATTTTAGTCGTAATGAATTTAGTCAATTTTTTGGAGCTTGGAATCCTGTAATTAGGGGATGGCCTCTCAAGGAGACTGGATTTGGTCTTTATGGTAAACTAGATGAAGATTTAGGGAAATTATGTAATCATTGGCTTTATTCATTTTTAACTATGGTGAAAAATATTTCTAGTAAGGAGTCGCAGAGTAACTATGATCTCCTTCAGAAAATCGTTAAAGATCCTCAAGGGGTAAAATCACCTGCTATTGTCCCTACTTTATATTTTTATGGTCCAGACTACTGTGATTCTAATTTTGGATGTCAAATGACAGATCAGTGGGGTACTGCAAGTAGGGATGCAAGTGGGTGTCAAGATGCTCAAAAATATGTTACACTAGTGGATAATAATGTCCAAATGACGTTAGGTATAGCACCAAGCATTCTCCACCACACCTCTGATTGTGTGGGATCTGGATTTCCCTGGGATGTAGAATGGGGTGGTAAAGACAGTAAATTGGTTGATGCATTAACTTTAATGAAAAATTTTATCAAAAATAGTAAGGAATTTGTAAAATCGTCAGAAATGACACAATATATGGGAATAGGTACAGCTACAGATGATAATATAGACTGTAATATGGCTGATTCTGTACCTCAGAGTTTAGTTCAGACTCTGACAGAAAGTATGAAAGCAGGGAAGCCTTATTTAGCTATAGAAGGTGGTAGTGATGGTGATTTAAGTGCTCAGGGTCAAGATGGATGTAGTAAATGGGGAAGTGATCCTAATAATTTTGCCCTAGCATGGCGTTTTGCTTGTGATAAATCTATTAACAAAAATTTTGCTATTAAAAGTTACGGTTTTGGTAATACACATGATAAATTCTGGGTTAGTGATAATGCTTTAATTCTAGCTACTGGACACCCCGATACACAATTTCATCTTGGTAAGGCTTATAATTATTGGCTTATGTTTGCAAACTGCCCAAACCTTACTGTATGGATGAATAATCACTGGAATTCTATGTGGGAGAATTGTTGTTACTTTCCAGGTACCAGTTATAATATCCCTAATTCTTATTTGCAAAAAGTTATAGGACAAAATAGTTACTATACTAACTTGGGAAAGGCTATGTGCCCTAGCAGTTCTAAAAGTCAAGGTAACTGTTGTTTTGGGGACCCCCAAGAGAATATATATACTGCAAAAGCTACAACATATCCAGGATGGTATGGAGTTCCAGATATAGATAAATTACGAACACCAGCAAAAGTTACATGTGAAGGTGTAAGATGTCCTGATCACTCCACTTGTGTTGTTTTAAGTGGTAAGACTAATTGTAACTGTGATGATGGATATACTAAGCAAAAAGATAACACATGTATAAAAACTTCTAATTGTAAAAGTATAAATTGTCCAGATAATTCTACTTGTGTTATTTCTGATAATAAAGCTATATGTACTTGTAATAGTGGATATACAAAAAATAGTAATGGTGATTGTGTAAAACCTGAAACTTGTAAAACCCTACAATGCCCCCAAAACTCTACTTGCTTAACAGATGGTGGTGTAAGATGTGTGTGTATTAAAGGGTATGAAAAACAAAAAGACGGTACATGTAAAACTTCTACGGGAGATAGTTATAAAACCCCTATACTGTCTATAATTGGTGGAATTTTTTTACTTGTAGGTATTATATTACTAATCATATACTTATACAATCAAAAAAAACACAAGACTGAAAAACCCTTATAAATTATTATAATATAAAATTTTATTTATATTATAATTTAGTTATGACATTGGCTAGAACAACTACCATATGTACTACTACCACATGCCTGACATGTATTTACACAACCAGTTTGTGAACATCTAATATCATTAACTTTTTGAAAATTATATAATGTACCTTGATTATCACAAGTGCCACCACCAGGAATTTGAGATTTATCAGTGAGGATACCAAATATATTTTCTACCCCCACAGAAATCCATTCTGGTATAGTTTGGTCAAAAATTACAGATAGGGAAATATTAGAAGTATTACCAAAATAGTCTGGTGTTAAATTTGCAGAAGAAATAAGTATACCCCAGTCAGAATAATGTATTTTTGCATGAAGGGTATTACACTCTGGATATGCATTGGGATCTGTAGGGGGTGGATTTTGATACCACCAGTGAAATTTTACATTAGAGAAATTATTCATTTTACTGAGGAATGCCTTACCCTCTGGACATCTCATAAAATCACAAGTTACATTACCAGCATATATAGTATCATTAAAAGGCTGTTGATTTATCCAGATGTCTGTTTGAACACCACTACTACCAGCTTTTAGAAATGCATCTTCTAAATCTTTATCCCATCCACCATAACTCAACATAGAGGATAACATGGAAAAATCAAAACTTGTTATACGTAAAAATTTTCTAGCATTCTTAATAAGATTAATAAGATGATTTCTTTCATAAGATACATTACCCTTTGGTGATCCCCCTACTGGAAAACCTGCTGGATTCTGGGTTGTATATGTATTCGTACGATAGGGACCTGTATCATTCCCAAGATTACATTGTTTTTCTGGAAACCATGTGCTACAATAATAATTTTGACCAGGACAATATTGTGGACTTTTGGGACATGTAGGCCATGTAGGGGAAACGCTAATAAAATAACTACTTCCATCTTGTGCCTTATATGGATTCTGGGATGTATATTTAAAATTCATTGTAACAGTACCAGAACTCTCAAACCACAACCTACGAGTATTTAAATCTTGATAAAGTGGAGACTGACTAGTAAAACTAATACCAAAATCAATAGAACTAGATCCTGAAGTATTTTGTCCGCCTATATATGCCTTATTTTCAGATATATATAATTTATCATGAAAAAATACACCTCCCCCACCCCAAGTCCCAATATTATTATTATAATCAAAATCTAATATTGTAAACCCCTTATTAATATAAGCACTAAATTGATTACTTACTTGATTTTGACATTCAGCCTGATCAGTGCTTAAACTAACCCATGTCACTTTTACACCCCTATCTAAAGCATCTTTTATCGCAAAATATATAGCACTTTGATAATCAGCGGGGTCATCACTTTGCCATTTTCCGAGGGTAATATATGCATTACATATTGTTACAAACTTCTTCGCAGACTTGAACAAGTCCAAATACCACCAGTAAAATGTATTTGGAGTATTAATTATTTTATAACTAATAATATAGGGATTAGATACTACAACCTGCATATTTAGTCCTGGTGTGGGAGTTCCTGTTTTTACTGAAAAGTCATTATAACCTTCTTTTATTGTCTTTTTCCAACAGGAGATATTCGTCGTAGAGGGACCTTGACATATTTGTGATGGATTCTTATATAAACATCCAGTTTTTGTAATTTTTTCCGTTTGTGTACAGTTAGAGTATGGAGATGCAAATGTAGGAAATGGTTGTGTGTTTTTCCATCCCTGAGATGGTCCCGTATACCCATTTGGCGTGGGAGTTGTTTTAGAGTAAAGAACACATATAGTTTTATCATCACTTGAACTATATGCTATACAATTACTATCAGCTGTACATTCTTGTCTACAATATGTACTAGTTACTAGTTTGGTAGAGGGATACTGATTTTTAGAACCATAGCAATAACCATTTCCTTGTAATCCTGTTACTATACTATATGAAGGTGTAGGGGGTGTAGGGGGTGTAGGGGGTGTAGGAGGTGTAGGAGGTTTTGGGGGTGGTGGAGGACCAGAGCCATGATGGATACTTATTATTATAATTATTACTCCAATTATTACAAATGAAATAGCTAAAATAGGTTTCCAATTTTTGATCATTTTTTATTTATATTATATATAATATTATATATAATATTATATAAGTTTGAATAATTACCTATAGTTTTATATAATATTATAAAATGAAATGGATAGATCTTCTTATTTTATTAAAGACGTAGCCCTGTTTGGAAGTCATCCCACGCAAGATGACGTTATAGAGCTTGAGAAAGCAGGAGTTAAGATCTTTGTAGACTTAACTTATCCCCAAGAAAAAAAAATTACGAGTTATAATACTCAGTATGAATATATACGATATCCCATAACAGACAGAAGAATTCCCACAGATAGGTTTGGATTTTGTATCTTTATAGTTGATATAGCTCAAAAGATAAAAAAATTACCTAAGGGAGACAAGATTTATATCCACTGCAAAGGTGGACATGGAAGAAGTGGTGTTGTTGTTTCTGTATTACTATGTTATATATTTGGATTGAACCCAGACGTATCTATGGAATATACTAACGATTTCCATAGTATGAGGAAAGAAATGAGAGAAAAATGGAGAAAGCTTGGTTCGCCACAAACTTATCAACAGAAAAACTTTGTATATCATCTTTGTAAAAAAATATATTTCTATAAAGCTGTAAATATAGGTAATACTGCTGGATTTTCACTTTTTACTAATCATCCTGTAACTATACCTGGTTTGGGTACTTTTTTTACAGCAGAAGCTGCATTACAGGCCCATAAGGATCTAGATAATTATGAGTATGTAAACCATCTATTAAATACAAAAAATCCAGTAGCTGCAAAATGTATAGGTAGACATATTCATCTTGATGATGATTGGATGAAAAAAGAACCTGATATAATCTATAAAATATTAAAATATAAATTTGACCAGCATAGTAGATTAAAATTAGCATTATGTATGAGTGGTTTGGGTATTATTGTTCATCATACTAAAAGTGACTCCCATTTAGGGAGTGGAATAGATGAGTATGGTGAAAATATTTTGGGTAAACAATTGACCAGATTAAGAGTGCATTATTATAAAACTAATCAAAATCTACAAGATGAACAACCAACACCCTTAAATGGAGCTGCAACATTAAGTCGTTGAGGGGTTGAAGATTCATTTAATTCTGCTGGTGTTAAAGGTGCTGAACCTTTATGTACATAAAAAGTTGGTAACCCCCCGCTTTGATAAGTGAAAGTTGTTGGGGGAAGAAATTTTTTATTGCTAGTAATATCCATTGGGAAATTACTTCCATTGGGTGCCATTAATTGAGTTGCGTAGCAAGATGTTGATTTAGACATTTATTACCATATAAAATAAAAAAATCAGTTAATAAATGTCAACTAAACATACACAATATCTTGAAATATCTTCTACCTATCGTGATAGGAAAAAATTCCCCCTAGCTTCTAATTTTGAGGTACCTATATCTCAAACTGGTAGGAAAACTGCTGAAAATGCAGAAGATCCAGTATCACTTGCAGCAAAAAAGGTAGCATGGCACGGTGCTACCTTTCAGGCTAATATTGGAGCAACTGGGACTGATCAGATTGTTCTTATAGTAGAACCTATTACAGCCATAGATGGTAGTATTGGTGGAACAGGAACTCCTGATACTATTATAGTTAGTTCTGTTAATGGAAGTGGTGCTGGAACTCTCCATACTTTAGAAAATTATTATAGGGGGGCAGTTATGCATAGAACTGCACAACCTTCTGATAGGAGACGTATTATAGAATATGTATATTTGGGTAATGATAAGGGAAAATTTATTATGGAAAGCGGAACATGGGATACTGCTGCTGGAGTAAGTTTAACAGTAACTGATCCTACAGATTTGGATTCTCCGTCATTTATAGATCCCCACTTTTTTGTCCCAACTGGAATTGGTGGTATTAATTACTATATAGATTGTATTCTCTATAATCAGACTCGCTGTGAATCCCGTCCTATTGAAAGTTATGATGCTATCACAAGGATTATAAGATTGGATACTAGCGAAACACTTTTATCTACAAATGTAGCAGGACCAATTACTAATTGGTTAAGGGAGGATGTATATTCCATAAGAGGTGCTCGCCCTATTCGGGATTGTACAGCCCTAAACGGTGATATTGTAAATAATCCATCTACAAAAATATCTTTTAATCTTCCCGTGGCAGCTTCTAGTCCAGATATCGATCTAAATGGAAGTTTTCTTGAAGTACTTATGACCCGCGAGACCGGTGTATTAACACTTGCTGCAGGTGGAAGTACTACAGTTACCCTTGTGTTGGGTTCAAATGGAGATGATGATTATTATGTTGGTGCATGGTTAAGAATGACTAGTGGAGCGGCACAAGGACAAATACAAATTATTAGTGCCTATGATGGTACTACTCGTGTAGCTACATTAAGACAAGGTTTTAGTCCAGCTCCAGCGGGGGGTGATGCATATGAACTTAGTCTCCCTCAAGAAAGTAGACGCATTATAAAGTATGTAGATTATCGGGATAATGCAATAGGAGGGAGTATTAATACAGTAATTTTTCCTATTACTGGAACAGACAAAACACATCCTATTACTAAAATTGGGTATTATAATAATTTATATATTGTTATGACTGGATCAGGTGATATACGACTTATACGATCATATGTAGTCACAAGAGATCCTATTACAAATTTTGTACAATCTGCTATAGTTACAGTATTTAACAATTTTTCAGGGGCTACTGTTGCTGGTGACGCATTTACAATTACATCTGGTATTGTAGAAAGTCCTCCATTTACATATAGTATTTCTAATCAAGATTTCTTACTGTTACAATTTAATTATGATAATTTAAATCCATTTATATATACTGGAAGTTTACTAAGTAACCAAGAAGTTGTAAATTATGAAATAGAACTCCTGAATCTTATTTTACCAAATCAAATTTTAGATGTAAGTTATGGTAGTTATATTTCGTTTTATCAATATGTATATGTTCGCTTAGAGAATGTTACTGGTTCTGGTATAGGACGTCCCCAGACTATATTTTCCAATAATCCAAATTCTAATATGATGACATTTAGAGCTACAATAGATGATATCGCGAATCCAGTAAATTCTAGTTTTATTAAAGTTGATGGAGATGGTATGATCCAACAATTAGCATTTAAACCTAGAGATAATTTAAGATTTGAAGTCAGATTGTCTAATGGTGAATTTTTTCAAACTATTGTAGATGAAACAATTTCCCCTCAGGCACCAAATCCACTTGTACAAATTACAGCTATGTTTGGTATTAAACGTCTTGATCCCCATGATTAATATTTTGTTTTCTATATCCCTAGGGATATAGAATAAGGTAGTTTATACATATATACATTTTATATAAATGGCTAAGTTATGCCCATAAAGAAAGAAATAGTGTACCCTATTTTTTTAGAATGTTGTCAGTATACCTCAGATAGTTTCTGGAATAATATATTTGAAGATTTAGCTTATGGTAAATCACCATATGGAACTTACATTTCTAAAGATTTTTTATGTTGTAATTACAAAAAAAGAGATTTCAGCTACAAAATAGAAAGAAAAGAATCTCATATTTTATATGAGGAAGTATACGCCTTGCTAACCAAAAAACTGGGGCTTTTGAGCAATATTGAGAAAGTTAAAAAACGTAAGGCGTTTAAGGATATGGAAATATCCACACGTGAATCTCGTAAAGAATGGAGTGATATAAAGAAAAAAAATATACGTGAACTTCTTATAGAACTATATGTAACGCGTATGAAAGAAGAACATTCTCTAAATATAAAACAAGCTAGATATTTACTTTCTGTTATTTATATGGCTATGATTTTTAAAGTTATCACATCTTCTGATATAGATTATCAAGATGGTCAAGTACAATCCATACAGGGTATAGATTTTGTAAATAAAAGGGTTTTTATAGATCATGACATATATAACATAGATATTAGTTTTGCCCCTGAAATAGTCATGGATAAAAAAATAATGGCCGATACGTGGGAAAAATACTTAAAAACACTTACAAAGATAAACTAGGAGATTTATTCGTTACATCAAGTATATCCCCTACAGTATCTATAATTGGAAAGTCAAACACTATGTAGTCTTTCATATATGTTGTAACATCATCTAAATTTCCCATATAAACTACCTTTCTCCTATCCCAGATAGCTGTAAGTATTGCTATCTTATCGTTCATCTGGGTTACAAATTTCCAGTCATTACACCTTCCTATCATAGGAGGTGGTAAAATTATAAGGCCATTATTATTATCTCTTTGATATTTTTCCCAATCTATAACAACCCTCAAAATAAGGTTATATTTAGTCGTTTCCCATTCTATAGACATTTCTATACTTATTTTAGTATCTTTAAGTATAGAAACAAGTTTTATACTGAAAAATACTAAAATAAGTATAGAAATAAGATAATCTGTATAAAATTTAAAATAGGTTCAAATAATAAATGAGTAAAAATATACTTGTAGATTGTAGAACACTTCATCTACACTCTCACGGGGAGGGTCCTGGCTCCCTGAAGGGTGCTGTAATAGCACTACCTGGAGATATATTTACAAATCTAGAAGAACTAAAAGGAGATAAACGTGTTCAGTATTTAATAAATTATTTAGAAAAAAATAAGGGTGAAAATATACAATTTATTGAATACTATCCCCGCCGGGAGTGTAAAAGCATGTGTGATATTACAAACATTACACCAGTTCAATTAGGAATCACCATGGTGGAAGATTATTTACCAAAGGGTGTACAACCTATTATACAAAAACACACAGAGTTTACTATACCTGTAAATGTTTGGTCTAAATTGACAAGTTTGGTATATGATAAAAATACAGAACAAGCTGGTGTGTTATTAAATACCCATGGGGATGGCGTACTTGCTATAAAACCCGGATCATTATTAGAGGGAGAAACAGATTCTGTTGATGTAGTTCCTGGTTTATATAATTTCCACACACACCCAAAGACTACTTATGAAAAATATGATGTATTATATGCTTGGCCTTCAGCACAGGATTATATAGGTTATTTACTATCTATGTGTCAAGATGGGACAAGAGTACATATAGTAGTGGGAGTAGAAGGTATGTATATAATATCTCTTGTAAAGCCTATAATGTTAAGCAAAAATGTAATAGATTTTGTAGAAGATAATTATGGCTTTTGTTACAAGCCTGGCAATACGCCAGAATGGTATGTAAAAAAAGTAAAAAAGTTATTATATCCTGAAACGGGATTTCCTTTATTTAATTTAGAATATTATAAAAAATGTCCTAGGGGTGGTTTACTCTTCTCTGCAATGGAGGTGGAGCAGGTAAATTAGATGTATGGAGATTTGAATGATTTTCTCGTAGATATTTAAGAATATCATAAAGGACCCTACAATCATATTCATTATAAGTAGCAATATCCGACATTACAGGGGATTGTACAACTACATCTGGATGGTTATTTTCATAACATCTTGCCGCTCGTATCATAGCTGACATACCATTAGTACAGTCACTTGTCATTTGTGTATTTATAAGACCATGTTTAGCCATACACCCTGCTACCTGTTTAAGACCATATTTGAAACATCCCTGGATTACAATTGGTTCATTTATAAATAGTTTATGCATATCGCACCAATTAAGTTGTGGAAATCTAAATCCTGCACGAAGTGCAGATGGAGTTGCCCCAGACCATAATCTATTTTCAGCCGACCAATAATGTAGTCGTGGTGCTCTTTCACATGGAGTAATAAAATCTCTTATAAATTCACTCATTATTCTGTATTGTTCTACCAGTGTAGGTTCTTTGCATGTATATCTTGTATATGACCATTCTCCAGTTCTATCACATTTTTTACCAACACCGATCATAAAAATAAGTGATCCCTTATTTGGTTGTCTTGGTAGTTCAGAAAAATTTGTAAAAATATCTGTCAGAGTCTCAAAATCTACATATAAATCATCTATGAGGTCATTTTGGGGAGGTATAGATCTTATATATTTTGGACGTATAATATCAGTATTTTGTCTATTTACATCTAAAATTTTATCTATAATATCGCTTGTAGCACCAGGTTTACATCCTAAATTTTCTGTATTACATTTTTTATTTCTCCAAGATTTAATACCATTAGAAATGCCTATATTTCTATGTTTTACACCTAGATTCCATACAGTGGTAATTTCACCTAAATCTTCAGCTATTTGTTCTTTATATGGTTGCCATAATCCAGAATCTATACACATATTTGGATATAGTTCGGGTCTAGAGGGTGGATTAACTGACCATTCCTCTCCACATGATTTAACACACCGTACCCAGTCTATAGCATCAACAGTTTTTTGAGGAATATCTTTATCTAATTCAGAATAGTTAATTACCCCAATTCTAGAAAGAGCATTATCTCCTGAATGAATAGCTCCCTGTTTAGTATATTTCCATCGTCTCCCGATGATGTATGCCTCACGAGGTGTATATCCCTGAATTCTTCCTATAGCTTGGGTGTATATCCATAATTGGGACTTGTAGGCTTTATAATTACCAGTATTGAGAATATTTATACCATCACTACGTAATGGAAGGGTAGAAAATTTAATATCTATTACAACATAATTTGGTATAATACCAGTATTATTTATATTTAACTTCCGGGGATAGACTATATGTTTACTATTTTCTGGAGGATGATCTATCAACTGTTCAAGGTAATCCTTCCTCACTAGGAGGTCAATTACTCCCTGAGTACCTAAATGATAATCCCTTACAGGTGCAGAATGAATAATTGGGATACCTTGTTTCATAAGTTCTATTACCCTATTACACGTCTCATCGCTAATAAAATCACTAACCTTCATTATAGGTACCTTATTTTCATGGATATACTTTACTAATTTATTCTCAAACTCAACTCCCTTATTTATAATATAGTCATTAAAACTATCACTCCATACCCCATTATTACCCACCCCAGAATATGATCTATCCCTAGTCTCAGACCCATAAACAACTTTTAACAAGTCACATAAAGTATCATTATTCATATAGTTGAACACACTAGTGGCTGATACAATTTTATTAGAAATTCTAGGCCTTTTTGATCTAGTATTTCTGTATACGGTACTTCCTAACGTACCAATAACCCGTTTCATTTTTTTTTGTATTAAATACTATCTTTAGATAATACAAATGAGCAAACAGATTCTAATAATTTTTGCTGGAAAGACCAGAGACGGAAGTACAGCGACTTTGGCTAATAACATAGCTAGAGGTGTAAATAATGTCTCTGGTATGACAGCTGTTGTTAAATCAGCATCTGATACAACTAAACAAGATTTTTTACAAGCAGACGGGGTCATATGCGGATCTGGAGATTACAATGGCAATCCTGAACCATCTATGATTGATTTTTTTGACAACACATTAGGTGCAGGTATGACCAGTGATATGAAGAAAATACAAACAATGCCATTTGGAGTATTCGCCACGAGTGGTGGATATGGAACAGGGGTACAAGAAATACTTAATAGTATGGCAAGATCATTAATGACATTTGGAGGTATTTATGTTGGAGGTGGTAACTGGCATGTAAGTCAAGGAATTTCCGGAATGACTGAGAAGAACGGAAGTGGAGGATGGCAATGGGCAAATGCTGATTCAACTCAAAAATACCTTTTAGATGATGCATGCGAATACGGAAGAAGAATAGCTCTAGCTACATTAGCTATATCAGATAATATAGGAAAACTATCCGATAACAACCCAACTAAGTGTAGTAATAAACCTTCTCCTCCACATAATAATGGGAAACCTACACAAATGTCATTAGATACAAAAGTAAATATTGGGTTAGCTATCGTCGCAATTTTATGTCTACAGATTATATTTGCAGTATTGCATTCTTACAAAATGACCAATTTAGGACTATCCCTAGTTATATTATTTATTTTGGCTGGTATTATAACTGTTATAGCATCTAATAAGTCTAGCGCTATTGTAAAACGTAGAAATGTTGCTATTGTGGCAATGGCAATGTCCCTTGTTTTATTAGTAGCTAGTAGTATTTATGGTAGAAAACACTCTGCTACCGTACCACAAAATATTTCTCTCGTAATAATATCATCTTCAATGTTCATTATTCTATTTAGTGGTATTGTTTTACTAACTTCTAAAGATTCTGGTTCTAGTCCTGGTCCTGGTCCTGATCCCAAACCTTCTATAAAATGTTCAAATTCTGGAGACTGTCCTAATCCTAATATTTTTAATTGTTCTAATAATGTTTGTGTATTAAAAGATACCAAGTTAAAAAGCAATATTGTCAATTATTTGGATAGTATATACCCTGCAACACCAAAATTAAGTTCAACATTGTCGGATACAGAATTATATAATTTCTTTGTCACCCTGGGATACTATTGGTTAAGTTTTAATTCTCCAAATGCCAAAAATATTCTACAGACACTCGACAGTAAATTTCCTACAAATATAGCATGTGGAGGATTTTATGTTGTTCCTGCTAGTGATGATACTACAGCTTGTGGAAGTAATCCTCATACCGATATTACATCAGATTGGCCTTGTACAGACGGGACCAAAACGTGCAAAGATCCATGTTGCGAACCAGGATCTTTAAGTATACCACCAGATATGAATCAGTTATACTTTTGTGACTATATAACTAAGAGTACTGAAGTCCTAAGGAACGGATACGATCTCAAAAATACATTAAGTAAATCTGTACTTTATGATCCTGTATATTTATATCACACAAAAAATCTGTCTGTTAAGGATCCTTTACAACATCTTTGTCTCATAAAAGATGGTGTAGATGCAAGTGGAAAGCAACTATCATACAAAGTATGCGACGGCAGTAAACCATATGACTTTACAGTCATGGGACCAGGCTTCTCATCTAATTCACTTGCTGGATGTGTACGTAACTTAGGAACAAGTGGTCATGCTACTGATACATTTTATTACATTGCTCAAGGAACAGGTAATCATTTAGAACTTGGTGTAACAGCTAGAATGTTAAATAAAGTACATGGAACCCTATTGATGATCCAACGCGCGGGGCAACTAGATTTTGGTTCTTTGCAGACTTATAAGATGGGGAATAAGTATACAACCACTAAACAGTCGGTCAAACTATCCGATGGTAGCTTCTCTAATTCTTTTGTACAGGCTCCTCAGTTACTACTTCTAGAATGTCTTGCGCGTCAAAACGCAAATATTGCTTTCCAGAATCCTACATCTCAGGCGGGATTTGGTAGTTCTGCTGCTAAGTCTGTCGCACCTAACGTAAAATGGCCTTTTAGTAACATTGTTGCTCAGTCTTCTCCACAGCAAAGTTTTAGTGACTTACTAACGTGGTATTTTGGATACAAAAAAGTTAAACTACCTGATACATCAGATTACACTAACAACTGGTCTAACTGGAATAAAAAAGCTGTAGATACATTGGGAATGTTCTTTGACGCGGTATCCGTTCCAGAGTTCGATCAGTGGGAGCTTAATTACTTTATGAATAGAATGGGTAATTCAGCTGATTATGATATTATAATCTATGCATTAGTCGGTGCTAAGAATGTTGAAATAACTGGTACTGGAGACACAGAGACACCTGGACCACTCAAGACAGATGGAAAAACTTCATTTCCTGGAGTTACTAATATGCAAGGAAAATATATTGAGACATTTGGTTGTGCTATTCAACCTGGGGGTGCGGGAGGTTGGGCGTATGAGCTAATAGACTACAGATTAAATCTGTCACATGCTCAAGGCCAAACCGAATTCTGGACCGAATATGCTAATAAATTCATAAAAGTAGGAAATCCATTATCTACTAGTTCTGTTAAATCTTGTACACCTAGATATTGCACGGACACAGATCAGGCTGCATGTGAACCTGGTAAATCTGGCCCAGCACCGGCTGATTGGCTAGTATTAACTTGTCAAGCCCCTTTAGCACCTGTTAAAACTATGTATTCGTGTACAGATGGAACATGTAATAAAGATCCAAACGGAAAGTATCAAGACTTAGCTTCATGTAAGAATGCTTGTAACCCTCCAGGTACACAAAAGTGTAAAGATATAGCTCAAGGAGAAGCTAATAACTATTGTTCGGAATGGTGTAATAGTCCGCATACACAATGGACATGTGGTGATAACTCCGATGGTTCAATGACATGTAATTGCGCTGGGTGTAATGGTTGTCCATAATTCTATGATTTATTTGCAAATTGCAAATAAATCAGATTACCAACTTACTGGAGTTGTGTAAACATCCCATGCAGAATTTATCCAACATCCATTTGTGTTGGTACATGCCTTTTTCTGATCAGTCTTGCTATTTATAGTAACTCCCTGTTTCTGCCATTGAGTTTTAAAATGTGAGTTAAAAACTCCTGCTAATCCTTTTGCTTTTAAGAATAGAATGTCATTGTTAATTCCATTAATATCAGAATAATATCCTCTCTCTGGGTGACCAGAACTAACTAATATATTTTCATCTGACATATAGAGTTTTTCATGATTCCTACAACATCTAGAAGAACCGCAGTCATTAGCGCAACTTATGTCTGGTCCGTTACGACCTTGGTTAAACCATTTCCAATGAATTCTGTTTTGTTCATCCTTTGTAAGAGAAGAAAAAGCAGTGTTCCATATCCAAGGAGTCCAACCACTGTCATTGCTGCTATTGTATTCCCCTGTCATAATCCTCATAGAGGAGTTTTTATTACTAACATAATCACGAACAGCAGGGAAAAGTAGGGGAAATTGATGTTGATACCATCCTGGACCGTGATAACTACCACCACTACATCCCCATCCCCATGTACCCGATAAATAATCACATGGAGCGCCAACATCAAAACCAATATACATAGATACATTAATAAAAGGAGAACTTTTGGACTGGTCAAAGAATTTTTGGAACAACAACCCAGCCCATGTACCACCGGTCGCAAAGTCTAAACTAACTTTTTTACCTTTTTGTGTGCAGTAAGAAGCAAAAGTTTTGTCTCCATTGTCCCCTGTACCACCGGTAGTACATAAACTACTTTTTTGTACCATATCTTTGTACTGATCTTGCCACTTATCATCTCCACCGGGAGGAGAATTATCTCCATATACAACTCCTTTGGGAGAAGTAAACTCATTAGCTGGGTTTACAGGGGGAGGAGATAATCCTAACCATATCTCTACATTATTATCAGTTCCTTTACTCGAAGTATATCCAGGGGTGTTATCTGTCCAATTTACAGTACAAGATAATGGAAGTTTTGGATAACCTTTTTCCGCCTTTAGAGACATCAATACTGGTATTAGATTACTCGCTGTGGCGGCAACTGTTGGTTCATATGTTATGATCGGAGTTAGAGTATCTATGTCCATTTGTAGCATGTATTGAGCAAATCCATCAGATAACTGTGTCATTACCCCTAATGAAGTTTCCTTAACTCCTAGATTTTGCCTATTTAGGTCAGCATCGATATTCCATGACCCACAGATCATACGAGCCTTATTTGAGTTCTTGTAGTAAAAATTAACTATCTTCCTATGTGCATGTCCCCAAATATTATTATCATCCTTATCAGATGGTTGATCTACTACTATTATATTATCTTTATTAGTAGTACAGTATTCTAGCTGGTTTAGTATAGTGTTAAAACTGTTACAACCTCCAGCCTGTGGAATATTACAGTAACAATTATCTGGTTTGGGATTCTTAGACGTACAATCAGAGCTAGGGCACTCATTGGTTCCATCACAAGTAAAAGGATTTCCACAGACGTACCATCTATCTGCTCCTAGAACAAATTTTGCTCCTTTTTGCATAGCCGCATTCATGTTATCCAATATAGTACTATGTATATTCATATAATCAGTCATGAATACTGCAACATCACCTTTTCCCATCATCTTAATAGAATCATTAAACCATGGAGATATTGTGTCTGATGCTGAATAATCGGTTGGGTTATACTCTATAGTTAAGTACTCTACATCTAAAACCGAAGTTGATACAGGTTTACAACTTTTAGAGCATTCTTCTAAAGAGAGATAAGTTCCATTAGGATCTACGGAGCAATTACCTTTGTTACATTTATACTTGTCTGAAACTGGTCCTGGTTTTGGTTTTGGTTTTGGTCCGGGTCCTGATCCTGAGTTCATTACATGAAAAGATATAACAATAGCAATAACCCATAATATTGAGAATATGGTAGATGCAACCATAAATTTCTCTGGGGTTGCTTTTAGATACTTAATTAGTGATAAGTAACCTACTAATAAAATTAGCACCATAACAATTATTACTGAATTATTATTCATTTATCTATTATTACTAAAATTAAAATTTTAATATTTCCTTATTACATTTACTCAAATATGCTTGCATATTTGAGTATCTTCCTTGTCATGGGATAGTTTTTTTGTATTAAATACTATCTTTAGATAATACAAATGGCAAAACTTAAGGAAACTAAAGAAAGTGTTATTAAGTTACTTTACCAACTTATGTATGATGTACATCAAATTCTTGTTAATAATGGTATTAAATACTGGGCTGATGCTGGTACCCTTTTGGGTGCTGTCAGAAATACAGGAATTATCCCTTGGGATGATGATTTAGATATTGGTATTATGCAAAAAGATGTACGTAAACTGAAGGATCTTGAAAAACACCTAAAGAAATGTGGTTATCGCCTAGTTAAACACTGGTTAGGCTACAAAATATGTTATGCAAAACGCAAAAATATTGAAGGGTTTAAATATTCATTTCCCTTCCTTGATGTAATATCTTATAAGGAGGTCAAAGAAGGGGACAAAGTTATCCTAGAACCTTCTCTAAAAATAGTTAGAGATACATGGCCCAAAGAATGGTTTGATAAGTCTGAATTATTTCCCCTCGTAGAATATGAATTTGGGGATTTTGATATCTTGGGTCCAAAAGAACACTCCCATTTTTTAGAACGAATGTATGGAAAGGACTGGAACAAAATTGCATATAGACAATATGATCATGAACTAGAGGAAGATATAGATGATGATGTTAAAGTTAAATTGACACGTTCCATGAGAAAGCCTGCAGAACCTTACGATGAAATAACTGACAGGAGGTGTGTAAAGGCTTGTCTTTTACCTGAAAAGAGTAATACTAAAGTCCCTTCTAATATGTGGCTTAAATCCCCTACAAAATCATGTGCTAGGAGTGGTAAGTGCTACCATAACTTTGAAATCCCCATGGGGGTATTTGTAGTCAATTGTAGTATGCATAAGGCCCGTTATGAAAAATTCAAGAAATATGCAAAACAAGCTGGATTGGAGGCTTGTAGGGTACCATGTGTTTTGGGTACTAAATTTAGTCATGGGGTAATGTGTAAACTTATAAAAAATAAGATTGTATCACCCAGGGCAGATATGACTACAATAGAGGTATCTATAAACATGTCCCATTATAATGTATGGCAGCGTTTGGTGAACTCGTGTTATGAGTATGCTATGGTACTAGAGGATGATATAGAGGTAAAATCCCATTTTGTGGATGATGTGAATGATATAATGGATACCCTGATTGGGGAGGGCTTGGGGGATTTCTCAATTCTCCACCTTTGGAATGGTAACTGGGCTGGTTCTGATGAGGATCATAAAAAGATTTTGACGGTGAAAAAGGGTATTACTGTGGTTCAAGAAACTACTGAGTATAATGCAGGTGCTGCAGCCTATATTATGTCTCGGACATATGCAGAATACCTCATGAAAAAATTCTTCCCCATAAAGTTACCACAGGATATAATGATTGGGGAGTACCCAAAGAAGGGTAAACACCTTAGTCTTAAGATGAAATATCGTAAGAAGGATGATTGTTACCTATCTCCCCTTTTGGATATGGAATGTGGAGGAGCAGGGGGTACAGGTACACAAACAACCCAAGAGCATTCAGCACCAACTATAAAGGAAAGATGGTCATGTGATAAATGTTAATAATATATTAATATCTTTGATATTAATAAAATGTCTAACGATTTAAAAACTGAACCACCCGCCTGTAATGTTAAAGGTGGTAATGGGACCTGTACATCAGGTTTGACCCAGGATAAAAAAAATAGGTTTTGCATTGGAGGGGATCGTTTTTGTGGTGTTAATCTTCAAAAGGAGAAGACCTGTAACGATATGCTTACTAGCTTTGGTGCTAAAAATATTAAGTGTAATGCAGGATATTCCCCAAATACGACTCCAATAACACAAGGTACCCAAAAATCTTGTCTTTTTACATGTGATAAGGCCACCCCACCATCCTCAGATAAGTGGACGTGTGATAAGACTAATTATAAATGCTCCCAAGATAAAGATGGAAAATATTCATCTAAGGATGATTGTACTAAAGCATGCGTTAAACCACAACCTCCTCCCCCACCCTCCTCGGCTAAGTATAATTGTGATGGAAACTATTCCTGTTTTCAGGATAATAATGGTCCATTTAAGGATCAAGCTGATTGTACAAGTAAATGTGTTAAGTCTAGTTTAACTACCCCTTGTAATGTTCAAGGTGGACATGGAACTTGTGTTTCTGATTTGACCCCGGCTGGAAATAGGTTTTGTATTGGAGGGGATAAACTTTGCGGTATTAATCTCCACGAGGGAAAGACTTGTGATGATATGGTTAATCAGTATGGCAGTGACTATATTAAGTGTAAAGATGGATATTCAGTTAAATCAAAGCAGATTACCCAGGGAAATCAAAAATCTTGCATTTTGAGTTGTGAACGTCCTAAAATTACGGGGGAATTATTGCTAAAGATGGGAGGTGTTGTAGCTTTATTTATTATTGTATGGTTACTTATTCTTTTTGTTATCACAAGGTCTGCTTCTAGGAGGATGACACAATCGGGATTTATGATGTAATTATGATAGTATAAACTTAAACAAACCATATCTCACCAGAAATGGAAGAATTATCATTTGAAGATCTAGATCGTTATCTTCTTGCTCATAGTGGGAAGATAATACATCAGATATGGTTTGGAATTATACCTAATAAAACAGCAGCAAGGAAGGCTTTTGAGGGTTTGAGAAAATATAGGGATAGTTGGTTATTGCATAATCCTGATATGGCTTATATGTGTTGGAATCTTCAAAGATGTTATGATCTTGTGAGGTACCATTATCCCCAGCATATAGAGATGTATAGAAAATATCCCTATCATATACAAAAATGTGATGCGGTGAGATATTTTATCTTACATCGGTATGGAGGGTTATATGCCGATATGGATTATGCATGTAATAGTCCCTGGAGTGTGGTGATGGATGAATATCCTGGAGATATATATTTGGTAGAAACACCAAATAAGGCATTTAGTGATAATATACATATATCAAACTCCCTAATGTTTTCTAAACCAGGACATATTTTCTGGAGTAAATTGTTTATAGAACTAGAAATGAACCAGACAATGCCTATATATTATAGTAGACATATGACTATTATGTTTACAACAGGACCTAGTATACTCAACAGGGTATATTCTAGATATCGTAATAAATATAAATTAGGCTACTATCCATATAAAGGATTTCATCCTTTTGGTTTGCTTACAGATATAAAAACGTTGGGTAACAAGACGGGGGTATATGCGATGCATTTGGGAAAGGGTTCTTGGGAAAGTAATGACAGTAAATGGATTATTTTTGCTTATCAAGAATGGAAGGTATTAACATTTATAGTATTAATATTGCTTATACCTAGTATAATTATGTCTAAAATAAAAATTAAATAATATTCTCTATGACCTAAAGAGGCAATATGGGTGATAAATGTCATTAGGATTGGATTTACTTGGATGGAGTACCATAATTCAATGTAGGGGTAAATCCCCTAAAAAAGAACCCTTTGTGGGGTGTCTATCGCATACAGCAGGAATCAATGAGTTCCTTCTGTGGTGGTTATATAGTCATACTAATAAATATCTGAAAGATAGGACATGTTTAGTTATGGCTGGTGGGGATAATCCTCTTTTTGATAGGGAACCCTGGAAGTTTGTTTTAAGCAAGATCAATATTATATTATTGGGGGATAAAAGATGGGAAACACCACAAGGAATAGTAAAAAGAATTGTAGATGAGGCACGTAAAAAACGCTATCTCGCGATAATAATTGCACCAACTGGAAAGGACAAAGAGGCTAGACCATGGAAATCTGGATATTATTATATAGGAAAAGAACTAGGTTGGGGATTTCGAGTTGTGGGATTTGATTTTAGTACAAGACGTCTAAAAATTGGACCATATGTTAGTCCAGGACTGGAACTTCATGAAACACAAAAAATATTACAATCCCATATGGGAGATATTGTCCCTCTATATATTAAAAATTCACCAGTACCTATACGTGATCATAATCATAAAGATGTGTATTTCCTAGAATTACAGTCTATTCTAGTACCAGTAGGACTGATAATCGCTTCTATTATCTTAGTAATGTCTCTTAGGAAAAAAGCAGGGAGAGGAGTTGGAGATACAATATTTCATATATTAGTATCACTTTATGGACTCTATCTACAGACTAATGAGGATGTTGTCGTGAATACTGCAGGGTTAATTATTATATATCAACATATCCTTGTTATATATATGAACCTACCCCGCTTACCTGAATCTGTAATTTTTACTGGAGCATTACTAGGGGTAATAGTTGGTATACATAAAAATGATAGTAGTGTATACATACCTTTTTTATACTCAATGTTATCTAAAGTCCCAACATATGCAAAAACAATACCTGAACAATGTAGGGTAATAGCAACTGTTATAGTTATAAGTATAATTCTTAAAAGAATTAGCTAGATTTTAAAATCCGAGATTTTAAAATTTACCCCATTTATCCTCTTATTGGTATATCATTTCCTAAACTATTATCTTGGTGTATTATACCGTTTTCATCATAATTACTAGATATATGTCTAGATAAATAACATATATTTGTTCTACAAATTTGTTCAGTTATAAAGTCAACTGGAACAAAAAAATCGTGGGTCATATTTACAAGTATCTCCAATCCCTTTCTAGAAATAATATAAGCATGTGTACATTTAGCAGTACCTATTTTTGTTTTTGGATTTTTAAACTTTGTTTCTGGACTACCACAATGTCCTAAAAAAAGTATAGTATATCCAGGGCTAGATTTTATAGTTTCTTCTATATCATCTATATTTACTCCAGGGGCAAATATTATATCATCCTCAAATATTAAAGCAGAATCTACTCCATCTTTGTATAACTTTTTCCATAAAGATAAATGAGACATATAACATGCTGTTTCCCCTATAGATATTCTATTCTTCTTTAATTTCTCTTTTGTTCCATCTATCGCTTTCCATCTTTTAGCAGTATGAATTCCAGCCTCTTTCAGTCTCTTTACTATTTTTATCCATCTATCTCTACGTCTATCAAGGTTTATTACCCATATATTATTTTTCCAGTTATCATTTAAATTGGATAAATTATTACAGTTTATCATGTACTGCTTTTCATTACTTCTTTCTTCGCGATGATTATATGGAGATGACATACATGTTGTTTCCCAAGTTGTTCCATACATGCTAGAAAGTACACTATCAACATTATATGGCATAGACACGGGGAACCCACAAAATAAATTAGTCTTTAAAGGGAAAAAATCTGATTTTGATATAATATAATTCTTCCATTTACTTGCGTCATATATTTTAACTTTATCATCTATAACTGTGTACATAAAAATATCTATAAATGGCCATGACCAATTTTTATTTTTTATGTAGGGATCCTGGATTCTATGTATTTTACTAAATTTATTGTTAATATGTAGAATTCTAAGTCCCTTTTCAGAAAGTTTATCATCCAGACCGCCTATAAGGGTATCATAATGTTTATCATCTATTATAACGTCTATATCATCATCCCATGGTATAAACCCCTCATGACGAGTTAATCCTAAAAGTGTACCATAGGATACTATAAACTCTATATCTTTTTGTCTCAGAATAGACTGTAAATCTTTCATCATATTTATACATATATAGTCATACCTTTTACCATTTTTATCATATGTATCCCATATATTAGTAAATGGTTGTGTATTTTTAATAGGGATAAGATTATCCCTATACTTATATAGTGGTATAGCTATAACAATTATACAGATAAGTACTATACATATACGTCCATATATACCTTTCATTCTTTTATTTATAAAGAGAATTTGAATTTAGAAGGACATTTATTTTTATAGAAAAGGATAACAGTTATGACACATTCCAATAAATTTTTTACTTATAGTTGGTTTGTAGACGATAGTAACTGTGAAGTTACCAATATACGAATATATGGAATCGGACAACAAGGCGAAAATATATGCGTAAGGGTAAACAACTTTACACCTTATATATACCTTGAGCTACCACCAGAGATAACATGGACCCAATCCACATCACAACTGGTCTCAAACAAGATAGATGACCTCCTTGGGGAAAAGAAACCACTAACAAAGGTATTTTGTATGAGAAAAAAGTTATATGGTGTTCAATTCAAAGATGGGACCAGGGAAAGACAAATATTTCCATACTTATTCTGTACTTTTTCTAGTATACAGGATATTAGAGCCTTATTGTATACTACAAAAAAACATATTACTATACCTGGATATGGAAGACTATTATTCAAGGTGCATGAGTTCAATGCAGATCCTATTTTGCAACTCACATGTTGTAGCGATATACCAACTGCTGGATGGGTAAAATTTACAGGTAAAGAGATAACAGAAGACGATAAATTAACTCTATGTGATAAAGAATATATAGTAAAATGGAAAAACCTTAAAAAGGATGAATCCCTAGTAGTACCACCAAACCCCCTCATCATGAGTTTTGATATAGAAGTAAATAGTACTAATCCTTCTGCAATGCCTAATGCAGATAAACCTGGAGATAAGGTGTTTCAAATCTCATGCGTTTTTGCATATGAGGGAGAAAGTAATATGGAAAAATATATCCTTACCCTAGGGGAACCCATACAGGATATGGTAGGGGAAGATATACATATACTAACATATATAAGTGAATCTGAATTACTATGTGGATTTACAACACTCATACGTCAAAAAAATCCAAACATTATTTGTGGTTATAATATACTAGGCTTTGATATTCCTTATATGATAAGGAGAGCCCAAAGTCAATGGTGTTGGTGTATGGATGACTTTGATAAACAGGGATTCCACAAATACAATCATGCACATGTAAAACTCATAAAATGGTCCTCAAGCGCCTATAAAAACCAAGAGTTTGAATACCTAGATGCAGAAGGGAGACTATTTGTAGATCTTCTCCCAGTAATTAAAAGAGACTTTAAAATGAGTAATTACAGACTCAAAACTATCTCTGACTATTTCATTGGTGAAACTAAAGATCCTCTTAGTCCAAAGGGGATTTTCAAGTGCTATAGGATTGGGACTAAAGTAGGTTCAGATGGGAAATATTCTCCCCTCGCAAGGCGTGCTATTAGTATTGTTGCAAAATATTGTGTTCAGGATAGTGCCCTCGTAGTAAAACTCATGGATAAACTGAAAACATGGGTTGGTCTTACAGAAATGGCTAATGTTTCTAATGTCCCACCAATTTATCTCGTCACCAAAGGACAACAGATTAAAGTTTTCAGTCAAGTATATAAATACTGCACATATGAAGATATTGTTGTAGAAAATGATGCATACAAAATTGGAGAAAATGAACGTTATATGGGGGCAACTGTACATCCCCCAGTTCCGGGGAAACACGAAATGGTTGTACCATTTGATTATGCATCTCTATATCCCACAACCATTATTGCCTATAATATTGACTATCACACATGGATCCCAGATCATGTACGGGGAATACCAGACTCATTGTGTCATGTATTTAAATGGAGAGAATGTATCGGTTGCGAACATGATCCAAAGGTAATTAGAGTCAAGGAACTAGATGAATACATTGATAATGAGAAAAAGAGGATCAAAGCCCTTAGAGACAGGAAAAATTCTATGAGAGTTAAGGATGGTAAAGCTGCTAAAGATAAGGCTATCAGGGAAATCGCAAAATTAGATGAAGATCTGAAGGTGTACACCGCTGAAAGGGCTGATATTAAGAAAACTATAAATAAACACATATCATGCTGTGATCGTCATTATCGTTTCCTTAAGGAACCTAAAGGTGTAGTACCCACAATTCTTCAAAATCTCCTTGATGCAAGGAAACACACTAGGAAGGTAGACATGGTCTCTTGTAAGAAGAAAATGAAGGAAGCTAATGATGAGGGAAATGAGGATGTTGTAAAAGATTGTAAAATATTGCTAGATGTACTAGATAAACGACAATTAGCCTATAAAGTTGGTTGTAATAGTATGTATGGTGCTATGGGTGTCAAGAAGGGTTTTCTCCCTTTTATGGCAGGGGCTATGTGTGTCACTTATATGGGGAGGGTAAATATTGACAAATCTGCCCAAGCTATTACTAGTAAATATGGCGGAAAGTTGATATATATCGACACAGATAGTAACTATATTGTCTTTCCCCACCTGAAAACAGCACAAGAAACATGGGATCATGCAGAACATGTAGCAAGTGAGGTCACTAAACTATTCCCAAAACCCATGGAGCTAGAGTTTGAACAGGAAATATATACATTCTTCTTTATCCTAACTAAAAAGAGATACATGTATCAGAAATGCCTTAGGGACGGAGTTGTAAATAAAAAGATTGGTAACAAGGGTGTTCTCCTCGCTAGAAGGGACAATAGTCAGGTTATTAGAGATATCTATGAAATGGTAATTACAAAAATAGCTGATAATGTGGAGAGGGATGACATTATTTACTCTGTCCTAGAGAAAATAAATGAAATGTGCTCTTCATCAAGACCCATAAAGGATTTTGTTGTTACTAAAGAGGTAGGTGACTGTGACGGTCTCAATGCTGAAACATTTACTAACGAGAAAGGCGAAAAGAAACTCAAAGTTGGAAACTATACTATTAAACCCCTCCCTACTAATAAATCCGAAAGGGAAAAAGCACTAGCCCTCAAGGGTGCTGTAGATGAAAAGGAATATTATCTTTTGAGTCTTCCAGCTCAAGTTCAATTGGCTGAAAGGATGAAACGGAGGGGACAACCGGCTCCTCCGGGAACACGTTTGGAATATGTAATAACAAGACCAGATATCCATACCGCTAAACAATACGAAAAGATAGAAAACATTGAATACCTATCTAGACATAGTGATATTATAAAAGTGGATTACCTTTACTATCTGAAAGCCCTCGTAAATCCCCTAGACCAGGTCATGGACGTGGCTTTTGAGGAAGGGAGGGGGTTCAAAAAAGGATTTGTCATGAGTCAGTATAAATATAGATGGAAAATCAGGGGAAAGGTTCTAGAACAAATACGATCCTTAGGAAAACCAAAGTTAGTTTTTAAGGATTAAATTTGGGTAAGTGGGGAAATTACTATTTTTATACCCATTGGTATAAAAATCTTGTACTTTATTCTTGGTATCTACATACATTTCTAAATACATTTGCAAATATTTGACCATATTCTCTTCATGAATCATGTATATAGTTATTATATCTAGTACCACGATTATCATGAGCATTAGCACACTTAAGTAGATCCTCGTGATCTTTATCACGATCTGAATCACTATTATCATGAGTCTCACAATAATCTGTACCACACCATATCTTATATGGTACACATATACGAGTATCACTATGTCCAGTCCCATCACAATTTGTACCCATCTGAACAGCCAGATTAGCACTATGACCACATACCTTACAGTTTATACAATCTGGACCACTAATGTATTGACCCGGAGCACAACTTGTCCTAGTATTACAATCAGCCCCCGTCCACCCAGCATTACACTCACATTTGAGCCCAGCACCATCTGGAACACAAGTACCATGTATATGACAATTTGGTGCACCATGTTCCTGACACCTGTTATTAGTACAATGTGGACCATCCCAAATTCCAACACATGAACACACTGCTTGTCCCTGGGCGTTTACACCACAACTCCCACCATTCTGACAAGGACTAGGATTATACACACTACTATCACAATGTTGTCCACTGTATCCAGCCTCACAAATACAATGGGCTTGATTATTCAAGATTACACATTGACCATGTCCCCTACAATTCTCCCCGTCACATACAGAGGTCTGACAATGGGTTCCAGAATAACCATCGTCACAATTACATTCTGGCTGTCCCTGGGCGTTTATACTACATGATCCATGTTGGCCATTACAATCAAAATCATGACAAGCATCATGTGTCATGCAGTTTGGACCAGAATAACCAGGATCACAAACACAACTTGTTTGACCACCAACATCAAATTGACATACTCCATGGGGACTATTACAAATTACACCATCACATGCGAAAGTACTACAGTCAGCACCAGAATATCCAGTATCACAAGCACATACTGCATTACCACCAGCATCTACAGAGCAAGTACCATGGTTTGAGCAATTCTGTTGATCACATACATCTGAACTACAGTTAGCACCAGAATATCCAGGATCACAAGCACATTCTGTTTGGCCCTGAGCATTGACAGAGCAAGTACCATGCATGGAGCAATTCTGTTGGTCACATACATCTGAACTACAGTCAGCACCAGAATATCCAGGGTCACAAGCACATTCTGCGTTACCACCAGCATCTACAGAGCAAGTACCATGGTTGAAGCAGTTATTACCATCGCATACACTGGTACTACAGTCAGCACCAGAATATCCAGGGTCACAAGCACATACTGCATTACCACCAGCATCTATAGAGCAGGTACCGTGATTGGAACAGTCCTGTTGGTCACAAGCAGAGTTTTGACATTCATTACCAGAATATCAAGGGTCACAATCACATACTGCATTACCACCAGCATCCACAGAACAAGTACCGTGTTGGTTACAGTCCTGTTGGTCGCAAACAGAAGTACGACAATTGTCTCCAGAATATCCATGATCACATATACATTCAGGGTCTCCCACAATGTCAGTATGACAAGTACCGTGGGGGCTATTACAATCAAACCCTGGACAGGGATCCACAGGTTGAATAGTACAATCTGCACCACTATATCCTCCTAGACAGGAACATGAAGCATCATTAGTACTAGGATCAACATTACATTGACCATGTGGAAAATTACAGAAAAAATCGTCACAAGAATTGGGACTTGGAGGGGCTATTTGACAGTTATCCCCGGTGTATCCATTGGAACAAGCACAATAGGCTTGTCCAGCATGGACAACACATTGTCCGCCATAGTATTGGTCCGATTCATTACAGTCAACTCCATCACATGGGGATCCGGGAGCGTTTTCACATCTATAACCGCTGTAGCCAGCATCGCAAATACACGAGCCACCAACACATGTACCACCGGGTCCACAATCAATATTATGTTGATCACAAGATCTTCTACATACTTTACTACGAGTCGCACAAGCATCTAGAGAATCGTATGGTCCACCTTGTTCTGGTGCACAATATGGAATGGGAACTCCGGTATGACAATGCAAGTCAATATTTTCTTTGGAACGCGTAGCACATATTACAGCGGCTACTAAAAGAAAAACCACTATAACAATAATAACATTTTTGTCTAATATATTTATATTTATCTAATAAGATAATTTTTTTATAAGCATAAATACAAGTAAAATAATCTATTTTATTTATTAATAATAAATGCCGATTAAACTTAAAAATAAACTAAAAGAAAACGAATTTTATTGTGTTGGAGTTCGCAAGAAATGTGCCGTAAAACCACAAAATATATGTGTTACAACGTGGAAAAACGGTGCTAATGCATTAGTTGGTGAATGTGAAAAATATGATTGTAAGGCGAGTAAAATTGTTAAGAAAAGCAGAGTTCGTGACCTTATTCGTTAATAAATACACCTTCATATACAGTATGTCCCATTTGTAAGCACAAAAATAACACAACCAAGGCGGTAACAAGATCAGAAACCCAAATAGCTAGGTATATAACAATTATGACTGGATACTATACTAGTATCAAGTTAACAGAAAAGATTGAAAATATACAGATTAGAAATAGTATGTATAAAATTATTTTTGACAATCTTTTTACACAAAAATTTGTATTTAAGTTAGATTCAGACTTAACCCAAGATGTTAAAAATAAATTAGATCAATTAAAGGATGTTTGGCCTGATGTACATAAATATATAGTAGAACTTGACAGGTGAGTATTTATTCGGTGTCTTTAAGGTCAAATTTTTCTTTTAGACGATTACATATATCTTGACGTGTACCCTTGGTGGAAACGCCGCATTTTTCCCCTAATTTTACTATATCGGGTTTTCTGTATGTACTAGAACTACTACATCTTTTTGTGGACATGTCACATTCAAGTCCATATTTTAGGCCTGTAACAACTGGTATTTTTATAGTATTAGGTATTGTAATAGGGGGAATATTAAGATTATATGTGATAGGGTTAGGGAAAAAAGGCATAGGGAACTTTCCAACGTCTATACAACCTACAACAGACGATAATAACTTTTTATCTTTATCTATATTCCCAACAAAAGCATTTTCTATAAAACCTTGTTCAGTTAGAAATGCCCTAACAGTATTACTATGTGAATTTCCTGCATAATATATTATATTTCTAGGCCTATCAGGTTGATTATGGGGGTTTTTTACTACTTTAAACATACGTGAAAGAGTATAGGCGTCTACAATTGGAGCATTAATAACAACTAAGGAGGTCTCTATTCTACTCATACTAAGTTTTCTTTTATCCTTATCATATAGATTCATAATATTAAGAAAATAAAAATCTTCTTGTCTTCCAATTTCTAAAAGTTTTTTTCCTATAAATTTAGTGATTTCATCACCCATGTATGACTTTTTTATTTGTTTTATTACATGGGGATTATCGTATATCTGACTTAATAATAGTTTCTTGTATTCTCCTGGTTCTACTACACTTTTTGACAAGATCTTTATAGCCTTTTTAACTTCAGGTTTTTCAAGAAAACTATCTAACTTGTCAGGTTTATATTTATTTTCCTGTAGGGTTTCCATAATTGTGCTTAATATATCAGTCTTAATTTTTTGACGTCTAATATCTACATAATGAACACGCATTAGATTACATTTTTCAGTTAATTCTCGTTTACTAGCTTGTATACACGGTAAAAAAGTATCCAATATTTTAGGTAGGTGACCAGGCCAACCATGCCATGGATTTACATTAGCTGTATATTCAACCCCTCTAAAAGGTGGAATTTCTACAAAAAAATCTATAAACACATCTGTGTTTAAAAATAGTTTTTGTAGAAATTCAGACATAGGCATGGCGTTATATTGAGCATTATATAGTATTTGTTTTGCACGTTCTGATGTGTTAGGTATACACTTATTTATTTTAGAATCCATCACATAGTTTTTTGGACATTTTTCATCATTATGTAATTTATCAACACAATCATCATGAGCCCCATGGTATTCTCCAAAAATATAAACTGTCATACCCCTTTCCTTGGAAGTATGCATTGATAAAGTTAGAGGTCCCTGTATGAAATCAGGTTTAGGCTTACTATCAATCATGCTGTTAGAAATAAGCTTCATTAAAGGTTTATTAATATCCTTAGATAAATTATTTTCCTGTAGGGCTTTTTTAGACTCTGTATAGTATACAGCATGGACTAAGGGTTTAGATTCGTTTAGAACATGGGTGTTATATGTCTCTTTGAGTTTTTTACACGTTTCTTGGACATTCATTTATAATATGTTTACATATTATAACCTTTTTGTATTTACATACATAAATATTTATAAGCTTGAAGTTGACATATAACATCACATAGATCATCCTTTTTCTTGTGGGATTTTATTACTGCAACTCCATCCGTATCATCGCGGGAGCAGAGTATCTCTATACCTTTTTCTACTGACCATTTTTTCCGCGCTGGTTTGTCTATAGCTCTCCAAGCCCCTCGTTTACCCATAATCTTACGGGCTCCAAGAACTTGGGTTTTATGATATGCGGGGAATTCTACTAAAGTTGGTCTTTCCCGGTCACCATATCTTAGGGCAAAATATGACCAACAGTGTTGTCCTAATTTTAAAGCCATAGTATTACATTTATTACCAAAAGACATTTGTTTTTCTATTACGACTATATCACACTGATCCCAGTATGACTTATATTTATCCAAAAGTACTGTCATATTATGCATAATAGCTGGATCCAACTGTAACCTAGAATCTACTTGGCGAGGGCCATATGTAGTAAGATCAATATTTTCTAATAATATCCTTTTACCACATGCACAAACTGAATCCAAATCCCTTTGACACTCTTCTGTAGGTGTACCATCTACCATCCAGGATCCTTTCCCGTGTTTTGGGAGTTCTCCAATGTCTACCTCCTCCACATAGAAGCTAAAATTCTTTTTTCCTATATCTATACTTACAATCCACTTTATATCGTTCATTTATAGAATAATAGTATTTTTTTATACTGATATCAGTATAAAAATCATTCAAAATCTATACTTTGTAGACTTGAACCCGTATTAGTTCCAACATCGGGACTTCCTCGGGGAGTTATTGTGGGACTAACACGAGTACTAACTGTGGCTGCTATGGGTAGACTTTGTCCCACTCCATATTTAATTAGTTTTGCTTTTGTGTGTTCTATAAGGGCGTCTAAGTCACAACAGAACTTTGTGTCATCTATATATGTATCTTTAAGATTATAAATACCAGTCAGTGAATTTGACATGTCAGTGAGGAGGTGGTCCATAAGGGTATTATCCTGGTTTCTTTCATATGTTACGAGAAGTTCAAAAGACCTGTTTATAGTGTCTTGGACAAAAGATAATGTATTTCCCCTATTATCCTGGTCCCAGAAAGTTCTAATAAGGGAGGTTGTAAATCCACTTGGTTGGACATACATATGTCTAGTATTCAGTTTCTCCTTCTTCTTTATCTTGCCTATAAATTTTAGGCGACTTATAATCTCTTGATTACTGTCCATTCTATATGTTATACCACGATTCATGTCTTTAACATGACTCAATGTGTTTATTAGAATACGTGCTGATTGACTCATGAACGTACTTTATTATCTCAACTAATGATAAATGATTGAGGTAGAAAAGACTCTTTTCAAAACATTATTAGCACTTATTTTAGTTATTGGTGCCTTTACCACATGGTTATCCATTAGAAATTCAGAAGACTCATGTAAGGTATGTAACATTGAGGAACCTTACACTACCGGAAAATTAAATCCTATAGAATTAGCTAATTATATTGCTCAGAATATACATACCGAGTATGATAATAGTGAAGTAATTAAAGTACACACTAATGATACCCTAGTAGCAGCACTTCTGTCTTTTATGCTTGAAAACTTAGATAAACCCGTAATTGTTAGCAGACATAATGATTATCCTGAATGTAGACATATTCCAGAAGTTATGTTAAGTATTGATGGTTCCACCCTATTACGAGCTAGTAATCCCAGGGATGTCCTATTATCACCAACCCAACAAGGTGTTAAACCCCTTATAAGACCAAAAGAAAAAGTACCTTTTTATGTACAGTATATTAACCCCAACTTATGGGTCCATGTAATAAATATGTTTCCAGGTGTTACACCAGAAACAGTCATAAATTCAGAAAAACTACCACATGCCTTATTATTTAATGGTGATTTTGATAATAATCCAGAATGGTTAGAAGTTATAAATTTTCTAACGAAAAAAGGTATAGTAGTAGTAATAGTGGGTAGTGATAACTTACATCCATCATTGATAGAAGCTGGAGCACTATGGGGTGGTATATTACCTATACATGTAATTTATGCTAAAATGTTGTGGTTACTAAGTAATGTACAAGATAGGGCTCTTATAGGTAAATTAATAGAACAAAATTTTAGAGGAGAATTGAGTAACTAATCTAAATGTGTAGAAGTGAATCTGCTGGAGTTTCTATCCGTTCTGTTATTTCACCTTCATCCATCACACTATCATCTTTATATGTAAGAATAAATATTTGAAGTGCATCACGATACTTAAGAGAAAAAGATTGTACATCATTACCATCCCTCTTTAAAATTAAACTACTAGAACCAACAGGTACAATATGGTAATTATTATTATTTATAAATTTAAGAACATCAGATACATGTTTATTCTCTGCTAATGCTACTTGTGATACACATTTTATCAATAACTCTGGATCCATATTTACACGTACTGCTAATCCTTCTAGTTGTATGTATTGTTCCATATCTGTAGAGAAAAAAGGACAATGTATACCTATGTTAGTTCTCTTTTTTATTAATTCTTGACTAGTGGGAATTTGAGCTTCTAAACCTCTACTTATTCCTAAAAGTGTTGATTTATCATTTAATAGATATGCATAAAATTTAACATAATGGTGTAGCTGATTATTAACAGATTCATATATTTCATTTTCTACTTGATCTATATTATCTCTCCAATCAGGGTAAAGATTGCCTATATATTTGTCTATTTCGTTTTCAATAATATCAATCTTTTGCTGACCATATATATTATATTCCTTGATAAGTGATAACATATATAGTTGATACTTTATAGATATCAGTGTGGAAACATTTGCAAGTTCCTCTTGATACTCATTCTTATATTTTTCAGGCATTTTCCACTTAAAACTCTTCATGATTGTATACATATCCTGCGTGTAATATCTATACATCTTGACATTAAATGGAGGTGGTATACGATTTCCCATCTGAGATAAACCCATATCTATGTTGATAAATTGAGGTTGACCTGTTGTAGGATCCTTATATTCATATATGTATTCTATCACAGGCGTATACTCCCTCGTAGTACCTAAAAAGTCATATTTCTTACCTTCTTTCTCTTTCCATCCACGTTCAATATCATTTATATTCCAAAGAATCTCAGCATACGACTCCACCTTGTTTTGGATATCTATAAGATCAGATATTACCATATTATCTGCATATAATTTAGCCTCTATATAGTCTAAAACATCTTGGGGTACGAGGGATTTTTCCTTAAAAGATTTAAACCATGCATGGGTTTCCCCTAGGGAGAATTCACAATTATTTTTTGTAAATTTCCAAGGGAAATCATACCCATCATAACGCCCAGATGTAACATGGACAAATCTAAATGGGCTCCGGGAGAAAAACGCAGAAGTATTTTTCTTAAAGATATGTACCAGAATTTCTAATAGCTTATCATTAAAAAATACAAGGGCTTCTGTGTCTATATCTGTTAGGGGATCACCAAATCTTTTTTGAATATAACTGCCTTTAACTTTAAGGGGTTTGCTTTGATTAATTTTAATCCATTTGAGATCACTTGTAAATTTTTCATCAAATTTTTCAGTTTTGATTATCATGTCTATTTATATATTTGTTTTAGTAAATATATACAGAAAAATGAATATAAATATTCTATCATGGAATGTATTACTCAGAGAACATGAGATACGACATAATCCAAACTCACTAATACTACAACAGTTTCCATATGAAACTGATCGTGAAAATGCTATAATTACTATACTTAAATCATATTTCCTTTGGACTCTTCCAGATGAACTAGTAGTAACTCTCCAGGAAGTCAGTTTATCATTATTTCAAAAAATATTAACAGAATTTCCAGGTAAAAATGTATTTGGTTACTGTATTACACCTTCTTCTAATAATTTAAAATTAGATAATTGTGATGGTGAATATCTAGTTACCATAGCACCCCATGATTTCCAAAATTCTTTTTGTCCACAAGAGCCAAATACTGCTAATGGATATCTATCTATATATAATTCGCATGTTACTATACTAAATACTCACCTTATACCACAAAAATATACTCATGTAAATGTCATGGAATATCTAAAAATGCTAGAAGTAAGTATTGGTATGATCAGTAATCATGGTAATACAAAACATAATGAACCATTTAAATCTAATATTCCACTTATTATAGCTGGAGATTTTAATGAAACATATCATACTGTAAAGTCTACTATAGGGGATCGTTTTACTGTACCTTATTTTGGAAAAACTTATAAAAAAGTAGCAGCTTTAGACCATATTGTGTTTAATAATAAAAATAAATATAATACAAAAATGAATATGTATAATTTAGTTTCTGATCATGCTCTTATATATATAAATATTCTACCTTATAGAGATAGAAAATATAGTAAATAAACTATGAAAATATGTATATGTATGTGGTACGACAATGCTATAGCAATCTATGCTGATCGGATAAGCAAAGCTAATAAGGCATACTGTGATAAACATGGATATGATATAGTCATCTCCCATACTCGTAATTATCCCAATCGTGCTCCACATTGGGAACGTATACCCCTCGTACTTAACTTATTACCTCTATATGATTATGTAATATGGGTAGACGCTGACGCTTTTTTCTACCCCAATGCACCACGAATAGAACCTGTAATAGAAAAACATCCAAATACTAATATTATCTGGTCTAGTGACTGGGAAAAAGTAAAAACATCTATAAATAGTGGAATTTTTATAGTAAAAAATACTGAATATTCCAAATCATTTCTGGAAAAATGGGCGAGTGATCCTACCCATGTCTGTGAAAAATATAATCAAAGTTGGTCCCACTATCAAGGTGTATTAAGGACTCTTTACGAAGAGAATGTTATGGATGTACAATCAAACACAACTATTATACAAAGACAAATATTGCAAAATCCTAACTATATATCAGACTTAGACTTACAACCCTATTTATGTCATCTCTGTGGTAGGGATACAGAAACAAGGGTAGCTATAGTAGATAGTTTCCTGGAGAAATAATAGTATTAATACTATTATTTCTTAAAGTAAATTGTATCTTGAATAATTAATTTTGATTAAAATATGAAGTTTCCTTTTTATATAAGCAAATACAGTAAGAACAATTGTAGATATGTGTAAAAAAATAATTCATAATGAGGAAACTTCTGATATTATATCTTTCATAAAGAAACGTTTTCCCTATAATAGAATACTATACGAGAAGCTCTTAAAAGATATAGGTGAATATATAACATCCCAAGAGAATGAGAATGAGAATGAAAAAATAGATGTGTCTGAATTAGAGATCATTATTAATAAACCTAACAATACTAATAAAATTTCGAAAGAAGTTGGGACCAGTATTTGTAGTGGCACAAATCATTTCCAAGAGAATCAGCAATGCTACGATCATGATTCAATCTACAATGTACTTCGTAAAGCGACATGTATTTGTTACTGGTGTGGAAATGTTAAACCTAAAGATGTTAGTAAAATGAAGAAAATTTATCCCGAACTAGAAGATTTATTGATTTTAGGTCGTAAAATTAAATCCAATGCACCTCCCGTAGCCGGATTCACTCTTGATATGGTCCCTATTGATATAAAAGAGCAAAGAGAATTGTTTCTGAAAAAATATAATAAATTGAAACCATTCTTAAAATCTTTAGGTATCGACGAGGTAATTCCGGTCACTGGGAACAAAAACAACGATTTCGCAATAGCTGGATGCTTTAGCAAAGACTGTCATACAATCAACCAAGTGCCATGTTGTGGAGACTGCAACAGTTCAAAAGGCGACGGTGATTTTTCGTCTAAGAATAAAAATCTATTGTCCATGCCAAAAGATATAAGAGGAGCAGAATTTCCCTTCATTGATAAGAAGAACATAGATTGTCAACGTCGCTTCATTGAGTTCAAGAATCTATACGGTGAATTTTGCGTAATTAAACCGGATCTTTATGGGAAGACTTTAAAAAAAATCATTCATTTGATTATCGATATTATGAACGATATAGGTAGTTATATGGCTAAAATTATTATCATCAATCCGATCTTGTCTAATGAAGAATTAAGTTGTAAATTGACGTCAAAACAGAATTATTTGTTAAATAAAATGTTTAACGATATCATAAAAAAGAACCTTGGCATGTAAAGTATTACTATTATTTCTTTGAATATTAATTTACACAACCCATACTACCTATTAAATCATACATATTTTTACCGTTAAAATTCTTTATATTATAGTCATTTGGATTTATAGATTTTGTAAACCAAGGTTTAGTTAAAGCAATATTATCTTCATTATTACATACTACTTTTAATCCCTTTTTTAATACTTCATTTTTAACCAGATCTATAGCTCCATCTGGTAAATCAGATTTTTTATAGATCCAGTAAGACTATCAGCATCTGGACTTTTTACACATGCAACCATATGTGTAGAACTAGGTAAACTGCCATTATCACTCATAGAAGCATTTTCCGGTCTACATCCATCATGACCTTCAAAAGCACCTTGATTTTTTATACTCATGTCATTTGACAATAGTTGTAATTTTGGTCTTGTATTTTGAAGTACATTTAGACTAACAGATTCTTCATACCATTCTTTAACTACATTTTCTACTTTAGACATACTACCATTTGATGGATAATTTCCATTTTGCCACTCTTTATTATATAATTTAGTAACAGCTATAAGTTCTCTTGGAGCTTTACATGGTATAAGTTCCATATCTTTTCCCCAATTTGATTTTACAGTATTCACACACGCTGTTTGAAGGGTAGGGTCATTTGGAAAATATTATTAAAAAGTATGTTCTATTGGAGGTAGTTCATTTTCTGTTCGTAAAAGATTTTCTAGAGCATAACGTTGTCTGAAAAATGCATTTATTGATGTACCCACAGGTGCCTTAAAAAATAAAGATAGTTGGGTGAGTATTGGAGGTTTATTTTCTATGGGTTCCCTAGAGAAATATTCAGAAAAGAGGATAAGATCCAACATGAGGGGTACAGCTAAGAGAGAATCTTCGCATGTAGTATGAATAGCCATACACATTCTCCCACCAAAGGCAAGTTCTGAATAGTACTCATCCATAGCACGTTTGCTATCTCCTACAGAGGGTACATATTCTATTACTACTGTATGATCGGGACGTTTATGATTTGTAAATAATTGAGGATTTTCACTTATTACATCATCTATAACCCCCTTCTTACTTGTTTCCTTACTTTGAAACTGAGCACGCTCTTTTAGGTTTAATCCATCGTTATTACCCAAATGGTTGTATGAAGTCACCGCTAGGGGACGTATTCCTCCCATGACAAGCCAGTCAACAAGAGCAGATTTCAGTTTAGTTTGTCCTGTCTTAAAATCCTCACCTCCAACATATACACTATAATGTTTTGCATAATCAATAATAGCAGGTCCTATTGTATTCTGAGCAGAACCATTTAGAAACACACATCCCTCCATAATAGAAGCTAATGCAAATAATGTAGATGGTGATACTTCTGGATCATTATCTTGAATAGCTTCATATAAATCCCCCATATTAATCCATGTACAATCAGAATTACGCTCAGTACTAGCAGTCCACATTACAACAACCTTATTTACATCATTTAGTATTTTGAAACTATTAATATTAGCACGAAGATGGGAAATAATATCCTCGTGGGAAAGATCTTGGGGAAGACTATTATTAACTCTTCCTATTTGGTTACTTGCAATCCACCCAGGACGGTACACTCCCTGAAATGGAATTATAGTACTCAATTCAGGTTTAATTTGTTCTATTAGAGAATGATCTAATACTTGGGCTTTTTGAGCCGCTTGGTACATATTATCTGAACATATATCCCAACCCCCAACTACGATATCTTCTGGATCATATAACCCAGCAAGATTCTTGAGAGGTATGGGAGTACCATCAATATCAGGGGTATTACCATATTGTGATACAGAACCAAGCCATTCAACACTATGTTCTGTACCGGCCTTACTGGACCATTTTATACCTTTAGCATGAGCAAGAAGTCCAGCAATTAGAGTACTGCCATTGTTTCCACCCATTCCAACAAGCATTACTCCCAATTTATTTTTTTTTTCAAATTCTGTCATTTTATAGCAAACTTTGCTATAAAATTTTATTACTTTAAACATATAAATGACAGATAATGTATTGATAGATGTTGCTATAGCAATAGTAGTTATAATAATTATAACTACAGTCCTCGTTTTTATTCTAAAACCAAAACATAGTCCTCCCCAACCTCCATCTCCTCCATGTACCCCTTTTTGTAATAATAAAATCTGTAATTTAGATGATGGTTGTGGTAATAAATGCAAATGTCCACAAGATGAACAATGTATAGGTACGACATGTATGGATGGTGGTACAGATTTGTTTATGGTTAAGAAAGATGATTCTATGAGTGTAGTTATTTTGAACTCTAATTCAGCTGATAGTTGTGTGACTAATTGTAAAAATAAACCTAACTGTAAAATATGGTCATATGATGGAACAGATAAATCTCTACAATGTACTTTATATTCTACAAAAGAGGCTTCCCCAGATTTAAATAGTATATTTTGTCCTATTCAAAAAGCTGGAGTATTTGCAGGTGATTATACCGGTAAAAATGCTAGTGAATATAAAAAATGTACCAATACATGTAAATTAACAAGCTTTAGTTGTTCTGAAAAAGATAGTTGTTGTCCAGTAACTAATAAAGGTGTTATATTATCATCTGAAGAGGTACAAAATAAACCTAATAGTTTTATAGAATCTATATTATGTCAAGATCCCACAACTAATAAGAATGTATGCTGTGTTAGAGACAGTAAAAAATTATATGCAAATCCTAAATGTGATGACAAATCTATACCAGATTGCTCTACATTACCAGACACTAAAATACGACCAGATATATTTAGTGTAAGTTGTGGTATTGATGGTCCTCCTATAGATATCACTAAAATAGAATCTATATCTAATAAAGCATGTACAAATAAAAAAGAAAATGATACATGTAAAGTAACCGATGGTAAGTCTTCTTATTCAGGTAAATGTATTCAAGATTCGAAAACTAAGAAATTGGGATGTTTTCCACAAAAATTATGTACACCGACAGATTTTTCTAAATATAGTGAGATAGGTGTATGTACTGACTATTAATACAATTATTCTTGTGTAATAACAAGCTTAGTTACCTTTATATTACCTCCATATAGTTTATATGCATCCTCCAAAGACATTTGTGGTTTACCTAATCGTTGATTTACAAAATTATGAAATTCCCAAAAGAATTTGAATAGATTATCCCTACCAGATACAATATTATCCATATTAGACCAATTATCTTCTAAATGAGCCGTTGCATGATCTGCACATTTTTCACATGGTACCATCACTGGAATACCCATAATAAAATGCTTCATCCTTTCTTTCCATATTGGACTTGCTTGTTTTGGATACCGCAGGGCTCCATTATGTAGGGAAAACCAAAAAGCAGGACCCCATACTTCTGGATTACCAGAATTTGCATATGATAGGGTCTTATATTCTAATGTAGTAGTAGGCTTATTTTGTTGTGGTTGTGGTTGTGGGCGATATTGAGGAAGGCGTTGTATTGGTCGGGGTTGAGGTATATGTAAGTTTTCTGGTGGTTCAGGGGAGAAATCGCGAAGTTCAAAACGAGGAGGGATTTCTTCAGAATTAGAAGGTAAATTATCTATAAAATAAGGACTTCTAAGCATAGGAATAAGTGGAGGATTATTTTCATAAATATCACCAGATATTTTATAATTTAATTGATGCGACATAATTTATATGTATTTATTATTACTTATGTTTGTTTTATATTATACATAATATAAAACATGAATATATTAACATTTATATTAGCTATATTATCCCTATGTATAGTAATATTTAGTGTATTAAATTAATCTTCGTTATCACTTTCAAATACTATTTCCCTCGTAAAATCAGACTTTATACGTTCTATATTAACGGGTAAACTGAGATTAGACAGAAAATTTACAAGTTCATCAGAATTAGGACGACCACAATATGGTATACCCCGGGGTTCAATTATTTCATTATAATTTTCCTGAAAAGTAAAGAGTTCACGTACACGATTATGTTTTAGTACAGTTATATCTACTTTTGGTAGTTTAGCATCTCTTATACCTTCTATATTTTTATACTCTAGAAGATATTTAAAAGCTGTATGAGGCCCTACTTTGTATATATTAGGGTTATAATCTGTACCACACATAATACAAAAATCTAAAAATGACTCTGAAGTTAAGGTTGATTGAGTTAATACTTCATTATATATAATTCGTGTACACGTATCAGCCTTGGTATCTATTTTTGATAGAAATAAAGGTGCACCATATGCTAATACATCACTATCCTCAGATAATACAGCATCTACAAACCCCATAACACATAATCCCGCACACATTTTTTCAGCTTCTATAGGTGCAGTATAGTATGGTACTTGAAGAATATCAAATAACTTTTTAGTATTCTCAAAATCTTCTGGAGAAATATCTATAATTTGTGAACGGCGCTCTCGGACCCTATTTTCTACCCAAATCATATCTATACCTAACCCCTTAGGGTTAGACAATAAACTTTTTGGTTTATCCCTACGTTTATCATATAATTCCCTTAGACACTTCTGTATTTCCCCTGTTTGGTGATAAATATCCATTGCAAACTCCAGTTCTTCAACAATGGAAGTAAGTTTAGCCTTTTCCTCACGACGCTTAGCCTGTTCAGCTTCCTTTTCAGGAGGGGCTGGGCCATCATAAATAAATACACAATGTATCTCATTACGCCTTAAACAAGATACTAAATTTAGAAAGGCAGACATCCACCTATCTCCACAAATACTTTTATATTTATACATATAGAGGGATATATCTATAGCTACTCTCATATAAGCAAAGTGGGAAATATGTATCTCCTCAAATACATCCCCAAATTTGTCCCTTAGGAACTTTGTTAAATTCTTGATACCCATTTTACTTTTTACTATTAAAGTTTACCTTAAATATCATTTTTATTATTATAATATAAAATCAGTTGTAACAAAGACCAAGTTTTAAATCCTAGAACTGGACGCTGTGTAAAAATAGATGGTGTTGTGGGTAGGGAAATTTTAAAGATGACTAAAACTCAAATCAGAGCTGAATGTAAAAAATATGGTTATTCTTATGATCCAAAAGGTACATGTAAACGCAAAAGCCTAAAAAGTAAAAAACCATCAAAGAAAAGAAAAACCCCTAGTCGTTCTATCTCTTCCCCTGTTAGAAAGACTATCAAAAATATGCAGGTTTACTGTAGGGGGAAGGGGCTTGTATATGATAGGGATACCAAAAAGTGTCGTCCAAGTAAACGTCGTGGACGCCAGGCACCACAACATATATCGGATCGTTCTACATCTTCCCCTGTTAGAAAGACTATCAAAAATATGCAGGTTTACTGTAGGGGGAAGGGTCTTGTATATGATAGGGACGAAAAAAAGTGTCGCCCAAGTAAACGTCGTGGACGCCAGGCACCACAACATAAGGACAGCCCAAAAATCATTGTACCATCACCCCGACAAGACATCAAGGAAATAATAGAAGATTGTAATAAAAATAATGAATGGGTAAAAGGGAAAATTTTGGGACAAGGACAGTATGGTAAAGTATATATAGTGTGTAAGGGAGATGATTGTGATTATGTTCTAAAATCACAGAGAATTAGCGAAGAATATAAAACTGAAGTTAATACAATGTTAGAATTACAAAATACTGATATTGTTCCAACGTTATATGCAGTCTGGACATGTGATGGGGTGGGGTATTTTGTGATAGAGAAATTAGTAGACTGTGTTAGCTTATCTTATGATGAATTATATAAACAGACCAAGTCCCTATTAGAAAAATTTAAATCCCATGGATTTTTACATGTAGATATGAAGCAAGATAATGTTATGTGTAGGGGGAATAAGGTTGTATTGATAGACTTTGGGTGGGCTGTAAAACAGGGTACTGGGGTAATGTGTGAACCCAAAAAAGAACCATGCATAGGTGGGACTATGGTATGGCCTAAACATCCACTTTCTGAAAGAAAAGGAATTCCATTAACTTGGGATGAGTTGTTAGTTTTTCAAACTAATAATTTTGAGGGTGCGTTTGGAAAATTTAATAGTTCTACATATTTAGATTCTCACAACCGTAGAAATAAATTACAACAAATATTACAAAAAAGACTTGATGACTTTAATAATAGTTAACTTTAATAACTAGAAACACTCTATAAAAAGGAGAATCTTAAAAAAGTAAAATAAAAAAGAAAAAGTGATTTTGGGATTCTGAGAATATAGGTCTAGATTTTATACCAAGTCAGGTATAAAATTCTAATATTATGTATACATACCCATAGGTGGAGATGTCAGGGTTTTATCAGGTTGAGGCTGATGAAGTTTCATAAGTCCTAGACCCTTATCTAAATCTTCCTTAGTAAGTATAAATTTATGATCCTCATCCAAACCCATTATCCTTATTGAGTGGGATATCTTACATTTGGTGAGGTATGTTTCAATATCTCCCCCAGCATTTTTAAACATATCTGCATTATCCCTAAAAATATCTGATAAATCCCCCTCACAAAGACATGTACCCCAACTTATTTTCTTTGTCATCCCGAGGAATATTTCTCCTAATTCTTCAGGCGTATACGGTTTAATTCTATGCACCCACGGGAAACGCCTTTTTAGACCTTTATTCATCCCAAAAAAACAGTTTTGTATTTCCTCTTCATAACCAGCTGCTATACAACAGAAATCATTCTTGTGTTCAGAAAGGAATGAAATAAGAGTATCTAAGGCCTCTTTAGAAAATGAATCTCGATCATTATCCCTTGGGGCTAGGGAATATACCTCATCTATAAATAAAACCCCACCCACACACGATTTTAATAATTTTGTAGTCTTTATTGCTGTTTGACCCAGATATCCAGCTATAAAATCATCGCGATGAACAGCCTTAAAACTACCTACGGTCAAAATACCTAAAGCTTGGTAAATTTTGGATATAATCCAGGCCACAGTAGTTTTACCACATCCAGGGGGACCATATATCATGGTATGAAGATATTCACCCTCACCATCACTATTTCGTAGATGCATACCTTGGAGATAGTACATAATTTGTCCAAATATACTTTCTTTTAGGTCCTTCATACCAACCATATTATTTAATTGTTCAACATATGGAGCTATACGCCATAAAGTTACAGCGTCTATATTTTTATAAAATACTATAGTATGACCAAGTTCAATTATATCTTCTAGAGAATTTATAGGGGGAGCATTTTCTACTTTAACACGAGGCTGATGCCTTGGTCTTTTTACTATTGTTTTCTCGCCCATAGACTTGCGTTTTTCCATCTTATTTATATTTAATATAATATATTCTTATATTTATACCTACATGGATTTTTCCTCCAGTGCATCTTGTAATTTATTTTTTATATTATCTAGTACAGCATTAGACGCAACATCTGGTGTAGCTGGTACATAGTTTGAGGCTACCTTTGTAAAGAAGAAAAACTCAACCATACCTATAAATGCAAACATCACCAAATTCTCTATAACTATATGCGTAAAATGAGGCTTAACACCCTTCATAGTAAAAAATACACTCAATATGATCAATATAATTAATAAACCTAATATCATACCTATACCCAACTTCTGCAAACGCTTATTCTTATTATTTACTTTTTCTGTATCAGACGGACCCTGGGCCTTAATTGCTGCAGACCAATTCAGTAAAGATTCTGTATTCAAAGGATATACATTATTTATCTCTGTAAGCATATTTTCAGTCTGACTTGAGAAAAACTTTTTTGTGACCTGATCTACACCTTTTTTCTCCAACTTTGAAATATACACAAAAAAGAATACTGTGAGGAATGTGAAAAGAATTAGGATATGTAATCCTATATTAATTACATAATTTGATGTTTCTTGTGTTACCATTTATTATACCACTATATTATACTGAGTAAATGAATTCAGTCTCGCTCTTCTCTTCTGACGTTTTTTATCAGAAATTTCTGTTGGTACTATGACAGGTACTATCAAGACTTACTTGGAGTTGTCGTGTTATGTTTGATATTTCTGCATCATTCAAAAACGTAGGTGGATGCCTATGGTGACGTATTGCACGACGTCTTCTTGGGGGCCTTCTTTCTCTACGTGATCTTAGGTTATAATACCTCTCTTCCTCAGCATCTATATCTATACCCTCTAAAGTAGTCTCTAAAATAGGATGACGGAGCACAGGACTCTGAAAATTCCCCCTATGGGGATTTTGTGTCCCATTTGTCACATTTGTTATCTTTATTGGATGTCTACAAAAGGGACAATTTTGAGAGCATGCACTTCTACTAAATTTAGCGTAGCAAGGCCGACATAACCCATGACCACACTCTAAATAATGGAAATTATTTGTATTAATAACCTCATAACAGATCTGACAATCCATTTTTTTCAATAAAAAATAAAAAAAATATTCCCCCATATATCACAACCAAGTTAGAAATATTTTTATTCTAACTTAAAGACAGGGTAAATAGATAAATAAAAATGTCTACCGTTTCAACTCAAAAACGCGGCAAGTCCGTAAAGTCAACTAAGGAGCGTGCTCCAAAGAAGGAGAAGACCCCACCTACTGATTCTGAACCCGTCGCTCCAGCTCCTACTAAAGGTGCAGGAAAACGTGCACCTAAGACAACTCCTGTAGTGGATGTTGTCCCAGAAACAACCGAAACTGTCCCTCGTCAGGCACCCACCCCAGATACCCTACTAGAATCTTTTGATACCCTCTATGCTTCTATTGATGAAGAAATGAAGACCGTACGTGGCAATAAGGAGGCAGTTCCAAAACAGCAAGTTCTTAAGATGCTTAAGGATATGAATAAGACTGTAAAGGCCCTCAAGACTACCACCGCAAGGGTTATGAAGAATTCCCAGAAGAAGCGTACCACCCGTACTGCTAATTCTAACTCTGGTTTCCTCAAGCCTGTCGCTATTTCGGGAGAGATGGCAGAATTCACTGGGTGGAATCCCTCAGAACCCAAGTCCCGCGTGGAAGTCACCAAGTATATCTGTGACTATATCAAGCAAAATAATCTGCAGAATCCTGATGACAGGCGTCAAATTAAACCTGATGCAAAGCTGCAGAAGCTCCTTGGGTATAATCCCAAGAAGAATACCGATCCCCTAAGGTATTACAGCCTCCAAACTCACCTTAAGCGTCATTTCCCTGCTACAAATTAATATTATTTTAAGTACAATTTTTATATTTCATATAATATAAAAATGGAAACAAGAAATGTTATTATTGCTGTAACCATTCTAGTTATAATACTTCTCCTCGTAGGAGTCCTTGGGAAACATTATAGCTGTAAAAATGGTAAATGTACATATAATTACTTTGATCTAAGTAGTAAATCAAAACAAGATTGTGAAGATACATGCAAACTTGAAGATAGTGAAATGTCTCAAGGAATGAAACGTCAAAATCAACAACGTCAAAATCAACAACGTCAAAGACAACAACGTCAAAAACCTCATGTATGTGTCTATGCCAAGGACCAAGATAAAGCTAAAGTTGTTTGTATTCCTACTAAAACCCAAAATGGCAGAGAATACCATCCTATAACTAATGAACTTGCAACAAACCAAAATAGTTATAAAAGTAGACAAATATGTAATCATCAAATTAAAAACCAATCTACTAGAAAATGTACATTATATAATAATATACCCTCTAATTATGTAAACACATATTGGGGTGGATATTATGTACCTCTTTATGGAGGTAATATTTGTACAACTTGCAATTCTTATCCAGGATCCAGCTGTTGGGATTGTGGTTATGGAGGAAATGGAAACTGGAACTGGAATTGGGATTGGAATTGGGAAGGGGTTGAAGAAGAAGTTGTTGAGGAAGAAGGTGAAGGTGGAGGATTTCCTGGGTTTGAACCAGATTTAGAACTTCCTGAAGGACCTGGGTTTGAACCAGATTTAGAACTTCCTGAAGGACCTGGGTTTGAACCAGATTTAGAACTTCCTGAAGGACCTGGGTTTGAACCAGATTTAGAACTTCCTGAAGGACCTGGGTTTGAACCAGATTTAGAACTTCCTGAAGGACCTGGGTTTGAACCAGATTTAGAACTTCCTGAAGGACCTGGATTTGAACCAGATTTAGAACTTCCTGAAGGACCTGGGTTTGAACCAGATTTAGAACTTCCTGAAGGACCTGGGTTTGAACCAGATTTAGAACTTCCTGAAGGACCTGGATTTGAACCAGATTTAGAACTTCCTGAAGGACCTGGGTTTGAACCAGATTTAGAACTTCCTGAAGGACCTGGGTTTGAACCAGATTTAGAACTTCCTGAAGGACCTGGATTTGAACCAGATTTAGAACTTCCTGAAGGACCTGGGTTTGAACCAGATTTAGAACTTCCTGAAGGACCTGGGTTTGATGACCCAAATTTTGATTTAGGAGATTTTCAACCTCCAGGAAGAGGTCCAACTAGGGGTCCTCCAGATGGAATAGGAGGGTCTTTAATAAGCAGAGGTCCGGACATGGTGGGTGGTAAGGGTGGTGGCATGATGGGTGGTAAGGGAGGTATGAGAGGTGATATGATGGGTGGTAGGGGTGGTAGGGGTGGTAGGGGTGGTAGGGGTGGTAGGGGAAGAAGACCATAACCAAAAGTAATATAAATTTATCTATATAGATAAATAATTATGAATAGCCCTAGACGTAAACAAAAAGAAACTTGGAAAAATCATGGTTATCAAGAAAAAGTAAAACGTTCCGTAAATCATGTATCTAATGACGATATTTCTATTTTACTTGATAGGTGGTATGAAGCTAAACAAGACCTCAAAGATCTTGAAGAGAAAATAGAAAAGTATAAAAAAGTAGCTACGAAACTTATGAAAGATTCTGATAGTAATGTACTTTCTTCGAATAAATACACCCTAACACGTAGAGAAATGGTATCTACAAGGGTCCTAAAGGCTGATTTACCCCAAGATTTATGGAAACAGTTTTCCACAACATCTAGGTATCCAGCTTTCTATTTGGCTAAAAATTAGTTACAATATTTTAAACTATTTTAGTTTAAAATATTTAGATTATAAAATTTTATTTATATACTATAATAAAATGAACGTAAACAAACTTTCCCTATGTAATAGAAGAGTATTAGCTCCATTTACTCAGGGCGGATATTCATTATCCCAGCCATGTTTAAATTCTATCTGTACCAGTAGCAATGGGCAATGCGATAAAGAGATGAATTCTGGAGATGTGCTGAAATGCGTTAATTGTGTGGGACCTATTGCAGATGAAATGATGTACATTATTCTTGATCGTTCAAGAACATCACCTTATCCTTGTCAAAAGGATTTCCTTAATATAGGTGTAAAAAAACTTCCACAACTTCTCACTGCAGGAATAACTAATTCTTGTCTAAATCGTGTCTGTTTGACTGAGATTGAAGACATGTGTTCCGAAGCAAGAGCTCAAGGTCCAAAACAATGTGCTGTATGTATAGGTCAGAACATGTCAAAGCTGCACAAAGAGCAGGATGTGTTCAAGACGATATTGATGCTTGGTGTCAGACTCCTCATAATAACCAGCTAGTTGAAGGTTTTTGTGAATGGAGAAGCTAGCCCTCCCTGGACCAGGCAGTCTTAGGCTCCATACGAGGGGACCCCATACACTTGATCTCTGAGACCCTCTAGGGGCTGAGAGGCCCTTCCTAGACCAGGCCGTCTTAGGCTCCATACGAGGGAACCCCATACACTTGATCTCTGAGACCCTCTAGGGGCTGAGAGGCCCTTCCTAGACCAGGCCGTCTTATGCTCCATACGAGGGGACCCCATACACTTGATCTCTGAGACCCTCTAGGGGCTGAGAGGCCCTTCCTAGACCAGGCCGTCTTAGGCTCCATACGAGGGGACCCCATACACTTGATCTCTGAGACCCTCTAGGGGCTGAGAGGCCCTTCCTAGACCAGGCCGTCTTAGGCTCCATACGAGGGGACCCCATACACTTGACTTTTGAAGCCAATTAGTGAAGGGAAAAGTAGAACTAACATGAATACTCAAACAATGAAATCTACTATCAATGACTACGTACTGGCTTTCCTGGAGGAGCATGGCTCCTCTAGCATGATTGCTAAATGGAACGACGAGGAGAACCAAGACTCTCTTGAGGATATGATCCCCAAGACCAAGACTACTAAGGCAAAGAAGACCAAGGACCCCAACGCTCCGAAGAAGCCAAAGAATGCTTACATGTTTTTCTGTGCTGATAAGAGGGAAGAAGCAAAGAAAGAAGCCAAAGACAACAAGCAGGTGTTGTCAATATTGGGCAATATGTGGGCAGAGTTGAAAGAGAATGTTGAAGAAGGAGACAAGAAGTCAAAGAATGCGATGGAGAAATACACGAAACAAGCCGAGAAGGACAAGGAGCGCTACAATGAGGAAATGGAAACCTATGAACCTCCCACAACTGAAAGCGACGACGATGATAAGCCCAAGGGAAAAGGTAAGGCAAAGAAGGATCCCAATGCACCAAAGAAGCCAAGAACTGCTTATTTGATCTTCTGCGCTGATAAGAGGAAAGAGGCAAAGGAAGAGCTTGGTGAAGGTGCTGCTCCAAAAGACATCCTCTCACATCTTGGAACAATGTGGACCGAGGCAAAGAAAGATCCCGACGAGTTTAACAAGTACCAGGAATTGGCTGAAAAGGATAAGGAGCGTTACAAGGAAGAAATGGGGGAGAGCGAGAAAGCTGAGTCTGAAGACAAACCCAAGAAAGCGAAAGCAACAAAGGCAAAATCGGACTCTGAATCTGACTCGGAAGAAGACAAACCCAAGAAAGCGAAAGCAACAAAAGCAAAATCTGACTCTGAATCTGACTCGGAAGAAGACAAACCCAAGAAAGCGAAAGCAACAAAAGCAAAATCTGACTCTGAATCTGACTCGGAAGAAGACAAACCCAAGAAAGCGAAAGCAACAAAGGCAAAATCTGACTCTGAATCTGACTCTGAAGAAGACAAACCCAAGAAAGCGAAAGCAACAAAGGCAAAATCTGACTCTGAAGAAGACAAACCCAAGAAGAAGATGAATGCATACGTCCTCTTTTCTAAAGAGAACCGGGCACAGGTAAAGGAAGAGAATCCAGACATGGATAGCAAGGCTGTTACTAAGGAGCTTGCTCAACAGTGGAAGGATCTTGACGACGACGAGAAGCAAGAGTGGAAGGACAAGGCTGACGAGCTTAACGATAAGTAAATACCATCTCTCCCACCCCTCAAAAAATTTAAAACCAAAAAACCAATAATCATACTAAAAAGTATGATTATAACTTGGTGTATTGTAGTTAGAAACTTTGCGTTATAGAAACTTGTCCTTGTCGGTCTTTACATATCTAGTGTGTTTACAATTGAATTTAGATTGGGTTGGGAAGAGAGAGAGTAAGGAGTGATACATATGACTACGTTAACTATCGTGAAACAGCCTAAGGGCTTTCGTACTAAGCTTTACAGACATCAACTACGTTCTATTTATGAAATGGAACAAATGGAAGAGAAGCAAGAGGTTGCTAACTCACATGGTGACTTGTTTACAACGACGCTTGGAGTTCAGGCTGATGCAGCGGGTTATGGAAAGACGTCTTCAATGATAGGTATGATTGTTCGTGACAGAATGATGTGGGATATGGATGAACCATATAAACTTACCACTATGAAAACTACTGCTGGTGGATTGATGAGTTACGTGCATACTACAGAGTTTACACGTCTTGATACCACTTTGATTATGGTATCTCCCTCTCTTATTTCTCAGTGGGAGGAAGAGTTGAGTAAGACGAAGCTTAGCGTGTGCACTGTGCTTACGAATAAGCATTTGGATAAGTATGATGTGTCTGAGTTTGATGTGGTACTTGTGAATCTCAACATGTACAACAAGTTGGTGGCTATGTATAGTGAATTTGCTTGGAAGCGTTTTATTTACGACGAGCCTGGACATGCACGTGTACCCAATATGGCCCATGCGATTTCTGGGTTTACTTGGTTTGTGACTGCCACTCCTAATGCTATCCCTTCAATGCACAAGGGATGTTCTGGAAGCATGATGCTAGATATCGTCAAACCATGCACGAGATACGGTGATCCAAACTTTGAGACTTATTATGGTCATATCATTGTAAGGAATGACTTGGAGTCCATCAAGCAGTCGTTTACTATGCCTCAGACTACTTATGTGACTCATAAGTGTAAGCAGCCGATGGCACGTGTGGTGAATGGTTTTGTACGAGATGAAGTTATTACTATGATTGAAGCTGGAAACATTGAGGGTGCTATTAGCGCTCTTGGTGGTAGGAGTACTGATAACATAGTGGATCTTGTCAAGGCTAACAAGGAGGAGGAGTTGAAGGAGGCCGAGTACAAGATAGCCTATCACACTCACCGCAACAATGCACCCCTAGTGAGGGAATGGACTGAGAGAAAGACACGAATTGAGAATCAGATCAGAGAGCTTGAGGAACGCTTTGATCATGCTCTTGATGAAACATGTCCTATTTGTATGGACACCTTGGACAAGCCAGTGCTTGCACCATGCTGTCAGAATTTGTTCTGTGGGGAGTGCATCTTTCAGTGTCTGAGACATAGATCGGGGTGTCCCATGTGTCGTACAATCATTGATCCCAGGAACCTGGTTTCTGTGAGGGATTCTGAAACGACACTTCCAATTTCTAATTCTGAAGAGCCAAGACCATCACAACCTCAGGAACTTACCAAACTGGACAAGACTCTTCAACTGATAAAGGATAAACCTGATGGTAAATTCTTGGTGTTCTCTGGATATGACGAGACATTCAAGCCTATCAGTGAGGCCCTGGAGATGGATGATATCTCATTCATCTTGATCAAGGGTACTGCAAAGACGATGGAGAGGAAGTTAAAAGAATACAAGACAGGAGATGCTAGAGTAATCTTTCTAAATAGCAAGGTGAACAGTGCAGGGCTTAATTTACAGGAGACTACTGACATCATCTTGTACCATCACATGGAGGGTAATACACAGAGACAGATAATTGGAAGGGCGGAACGTATTGGGAGGGAAGTGGACTTGACAGTGCATACATTGGAGTAAATTAATCATGTATACTATATAGACATGGTCTATACAAAACAAAATCAAAAAAATATAAACAACAAAAAATTACTATACCTTCGGGTATAGTAATACTAACACGTAGAAACCCCTCGCTTTAAAGCAGATCTCGCATATAATAAAGATGCAAGAACATATATGTCTAGAGGGTTGTTGCAGGGTACAAGTAGAACCCCGCATTAAGGACCCATTTGGTAAAATAAGAAGACTAAGACGTAAGGCAGGTGTCTTTTTGTATTCTCCCACGACAGACCGTGTGTTAATGGTTCAGTCAAATGGTAATTTTTGGGGAATCCCAAAGGGTACAATGGAGTATGGGGAGACTGAAAGACAATGTGCTGTACGCGAGGTTTATGAAGAGACTGGTCTAATTATAGATCCAGGTATGTTTACGAAAGCTGTTAACATAAGAAATAGGGCTTTGTATTATTATATGGAAGTTAGAGAAGAAGACTATCCAGTCCAGCTTCAACTACGGAGGGGTAATGATGCTAATGGGGTGGGGTGGATAAAGACTAAGTGTCTGAGGGACTGGATAAATAATGGTAATATTACCCTAAGTCAGCATTGTAGAATATCGTATAATCATTTTTTAGGTTTAGATTTTCCTTATAGTAATTTTACCCTAGTGGAGATGCGTCGCATGAGATAAGTTTTTATACTCTTATCAGTATAAAAAATCTATACATTTATTAGTTAATTATTTCTTTTGTGAGGGAGCGTATAACGGAGCGAATTTGACATTTCCCAATTGAGAGGGATAACCGGTCCATTCAGCCCCATGTACAGTTACAATGAGATAATTTGTTTGAGCGTAAAAGTTAGGTCTGCAGTTAGGTACAATAGAAGATAATGATACGTCAGCAATCAAGTTGGTATTAAGGTCATAATCCTGAATTCCAGTTCCTGATATATCTAGGGAGACAGACCAAAGATTATTTCTCATAAATTCTAGTAAGGTCATATCAACCTTTACATAAAATACTGGAGATAGTTTAACATTATTTTTGGTGATAACGTCCCAGCGTTCAATGGGGTATGAGTTCATTTTATTATAGTACAAGAGTTAGTTATTTTGGCGTAAATTTAAAGATGTATATATATCTATAAATTTTTTAGATATGTCTATTAAGGGTTATATAGATGAACTTACGATTCTGAATACAGAAATTAAGCGTAACAATGCTAGAAATAAGCAGTTACGAACTAGGGTAAAAGAGTTGGAAATGGGTATAGCTGAATACCTAAATAGTAAGGACCAGTTGGGTCTTAAATATAATGGTCGCGCTGTAATGGTAGAACAATCTGAACGTCGCCCAGCTAAAAAGAAGCAGGAAAAGAGGGAAGATATAATAACTTTATTGAAAGATTTTGGAGTTAGTGATACAGAGAAGGCATATGATAGGTTACTAGAAGCACAAAAAGGTGACCCAATTGAATATCAAAAAGTAAAGATTAAACAACTTAAAAATTCTCAAAATCAATATTAGATCAAATTGTAGGTTTGATTATTTTATGTAACTATACATAAAATAAGATAAAGATAAATGACTACAACATCTCAATTTCAAACAAGACCTGATTACTATACTTCTCGTGGGGAATGTGAACGGAGGGTGGAAAAAGTTCAAAGTAATTTTAGATATAGGGGTTTTACACAACAACATTTCACTGCTGGAGATGAAGAACAGTTTCAACAGTATAGAAATAATACTATCAATCCTGAAGGGTGTAACGTTTCAATTCCTATAGGTATTAAAGAAAGTAATATAAATGCTGTATGGGATAAGTATAAGGATGTTACAGGGAGTGCTGTGTTGGACACGTTTAAATATACATTCAACAAGTTTAAGAAGGGTATATTTGTGCAGATAAGGGGTGGACAGTTAAAAGTGTTTTTACCTTTTTCTAAAGTTGGGTTTGTGAATGAATGGCACGAAAATATCCATATAGATCCATCCTATGGGGGTTTGATGAATTTCCTAGAGGATATAACAAAGCGTAGTGGATATAATTTTAATCCTAATTTTGTAAACAAGAATATATCTGAGTGGTATAGTAATAACTGTATATTGCGTTACGATGTGGGAGCCGAGGGTGATAGTAATGTAGGTACTGTTAAAAACTTTTTAGAAGTCTTATGTAAAGAACGTGTTGTACCTGATATAGAATTTTTCCTCAATCGGAGGGATTTCCCTATCCTCACGAGGGATGGTACTGAAGCGTATAATAATGTATGGGATGGTGAGGATGTACCCCTTGTAAGTTATCTATATGATAAGTATATTCCAATTTTCTCCATGTGCACAGGAAAACGATATGCAGATGTAGCTATGCCCACCTATGAGGACTGGGCCCGTGTACAGTCTGAATATGGTATTTTGTTTCCAAAAAGCTGTAAGGATTATAGTATTAAGGGTTTCAACGGCGAATGGGATAAAAAGGCTAGTGTTGCAGTCTTTAGGGGTGGTAGTACGGGTTGTGGTGTTACTGTGGAGACAAATCCTAGATTGAAGGTTGCTGAAATGTCACATAAACTTGGCCCGAATAATGGTCTTTTGGATGCCGGAATAACTAACTGGAACTTACGCCCGAGGAAGATATCTGGTCAGAAATATCTCCAGACTATAGATGTAGATAAATTATCTTTCGGACTTGTTAACAAACTATCTCCAGAGGAGCAGTCACTGAGATATAAATATATTATAAATATAGATGGTCATGTGTGTGCTTTTAGACTTTCCCTGGAATTAGCTATGGGAAGCGTCATACTATTAGTAGATAGTAATTGGAAAATGTGGTTTTCTAATAAACTAAAACCGTGGGTTCACTATGTCCCTGTCAAATCTGATCTTAGTGATCTTTTGGATCAAATAAGGTGGTGTCAGAATAACGATGAGAAATGTCAAGAGATAGTTAATTCAGCTCTAGAGTTCTATCATACTCGTTTGGACATGAAGGGTATCTTGGATTTTATGAATAATACTCTATGGACTCTAAAAGGGGCGATGGGTAATTATCAATACAATGCCACTACTCCATTAGATAAGCAATTACAGGGAGAGAGTCTTGCGGTTCAGAAAGTTCAGAATGAATATCCCCAAGGGGAGGATTATAGGTTTTATGATTTTCCACGTAATATAAGACGTAATTATGGTATACTGGAGGGTGTTAGGTGGATATTTAATTTATTTAACCCACCCCATAATCAAGTCAAAAATATTTTTTCTAACAAGCTGGGTAAAGTAGAAAAATTATCTGTGTCCAATATGGAGATAGTTGTAAAAACAACAAATGATCCTGTGAAGGTTAGGGAACATCTTCACGAGAGTTATGTGGGATTATTAGCATTAAATGAAATGCTGAAGTATATACCAAACTTTAATTTTATTTTTAGAAATAACAAGCACCCGAATGGGGAAATGATTGTATATACAGAATATATAGAAGGTGAAACTCTATTTCATTATTTAATTTCGGACAGATTTAATAGTGATGAATTTCTGTTAATACTTGTACAGCTTTGTCTTGCATTAAAAGTATCCCAAGAACGCTGTGGGTTTGTGCATTATGATCTTACTCCATGGAATATTATGTTAAGTAGAACTGGCAAATCCTTTACATTTGGTTATCCAGTGATTGATGGGAAGCCTATGAGTGTTACGACTAACGTTATTCCAGTGATGATAGATTTTGGTAAATCCCATGTTATAGTTGATGGTATTCATCATGGTTATATTAACCCATATAGGATGAGTACTATTCAAGATATATTTAGTATAATAGTGACAAGTATTGATGTATTGATTAAAAAGTATAAGAATAAAAAATCTTTAGCTTACCCTTATATTCAATATCTTCTAACATTAGCAAATTTTCTAACTGAAACAGATTATTATCCTACGAAACTTACAACCTTGGATGAGTTGGAATTATTTATAACCAGGGAAAAGAGATATTCAAACCTCATTCAGTCAGATAAAGGTAAAGATTTGGAATCTCGTACACCTCTAGATTTTATAAACTATCTACAGACTAATATGACCAAATATAATCTCGTCAAAGACCGGGTAGTATATGGTTTGAGTAGTGATGCTAAAAAACTTGATGGTGGTAATCCCCGTCAAGTATTTGAATATGTAATTTCCTCAAATATGGAAGAAAGACTAAAAAGTTATATTAATGTGTTTGTACGTATTAAACATTGTACATTACCTCAGCCCACAAGTACCTTATTTCTATACTATGCAATACAAAATATGTATACAAATCTATTAAGTGTAAAAAGAGATTTGATAGGGGAACTACACTATAATAATATGTATAGACCTGAAATGGTGAAAATATGTGATGAAGTACTGGAATTTTTGAATAAATTATATACACGGCTTTTGGCCCAGGGGAGGGATGTAGATGGGGTAGATGATATTGTTACTGGGAGTGTTATAGCTGATGTCACATATTCTAAAAATTTATTTTTGAGCCCAAAAAAGATAGAAGTTATGATCCAAGATGTAAATAATAATATAATTGACCTACCCATGTATCTAATGGTGGTAAATGATGTATTAGAGTATAAGGGAGAACATAAAGTAACCCCGGAGGATAGGAAAAAGATAAAAGAAAATTTTAAGAATATACTGGATAATATTCCCCAGAATATCAGGGAATGGTTAACTAATGTGAATATATTAACATTGAGATATATAGTTAATAATGTTTATAGTGAAAATGTAAAGATTCTTGGTCAAAAATGTGGCAATGTATATCTAAAAGTATTACAAAAGTTAGGATAAAAAATAATTTATATTTCTTGGATATAAATAAACATGTTTGACAGTAAATTTATATGCACATTAATCGCTATGATTGCAGCGGTATTTGCTATCTGCAATTTTGACAATAAAAAGAAGGGAAACCTTCTTGAAGGATACTGGGGTAATCCCGGAAGATGGACTAAGACGAGTCAAGAAGCCGTAGTTAAGGGTGCTAATGGTATGCATTCTGTAGCATCTTTGCATGCATTCTCAACTTCGCAAAATGGAGGTCATGCATTCTCAACTGTACAAAACTCTGGACCACAAACAGAATTTTATCAAGTCCCAGGAACTTATCAGCCTCAACTTTCCCCTCGTGAGTGGTATGGTAATGTAAATCCCGGAACTCGGGCTAGCTACAATATGGCTCCAAACTCAAGACTTGGTGCTGCAAAGCCTATGGATTTTGCCAATATGGCTAAGGAGGGTTACTGTGGACCTGGGGGGTGTGGTTCTGGGTGTGGTCTTCCAGCAAAGGGAGAGGAATATGGTTCCCCACCACTAATGAAGGCTGATTATGCTAATGGTAACTATAACGAGATGGCTGCCAAGTTGCATAATGTTAATGCCCCAAATGTTGTTGATGCAGTCTCTATGCCAGTTTCTGACATGACCAGTGCTGGAGCTAGTGCCAAGGGGGACAATGTTCAACCTATTGTATATGATAGACTAATGTTCGCTAATGCTGATAGCCGTATTCGTGGCCAGGGATGCCCTATTCGTGGAGATTTGCCAATTGTTCCTTGCTCAACAGGATGGTTTCAGGTATCTGCCAGGCCTTCTGTACAACTACAACAAGGTGCTCTCAGTGTCCTTGGTGGTCTTCAGAATGAGACCACCCAGGCTTTATCTGGTCTTGTTAACGAGACTGGTTTGAGTAGTACTGTTTCTGGTATTAATATGACTCAAGAACAAATTCTAAGTGTCAATCCTCAGTCTAGCGGTGTTCAGGCTGCTGTATGGGGTTAAATATGTAACATTTTTATACTAAAAATAGTATAAAAATAGAGATTACGCGTAAGGGCTAACGCGTAATACCAACGACTATTGTTAAGTTCAATCTGTTCCTGGTTTTTTTTTATATTTTCTCGTGTTTATTTTATACCAGAATCCAACTGAATTGGTACTATACGATATATATCCTCATCACGGAGTTCTAGATCAGTTCTTACTATATTCCTCAGGGAGGTCAAATTTGGATATTCATTAGTATGTTCCATATATTGAGTTAATACACCTCCTTTTTCTCTATAATTTGCTCGTTCTAAGAGTTCATCTATGGCTTTATCTAATGTACTATACACACCCAATACTTCAGAATAATCTGATTTATCGGTATGTATATATAGGAGTGTATACAAAATTGTCATAGTTTATAATATAAAATTAACCTTTAAACACTAGATTGACATCTTTTATGTACATTTTCTACCAATTTTCCTACCTGAACTGTATCCTTAATAACATCACCTACACTTGTGGGAAGTACAAAATTCATTGCTGCTGCTTCTTCTACTATTATTGTTGTTAAACCAGCAGGATCATTTTTATATTTATCACAACCCAATGCTGTTACAGCTTTAGAAATATAATTTAATACATCACTAGATACAGTTGTCTTTTCACAATGATCACCCTTAAATCCACTCGTGCAATCACATTGTGCTGTACCCTTTGATGATACTTTACAAGTACCCTTATTTTGACATTGGAATTTATCACATGGATTCTTACAACCCTTCAATAGATCACAACCATGTTTACATCCATTACATCTCCAGAAGTAATAACCTCCAATTAAAGCCACTATGACTATAACTGAAAAAATTACTATTACTAATACCTTTTGATGATGATTCATAATTTATATATTATAAAGACTTTTTATACACTTGTGTATAAAAATATTAACTCTCAATTTCCTCAATTCTATTTTCTTTTTCAGTAGGAGGTGAAGATTCTCTTGGATAACAATAATAGTAGATACCAAAAAGTAATGTCATAGTTCCAATCGCGCCAAAAGCTAGATTCCTATTAGATAATTCCATATTTATATATCTTATCTGCATAGCTTTAAATTCAACTTAGTTAAAAAGACTTTTCATAGCATCAAATTTTTTCTGTATAGCATCATGTTTGGCCTTCAATTCTGCTAGTTCCTTTTGGTTCTCCTCAATAGTCTTACGATGGTCCTCAATAGTCTTGTCCCTAGAATGTATAGTAGCAAGGTGTTCATCTATACGTGTTTGTAAAACAATGCATGCTGGTTGAAGCTTTTCTTCAAGATGTTTAGTTATTTCCTCTATTAACTTGTCAGTATTAGGTAAAGCCTCTGTATTAACTTCCCTAGATTCATCTTTGGTTTCTTCCTTCCCCCCATCAAGACTTTCCTCCCTTTCGTCATCCTCCTCTTTCTCATCAGCATCCTCCTTATCCTCTTCTTCAGCTTCTTCAGCTTCTTCAGCTTCTTCTTCAGCATCAGCTTCTAAGAGGGATTCATCAGGTTTAAAATTCCATTCCTCACATAAGGTTAGGGCCTCATCATCCAAATCTACGAGATTTCCACCTACATAGCTACCGATGACAAGTCTTTCTTTTTGTGATTTAAATACTAGACCAGATTCAGGATGCCAAACAGTATTTAGGGCAGATAGTTTCTTTAGTGTTATTTTTCTCTTTTGAGTAGACATTTTGTTTTATTCTATTTTGTACCTTTTTAAATACAGCCTAAAATCAAAAATAAAATCAAAAATAAAATTAAAATCAAATTAAATAAAAGATAATGAATAACGTGGATAACTGGACAATTCTCTTTTCCCCTAATCAGAAGGTTTATTACTACAATATACTTACAAATAAATCTCAATGGACAAATCCCAAAGATGAGGAAATAATAAAACTATACCTACCTCCATTATGGAAAACAGAGTACTCACAAACCGCCGAGGCAAATTATTTTTATAATAAAACTACTGGGAAAAGTCAATGGACCGCACCGGAAAATATACAGTTAAATCTAGGTAAAAAAAAATATAAGTCTCAATATAAGCCCACACCCCTTAAAGATAGTGGACTTCCAGAAGATATCATTAATAATCTAGTAGATAACAGATTCTCCTCTCTAAGTTGGATAAATCGTGAAGACACCCTGAATGTACCCTATGAGGAATTTAATGAATCTAATATAAAAGACCTTAGTGATTATTTAATAGGTTTAGCAACGTATAAATATGGTATGTATGATAAAAAAGAAACATGGGGAGAAAATGGATACTATGGTATGTTCTCGATAGAGGGTAATAAAGAAGTATATTTTATGTCTGTATTAACTATATTAGAACGTGATGATAATATTAGTAGTATTATATATATAGATAATGGTAGTGATGAGAATAAATGTTTAATGTTTAATGTTTTCTGGAATAAGTATACGGGAAGTTTAGATGGTATATTTTATGGTTCTGAAAGGAAAGATACATGTTCTATATATACCAAAACAGGTTTTAATAAACCTCTCAAACTTGGTTATGAAGAAAAAGGAATTGCTGATAAACTTATGTCATTAGTAGATTATATGTGTCTAAATATGAAATTAGATTATTGTACCATAGATGATTCTTCTAATATGCCTATGTTTGATAATAAATGTATGACACCAACAGGACATTTACCATATACACCTATATCTATGAAAGCATACCTTATATTTAAGAGGGGTTATACATATTATAATGCCCGTGGCTACATGCCTTCTGAAAAAGATTTTGATTTTAATGTGATGCTTAAGAAAGGTAATGAGATGCTAAGACAAATGCATGGGATGATTACAAATAAGGTACCTGATAACTTTGATTCAGAGAAGAATTGTAAAATATTTGAGAAACTTGTGAAGAAGAATGAGTACTTTATAAAGAATGAGGCGCGTAAGGTAGTAAAAGTATATGAAAATTCAGATATGTCTACTTCTGCCCTAGATGTCTCAGACCCAAATATGCCTAAATTTGTAATGAAACCATACATGTATAATTTCTAGACTTTTAATTTTTGACTTAATAAGAAATTAAAACTAAACTAAAATGATAGATATTCGGGATGATATATGGACTAACTCTAATGAAATGAGAGGGGATATATACAACTATTTTATGTCCCTAGGTCGTGGAATGTGTATTGCAGAAATAGGGGCCTACAAAGGCTACACAACCAGATTTCTAGCTAAAACATTTCAGACTGTATACGCTATAGATAATAACATAGAATGGCTTGAGGAGAATAGGAAGTACAATCTGGGCTTTAATAATATAAAATATATAAATCATGATCTGTATAGGGGTGACTGGTCTCGTCTGAGGGTGGAGAAAGTTGATGTTGTTTTTATAGATGCTATACATGATTATGAACATTGTAAATCTGATACCACTAACTCCCTCAAAACTTTTAAAAATCTAAAATATATAATTTATGATGATTATGGGGTCTTTCCAGGGGTAAAGAAGCTTGTAACTGAATTTGTGGGAAAGGGAGTACTATCTATAGTTTCCCAAGTGGGACTTACAAGTGTACCTACCCTTTCTGGTGTAAATGTGGAGGATACCCATGAGGGCGTTATATGTAAAATTATAAAAATAGATATAAAATAAATAATGTCTACAATATATTTAGAAAAATGTGTAACCTGTGGGTTGGGAAATTTTGAGGAAGATATGGGAGAGGAGATTATATGTACTACTTGTGGTAGTAATGATCATGTCCCCATGAATGAAGATGAAATAGGGGAAGTCGCCACAAAGTTAAGTAACTTTATTGATTTTAACATGTACAAGAGTTATAAACAACGACAGGAGGCAGAACAAATGGCCCAATCTCTAGAAGAAAAATACTATAGGGATAAACCCATTCTTCAACGTAAGGAGGCTGCTAGGATAAGACAAGAGGAGGAAAACAAGCGCCGTGAGCAAGCTAGATTACGGTATATAGAACAAGAAAGACTACGCCATGAACGACAACAAAGGGAGGAAAAAGGCCACGATATGAAAGTATGTAGTAGGATTCCAGAACCTGAGGGTGGTGTATTCCCTAGGGAGTGTATGTGTCTCCCAGAGGGACGCTTTGCTATTGTAGACCTTAATATACAGACTACTGTATCTGGACAAATGCATGAATATGATTTTAAGGAGGGAAGAACAATAGTGAACCCCAGTAGTCTCTATTCCTACCCAAATCTAAAATATTTAAAGTCCTATGGGTTTGCAGAATGTGTTCTTATTGTATGCTACTATGCAAGTATAAATAAACTTCTCATATGGCATAATTATGGTGGTAATGAAGTTGATGACCTACAGACTAATATTCAGTTTATGAAATGTATACCTTATCTTTTTCCTCAAAATCCAGAATGGATGCTATTAGTTGGGGGTCCATTAGCTGTAGAGAATATGGATGGGGCAGAAGAACAAATAAAGGCGGGGGAAGTAAAAAGAGTAAACTTATCTGATAGAATATGGCATCTAGATTATTTACCCCTTTATGGACATAATAGTTCCCCTACTGATATGTTTAAATCCCTCAAATTTAAGGAATATAGCAGACATATTTTACAACCATGTAAATGTTAAAAATAGTATAATATAAACGATGGGACGTAAGTGTAATAAATTAATAAGTGCCCCCTATACACATCCAATTCAATCTTCCCAGCAGAATCCACGCACCCCCACTCCTACTGCGCAGTGGAGTCAATCTATGACTGATTTTAATTCTAGGGCCATACGGACCCCAGATTTTTGTCTAAATTTAGATATCGCTACTGGGGGGGATTCTAGTAGATGTCAAACTATGTACATCCCTATACAGAGGAAATATGTAAACCCCATATATCCCAAGATGGTGCTATTTGTATGAGTGGGAATAATTTATGCGAGGGTCTAAAAACATGTCAAATGTGGGCGAGGAAACCTGTAGTCCCCATGTTAGCTGCACCAAATGCCTATATGTGTGAAGATCTCCCCCCTGGGACTAATTGTAATGACTATTACACCTCAACAACTAGATATGGCTACAAATGTGTAAGAAATCCAGATCAACACCCAGCTTGTATTACAAATTACACTACCTCACAGGCTGATTAATGTGAAGAAATGTGTGTAAATCCAGACTCTAAAAGTGGTATTCCCCCTGATTTTCGTGCCCTAAATGATGGTTGTATCCATAATAGTAATTGCCCCATGTGTATGGGGTACAAAAGATGGAAAATGTAACTGGGATCAATCCGAAGCAGTTTGTGGGTATGATTTAGGTTCTAATATATGTGCATTTGTAGACAGGGTCCCAATTATGCTAAATAATACATTTCAGGGGTGTTCAACAGTAGCAAATAGTTCTGATTGTACAGGGTATTATCAGTTTGACTCTGGTAGGAGAGAGAGTCAGCCGTGTATACAGGATTCCGTGGCCAGGACATGTTCTGCAGCTGTTACAGGGGGAGTATGTTATGATAGGTGTTTGAGTAACACAAATCATTTTAGACAATTATGTAATGGATCTAGTAGTACAGAGGACTGTTTACAGAGAATGGGGGAAGATACTTTAGGTCGTAATTATTGTACTCAGGGACAGAGGACTGTCCTCGCTAATAATTTTATCCCACCCATAGTGGGCACTAACTTAGTTTTATATTTTTTATACCCCCAGGTATAAAAATGTGGAAATGTGGAAATTCTAGAGGGATAAATCTTGAGTCTGGTTGGGGGCTATGAGGGTATCTACAACATGGATAAGGCCGTTTGAGGCTTTCATATCTTTATGGACGATGTTAATGTTGTTATTGATATAGGTTCGACCATTCATGTTAGTTACAAAGAGGGTGTTAGCGGGGTCTAGGGTAGGTATGTAGGAAGCAGGGCTATCCTCAAGGACGCTAGATGTGATTTTCCGTTTTAGGGTACATGATTTGACAATATGTTTAGCAGTAGCTATATCCATATTAACAAATACAGATGGCTGTATCTTTTTCAGATACATATCTGAAGGTACTAATAGGGTAAAATCTGCTACTGGATCGTTATAGATATCTTCAAGTTTTGCCAGTTTAAGTATGTATGCAAAAATAGTCATATCTGGATGGGACTGTACCACACCATTAAGGGAGTGATGACAGGGTACTTTTTTAGGAAGAGGACCCCTTAAATCGGGGGGTCCCCACATATGGGACATATTTAGCCATTGTGAATAAGGTCCTGTACTTGTCATATTTTACTTTATAGAGAGTAGAGAAAAATAGTTTATGTATCTGTATTATCATCATCTGGATTTTGTACAGCCCTTACTGAAAAACTATGCATTAACTCCCGTGATTTATCTATACAAAGTATCATTACACCATTTTCTGTAGTTACAGATACACTTTCCCTATTAGTTACACTTATGGGTAAACTAACACGTCTAGAAAATGTACCATATGAGGATTCTTGTAATAACCATGTTGTATCTTCAGTTTCTATAGTAGGATAATCACGATTACCCTTTATAACTATAGTATTATTGAAAAATTCTACATCTACAGTAGCAGGATCTATTCCGGGTAAAAATATAAATAATTTTATAGTGTTACTGGTTTCTATCATGTCTACTTGTGGTCTCCATAAATTTGCACTATGTGCATTGCTTAAAAGGTCCCCTAATTGATTAGCAAAATTTGCATGCATATTGTTTTGAAGCATACCGCTTAATAACTGTGGTATATTATTTGACGACATTAAAGTTTAGTAGAATATTATGTTTTCTTAAATGATAATCTACTACTTTATGCTTGATATTTTTTCTAATTTTGACAATAGGGATGATGTTATTTTCGGTGGTTCTACAACTGGACTTGAAACACTTGGTGTCGATGGTGCTGGGGAAGCAAGTTCTACTTGAGGTGTTTGAAAATTAGATTCATTAGACACTTGTGTAGAAGACTTTTTGAACTTAAATAAAAAGAATAGTCCTCCGGCTATTAGAATGACTATAAATATCATTTTAAAGTTTATACCTCCACCTTTTTCTTTATGTATATCATTAGGTTGATGTTGTTGAGGTTGTTGATAACTTTCCCGTAACCGCGCCCCCTGTTGATGTTGTTGCTGAGGATAACCCTGACGGGGTTGTTGGGGGTTACCCTGTTGAGGTTGTTGAGGATAACCCTGACGGGGTTGTTGAGGATAACCCTGTTGAGGTTGTTGAGTGTTTTGATTAAAAGGTAATACTTGTTTGTTTATCATTACGTTAACCTGACAATCATGATCTGCTTTTAGAATAAGAAAGTAGTTTTGATATATATTTTTATCAGATGAAATATTACCTGATATTTTACCCTGTGCATGTTTATAAGATAAATTGTTAGGATTACTATCTAGGGTTTGCTGATCAACTACTAGAACATCAAACTCTGATCCATCTAGGGATTCACAAAAGAAGTTAAGATCAAAATTAACACTATCTCCATTAAGATCGATAAGCTGTTTTTGCTTACCAAGTGTATATTGATTAGTTACCGACATTTCTCACTTAAAAAGAACCCTTTTAAATCGGCGACAATAGTAAATGAAAGTGTAAAATCTCTGGAATAGATTTGAGAGATATTGTATTTTCAAATAGTAAAAATTTTCTATTATCAAATAATGATTTAGCAATATAATTTACCCTATTCCAGGTATAAAATCTATCATATTTAGGATTTATCCATATAACATAATGTTCATTGTGATTATTTTTATACGGAAATTTATTACGTTTAACAGTATAAGGTGTACATTGTGTAAAAAGTGCACACAATAGAATTTCATACATTGTAATATTAAGAGAATGTGTATTATTTTTTAGTATATTATAAGCTTGTTGAGTTTCATAATCTCTCATTTATTATAAAAATGAAATTTAAACACACGTAAGATTTAATTAAACAAAGAATGTTAAACATAGAATATATACGTACACGTAGTGATGCTGTTATACCCTCACGAGCACACCCTTCTGATATTGGACTGGATTTAGTGTGTGTATCTGAGGCTAAGCGAATTAATAATACTATTCTTTATGAAACAGGGATAGCTGTATCTCCCCCTGATGGATATTATACAGAAATATTACCAAGATCTAGTATGTCAAAAAGTGGTTGGATGTTAGCTAATAGTGTAGGTACTATAGACCCTTCATATACAGGTTCTCTTAAGGTAGCTCTTATTAAAGTAGATCCTGATGCTCCTGAACCTACTTTACCATTTTGTTTGTGTCAGTTGGTACTGCGAAAAGCCTTTTATGGAAATATGTTGGAAGTTGAAGAGTTGGGAGAGACTAGTCGTGGCGAAGGTGGATTTGGTAGTACTGGAGATAGGGCAAGTGTAAATAAACATCCTGATCTTGATAATAAAAAATATAAACAAAAAGGGAAATTATGGGCACCATAAATTTGAAATATCTATTTAATACCACATGGTATTAAATAATAACAATGAAAGTATATACAAAAACTGGAGATAATGGTACTACTTCCCTATATGATGGTACTAGATGTAATAAATTTTCTAATATATTTATGGCACTCGGGGAACTTGATGAACTTAATAGTCGTGTGGGGTTGTTAATAGCAGAGATGGAGATAGGTGAAGGAACTATGAATACAGATCCTTCTTTTATGACAAGAATAGAGACTAATTTACGTCAAATACAATGCAATATCCAAAATATAAACAGTGTTTTGGCTTCAGGTAAAAAGATTACTAAAAATATGATAGGTGAAGATATTACTAATTTGGAGAATGAAATAGATTGGTTAGAGTCATATAATCCGCGTCTTACAAAGTTTATACTTCCAGGTGTTACAAAAGCCGATGCAATTTCCCATGTATGTCGTACTCAGGCACGTAAGGCGGAAAGGTTTATGTGGTTATTACAAAATGAGACTATTGATGTACCTCCATTAGAATTGGCATATATGAATAGGTTAAGTGACTATTTTTTTGTATTGGCGAGGTGGATTTGTGCTATTCAAAATATTAAAGATGCTACTATGTAATATTTTTATTGTATATTATACCTATATAGGTATAGTATCTATTTATGAATTTAGGTTTGCCCATAATCTTGCATATCTAACTATATCTGGTGGAAGTACACTACCTTCTAGTAAGAGAGGTATATATTTGGAAGTTTTATTTACTGAGTCACGGGTTATATTACGACCCCCTGATGATGCAAGATATCCCAATATATATGCACTAGGATTCTTATATTTTACTTTATCTAAATTATTAGCCTTATCTAACATTACAGATATATCATCTTTTGAAATAGGTACATTAGATTCTTTAAGGTTATATGATATAGCATGTACTTTCAATTTAAATCTATCTAGGGGATCTTGAGCTCCCCCACTAGGGCCAATTAGAGGTGGTAAATTTAAATCATCATCTCCTATACGATCATATGCACCCATTTCTGGTAAAAAATTTGGCGGAGAACCACTGTAATCACTCATTTATTATATTGGGATTTTGTTATATAACATAACAAAATCTTATTATATTTATATTTAAAATACACCAGCACGCCACCAAACATTTGGACCTGCCTTAACACTTGGCTTGGGCATAGGCATTGGTTCGGGCATAGGCTTTGGAGCTGGGGTCGGGGAATGAGGGCTAGGTGCGGGACCTACGGGACGAGGGCTAGGTGCGGGACGAGGGCTAGGTGCGGGACCTACGGGACGAGGGCTAGGTGCAGGCATAGGCCTACTACTCTGAGTATGTCCTAGTTTATCAAATAGCTCTTTAACATTGCGTGTACCTCCAGTATGGGATTGTCCAGTAACACGGCTTTCAAAATGTGGGAATCCTTGAACACCTTGAGGGGCCTGGGAAGCAGGAAGGAGGGATACAAGACCGGAGGCAATAAGATCCCCAAGCATATTCTTCATATTTTCACAATGACCACAACCGTTCATATAAAAGAAAAGAATCATTCCATTCTCAGCTCCCTGACTTGGCATGGGTCGGGGCACGGGAGCAGGTCCTGAAGATCCACCTAGCTTTTTCTGAAGTTCCTGGAAACTAGAAGGTAGACCTTCATGCTTTACAGTTCCATTTTCATTTGTGAATAGTGGAAATCCCCCGGCTTGTACATTGGATGGTACTTGATCCTTTGAGAGAACCTTAACTTCTCCAGATTGAATTTGTGGTGCTAGTAGGTTTTTGGCTTTATCGCAAAAACCACAACCGTTCATATAGTAAAACAGAATCATTTTATTTATATATACTAAATATTTTTTTACAAAGTAAAATAGTATTTAGTATATATAAATGAATCATATAGAACAATCCATATTATTTTTTATTATAGCTATAATTGTATTTGTTATAGCTGGAGTTTTAGGTAATAAAAGAGATTCATATCCTGATAGAAAAACACTTTCAGACTGTGAAGGCAATGATAGTAGTATGAAGGATGGTGAACATTGTGGTGTTTGGGAGAATGACATGTGTTATAAGGGTGTTAAAAAAGGAAACTCTTGTATACATGATAGGGATTATTTCGTGTTAGTATTAATAATAATTTCTGTAATTTTATTAATTGTGGGGGTTGTTAAGCTATTTAAGGCACATTGAAAGTAATATATCTAATTAGATGTTGGAATATGATATCCTAATTGATTCATAGCAAAATGTATATCTTCTTTCATTATAGTTTTCGTTTGTTTTGTAGATATAGATAAATTAACAATTTCCTCTATATATTGTTTAATGACTGTATCAAGTTCAATAATACATTTATTTCTATCATTGGGTTCTATTTCTATAGAAAGAATATTCTCAAGTTTTTTTAGAGCTATATTGTTCATTTTGTATGGTAAATTTAATACTTAAATGGTAAGTATTAAATTTTAATATTATGTATGAGACCTATATATCAAGAGTCTTAAAGACTATAGATCCTGCTAAAGGTATAACATTTTCTTCTAAAAAGCAAGTATGTTATATACTAGAAATAGTTACTAACAAATTAATACAGAATACAATTACTATTTCTAAAAAACGAACTATTACTGATTCAGATGTTAAAAGTATTCTTATTTCATTAGGAATTAATATTAATTCAGAGGCTTATATTATCCCAAGTCATATAGTAGACAAGAAGATAAGATTAGAAAGTACAAAGCATATATCTCCTAGTTCAAGTTCATATATAACTGGGATAATAGAAGGTATACTTAGACTAATATTATCCGAAGCAATATATTATTCAGAAAAAGTACGTATAACTATAAAAAATATATATGATGGTATACAGTCTAATAATGAATTAACTAAAATTTTTTCTATATATGGGTTAAATTTACTTTGTGTATATCCTTCATATATTTCAACTTTACCCTATACAGTAAAAGTTAGAGAAATAACTCGGGATACTAAAATAAGTAAAGAAGCCCTAGAGATACTCAAAATATATTTGGAATTAAGATTAATAGAACTATTAAAAAAGGCATATAAAGTATCTCAACACTCAAAAAAATCTCAAATACAACATGCAGATTTAGTATTTACCTTAAACAATTTAATTTAAAAGTAATTAAGTGATAATCACAAATGACTAAGCACCCAAAATTACCCGATGCAGAACAAATTACCCTAGACAATGAGGATTCCTCCTCGCCCAAATCTCCAGAACCAAGTCATATCATGACTGGTAATTATGTTGCTCTCATGGAGACCAATGGTAAAGAATGTGAAAGCTGGTACTATTTTATTCGTCGTGAAGGTAATGAAGAAGCTCTAAAACACCTTAATGATCAATTAGAAAAAGTTGACTGGTATATATTAGATGATTTGAGTACATTTGACTTGGACCTAGATCATAATGTGTCCGCTACTACTGCAAAGGAAATGACCAAGATAGAACTAAATTCTTATGCTTTTCATAGGAAATTTGATGGTAAACTAGACAAAATAAACTTGGGATTTAAGAAAAAGGATAAAAATGAAAAAATGATTTGTAAAGCCTTTGATCAATTGGGTTATGGTCAGATTGAAGATTATATTAGTGATGAAGATTTAGACCCTGAAGACCTTACAAGTAATAGTGAATCAGACTCTGAATCTGAAAGCGAATCGGAGGAAGATGAAGATGAAGATGAAGATGAAGATGAGGAAGATGATGATTCTAAGAAAAAAGATGAAAAGAAAGTTGGTGGAATTCCACCAGCCCTGTTAGCATGTGATAGGCCTAGATGGGCTAAAGCAAAAGGTAAGCGAGCTACACACAGACGATAAATCCAATAAGTTATTATACATAAAATATATAATAACACATTTAATACACTACACAGTCCTTCTTCTAAATACAAAAGCGAGTATCAATCCTATACATAATACAACAAATATACTCAAAACAATAGGTATACCATAATTCTTTTTACCCTCTTTTGTATCCACAGAATTCATAGTTATTTCTGGATTATTTATATGATTAGTTACCCCTGTGGTAGCCCTAATTAATTCTATAAGATCAAATGGATGTCCACCGCCTTGATTAAAAGGTACAAGTTGATTACAATCTACAATAGCTTTGTTTATTATTTCAGCGTTCAGGTTAGTTCCAAATCCAGGTACAAAAAAAATATCATCTACATTAGTATTTTCTGATATTAAGGAACCATTATAACACTTAAATTTAGGTAGTTCATTGGGAAAAACATATATTGGTGATATTTCTAACTGTTTCTGATTTTTTTGTTCCCTGGTTGTAATATATATACCATCCGTACCCTTATCATATATAAAAAGAGGTATAGTTCCAGGCGATATTCTACTATATGTTATAAAATATATACCCAGGGCATCTATATCATACATATCATATACGGTTTTTATATCTATTATATTATAAGGAGATTTTGGATTAGTTTTAGCATAATATAAGACTGTATTATATGGTATAGGTCTAAATAAGGGATCTATAGCATAAAATACTTCACTATTTTTAGGACAGTCATCATCCTGGGTTATGAAGGTCAAGTTATTTTTATGTGTAATACAATATTTAACCATTATTTATTATTGTTTTATTTAATAAAACTAATGAAAGATAATTGGACTAGTCATACTGAAGACCTTGTTAAACAGTGGGGAGAAAGAGCGAGTGTTTATAGGATATTACATAATAAATGCGCATCTAAATATAAACGATGGTCCACTTTAATTACTATTCCTTGTATAGCACTCTCTACAATAGCCGGTTCACTCCAATTTATGATAGCTGGGGAACAAAATGAAGGTGTAAGCGGGGGAAATGAAAGTATGTCTTTACTTGTTGGAACAATGAACTTGGGAATAGCTGTAATGACGTCTCTCAATCAATTTCTAAAATTACAGGAAAAAGCAGAGGCTCACAGGGTATCTAGTATGGCATTTGGAACATATTACAGAATGATAAGCTGCGAACTTGCTTTTGATAGGGATTCAAGACAACCAGCAGACGAATTTACCCTTACAGCAAAAAAACAATTTGACACGATGATAGAAAATGCTCCTGAAATTGACTCTGTTATTCTTGAAGCATTTAAACAAGAAATAAAAGAAAAAGGAGGTGTGAATTGTTCCCTTCCTGATATATGTAATGGTCTAAGTGGTATAGTAGTATGCAGAGATTATTGTGTATTAGATGAAGAAAGAAGAAAATCCTTTGCTAAACTACCTAGTATAAATACTGAAAAACTCAACGAAGAACTATCAACATCATCTGCAGTTAAATCAGTAGAATTGTAGTTATACTTATTCCTAGAATTTCTAAAACAGGGATATTACTCAAATCAAAATAGGTTTAGAAATTCAAATGGGGATAGAAATTATAATTCATATATGAATTATAATCATACACTTGACCCACCTATTTCCAAGTAGATTTTCTTTCCCCAGTGCGCAAATTTATCTTTATTATTTATATTCATGACTTATTAGACTCTTCCAATTAAGTTTGTAAGTATCCATATTTTTTACATTCATTAATTATAAAATTAGCAATGTCCTTTATGGATACAGTATATGGTACTTCTATAAGAACTATATTTTGTTCTCTACAAATACGACGTTTCATATCATCACGATACTTTTGAGTCATAAAATGGTCCTTATTTCTATGAAAATAAGGTATATACTTATAGTGCTGTTGACCATTATATTCTACAGCTAAACCTAATTCAGCATTATAACAGTCTAATTCCAGATTAAAATTACCCCCTGTAACTGGATTTCTGAGGAAATCTGGTCGTTGTGAAGTAAATGGTACCCGGAATATACTTTGAAGAACACGTCTGCATTCTTCTTCTCCCTTACTTTTATTTTTTTCAGATTTGATATAATGAGGTTTCTGGATATTTCCATAACCTGATACTTTTCTTGGTATATGTATATACTTACTATGGGTACCCTTAGTTCCTGAAATTTTATTCCATAAACATCCCACAAGTAAAATAACTATACAAACCCCTATAACTATTTCAAATCCTTTATCCTCCCATATTTTTTTTAGTTTATTAATCATATTTACTTATAGACAATGTTACACTTTTTTATTCTATTTGTGAAAAATGAGGAATATTAGTCCTGCATATAGGACAATCTTGTTTATAACAACCCCATTCCTTAATACATGAAGTATGAAAAGTATGAGAACAATCAAGTGTTGTAACATCTACACCCTCTATGTATTCTTCAGAACAAATAATACAAGAGTCACAAGTTTCACCCATGTTTTCTTTTGAATATGGTTGAGAACTAATATTTAGTTCTATTGGTCTTCTTATAGATTCTTGTTCAGGAAAAACTATATCTTCCCCTATTACAAATATAGAAAAGGAGGAATTAATAGTTGGTATAGTATATTCCTGACTGGGGGGTATTTGAGAAGAAGTTTGAATATATATTGATGGAGCGGTAAAAGAGGAAGTAGTAGGTAATGTTTGTGATATAGATTGGAGAGTTGAAATCATAGAAAAAAGGGATTCTGTGCTATTAATGTTTTCTTCTGGAAAATCATATCCATGAATAGTTATTCGTGGTGTTGTCATTTATAAATAATAAATTATTATTTATAAATGATTGAATATGAATCTATCGACACAAGATTACTTTTTACCAAAGCAGCGAGGGATATAAATAACTTAACATATAGACCCAGCGATGACCAACTCCTAGAATTGTATGGTCTATATAAACAAGCCACCGTAGGGGATAATGTTACCAGTAAACCTTTCTTTATTGATATGAAAGGTGTAGCAAAGTGGGAAGCTTGGTCAAAATATTATAGTACGAGTCAAGAGGAAGCTATGGAAAGATATATATTATTGGCAAATAGGTTGCTAAATGGAGATTATGAAGTTGCTTAGAAATATGGAAATGAATTCCACCCTAATTCTGTAAATAATATTTTACAAACCTCATCGTGAAAAAATTTTCTATCCATAGTTTTGAGTACAATAAAGTCTTCTTTTTTACATTTATGTTTATGACGACATAGAAGCTGATAAAGAACGTATTGGGTATTTATAAAATTCTTTCTATCTATATCTTTAAATTTTTTATCATATAAATTTGTCAAAGAGTCAAAATCCTCCAAAAGTTGATCTTCTAGATATGATATATCATCTGGTTTTATTCCAGTTAGATTATAATGTATTAAATGTACATTTTCATAATGGTTTGAATAGCCTAATTCCTTAAGAAATAGGAGTATATGATTTTTTGTAATATTTTCAAATCTCTTATAGCCTGTTTTTTCATTATTTAAAATATGATGATTCTCAAACTGGATAATAAGTTCATTATATATTTTATCTGGTATAGTGCTATTTTGTTTTCCTTGGTATTGTTTGATACAATCCCGAAAGTGTACTTTCCGATCATACATATATTTAGAGGAAATATTTACCCTATCTATATCATTATAGGATGATGTATATTTGAGTATAAGTTGTTGTGAGTAACATTTGTTACAAACATATATATTACCATCAAGTATATCAAAATCTTTAACATTATCACAGTTATTACATCTTATATTTTTATTTTGTTTACTATTGCTTGATTTATAGTTATTTTTTGTAAATGTAGCAGCAATTTCTAAAAATCGAGAAATGATCTCATTTTTTTCACTGTTATCTTCTTTCTGACGCCCCATAAAACTCATCTTCATGGGCTTCTTTAAAATACTTTTATATTCTTCTATTAATGGGACTGTATTCATAACATAAAAATTATATTGTGTTTCATTTTCAAGATTTTGTATATAATCTTTCAAAGACTCTATTGTAGAATGAATATTTTCCATATCCCTATTTTTAATAGAAGTTGAATCAAGACTATTTTCTAGTTCTTTTAATTTTTCTTTATATTCAGGAATCTTACTGATTTCAGCTTGAAAGTCATTTCGTATAGTTGTATCTATACTCAATATGTCAACTTGATTAGACATTTATGCACGAGTATAGATACCTTTAATTAGGATTGTTTAATTAGGATCTAGATATGTTGCATTTGCTGCATCGCCTTTTGCACCCACTTGACTAGCGACAGCCCCAGTAGCAACACCAATTACAGCCTGAGTACCACTTCCTATAATAAGACCTCCTCCACGACCGTTAATAGCTTCTGCATTCATAGCACTTGTAATTGCAGCGTTTGCTATAGCTGCATTTGCTGCAGCTGCTGTAAGAGGAGTTGCACTCCATGCTTGAAGAGCTATATCATATGTTCCAGTAGCGTTAGTTATTGGTGTACCATTATTTGTTAAATTAACTTGTAATACAGTACAGTCTTGGGGGAGTGTTAGAATCTGAACATCTGTTGAATCTGTTGTTGCGTTTAATCCAGCTCCCCTATTGAGAAATACACCAGAACCTACTCCTGTAGTATTAAAACCAATTGGGGCATAACCTATAACTTGCTTTAATTTACCTAAACCAGCTCGGTGTAGTCTACCTGTGTGGACAGGATCAGGATCAAAGATGCTTGGATCGTCCAAGTCCAGCCGCTCCCCTACCCACTCGTTGCCTGTCACACCGCCTCCAGAGCGTCCAGTCTGGCAGACAGTTCTTGGTTGGACTTGATGAGGTAGGCGATGAACCCTGTGTAGTTGAGCCCTGAAGGGTTGTCGGTCGACCAGCCGTTGCTGCTGTAGTCAGGGTCGGTGCCTGGCTGTACCTCGGACAGATCCATCGGCTGAGGGGTCGGCGTCGTGCCGTCGGCGTCTTCGCCCAAACTCACCAAGTGTCTAAGTTCAGGGGCGTCGTACCATACCTCCTGAGCGACAAGGCCGCTTTCACGTTGAGATAAATCTTCTGATTTTTTATCGTAGAGCTGTGGTTTTAGTTTCTTTAGGGTATCAGTTGCATTTGTAATTACCTGTTCATTTTCTTTATAGCGGTCGTCTGAAGTTTCTACAAGCTGATTGCAGTTTACATTTCCAGAAGCAGTTATGTTTCCAACGCCCATGAGGTCCACATCAGACGTTGATGTGGTGACAAAACCACCATCATAGAGGGTTTGCATATCTTGAGAGGTCAAGGGAATTGACAGACCGTTGATGGCTGTGATTAGGTCTGTTGTGGTGGCAAAATCACCCTGACCTATGAGGGTTTGCACATCTTGAGAGGTCACGACAGTTCCTGACAGACCGTTGATGGCTGTGATTAGGTCTGGTGTGGTAGATCCGGCTGTAAACCCTTTAAAATATAAACGAGTCTGGCTTGAATGTCCACTGAAAAAATGCATTTCGTTCCAAGTTCCATTTTTGTTGATTTTCACAATCCCGTCCACTGTCAGATTGCCGGTCACCTTCGCGTCGCCGGTCACCGTGAGCTTCTCGTCAGCTGATTCGTCGTAATTATTGCCTATGTGCATGTTGCTAGCACACGTGACGTCGCCGGTCACATTTAGATCCCCTCCTACATCAGTATCACCAGTCACAGTCAGCTTATGGTTATCCATAATTTTGGTAGGACCGTGTACCTTAAGCGCAAATTGATTACTACCCGGTGGACTTGTAGTTGACCTATTATGATAGTCTTCATGTGATTGCATCGGTCTATCCCCTATTGTCACGGCGTTAAATGCAGTGTTATGACCATTGCTGGAGAAAGCAGCTACCACGTTTGGGCGGTTGCCTGCATTGGAACTCCCTGGGTTTTTATCGGTCATATTACTGATAACCAGATAATTTTGGTTGTCGGTTGTGTCAGCATCACCATATTCGTCGACGCTATCTATAACACCGATTGACCAGCCTCGTGTCTCTGCTGGTATTATGATTGACTCCTTGATTCCTGTGTGGTCACGAACATTGTTTTCAAAGTCATTGGTAAAAATTGCCATCCCGTCAAAAGATTGATCTACGATCCCGTCCACTGTCAGACATCCTAGGACGTTAACACCTCCAACTACATCAGTATCACCAGTCACAGTCAAATCATGGTCAATTTTGGTTGGTCCTTTCACTTTGAGTGCAAATTGACCAGTAGTCGGGTCATCTGTATTTATCTCATGATGATAGTCTTGATGTGAATCCATCGGTGGACCACCTATGGTCACAGCGTTGAACGCAGTGTTATGACCATTGCTGGAGAAAGCAGCTACCACGTTTGGGCGGTCGTTTGCAGGGGAACTCCCTGGGTTTTTATCGGTCATATTACTGATAACCAGATAATTATGAGGCTTGTCTGTCTGAGTTGGATCAGATGGATCTACGTCTATATCTCCATTTTGTTTCACGTTGTCAATAACACCAATTGACCAGCCTCGTCCCTCTGCAGGTATAATGAAGGATTCCGTTACTCCACTATGGCTAGCATTGCCTTCAAATTCATGGTTAAAGATTGCCATCCCTTCAAAAGATGAATCTAGAACTCCATGAGCTGTTATGACTCCATCATTAACTGTCAGATTGCCGCTCACCTTCGCGTCTCCGGTCACCGTGAGCCTCTCTTCAGCTAATCCGTCTACCTGGCCGCCTATGTGCATGTTGCGAGCACACGTGACGTCGCCTATGTTAGGGGTGCCATCTGAACTGAACGAACCAATAGTAAGAAGTTCCACATCGAGGGTACTGTCCACTGTCAGATTGCCGATCACCTTCGCGTCGCCGGTCACCGTGAGCCTCTCTTCAGCTGATCCGTCTACCTGGCCGCCTATGTGCATGTTGCGAGCACACGTGACGTCGCCTATGTTAGGGGTGCCATCTGAACTGAACGAACCAATAGTAAGAAGTTCCACATCGAGGGTACTGTCCACTGTCAGATTGCCGATCACCTTCGCGTCGCCGGTCACCGTGAGCTTCTCGTCAGCTGATCCGTCTACCTGGCCGCCTATGTGCATGTTGCGATCACACGTGACGTCTACCACTGTCAGGGTACTGTCCACTGTCAGATTGCCGCTCACCTTCGCGTCTCCGGTCACCGTGAGCCTCTCTTCAGCTAATCCGTCTACCTGGCCGCCTATGTGCATGTTGCGATCACACGTGACGTCTACCACTGTCAGGGTACTGTCCACTGTCAGATTGCCGCTCACCTTCGCGTCTCCGGTCACCGTGAGCTTCTCGTCAGCTGATCCGTCTACCTGGCCGCCTATGTGCATGTTGCGATCACACGTGACGTCTACCACTGTCAGGGTACTGTCCACTGTCAGATTGCCGCTCACCTTCGCGTCTCCGGTCACCGTGAGCTTCTCGTCAGCTGATTCGTCGTAATTATTGCCTATGTGCATGTTGCTAGCACACGTGACGTCGCCGGTCACATTTAGATCCCCTCCTACATCAGTATCACCAGTCACAGTCAGCTTATGGTTATCCATAATTTTGGTAGGACCGTGTACCTTAAGCGCAAATTGATTACTACCCGGTGGACTTGTAGTTGACCTATTATGATAGTCTTCATGTGATTGCATCGGTCTATCCCCTATTGTCACGGCGTTAAATGCAGTGTTATGACCATTGCTGGAGAAAGCAGCTACCACGTTTGGGCGGTTGCCTGCATTGGAACTCCCTGGGTTTTTATCGGTCATATTACTGATAACCAGATAATTTTGGTTGGAGGTTGTGTCAGCATCACCATATTCGTCGACGCTATCTATAACACCGATTGACCAGCCTCGTGTCTCTGCTGGTATTATGATTGACTCCTTGATTCCTGTGTGGTCACGAACATTGTTTTCAAAGTCATTGGTAAAAATTGCCATCCCGTCAAAAGATTGATCTACGATCCCGTCCACTGTCAGACATCCTAGGACGTTAACACCTCCAACTACATCAGTATCACCAGTCACAGTCAAATCATGGTCAATTTTGGTTGGTCCTTTCACTTTGAGTGTAAATTGACCAGTAGTCGGGTCATCTGTATTTATCCCATGATGATAGTCTTGATGTGAATCCATCGGTGGGCCACCTATGGTCACAGCGTTGAACGCAGTGTTATGACCATTGCTGGAGAAAGCAGCTACCACGTTTGGGCGGTCGTTTGCAGGGGAACTCCCTGGGTTTTTATCGGTCATATTACTGATAACCAGATAATTATGAGGCTTGTCTGTCTGAGTTGGATCAGATGGATCTACGTCTATATCTCCATTTTGTTTCACGTTGTCAATAACACCAATTGACCAGCCTCGTCCCTCTGCAGGTATAATGAAGGATTCCGTTACTCCACTATGGCTAGCATTGCCTTCAAATTCATGGTTAAAGATTGCCATCCCTTCAAAAGATGAATCTAGAACTCCATGAGCTGTTATGACTCCATCATTAACTGTCAGATTGCCGCTCACCTTCGCGTCTCCGGTCACCGTGAGCCTCTCTTCAGCTGATCCGTCTACCTGGCCGCCTATGTGCATGTTGCTAGCACACGTGACGTCTACCACTGTCAGGGTACTGTCCACTGTCAGATTGCCGCTCACCTTCGCGTCTCCGGTCACCGTGAGCTTCTCGTCAGCTGATTCGTCGTAATTATTGCCTATGTGCATGTTGCTAGCACACGTGACGTCGCCTATGTTAGGGGTGATTAAATCTACTTCTAGATTATCACATCTAATTTGATTTGCTGTAATTGTACTAGAGACATTACTTCCACTACGTATTCCAGTAAAATTTTGATTTCCATAGATTGGAGAGGTCATTTTATATATATATACTATTTTTATGTTATTTTGATTATTACTTATATTAGAAGATATGAAAAGTTAATTCAATAGATAAAAAAATACTATCATAGGAAAATAAATATACCCAAAATTATAGCATTTTTACATTTAGAACCAAAATAATGCATTTTCATAGTTGTATGTAAAAATCCTATTTTATAGGGTATGAATTAGTTTTATTATATACTTATTTTCACTGACTTAAAGATACATAGTAAATTGTAAAAAAATTATATATTCTTGCTTAATATAAAACAATGGCATCTATCTCAACTAGTAATGTAACCTCCGGTTTTATTGATCTCGCTACCTTTGACGAGATTGAGAAGTACCTATATGGTGGCCCAGACGCTACCGCGTACTTTGTTCGTGAAACGCGCAAGTCTACCTGGTTTACCCAGGTTCCAGTTGTCCTCTCGCGGGCCTCTGGTTCCCCTGCATTTGGTCAGGAATGGGCAGTCAGCATCTCCCGTGCTGGTGACTACCTCCTCCAGACCTGGCTCCGTGCTGCTTTCCCCTCGGTCGCCCTTCTTACCAACAACTCAGCTGGTGTACATGGTCGTCTTCGGTGGACTCGTAACCTCATGCACAATCTCATCCGTGAGTGCTGTGTTACCTTCAATGACCTCGTCGCTGCTCGTTTTGATAACTACCACCTTGATTTCTGGGCGGCATTCACCGTCCCAGCTGGCAAGCAGGGTGGTTACGACAACATGATCGGTAACATCTTTGACCTAACCAGCCCTCACGCCTCTGGTGCAGATAACGCTATCCCTGCGGCAACCCTCAATCTTCCCCTCCCCTTCTTCTACGGTCGGGATTCGGGTGTCGCCCTCCCAACTGCGGCCCTCCCCTACAATGAAATGCGTATTAACTTCGCCTTCCGCGACTGGCCTGATCTCCTCATCTTTGATGACATCTCCAAGATCCAGGAGAAGCGTGCCAACATTGTTGTCGGTGCCCAGAACGATATCGCCTTGGCTCCAGTTCTTGGTGTTACTCAGGTGTGGGCTAACTACGCCATTGTCTCCAACGACGAGCGTAAGCGTATGGCCTGTGCTCCCCGCGATATGCTCATTGAGCAGGTCCAGACGGCTCCCCGTCAGACCTTCAATCCTAACAACAATGCTCAGCCTACCTACGATGTTCGTTTCTCCCACGCTATCAAGGTTCTCTTCTTCGCTGTCCGTAACCGCACCTGGCAATCGGAGTGGTCGACCTACACCACAGCGTCCCCAGTTGCTGGTTCTACCACGGTTGACTTCTTCCCCAGTGGCTTTGGCGATCCCATTCTCCAGACCTCCCTCGTGTACGAGAACACCAACCGTCTCGCGCAGATGGGCTCGGACTACTTCTCCCTCGTCAATCCCTACTTCCACGCCCCAGTCATCCCAAATGTCACCGGCTACCACAGCTACTCGTACTCGCTTGACTTCATCTGCCTCGACCCCATGGGCTCCACTAACTACGGTAAGCTCACGAACGTCTCAATTGCCCCAGAAGCCTCGCAAGCCGCGATTAATGCTGCTGCCGGTAGTGGTCATCTCGATTCTGGTGCTAACTTCCCTCAGCTCTACGAGTTCATCGTCACCGCTGTCAATAACAACATCATTCGTATCAGTGGAGGTGCTCTCGGATTTCCTGTGCTCTGAGAAAAATTTTTGTCTTTTTCTTGTTTATTTCTTATATTTCAAAATAAAATTGAAATATAAGAAAATAAGATTTTGAAACATACCTATAGGACATACTTTAGTTGTAAAATGGGTTATCATTAGAATATACAACTTCTACACCCCTAACACTCCTTGATCCAAGTGGTTGTTGAAATAAATTTTGTGACCACCCACCAGAGTCATCAGAGTCAGAGTCGTCAAGAGAGTCAAATATAGAGGGTATTATCCCTGGTTGATGCGCAAATGGATTATAACTATTATACTGTGGAATAGGGTCTAATAACCCATCTGGATCCATAACTTCTCTACGTGTCATGGGATCCAGAAATCGACCTCTTCCATCATTTTTTAATCTTTGGAGGGTACTCTTATTATAACAATGACCCTGAAGACATAGGGAATCATGTACATTTTCTGCAGTTATATTTTCCATAATTATAGGATTCTCCTTGCCAAGACAAACATTCCTGATCTGATTATAGTATCATCATTGGGACCACAACCATCATTTAAGTTATCATTTTGAACTGGAAAACCACTTCGTTTTCTAGAGGGCTTCCGTGATCGTGACTTCCTCTTTGGGGATTTACGCTTGAATTGAACCTTATTCCTGCACCGTCCAGTAGATCTATTCCTTACCTGGTTGAATTTACAAGGCTTACGGGATCGTGACTTTCGCTTAGATTGAAGCTTATTCCTACACCGTCCAGTAGAACGATTCCTCGTTTGATTGGATTTACAGGGCTTACGGGATCGTGACTTCCGCTTGGGGGATCTGGATTTCCTCTTGGGACTCCTTATACGTTTACATTTACCGTCAACACATACTACTTTCATTTTTCTATATTTTTAATATAGAAAATATACATATAGGACATACTTTAGTAGTAAAATTGTCCTCCCCTAATTACTGTAAGTCCTTGATGATATTTTTATAAAAATTATAATAAAAATTAGAATAACTAATGGTGCTATTATAAGAGCATAATTTAGTTTATTATGATGGGATGATGTATGTGGGGTAGGCGTGGGTGGGGTAGGCGTGGGATGAGGAGGGGGATGAGGAGGGGGAGGAGGAGGTGCAATACAACATGTTGGATTATTTATAACAGAGTATTTTCCTTTACATAAATAGGGACTACTTGATAGGGAAGCTGGATATTTATTATAACCAGGTTGATTTTTGGTAAAACTGCTAGTATACCAGAGAGAATTAAAAAAATTATCATAGTATGTTCTTAGGGTGGGGTCATTAAACATGATTGATGAACCATATACATAGTATAGGAAAGAGTCACTTGGGTGTTGAGAGGAGATTAATACATTTTGGTCACTTAGGTACATTTTTGTGTGGAGGGATGTTATATCTTCTAAAGTTCGTATTTCAAGGGTACCAGGACCTGTTAATGAGTTTATTAGGTTTTTATAGTTTAGTTTGTATTGTTGTGGAGGGTTTTTATTCCAGTTTAATCCTACATTTGTTA